TTTTAGCAATCAAAAGAAAGATTATTTATATGATATTGCAGCATTGACTGGAGGAACTGTAGTTTCTGCTGAAATGGGTATTGATCTTTCAAATGCAAATATTGATCACCTTGGAAGCTGCAAGTCTATCATTGTAAGCAAAGAATCAACAACAATCATTGAAGGCTATGGCAAGGAAGAAGCTATTGAAGATCGCATTCTTCAAGTAAAAGCTACATTGTCTCAAGTAGAAAGTGATTATGAAGCTAAAGTGCTTAATGAAAGAATTGCAAAACTTTCAGGTGGAGTGGCTGTAATCAAGGTTGGAGCAAGCACTGAAGCAGAGCTCATTGAAAAGAAGTATCGATATGAAGATGCTTTAGCTGCTACCAGAGCTGCAGTTGAAGAGGGTATTGTTCCTGGAGGTGGTACGACCTTACTTCATATTTCTCAAGCATTAGAAAACAATCTGATTGAGGAAGATGAAAAAGTTGGATTTGATATTGTAAAAAGAGCTTTGCAAGAACCAATCAGACAGATAGCTTTTAATGCTGGTATTAGTGCAGATGTTGTAGTTGACACTGTAAATAATAAGTCAAATGGTGAAGGCTTAGACGCACGTACTGGTAAGTATGTAAACATGATTGAAAGCGGAATTATTGATCCGGCTAAGGTAACAAGATCAGCAATTCAAAATGCAGCTTCTATTGCAGGTTTAGTTTTAACAACAGAAACATTAATTGTTGAAAAGCCTGTAGCAAATGAGAAAGTTCTCGTAAGCGAAGGAATGTTCTAAGTAATCTGTAATAGGTAAATATCTACATGAAAGGAGGAAAAAATGGGAACATACGACCCAAAGGACATGAAGAGCAAGATTGGTCCAGTGGTCAAATATGTAGCGTTTGCAGTATTTGTATATGCTGTCGTTGCAACATTGAAGATTGCCTGTGATCAAGTTCCCAAGCCACCAACCCCACCCGTCATGTAAATTTTTACCTAAGCCCTTCTGCAAAGAAGGGCTTTTCATTTAGGAGATTATTATGGAAAATTTAAAATATCATTACAGCGCAAAAGTAAAAGAAGTTCACGATGGAGATACAATTACATGTGACATTGATTTAGGCTTTGGAATTACGCTTAATGATCAAAAGTTCAGATTTTTTGGAATTAATGCACCAGAGCTACATGGAGAATCTGAAGAAGCTGGTAAAGCATCTCAAGTATATGTATCAGAACGAATTCTTGATAAAAATATTGTCATTGAAACTATCATGGATAAAAAAGAAAAGTTTGGAAGATGGCTTGGTAAAGTTAATTACAAAGTTGATGACAAATGGGTAAATCTTAACAGGGAAATGATAGATAATAAAATGGCAATTGTTTTCATGGCAGATGAATCAGAAATCTAATATAATGCTTTATGGCATTATATAGAAGATTATTTATAGACTTTGATTCTTTTTACGCTTCAGTAGAGCAACAAGACAACAAAGAATATAGAAACAAACCTTTGATAGTTGTGCCTTGTATTTCAGACTACACTTGTGCCATTGCTGCTTCTTATCAGGCAAAAAGGTTAGGAGTAAAGACTGGCACAAGAGTTAGTGTCGCAAAAGAAAAAATCCCTGGAATCATTGTTTGTGAGGCCAGACCTAAAAGATATGTTGAAATACACAATCAAATATTAGAAGTTTTAAGTAAACATTTTACTAAGATACAAGTGCTTTCAATAGATGAAATGTCTTGTCATATAAATGAAGAAGATGATTTTGATTGTGAGATATTAGCTGGTTTATTGAAACTTGATTTGATGGATGCAATTGGAGAAACTATTACTTGCTCCATTGGTGTTGCAAGAAATGTGTTTTTAGCAAAAGTTGCAGCAGATATGAATAAGCCAAATGGTTTTACTTATTATGGCAAAGATGCTGAAAATAAAATAAAACAACTTGAACTTACTGATCTTCCTGGCATAGCTGAAAGAATGGAAGCCAGATTAAATAAATCATATATCAAGACTGTTGAAGATTTATATAACATTGATGAACTTAAACTTAAGAAGGCTTGGGGCAGTATCATAGGTGCTCGGTGGTGGCATATGATTCGTGGCTCTTTGCAATGTGATTATGGCTTATCTAACAATGAAATACCTAAGTCTTTTGGCCATACACATGTTTTACCACCCAGCAAAAGAGATGATTTAGGAGCTTTTGAGGTATTTGAATCATTACTTTACAAAGCTATAGACAGATTGCAAAAACATAGAGTTGGTGCAAAAAGAATTACTATTTATATGTCTTGGCGCAACACTGAAACAAAAAGAAGAAAAACATTCAAAGTTTCTTCACCAATTACAATTGCTTCTTGTGATTTTAAGTTCTGGACAAAAATAGCTTTAGGTTTATGGAATTCTATGCCTGAACTTGAACTTAAAGCTATTCCATTATTAGTAGGTGTTAGATTTACAAGAACTATAAAAATTGAAGATATGAACTTGCAATTGTTTGATTTGAATTGGAATTCAGATTATATTTATCAGCAAAAATACAATTTACCAGACAGAATTTCCTTTGGAGATCCTGGAAGATTATTTGAAGATAATTAAATATTTGTATAAAATCATCATGAAAGTAAATATTTCAATTGATAATTTGACTAAAGCTCAAGCAGTTGCAATAGAAGAACTTTTAGCTGGTTGGCAACTAATTAGCGACTCTAATGATGTAACTATCTGGACTGGTTTTTTCTGTGATGGAAAACTTGATTGGAAACCAAAGATTAAAATCAACAGAAGAAAACCTCAAAGATTTCTAAAAGATATTGGGCAAAGATTGGGCAGAGTTAAAATGTTGCAGCATGATGATACAGAAGTATATCAACAAATGTATTTTGTTGATCCATACAAGATTGAAGAAGCACTAAAAGATGACGACACAAACAAGTCTGAGTAGAGTTTTACCTGATTATTTTGAAGTTAAGTTAGGAAGTTCAATTTTTGAATTAGAAACTGAAACTTTACTTACATCTATGACTCATCAATATCTTTCAAGAAATACTGCCATAGAAGAAACTGACAATTATGACATTATTTTTGGAATTACTAAATCAGAGATAAAAAGTTTTTTATTTGAAAAAGCCAAGAATGATGAAGTTTTTATAGATCTTTTTGGAACTTGGGTTGAAGAATTCAAAACATTTCATGAAAAAAGAAATGAACCGCTTTCAAGAGATGTAGAATTTGGATTTTCAGACGGTAGCAGATGGATCATAAAAATATTAGATTTAATAGCAATAAGAACCACACCAGATTCTGATTTTGCTATTAACTTTGATGATGATTTACTAAAGAATGATGAAGAATTTCTTTCTTGGGTCAACGATTTAAATTGGGATGATATCAAACATTTAGCAGATGAGATAAAGAGACCACAACCTGAACCAGATTATGAAAGTGAATGGAAGTCAGCTGAAAAATCAATTGTCAAATGGGAAGATAGTTTTAGTATATTTGATTTTTTTGAAATAAGTGATACAATGTCAGAAGAGGATTCTGATGATGATAGATCCATATAACATTACTAACTATAATCGCACAAAAAATGAGCTTGAAGAGTTTCTGTTATTTTGTATAGTAGTAGCAGGAAAAACAGCTTATATTCAAGCTCAAAAACTACAAGATTTTCTTTCATCAGTAAATAAAAGATTGATGATGCCAGAAAATATAAATCCCTTTCAAATAATAAAAAGCGCTGAACAACACGGCATTTTGTTTGAAGAAATTAAAAAAGCAAAACTTGGTCAGTATAAGAAAATCTATTCTGGATTTAAATATATATCTGAACGTGAATATAATTTGAGTAAAATGACACCAAAAATATTAGAAGAAATTCCTGGTGTTGGAATGAAAACAAGTAGATTTTTTCTTTTACATTCTGACACATTTTACAAAGATAAAATTGCAATATTAGATACACATATTCTCAAGTTTATAAAAGAAAATATAGATGATCGTGCGCCAAAATCTACACCCGTAATTCCTTTGACTTACAGATTTTGGGAAGATAAGTTTTTATTTTGGTGTAAACTTAATGAAAAGAATGTAGCTGATTTTGATTTAGAAGTTTGGAAATCATATGCAAGGGTAGCAAAAATTGAAAACTAAGCAAGATAAAGCTGAAGAAAAAATGCTCTTACAATACAACAAACTGATAATGAAACATGCTCATTTTGTCCATAAAAGATATCATGGCAAATATGCTTTAGAAGATTTAGTTCAAGAGGCTAAACTTGGAGCAATTAAGGCATTCAGGACTTTTGATCCTGCAAAGAATGTCAAGCTTATTACTCACATTTACAACTATATAAATTTTTATCTTAGTCATTACACAAGATACGACACTGGTTTAATAAAAATACCTAATGCTGCATTTTCAGATTTAAGCAAAATACCTGAAATTGTAGATTCTGAAATATTTCAAGAAAACTACATAAATGAAAAATGTAAAACATCTTCTATCACAGATTCTTTAGTGATTAACAAAATATTGACAGAAGAATATTTATCCATATTGTCAGATAAAGAAAAAAATATACTTTCTTTGATTTACATTGAAGGATATACATTCAAAGAAGTAGCAAATATTTATGGTGTATCAAGGCAATTTGCAAACATGACAGCTAATAAAGCCTTGATTAAAATAAAAGAAAAATTTCAAAACACAGTTTGATTTATGTACAATTAATATATCTATGAACTCTTATAGCCAGCATTATTTCAGTTTTCATAATAATTTATCATCAAAACAACCTCAGCAAATTGAAGCGAGATATTGTTTTGAGCCAGAATTAGTAAAAATACCTAACACTGAAGCCTTTTTGGAAATAGATCCAAATATATGGGTTGCTTTTGATGTTTTTAACAACATCTATACTTTTACCATGGAACAATTTTTAGAAGCATATTCTCCTTCTGATAAAAAAGCCATTAAATATTATGAGTTTGTAATTGACTCTGCTACCAATGATTATAACCCAAACGCTGTCAATAGTGCTGAAGAACTTTTAGAAAATATTTTGGAAGATTACATAGAAAAACCAGTGCAATTATCTTTAAAAGGACGACTTGCACTGGTTTGGGATTTATTGTTGAATAAAAAGATATTTATTTCTAAATATTAAAATTCACTTGGTTCTTCAGTTTCTTCAGGCATTACATCTTCTTCTCCGCCCATCATTTGGCTAAGAATTTCATGAGCTGAAGTAATAACATCCCTATCTTTTTGCTTCTCTTCTTCAGGTAATTCAGAATAAGCAACACCTAAAGGACCATCTTTAGCCCAGGAGTTTCTTGACAACCATTGCTCGTGAACTTGAGCTGCTAAATTTTCAAGATTATCCATTGCTCCAGGCATATCTTTTGCTACTAATCCAATGGCTGATTCTGCTTGTGCTTTATTTTCTGCTTGCCATTTTGCTGGTAATTCTGCATAGGATGTATTAAGAATATCTACCTGTCCGCCCATACCATCATCTTTCATTCTGGTAGGGTTTTCATTGCCCTTAGCCATTTCACCAGCTCTAAAACCTTCTGCCCATTTTTCATGAAGTTTAGAAGCCAACTGTTCAACAGCTTTTTCTAAACCACCAGCAAGCATAGATAATCCAGGCCCCATAGCAACTTTGACAAACTTTTGTTGTTTGCCAGATTTAGGAAATAATTTTCCTACTTCAATAACATGTGATGCAAACTTGATCATTTTATTTTTCCTTATAATAATATTTTTTTATACGATTCCACTTTTTTGCAAAGCATCATACATTTGATCATAATCATTAGTCCAAAAACCATCTCCACAATAATTGTCTCTTATTCTGGTTGGTATTTTATAAATACGAGATTTGTCTGTGATTTTAGCAAGAATTTCTTGACTGATTAGAGGTTCACAAAACATTATGACTTCTTGGATAGGAAATAAATGTTTTAAATTAAAAAAATTAAAACCTAATAATGAGCAATTAGGCAACGTATTTTCATCTTCACCACTAAGTGTAGGATCGCCCCAAGTTCCATAAGCAAAATCATAATCATTATCTAATAAAAATTTAATTGTTTCACCTGTAGTGAAAAAATGATTTTCATCTAAAAATATTACTTTTTTGTTTTGACCCTTAAAAATTTCAGAACAATAATTCAATCCCTCAGAATAATACAAACCATTCACTGGACTTAAACAACCTGGACCACAATTATACTTTGTTTTACCAAAAAATTGGATTACACCCATACTCATTAATTCTTCATTATATGAAAGTTCTGATGTTTTGTATTCGTCAATACTTTCATTAAATAAATGTAGAATATGTATTTCATTATCACAAAAATGCCTAATACTCTTAATAGTCAAGACACAATCTTTTGTTCTTTTAAAATTCTTAATAATAAAAATAGTTTCCATGTAATCCTTTTTATTCGTTTTAATTGGAATTTGAATTTTCTAAAACTTCCCTAACTACTTTTACAATATCCGAATAATTAAAAGGATTAGAACCATTGACTGCCATTTTGTATGTAATTTCATACATTTTAGAATCTGAATTTTCTTTAGCTTGTTTATGCATGCTACGAATTACAGCACTTTTATGACGTATAAATCTAAGGTATTCTTGTTCAGTCATTTCTTCTTGAACTGGATTTTCATAATACTTTATAGAGCTTATTGAAGGAGCGTCAGGACCACTTAAACCCATTTGATGAGATAGTATTTCAGCAAGTTTTGTAAATGCTTCTTCTTGAATTTGTTCTGCCATAGCTGATATTTTATCATCTTGTTCTGAAAACATTCCAGATATTTCAGTAGATGGGATTTCATCTTCTTCGCCTAAGATTGCAATTTTAACAAATTTAGGTTGTTTTGGACGTAATTCCGATAATGGAATTATACTTCCAACAAATCTTATATTGTTGGTTTCAGAAACATTTGATTTTCCACCAGCGCCAGGAGAATATGTTGTATTATTTGGCTTCTTGTCCGGATTTGGTTCTTTTTCTTTTTTTCTTTTTTGGCGAATTCTGTTTTTGCGTTCTTTTTCGGTAAGATTCTTAGCTTTATTAGCAGGAGTGCAAACTGGTTTTTTTCCTTTTGAAGTATCGCCACGTCCACAAGGCTCATATCCTTTGCCTTTCTTTTTAGGACGAGAGACATCTACCCATTTTTCTTTGTTAAACCAATCATCCAATCCACCATGATTTTTAGCTTCAATTATTCGCCATTTATCCATAAGTATTGCCTTTATATTTAAACTTATGATATACTTTTACAGGGGTGTATATTTTTCACCTACTTTGAGGTATTTTTTATGAGTAAAGGTGGCAGGGGTGATATCGCAACTACCCGTGAATCAAAAAGCTTAGATGATAACACTAAAAAAGCAATGAACAAAATTGCATCATCTCTACGCAGCAAATATTATTTTGAAAAAGAACATTACAACGATAAAAATGGCAAAAGAAAACTTCCAGAATTTGTCAATCTTGATGTTAGTTTAGGTTGTGTACCTGATGGCGGATTTTGGTTTGATCAACCAAGAGGCAAGCAGAGAAATCTTTGTTATGTATTTGAAAGCAAGCATCAAGGCCAAGATGGGAATGCAATAGAAAGATGGGGCAAAAACTATATACTTTGCAAAATGTTAAATCCACAAGTAAAATATATTACATTTTTATCTGGAAGTGGATGTTGTGAAGGAAAAATATTACATAAGTTTTCAGAGACAATGAAAAAGTTAGATCCATTAAGCTGTGTATTTTTTCTGAATGAGAATGGATTTACAGAACAAGAAATTGAAAGTATAATGATGGCGTATTTGGGTAAGGAAAATTAATGAAACCTTTATTTATTTGGGCTGGCGGTAAGAATAAAATGCTTAAGCATTATAAGCCATTCATGCCAAAATCGGTCAAAACTTATATAGAACCATTTTTTGGCGGTGGAGCAATGTTCATTCATGTAGTTGAACATTATAATCCAAAGCATCTTATCATCAATGATGTCAACAGTGATATTGTTCGTATATACAAAACGATCAGAGATAATCACGAAGATTTCATTAATTTTATGGATGAAATGTCAAAAGAATATTTACCATTAGATAAAGCTGGTAGAAAAGATTACTATTATTCTTTAAGACATCAACATGCTTATGATTATGCAGCTTGGGATACTGTCAAAGAAGCAGCTGTACTTTATTTTTTAATGAAAACAGGTTTTAATGGTATCTATCAACTTAATATCAATACAAACAATAGATACGGAACGCCATCTGGTTTACTAAATCAAAAAGATAAAGTGTATGAAAAAGAAGTAGTTGAATGGTGGCATGACAAATTGCAAACTGCATCAGTGCTTTCTGGTGATTGGTCTGATGCAGTAAGTTATGCTGTAGATGAGCCTGAACATTTTATATTTTTAGATCCACCATACAGAGGATCGTTTACTTCTTACGGTCAAGAGTTTTCAGATGATGATCAAAATAAACTACTGAATTTTGTAAGGTCAAATAAGCAATCTGACGTGTTTTTATGCAACAGAGATATAGAAGATGGTTTCTTTGATAATACTGGTCTTTTAGTGGATAAATTCCCTGTTACTTACACAGCAGGAAGAAGAAAGAAGACAGATGATGGTTATGAAGCAAAACCAGCAACTGAACTATTGATTAGAAATAAATAACAAGGGGAGCATTGCTCCCCTTTTTAGTCTTCGGCTCTTTTTATGAATTTAGTTTGTTTGCTTGGATTTTTATGTAAACTATCTAAATGATGTTTAGGAACCATATTCATTACTTCAACATGATCTTCATCTTCGTTATAGAAAATTAAGTGATTATCATCGACTGCTGCTGGTGAATGAAGTAAATCATCCGAAGCTTCTTCTCTAAAATCTGAAATAGGCTCAGTTTCTTCCCAATCGCCTTCAACATCAACTTCATAATTGCTTGAATCATAATTGTTTAAAGCGTCATCAAGATTCATAGGAAAAGGAACTTTATATTCTGGTTTGAATTTATTTGCTACCTTAATAAAAACGTCATTGACTTCTGATGCTAATGAAAACTTACCAGAATTTTCAAGCTGAATTGCTATCTTATTCAAGGTTTCCAAAACAGATGCCTTAGATTTTTTCTTTTTCTTTTTTCCTTGGCAATGGGCTCTTTGACTGAAGCCTTTTTGTGGTTTGCTGCAATCGATAGAATCTTTATATTTTTGTGTCCACTTTGATTCTTTTTCCATATTATGCACCTGGATTTACTGTGATATTAATATTTGCCGGAGTACTATCAAATTGACTATTTGATGCCTTGTATGTAGCAAGATCAGAACCTGAGTAACCAGCATTAGGAGTGTAAGTAAATACTCCATTGCTTTCTGTGATTACTCCATTAGTTGGCTGATCTACAACGCTGATTGTAATAGGAGCATTGAAATTGTCATATGCTGAAAAAGTAATATTTTTAGCAGTTTCAAAATCGGTGACCAAATTTACATTATTAGCAACAGGAACGTGATTAGGGTCATCAAATATATCTACAGCGGATGTCCATTCAGGAAATGACTTTATAGTATTATATAAACAAGCTCTGAAATCATATGAGAATGACATATCTACTATTGCTAATGGAACTCCTACAACTTGTGTCAGCAATGATGATTTCCCATCTAATCTTGCTTGTCTTGTCAAAAACAATTCTAAATAAACATCACAAGTTGGATAATCTGTACTACAAGCAACTAATGCAGAGCTAATCTTCCAATAATTTCCTGATACACCTGAGGGTAAATCTCTATTTAATTCAAAAGCCATTTTTTTATTTCCTTATGAACCATCTTCTTCAATAACATCTATTGCATCTTGCCAATATTCCAATTGTTTCAATCTGTTATAGATACAAGCTCTAAAATCATATGAGAATGTCGAATCAATAGATGATAGTGGAATTTGAATCAACATATCTGATATTGATGATTTTCCTTGCAATCTGGCATTTCTATCTTTATATAAAAACATACTGATAGAAACTGCTGGATCGCCTTCACAGTAAACATTTACAGCAGACAATCTCCAATAGTTTCCAGTAAATCCACTGTCTAACTCTTGATCTTTTTGAAATGCCATTATGGTTTTACTCTTGAGGTTTGAGAATTCATATTTACAATACCCTTAAGGACATCAATAGCTTTGTATCTGATATTAATATCCTTAATCGTTGATATCAATTTTGAGATATCACTGAATGCTTTTGAATTATTAGTTATTTGAGCCTTGGGTATTCCTAATCTCTTGATAAAATTAGCTACATAAGTATTTGCTTTTGTGTCTTCTTCTAATAGGTATTGTTGAGCCATAGGATTAGATAAATTAAAGTCTTTGTCTTTGCTTGTAAATCTATCCAAAATAGAATTGTATTGATTTTGCAATGCTGTTTTTTGAGCTGGACTTAAATCTGTGCCATTAAAATAATATGAAAACACATCATTAGCATCTTTTCTTTTATTTGAAACAATTAAATTCTTAATTTGATTGATAGCTTGTTGATATATTGATTGTGGATTTTTTTCAAAAGCTTGATCAGATTCGCCACCAGGAAGATTAAAAGAAGTGATTGGTGTTTCTGTAACTTCCTGAGCTAATCTCATGTTAGAATCAGAGCTTGCTTTTTTCCATCCGCCGCCCTTTGATTTATATCTTTTGGCTGCAGCACCATTGGCGTAGGCACTATTTCCAGTAATGGTAATAATTCTTCCTTGTTTCATGACCCAAGTATTGTTTTCAGTTTGAGGGCACCAAACATCACAATTTAAATCTTCTTCAATAATAAGATTGCCAGTGCTTTCAGAATCACGTTTGATAAATGTCCATGATTTCATTTCCATATTGTGCATTTTCTGAACAAACGAAACTCTGTATCCTAAAAGTACAGCAGCAATTTCCATAGCTTCACCATGATTTATATTTTTCTGAGAAAAACCATAAGTGCTTCTATTCAATGATGACAAACCTTTATCATTGCCATCATAAACAATACCAGCTGCAAAAAAAGCTTCTAATTGAGTTTTTGACATTTTTAAGACATTTTCAACCCAATCGTCACCTTTTCTCCAATTAGATAAATTTAAATTTTCGTTTACGTCATCAACTATTTCAGCAGCTGTTTTTAGACTCATTCTTTTTGTAATATTTTTTGCTTGTACTAAACTGTCAGGATATTTTGAATTATATGTTTTCAAAACCCACTTGTGATCAGGAGTACACCTTACTTTAAAATTTGTTTGCAATTTTTTTAAGCTTAAAGTAGGAGCATCTTCGTAGAAATGTAGATCAATAATAGGTTTCCATTCAAGTTTATCTATCTTTTGATTGTAAGTAAGAATTTCATCCCCAATATTCAAATCAGAATATTCAGCCCAACCTTTTTTAGTTAGTGCCATAGAATCTAATGGTACGCAAGGATATACATCAAATGTTCTTTTAGCCCAAGCTTTACATTCTGACCACAAAGAAGGATTGGTTGGGACATTCTTCTTTTTAGCTTTCTTTTTAGCGACTTTAAGAAAAATTTCATTAACAATATCTGCTTGCTTATCCATACCTAAATCTTCAAAAACCATTGAAATTTCATTCAAGTTATCTAATATTTTTTTATCCATTTGACAATCCTTGGGAGTAATACTAAATATATTACAAATATAGGGTTATAAAACCTATTATTATTTGTGCTCAGCTACTAATTGGCTTAGATCATTTGCTGTCAATTTGCCTTGTTTTTGAGTTACATTTTCACCATTTTTAAAAAGTAAAGTTACAGGTATAGACATAATGTGAAACTCTTCTACTAAATCTTTACTTTCTTCACAATCTACAGAGAAACAAGCAACATCAGGATTTTCTTCTGCAAATTTTTCAAAGGTTGGGGCATAAGCTTTGCAGGGACCACACCAAGATGCCCAAAATTTAACAAGTACGGGTCTGGTTTCTGACTCTATTGTGTCGTTGAAATTAAATGTATCTAAGTTCATAATTTACCTCAAAAATAATTTTACATAATTATGATTTTAGTACCTACAAATAAGCTTGCAGAAAACATTGGAGGTATAATTGAATTATGAATCGAGTCTTATTGCTCAATGCTGATTATGAACCATTGTCTATTTGCACAATGAGAAAAGCAGTGAATATGATGCTAAAAGGTAAAGCTGAACCTTTACATATTTTAGAAGATGATTTTTTATTAACAATCAGTGGTGAATTCATCCAAAGACCTACAGTTCTTAGACTAAATTATCAAGTAAAAAGAAAATTCACAAGAGAATATAAAGTTTCAAGATTAGGCATTTATAACAGAGACAATTACACATGTCAATATTGCGGTGTTAGAAATAACGAACTTACATTAGACCACGTTTATCCAAGACATTTAGGTGGAACTCATACTTGGGAAAACTTAGTTACTTGCTGCAAAAGATGCAATGGACATAAAGCTTGGAAAACATTAGATCAAGCTAATATGAAATTACTTTCTAAGCCAAGATGTCCAAAATATAGTTTTCATGCAATGATGAACAATTTTGCAAAAAATGATTACGATGAATGGGATTTTTATATAGTTTAAACTAAAAAGAGGACTTTACAGTCCTCTTTTTTTTCTAAGTCAAATCAGATACATTCTTTTTTGACCACATCTTGCATGACCAATATTTTGCTTTGGTGCGAGGTCCTGGATTATCGCAATTGTGTCTTGCTCTAAAGTTTTTTCTTCTTTTTGGGTCATCTCTCTTGATCTCCATATTAGGATCTCCAAAGTTAACCTTGACTACATTGCCTTTGTCATTTTTAACATAAACAGAAAATTTCTTAGGACCACCAGGAGTACGGAAAGGTTTACCTAATTTCTTACCTTTATTTTTGTCTGAAGCTGTTTTATGTTGGCTTTGTAAATAGTCAGAAACTCCATCTAACATTTCGACAGCGTTAGTAATCTTTGACTGTACCCAAGCCATCAAATTGCCTTCACCATCTTCACCAATAACATCTTCAATACCATCAATAGCTCTTTCAGCTGTTTCCATTTGATTTCTGACCATATCGTATTCATGGTCCCAATCTTTTGATGCTTGTTTTAATTGAGCTGTAATGCTATCTGCTAATCTATGTGCGTTTTGTGAATCTAATTCATTAGCTAAATCTGCTAAATATTCTAATGCTTTTTCCATTATATTTTTAAACCTGCGTTATTTAAATAGGATTTTACTAATTTTTCAAATGTAGTAGCTTGTTGTTGTGCAACTTGCGGAGTAGCTTTCATAGTTCCAGTCATATAATTGTAAATTGCAGTTTTCTTATTATTTATAACCGCTTGCATTTGTGGAGCTGTTTGACTCTTATTTGTAAGATATTGTTGATAAACTTGTTGAACATCCATCTGCATGTTAGTGTATGATGGTTGTTGAGCTTGTTGTCCAGGTTGTTGTGCTGCTCTTGAAGGGTCTACAGCACCAGATTGTTGACCTGCCACACCAGAAACTGCCTGTGCACCCAATTGAACAGCTTTTTGTTGCATCTTAGTTTGAACATCTTTGGCTATATTTGCAGCTATTGCAGCCCCTTGCTTGCCAAACATTTGAGTTAATTTCTGATTGAATAGCTGGCGATTTGTTAATATTTTTGGATCAAGTTTCAAAGCTTTCAATAATTGAGGTCCACCATAATAAACAGCAGCTGCCAATAGGAATGGTTTGTAAAATGGTCTCAAAAAAGATTTTTCAAAATTTCCTAAACCAAGCATTTTGCCAACATTAGGAAGTTTTAATTTAATGAAAGCTTCTCTTGTTGACATTTCTCCAGATGCAACTCTCTTGATGTCTTCAGTACATATATCTGCTTGTTTATGAAGACCTAAATCATCAAGTTTGTTTGCAACTTCTTCAAGATTTTTACAAAATGCGACTTTATCCATTAATTTACCTTAACCTTTTGTTACAGCAATATTAGCAGGAGTGACAACTGGATTGACTTTTACAGCAGAAGCTGCTACTGGTGCAGGAGTTGTGGTTGCAGCTGGAGTTGTGGTTGCTTGTACAGGAGGAGGAGTTGCAACAGGTGTGTTTGTATATGAACCTGATTGAATTGCTTGCATTACCTTTGTAGTAAGAGCATTTTTTCTTGGCTGTATAGAATTTTCAATATTTTGTATTGCTGTAAACTCAGGTAATAGTTGGGTATATAATTGTGGGTATTTCTTTTGAAGAATTTGCATTGAATATTGCAATCCACCCTTTTGTCTTGCAAACATTGGAGCCAAAGCATACCCAGCAAGTCCACCAGTAAGACCGCCTAACATTCTTCCAAAATTCAGAGCTTCACGAACTGATATTTCTTTATTAGATAATTGTTTGGCTACTTTTGTAAGTTGATCTGCTTTTTCATGATCACCTTTTGAATCAAAACTATTAGCTTGTTCAATCAATTGTGAGCATAATATAATTCTTTTTTCTGACATTATAAAACTCCTGAGTACTGTTACTTATATATTTACAGATAAATTGACAGTCACCTTTCTTGTAAAATAATTTCATGAGTCCCAAAAACTTGATTATAGTTGCCAGATATAATGAAGATATTAAATGGGCAAGAGATTTAGATGGAGATATTGTCATCTATAATAAAGGCACAGATTGGCCATGGAAAGATATACCAAGAATAGATACTGAAAACTATGGCCGAGAAGGTGAAACTTTTGTCAGGGCTATCATAGAATTTTATGAAAATTTAGACCATTATGACAATGTAGTTTTTTTGCAAGGTAATCCACAAGAGCATTGCAAAGATTTCAAAAAAGTTATAAATTTTTCATTCAAGAACTCTATTGTAAAAATATCTGATTTTGTTTCTAAAGACCAATACCCGTCAGATGACTTCATCAATGGTAAACATTTTTCAATCATAAATATTTTACTTCAAATTGAAGATAAGTCATTCAAATCAAAGATTGATTACTGCAATCCAAATGAATTAAGTAGAAATCAATCAAACACAGATTTCTTTTTATTTGAAGAAACCATGGGATTGTGCTCTATATTAGATATAGATTATCAAAATAAGATTGTTGAATGGGCTAATGGTGGTCAATATATAGTACCAATAAAAAATATTAAGTATAAAAGTAAACAATGGTGGGAAAATTTGCATATGATTTTCGAATATATTTCCAAATATAAACAAATTGAATCTTGGACATATGCATTAGAACGTATTTGGCCTCTAATTTTGGATCACAAAGACTTATGAAAAAGCTAACAATTATTGCAAGATTCAATGAAAACATTGAATGGTCTAAAGAATTGTCTGGAGATATTGTTATTTATAATAAAGGTGATGATTGGCCTTATGAAAATATTCCCAGAATAAACATTGAAAATTATGGCAGAGAAGGTGAAACTTTTGTCAGAGCCGTTATTGAATTTTATGAAGTTTTCAAAGATTATGATTTGATATCTTTTGTGCAAGGAAATCCTTTTGATCATTGCCCAGATATTATTCAAATGATCAACAATAATGAAAAAAATGAAATACTTGCTTTGTCTAATTCAATTAATAGAGATATTTACAATGACAATAGAAGAATATTCAATATTCATCCTTCCATAATAAATTGCATGCTGAACTTAGATCACTTGAATGAAGAATTTATTCCTAAATATCAAAAATTAGATTTGAATACTAACACTGTGACAAATCAAGAACCAAATAAAAATTGGTTTTTAGACAATGTGACAATGTGTACAATCTTGGGATTAGATCATCAAGATAAAGATAATTATTGGGCTGTTGGGGCACAATACACAGTTCCCTCGTTTTTAATTACCAACAAATCATTAGAATGGTGGAAAAATCTTCATTACTTATTTTATTATTTGTGCAAAGAAAAGAATGAAATTGCTTGGACATATATTTTAGAAAGGATTTGGCCATTAATTTGGCAACACTCAGACTTATGAAAAAATTAACAATTATAGCAAGATACAATGAGGACATTGAATGGTCTAAAGAATTAGATGGAGATATATTAATCTATAATAAAGGCGAAAATTGGCCTTGGGAAGATATTCCAAGAGTTGATATTGAAAATTATGGCAGAGAGTGTGAAACTTACGCAAGAGCTATTGTCGAATGCTATGAAATGCTGGATGATTATGATTGTGTTATTTTCATTCAAGGGAATCCTTTTGACCATGATGATGACCCAGTCGAATCCATAAACGAATACAATTCAAATGAAATTGTATTTTTAGCAAATTCAATGGTCACTTACAAACTTCCAAGTGACAGAGCGTACTTTAATTTTGAAGCTGCAACAATATGTAAACTTTTCAGAAAGCAATTTGCCCCTTCAGCAACATTTACAAAATTGTCTGGAGACATAGACTTAAATGATGACAGAGGTTTAGAAATTAGCACTTCTGTATTTTTTGCCCAAATGTTAGGATTAGATTTATCTTCTAAGGAAATTACCTATTCTGCTGGAGCGCAATATATAGTGCCCACATCATATATCAAATCTAAAAATTTTGAATGGTGGACTGAATTTTACACATTGATTAAAGATTGGAAGTCTATAAATCCAGGTGATGAAATAGCTGCATATTGCGAAAGAGTGTGGCTATCTATTTGGAATCACCAACCTAATCCAAATCAAAAGCTTCCAGTTCCTTCAGAAGATCTGTATTAAACTCATTAGTAATCTCTTCTAAATCAAAATCGTAACCTGGCTCAATAGACAAAACAGAAATTCCACCTAAAGATTTGACTTTTCTCAATAAAGCATTATCTCTATTGAGCCATCCTTTTAAGAAGACAACTTGATCTGGTCTTTGTTTGACCCTTGCATATCTTTTTGCTATTCTTAGCTTACAAATATTGATTGCTATATCCAATTGATTAGCATCATGTATTTTGTCACTTATGTTTTGGGTCCATTTACCAGTGACAGGCAATTTCATGGAAGACTGCAATCTGCTTAGAGCTCCACCTACACCCAAATTTACTGCTGTATCAAATAATGCAAGCCCTAAAGGTCCCAACAAATATTGAGCTCTTACTGGATCCCAATAATATTTATCATAAATTTCTGTGTATTCTTCTTTGGTAATAAGCTTTACTGTTTGGGTTTTCAGTTTTTTGAATTTGCGATATTCATCATATCTTGTTTGAATGATACCAAAATTTGTAGCTCCACCAGGGTCAAGAGGGTGATTAGTAAATCCTCCTTCCCAAGCAAGAGTAAATATGAGAGCATCTGAAAGTGTTATCGGCATTTTGTACCTCCGAAGGTATTTTTTTATTTTATTATATATATATACTGTATGAACAAAATTATAAACCTCTGCAAAATTCTTGATTCAAAACAGCTATTTAAATTATCTGATACAGTTTTTAACAAATTTGCTTCAAAAGAATCAATAATGGATAAGAAAATTTTTATTCCTTATGAAATAAGAAAAATAGCAGAAGAAGCTTACAAAAAACGCTTAGGAAAGATTAATTTTGGGTCTCAAAAAGATTATGATATAGCAAGAGACTTATCAAATAGATCATACCTTGAATTAAAAGATGTATTGAAGATTCATAAATATACTTTTGAAAAACGATTCAACCACTCTAAAAATGATGAAAATCCTACTTACTGGGAATGGCGATTATATGGTGGTGATGAAGGAAAAAAGTGGTCATCAGATATTGTAAAAATATATATTCCGGATAAATGGAAAGCAAATTAATTTCATATATCCAAAATACAAATGCCAATTGTTTTATAAAAAATATATGCAAGACTACAAAAAGCTAACTATAGTATGCAGATATGATGAAGACATTCAATGGATAAAAAATCTCAAGACATATTATATTATATATAATCATGGAGAGGACTGGCTTTGGCCTGAAATTCATAAAATAGATTCTCCTAATATTGGGCGAGAAGCAGAAGCATTTCTTCGTGGTATTTTAGAAAATTATGATCAATTGCATTTATTAGAAACTGTAATTTTTTTACAAGGACACCCATTTGACCATTGTGCAAATACAATTGATATAATAAATAATGCTAATAAAGACACTTATATGCCTCTAACCACACATTGTAATCCTTTTGAATTTGCAAATGATGATGATTTTTACATAAATGGTTTTTATAATATTTTAATCAGAAAAATATTTTGCCCAGAAGAAAAAATAACATGCCCATTAATTTATGACGATCATATTGAAGAATCTGAAATTGTAGCAACTGATCTCGCTTTAGTTTCTTTTGTTTGCAAAATGATGGATATCCCATATAAAGGAAGATCGTATCAATGGGGTTCTGGAGCTCAACATATTGTACCAGTTTCAAAGATTATAAATAAGCCTTACGAATGGTGGGCATGTTTATATAAATTGATTGTGATTGCTAATAATCCAATTGGGACAGGTATCAGAATGTCAGGAACATTTGAAAATTTATGGCCATTGATTTTTGAATATGACCCTTCAAAAGGTGATTGACAAAAATATCAATAACAATATAATAATATTTGTATTTTAACAATTGAATAACAATTTCGGTGGCTTGACATCGTGAGATATAAAAAAGGGATAAAGCAATTCTCTACTGCTCCCGCCAGTAATGGTCGTTCAAGCAAGCCTGTTTTCTGTGAGTTTCAGGCCCGAAACCTGGAACTATGATGGAGATGAAAACATACATATAAACGCTGAATATATGTATCAATCAGCGGCATTAAAGTCTAAGAAAATAAAGGTAGTTATATGGTCCGAGAAGTCACGGTCAAGGGCTGTATAGCATGATTAAAGGTTTATTAGTTTCTATAAATTTCAAAACTAATAGAATCTTGAAATCAGGTCTACTTGCTTCGTGATGCAGTAGACATTGAAGTGAGTTGTATTCCTTATTCAGGAGCAACAAGATATGCACACTTCTGTAGAGAGCGGGTATAGCTTATGACGAAAGCAAGCGCAACTGGCGTGTTAAGATGAAGATTTGACGGCTTTATCTACCCAAGAAATAGACATATCTCGTATTAGGAATAAACAACCTGGCTTATGAAAATACACTTTTGCAACAAGTAAAAAAAATAAATTGTTACCTATTATTTTAACGATTTATTATGTAATTTCAGTAAAAGACCTAATATAAGACTGGAAATGCCACCAGTATAATAAGGCGGTTGTGCAGTTTGACTTTTTTAAGTGGATCAACAGGCAAGATATAAGTTGCGAGTATCGTAATCCTGTAAACGAAACTGCTTGGACAGGATTGATCTCATCCTGTCCCTTTTCATTTAACAGTATAATTATTTTCATGAATAAGTTTGAAGATTTTTTTTACAACAGAACTCATAGAAGCATTCATAAGTGGACCCATTACTTAGATATCTACAATAAACACTTTGGAAAATTTGTAGACAAAGATATCAAATTTCTTGAAATTGGTGTTTGGAAAGGCGGGTCTTTAGATATGTGGGCTTATTGCTTTGGAGAAAACTCACAAATTCTTGGAATAGATATTGAACCTGAGTGCAAAAATCTTGAAAAAAATAATATCAAAATTGAAATAGGAGATCAATCAGACATTGATTTTCTTGAAAAAATTGCTGCTAAATATGGCAAATTTGATGTAATTCTTGATGATGGAAGTCATAAAAACAATCATCAAATCCAAACTTTAAATTTTGCTTTTGAACATTTACTATCTGATAATGGAATATATCTTGTAGAGGATTGCCATACATCTTATTTTAAATTTTATGATGATGGTGGTTATAAAAATCCAAAAAGCTTCATTGAACATACTAAAAATATTATTGATCAATTAAATTCCCGAAACTCTATAGAAATTGATCATACTTATTTCACTAAAAATTTAGAATCGATTGTTTATTACGATAGTATTATAGTTTTAAATAAAGAAGCTAACAAACCCAATCTACATGAGATTACCATTGAAAACCCATCTATCAGAACCATAGACAAATTTCTTAAAAAAATAGAAGAATTGCACATTGAACACAAAGATATTTAAAATGAGTTCTAACGTATAATAGTTTTATGGAAAAAACACCAGAATATGCCTTAGAAGCAGGAATTGCCATTTGGGTTGAAGATAATCAAGATATTGTTCGATGTGCTATGAGATTAGGAACTGAAACAACTTCTCTTGGCTTAGTAGATCCAGAACAAAATTCATTTATGCAAATTATACCAACAGATGTTTTTGGGTCAAATGGAAATCTCATACATGAATGTTTCCTAAATATCAACCATCAAGCTTGGGGCTATTATAAAATTATCATTGAAGATTTATTCAAATTTAGAATTATAGAACCAAAATTAGCAAGAACTCAAGATACAGATATAATTTTACTTTCTGAAGAAGAAGTTATAGATTATCTAAAGAAATTAGCTTCCACTTTAGATATTCATTATGAGCTTGATGATGCTTTGCAAAATGAAAATTATGGCAAAGCTGAAACATTACTCAATGAAATGCTTCATGATTACCATGTTAAAATTGAAGAACCATTAAAAGTTACAAAGACTTTAATTGATAACTTTGATGGTGAACTTTGCATAAAAGCTACAAATGCTGATGACATGGAAGATGTAAAATCACTTTCGACAAGATATGATTTAGCATTATTACACCCAGAAAACTGGGTTGTTAAAAAGAATAATAGCATTGTTGAGCAAGATTGGGTCAGCTCTTGGTTGAAAAAATTTCAGATTGCTGAGAGTAAAGAAGCTTCACTGTTATATTTTGCTCAAAAGATTGTGGTTGGAGAACATAAAAAGGGTTTAATAGTGCATACTGATTCTGTAGAGCCTGAAACTGATATTACTGCTCAAGTTTTAGTTGACACAGCACTTGATTTAGTTTTAGTGAGACCAGTAATACATGCAACAAGGTTTGAAATTTTGAGGTAAATATGAATGATTTAAATATTTCTTTAACTGAAACTGCAGCTAAAATTATTTTGAACACTATAGAAGATCAATCTGTTTCTGATGCTTATCTTGCTTTTTATGTGTCTGGTGGAGGATGTTCAGGATTACAATATGGACTTGCTTTAGCAGAAGGTGAGCCTGAAATCGATGACATTATAGTTTATGATAAAGATATAAAAATTGCAGTAGAATATAGTTCAGCAAAATATGTCAATGGATGTGTTATAGATTATCAAGAAAATGGAATGCAATCTGGATTTAAGGTAGAAAATCCAAACGCTGCAAAAACTTGTGGATGTAACAAAAGTTTCTCTATAGAAGGAGAAGAGTACGACACTTGCGGGGGTTGTGGTTATAAATAAAACTCTTCTTTGATTTCTATGATCATTTTTATAGCCTGTCCAAATTTGGTTTTTTGCTGATTTTTGGACAGGTTTTTATATATATTTTTTAATTGCTCTGTATCAAGATTGAGAGAAAACTCTAAGCTTTTTTTCATCTCACCATTGGAAAGTTCTAAAGTTGCTAATTTTTTAGCGACCATTGCTTTTACACCATCAGAATCATAATAACTATTATAAGTCTTCTGGGACATCATTATCTTTCTTGAGCATTTTATGTGTATGTAAATGCAATTCTCTTATTTCTTCTAATATCAAGCCTAATTTATCCATTGCATCTTCCATTCTATAAAATTGAGTTTGTATCATTTCATGGTCTTTTAAAGATCTTTTTTCAGAATCACGACCTAAAACTTCTTGACCAACCATTATTAAAGGAAGAGCAGCGAGTTGTATAAACCCGCTGCTTATGTATAAAATTGTTTCTTTGTAATTAGATAAAACTGGAATCAATGGTAAAAATGCCCAGCCACAAAATGCCCAGAATGTAAACATATTGCCAAAACATTTAGTAAAAATGATGGCAATTTTTTCATTAAGTTGATTCATCTACTTCATATTTAAACGGTACTTTGTCTGGTTCAAAATACCAAGCATTTCATCTCTAATATTTAATAAATCAGTGTCAGCAACAGGATCAAGCGCTTCTGTTACATGTTGAGTTAAATAGCTAATGAATTCATCAACAAAAGCAACAGGATTATCATCAAGATTTTGTAGATTAATTGTAAAGCCATTTTTACCAATTATTGCACCACGTTTACCTTGATATATCTCAATAAAATCATCAATGTGATCAGTTAAATCATCATATGCTGTGCCAAAAGCATTATGTTGAGCAAAACTTCCGACTTTTCTTTGTGTTTGCCAATGATAAACTTTGAATTGATTATGCATTGTAAGTAAATTAGTAACAAAATTCATTTTTTTTGATCTCCGAAAATCTCTTATATACTTATTATTTGCATTAATATGATTCTTCCTTTGTATTGTCAGAAAAATTCCATATAATCGGCCAAGTCAATTCCAATATGTAAGCAAAGTCATTAGGGGCTGAAGTAGAATAGCATTGAAAAATTCTATAAAAATGCATCCACCATTCTATAGATTTATTTAGAATTATTTTGGTTGGAACTATATATTGAGCACCACATGCATAACTCCATTGACAAGATTGTAATTTGATACCGATTAGATTTAACAATAAAAGTGTTTTTACTGCACCTGATTGATTTACATAACTTTGATTCAATAAACAATCAATTAAAGAAACAGAATGATCTCTTAAGTATAAAATTTTATCAAATTGCACTTCGCCATTTAATTCAGATAAGTAATCAAAAGTATTTTCATTATCATATGAATTTATTTTGTTGTATAAATCCTGGCAATGATCAAATGGATTTCCTTGCAAGAAAACCATATATTTATATTGACTCAGCACAGAATAATTTTCAATGATTGATCTAATATATGTCTCTGCTTCTCTACCCTTATTAGGAATGTCTTTTCTAATTATTTCATATGGAAATTCTTGGCCTTTATTGTAGACCATAAAAGGATTATTTAGATTTTTTAACCAATCTAAATTTTCATTATATCTTGCAATTACAACCAATCTGTCTTTCATAAAAAAAATTATACAAATTTACAATTTTGATATAATTTTTTCAGGAAAATCCCAGTTTAAAACATCAAACCAGGCTTTTAAGTATGCCTCTCTGTCATTCTTATATTTTAAGTAATATGCATGTTCCCAAACATCACATCCAACCAAAGGCACTCCGCATTTCTCAATTATTGGATTATCTTGATTTGGCATAGATGACAATTTTAATTTTCCATTGTTTACGCAAAGCCATACCCAGCCTGATCCGAATCTATCTAAGCCAGTTTGAATAAATTCTTCTTTAAAATTTTCAAATGATTGAAATTGATTCTCAATCATTTGAAGTAATTTACCTTCAGGTTTTGTTTTAGGTGTTGGAGACATTAGATTCCAAAAAAACTCATGGTTAAAGTGACCACCACCATTATTTCTAATCTTTTCTCTTATTGACTTGGGATATTTTTCAAGATTAGACAATACATCATTCACATTCAAATTGTCTATGTTTTGATCTGACAGGGCTTCCATTAAATTATCAAAATATTTCTTATGATGTTTGTCATGGTGTAGATTCATAGTTTCTTCATCTATTGATTTAGACAAGGCATTTTCACCATATGGTAAATCATTAAATTCTAACTTAACTTCAAAACCTTTATTTTCCTTGTAAGCTTCTTCTATGTCTTTAGAAACTTTTATAGAACTTAATTTTATATAATTATTTGGAACAAAAATATTATTCATAATTACTCACATTATTCTTGAATTAAAGAATGTCTTAGAATCATTGGCCACAAAATTTCAAATATATAAGAAACATCATTTCCAAAACTTTCATATATTTGATTAGCTATACTATGCACAGCAATCCACCATTCTTTGGGTTTATTGATTACAAACTGGCTACTAAAAAAATACTGAGAACCATATGAGCATGAATAGGTCTTATCATTCAAATTAATCCCTAACTTACTCATAATATCTAATACAGAATCTAATACTAATATTTGATTCTCATTAAGAGTTTTTTTAGCTTGATCTAAATTGAAATCAAAAAATTTATCAGCAAGTGGAACTATCTCATTATCATTAACTTGATTGTATTGATTTATGCTTATATAAGATGTAACATCTTCATCAAAGTGTCTGCAATTAGGTCTTAGAAGGTAAACAAATCTATAATTTGGCATAATATCATAAGCTTCAATAATGCCCCTTAAAAAAGTATCAACTTCATTAGGTATCTTGGGAGACTCATGACAAGGATATGGAAGATCCCATTCGTCTCCTTTATTATAAATTAATAAATCACCATAAATATCTTCAACCCAAGATATATCCTCGTCAACTCGATGAGTAATACATAAAGAAATCATTTTAGAATTGTACAGGTATTTTATGCACCTGAAACGTTAATTCTAACATCTTGAGTAGTGTCTGTTACTGTCTGAGGCATTGACATTTCAAGTTTGCCTTGGTAGTTTGTAGCAGCTTTAAAGTCTCCAGCATTTGCAGACCCTTCATAACAAGAAACTATGAAGTTTGATGGATTTACGCCTAATTTAGTAGCCCAGTCATCTTCTTCATTAGGAAAAACAAATCCACCCTTGCCATCTGCAAAACCAAATTTATTGTCAGGAGTTAAGCCACCATGTATAACAGTTACATATTGATTTGTATCTTTATCTAAAACACTAATAGGTCCACTACCAGTACCAAAAGATTTTAATTTTTGATAATCAGCATAACTCACAAGAATTCCTTTTGGGTTCGATGCTGTACCTGGCTGATTGCCTTTTAAGATATTAGACCAATTGTCTGGTTGCTGTGCTAATCTATACCAACTCATTTAAATCACCTCTAACATATAGATTTCCATTCAATCAGACTTTCGTACTGCACACATTTTTCACATAAATTTTCTAAATTCAATAAAGTGTCACATATTTCTTCATGTATCAAGAATTTTTCATCTGATATATCTGTTAATTCAATCATTTTTTTGTGAAACTTTTCAGGATGCATAACTCCTTGGTTTCTAAGCTTCATTTCTTTGAGAAGCTTTTTTCCAACTTTTTGTTTGACCACTATCTGGTTGTTGAATCTATTTAAATCCAAAGCTGACAATGTTGCAGTAAAAAATGGAATGTTATCTAAAAAATATGCATATTCTTTTGCATACACGTAGTCATAAATTAACTGCATACCTAAATTAGCAAATTCGTAGTGCCATTTACTAATAGGATATGCTTGTTTTTGATCTGCTTCCAATAAACTTAACAAATAATCAGGCAAATCTATCATACTGCTATGCAAGTGATATTTTACTTCCCATAAAACAGTTTCTTTTGGTTCGTCATTATTGTCAATATCTTTTGGATAAAAGATTATATAGTTATTCATTATGGACTCGAATGTTTTTTTACATTCTTGAGTTTTTCAATTTCAATTAATGCGATTTGCAATTTTCTTTCTAAATCATAAACTTTATCTTGCAGCATATCTAATTCATTGTTTTTAAAAGGAGGTGGATCTATAAGAGCATATCTTCTATTTAAAATGAATTCAGCTTCTTCTTTGGTGAGGAAATTTGACATTTCTTTTCTAATATCAAGCATCATTTCATCTGTTTCTGAAAAAGTGTATGATTTTCTTAAATAAAAATGTGACATTAGAAATTCCTTCCGCCACCAAATCCACCTATTCCACCATTCATTCCTCCACCGAAAGCACCGCCAAGGCCTCCCATTGCTCCTCCGCCCATTCCATTACCACTGCCCAATCCAAGGCCTCCATTGCTTCCGAGAAAGCTGTTATTATTGCCACCGCCAAGGCCACCCATACCACTTCCATACATGCCATCCGATCTTCCAAATTGTCTTATGTACAGAATGTTACCAAAAGCGCTCATTAAATCTAAAGGATCAATAAATGTTAATGGTATTCTTTCAAATATTGCTCCTCTTGGCTCTTCAACCGTAATAGCTGGAGCTGGTTGTTTGTATTCTGTAATCTTTCTTTCTTTAACAATCCATACATCATTTTCTTTAGTATATGTAAGTGGAGGAAAAGAATTTCTCATTACAATTTTGAGTGCGTTTTCAAAAGGTATATCTTCTAAAGTCATTGTGATAAATCCAGATACAGAATTATCAATGACATAATTTTTAATTCCAGCGTCTTTAAACATAGCTTCAAGTGTTGTTCTTACTGGAGCATCTTTCAAATCAACTTTAATGTTTTGTGCATAAGAAATATTACATGCACATAAAACAACCAAAAGAGCTAACAATTTTTTCATTTAACTTACCTCATTTTGACTTTGTAAACTTTATCTTTTCCCACTTCTTCAATTTCAAAAACTATTTTGTATTCAGAAGATAATCTTTTGATAGCTTGATCAACTGTTTTATTTTTGAATTGAAAATTTCCAACATCCATCTTTTCTAACTTTTCATCATCTTCGATAGAAAAATCATAAATTCCAGCTTGTTTGAAAAACCCCTCAATCACTTGAACTGGATTTCTGTAAAACTTGCTGCGAATGCTAATTAATATTTCTTTCTTTGGCTTTTCATCTACTTGGACAATTGGTTGAATTGGTTGTGAAAAAGCCTTAACCGGAGCAGACAGTAAACACAAACAACTTAAAACAACAAAATAATTATTCATATTCATACCTCTATATTCATTAAGCTTGTACAATTTACTTTGAGGACACAACTTATGGAATCTATCAATATGGACACTGAAAAAGAATTACAACTTCAAGAAGAATATAAAAAACATCTTGAAAATATCAGAAATTTAGACCCAGAAGAACTTACTGAAAGACTGGCAAAATCATTAGAAGCTACTGAAGTTATTTTAGAAGGTTATAATTTAGTTACTAACATCAACGAAGGCCATGGAATTGCTGTGGCTGGAATCATCAAACTTAGAGAAACTATTAGCGACACTCTTGAATGGCTAAACTATCAGATTCTTGAAGTTGATGAAGAAGATGAAGAAGAAAGTGACGAATTATAATGTCTGCTTACAAGAAGATTGAATGTGAAATTGTTGATAAGAAATCTCTTTTGGATGCCTTAAATTCTTTGGGATTCAATCCTGTTTGCTATTCAGAACCAGAGCAATTAACAGGATATAAAGGCGATAAAAGAAATGAAAAAGCAAATATCGTAATTCCTAAAGAGCAAGTTAATCATTTTACTGGCGCATCAAATGATATTGGTTTTTTATGGGATGCTGAAAATAAAAAATATGAAATGATCGTTTCTGATTATGATCAAGCTCATAAAATGCATGATCGCATCATCCAGTCTTATGTCAAAGTTGTATTAGAAGAAGCACTTGCAAAAAATGGCTTTAAAATTAAAGTTAATGTTGAAGATGAAGCTTTATTGCAAAGAAGGATAACAGACTTAAATATTGTTGCAAGGAAAATAATCTAATGTCAAAAGAAGTGGAATTAGAAATTAAGATTAGCAGTAATGGAAAAGTAGAAGTTGTCCCCAAAGGAACAAGTGGTAAAGAATGCCTGGATCTTATGAAATTCTTAGATAAAATTCCTGGATTTACAGTGAAAGAAACAACACCTAATGAAGGCATGAAAAGAAATACAAGTGTAGAAATTCAATCAAATGTCGATGTCAGAGACCAATAATTCTGTTTGAGTTCTTGTTTTTGATTGATTGACAATATTGCCCATTTTATCAACAATCATACTTCTTCCAGCAAAATATAATGGACCTAACCACCCTGCGCAATAAGGTCTAATAATTGCAAAATTGTTTTCTTTAGCTCTTTCAATTTGTGGAGTTTCAATTAAAGGATCAAATGGATATCCTGGGAATAATCTCCAACCATTTGAAGGAGCTACAAGAACATCACATTTATATTGCGAAATATAATCTTTGTCGTTTAAATCAAAACAAACAGATAAACCTACTCTGCCAAAATCAAAGTTTATTACTTTATTTTGATTTTCTGATTTTATTTTAAGTGCTTTTTCTAATCCCACTAAATCTTTTTTAGATCCAGAGCCTAAAAGATAGCCATTTCTATCTATTGCATAAATTGAATTGTATATACCACTTAGAGTTTTGTTATAAAAACTTCCGGTAATTTCATTTACATTATATTTTTTTGCCAAATCTTGAAATGCAGATAATATTACAGATTTTTGATAATCAAGATCTTCATATTTCAAAATCAATGAAAGATTTAACATTGAAAGAATCCTATCAATAAATCTTTCATAAAATGACCTCAGATTAAGTGATTTTAGGTCATTTTTTAAGAAGAACAATGATAAGTTTATATTTTCGGGAAAAACTAATAAATCGCAATTTTCAGGCAGATTTTTGAATACATCATTTTCTAAAAAATCATAAAAAACTTTGTAGCTCTCACAATTTTTAAGATTTAATTGAACTGCTACTATTCTCATATTATCCTGACTGTCTTCTTTTTTGTCTTGGCTCAGCTTCTATTGCCATGTACCAATTTAATTGTGGAAATCTATATTGATTTGTGTAGTTTATAGTAAAACCATTATCGCCTTGAAATGTAACAACTTGTCCAGCTGTAATTGTTGAAACAGCTGTACCTGATGATATTGCCAATGCTGGAGCTGACGTTGCAATACCGCAAAATGCTTTTTGTACTGCATTACCAATTTGATCACCAAAGTATAATGTGTAATTGGTTGTTCTTGTAATAAAATAGTTTTGAGAGGATAAAGTTAAGGCTGCATTGGCTGTAAAAGCTAATGAAGTAGTAGATGCAACACTTGCCACTGTGCCCACTAATTGGTAATTAATATTATATATACTATCGCCTTGAGAAATTTGAGCTAAGAATGAAGAGCCTGTACCAGTTCCAGTCACGTTAGCAGTCGATGTTGTAATTGTGCCCTTGCCCTCAATAAATTTTGAAGATGTACTGCCTTGTGCAAACCATAAACTTAATGATGGAGCTTCTAAGTTTGTTTCAGGTTGAGATTGCATTATACTTGAACCACAAGAAGCTCCCATTACAAACTGAGGTACAAATCCTAAGTTGACAAAAGTACTGCCAGTTCCTGTTGGAGTAAAAAAATAACCTGTTTTTATTCTCTCATCACATTTCAAGGCTGTGAAGTTATATTGATAAGTAGCTGCCGCTTGTGCAGAATTATAAGTTTGAACATCAAAACCATCAGCATTAAAGGCTGTAACTCCGCCTCCAGATGCGGCTGAAGCAGTGTTTGTAGCAGTACCGAAAGCTGATATTCTTTTCCATAACATGTCAGTTCCAATTCCAGCTTTACAAGCTACTGGTGTTACTGCATTGTTTCCACTGTAGACGATATATACAGAATCAGAATTGTTAGTGCGACCAACTGCTCCAAACCCAAATTTTGATTGTCCTGCTACACTTGTATTACCTGCTGTATCCATACACCAAGAACCAATCACAACATCCGGACGAAATGTAAGTCCTGTTTGGTTTCTAAGTGCATTTAATGTTTGGTTTAGAGTATTGTAATTTGTAGCAGAAGATAAACCAGTCCCGCCAAACATAACGAGAATTAAGTCATCAAAAGTTGTACCTACTGCAGCCTTACCAGAATTGGCCAGGGTAATTTCATCTGTACCCAACACAATATTTGTAAATCTGACTCTTGTAGTTCTATTACTATCTTGAGTAAGCCAGTCAGAATTTCTTGTACTTAATGTAGTTTGGGTTGAAGCCAAATTATTACTATGCGCTATACCAGATGAGCACATTAGAGTAGTTGGAGCTGCAGAAGATCCGGAAGTTCCTGCATGACCAATCATAAATCCTTTAGAATTGCTTGATGCATCACCTGTGTTCAAAACTGTTCCAGTATTTACATGGAAACCTAATACACATTGCACTGGTCCAAAACCCGGATCAGTTAGAAATCTCAAAGCTCCACCAAAAGTTTGTGGTATTCTATATCTTTGTAAATGTACTTTCATTATAATTCTTCTAATTGCAGATATATCAAAAAGTCAGAGTGAGCAGCGTTGATAGAGCTAAAGTTGACTCTTAACTTAGTACCTGATGTTAAAGTTGAAGCTGTAAAGTTTGTTGTGCTTGATTCAGCAATACCAGCACCACCAACTGATAAACCAGCTCCTCCTATAAGGTTGACAGACGTAAATACACCAGTACCCGTCGAATATTGCAAATTGATCAAAGTTGAACCAGCTGAAAAAGTTTCAGTTCTAATAAATGCTCTTCTTGGCACCCACGTCACTGATGTTGTTCCATCTGTAAAAGATTCAGGCAATCTTAGAACTACATCATCAGCGGTTGTACCAGTAGCAGGAGTATAACCAGAAGCAAAAGTCAATAATAATGGTCTTCTGTTTCTTATTGTAACACCAGTTCCTGAAACAAGAAGCGAAGTGCCTGTACCTTGAATAAATCCACCAAATGACATGTTCCCAGTAGAATCAGTCATAAGCATTGAAAAGCCAGCGCCAGCTCCTGGTGCTGATGCCGGGAAAGTTAATGTGTAACTGGTTGGGTTTGCTCCAGCTTGTAGTCCAGTGAAGTTTGAACTTCCTGAATTCCACAATCTAAGGTCGTTTTGTGCATACAAATCTAAGTTTGCATAAATAGATACAGCTGTGCCAGTACTTGCAAGTTGTATCAAACTTGTGCCACTAACAGCAGTTCCGTTAGCTGGGTAAAACGCAACACTTCCAGCAGTACCAGAGTTTACACTTCCAGAACCACCACCTGTTGCAGCTGCTACCCACAAAAGGTTTCCCGCAGTGTCAGATTGCAAAACTGAAACACCAGTGCCAGGATAATTACTTGGAAGAATATAAGTTTGTCCAGTACCTGCAGCTGGAAATCTAAAGATAGTGTAGTTGTTGGTATTGGTGCTTCCAATTGCTAAAGCACCCTTTACACTTAATTTATGAAGAGGATTAGATTCACCAACGCCAACATTTGCACCATACTCAGCCATGTTAATAGTGCCCCCAGCGCTGGCTCTAATTAAAGGAACACCTGAGACATCATTAACAGACCAAATAGTTCCAACTGTAAGATTTGAGTCTAATGAAAAGATTTGACCTTCATTTGACACAAATGATAAAGTATTATCATTTAATACTTCTAAAGTGATGACAGACGAACCAGCAGAAGATCCACTAAAAACTATTGTAGGTTTTGCCGGATCTGCCTTATTTTTGTTGGTTGTAATTCTTATATTTTTATCTGAATCTGCCATTTGTTTGTACTCTTATATTATAAATAATTTTATAAACCAAATTTTGATTTTGTAGAATTGTAGGTTTGCAATATTTCTGTTGCAGACAGTGCACGACTGTAAATTCTCACTGCACCTAAAATTCCATCAAAATTATTTGTTCCACCAGCGTTATTTCCAATACATGCATTAACACTTCCTGATGTAGGAGCTGTAATACTTGAACTTGAACCTATAGAAGAGCCATTTTTATAAAATGTAACAGTTGTTCCGCTGTGCACAGCAGCAAAGTGTTGCCAAGTATTTAAATTTACTTGGTTACTCAATCTTGCCACTGTAGTACTAACAGTCCACCCAGTACCATAAACAATTGCATTTGTTCCTATAGCATTATCAATCCATAAAGCAAATCCTGATTGAGGAACGGTAGTCTTGAACTTATCAAATATCCTTCCACTGCTTCCACCTCCAAAACTTTTAGGATAAATCCATCCCATAACTGTAAGGTTTGCAGTCAGGTTAATTTTTGATATATTTCCAAAATTTAAAGTATCAGAAATTGCTGAGAAATTTATTCCTAAAGTTGTTCCACTTCCAGAAAGAGTAGCTCCTGTAGCGCTTCCTATTATTGAATCAATTAAAGTTATATAATTTCCTGACAACGAGCTTGGGTGTCTTGGATCAAAGACAAATTGTAAATTTTCAAATGGTATGTTAGGTCCGCCTTTTTGTCCCATTTTATAATCCAAACCTATTTTTATAATTTTGATAGTTCTTTTGTATTTCTCTTGGCGATAAACTTTTATTGTAAAAATTTGCTCTTGAGATGAAACCACTCATGCCAAAACCACTATTGTCACAACCAATTCGTAGAGAATTATTTGTCAAGTTGATATTTGGAACTAATGCAGAATGAGCTAAACCACCATTTACATACAACTGAATATTATGGGTTGAGCCAGAAACTAAGCTACTTGTATATACCAAGTAATACCATTGATGAGCATTATAAGAATATGTAGTTAATGTGCCAGAATTGCCATAACCTAACAATATGACACTGCTTGAAGTTGCCAATGCCATCCCTGTACCTGCACCATTTGCACCTGTTGACATACTTCCTTGAGTGCCTTTAGTTCCAAATCTAACCCATGCTGCCATGGTTTTGTTTTGAGTTCCTGATACTCCAGTATTATTAGATGATGTAACATATCCTGAGCCACCAAAAACAAACACGCTTTCGCCTTTTGCCGATATGAAAGTCACACCACTTGAGCTTAATGTTTGTGAATTAAGTAAAGAGTTAATAGTTGTTCCCGATCCTGAATATGAATTGGCGTTAACAGCATCAATTCTCACAACAACATTTTCTAATGCTTGTCCTACTGGACCAACACCACCACCCATTATTGGCCTCCTTGGAGTCCGCCAACGACAGCATCACCAACAGGCGTAATACCAATTCCTGCATAACCATATCTTCTTCTTAGCGCATGCCACATAGAAGCCACTTCTCTATCTGTAAATACTTTTTTATGTATAGAAGCATAATATACTTTGCCATTAAAAAACTGGCCTACACCAGCGCCATAAGTACCAACAGTGTAATAAACTGGTGTACCTGTATCAGTAGCGACAACACCAGAGTTATTTAATTGACCATTTACATAAACTTTGGAATTATTAGATCCATCACATGTGTATGTAACATGCCATACTGTTCCAACACCAGCATAATTGTAAGTTACTAATGATGTTCCGCCAAACTTCCAAACAGCTCCTGTTGTTCCGTTGTAACCAATTTGCAATGCCCTGTTTACATTGTCAAATAAAGAAAATACATTTTGGGTGCCAGTAAGAGTATTTGGAGAAAAAATTACATTGACAGTAATTGGTCCTTGAATTAAAGCTGGACTAATCAAAGAAGAATTTACTGCATATTGCGTTGAGCCATTGAAAGCAAAATTAGAAGTTGCTCCTAAAGATGAGAATGTTGGAGTATTAGTCAAAGTTAAATTGTTAGCATCAACAACATCAAACCAGACAGTTCCAGTTCCATTATAAGAACGAATATTTGCTGCATCAACTGCCCAATGAAAATTTTCTTTTGGAATATTGGGGTTAAAATAGTGACCCATACTAATACTCCGTCACAAGTTTAGGAATATCTTTTCTTTCAGCCCAGATAGTATAAAAACAATGGATATTAGTTGCGCTACTATTGCCAACATAAACTTTATAATCTTCTATTTTTTCAACATATAAATGAGCAAATTTTCCTATTGGAGTAAGATTCACAGTAAATGTGTTAGGATCAACTAAACCAACCCAATAATCAGGTGTCTCTATGATATTATTGCCAATTAATATTCCTCTGACATAAACTCCATTTTCAGGGCCTTCTAATGAGCCATATCGGAGTTTCATGTCAGGCTTAGTAGGATGATCAATTACAAAGCTTTTATTGGTAGCTGATATTTCACCATTAATTTCAAGTTCAAATTGTGGGTTTGAAAGTCCAATACCAACCCTTGTAGTTGAACCATTTATTGTATTGATCCACAGTCCACCTGTATATCCTGTTCCAGAAGTTGAAAATATTGAAACAGTATTTGCTATACCACCTGTTGTAAATTCAAATCCACCAGCGCCAGCAAAAGATGAAGCATTGTTGTACTGAATTTGTCTTGTAGAACCACCAGGAGTACCGCCTCCACTTGTAGGAGCTGCTACCCAAGCCATTACACCTGTTGTACTTGCTGAAAGATATGAAGTTCCAGTACCAGAGGGGTATGCAGTTGGTAAAATATAAGTTGTAGTTGCTGTAACTGCGCCAGATGCTAAATTGGTTGAGAATGTGTAAGCAGGATTCCATAAATTGAGAGTTTTGCCAATATTGACACTTCCGCCAATACCTACACCACCAACTATTGTTAATGCACCAGTAGATGTGGTTCCAGACGCTGTAGCTGGTGTTATAGATACAGCAGTACCAGCAGCATTGATATTAATTGTATCAAATATTGTCCCGCCAGTACCAATTCTAATAGCATTAGCAGTAGTTGTACCTAAAACAAGATCTCCAGTAGTTGCAGTTAAATAAGTTGCATTAGCTGTATTGAAAGGCGATGTTGTAGTTGCCCAGCCACTGGAATTCATTCCCAAATTTGCATAATATGCTGCGTCAGAAGATAAATCATTATTTAAAACAAAGTCAGCGGAAGCAGACGAACCATTATTCGTATTTTGGACAATAAACTGATTAAAGCTATTGACACTTGATTGGAATGCTCCCAAAACATTTGTTGCTGCATAATTGAGAGCTCCTACAACTACGTTAGTCCCAACATTTAATGTACCAGCTACTCCTGCGCCACCTCTAACAACTAAAGCGCCAGTACCTGTACTTGTTGAAGTTGTCGTATTGAGAACTACAGTGGTGCCACCGATGAATGCATTACCGCCAATATTTGTGCCACCATATACAACAAACGCACCAGTTGAATTACCAGTTGAAGAGGTGGTGTTTGTTATCGTAGTAGTTCCGCCAATAAATGCATTTCCATTAATACCCACACCACCAGAAACAATTAAAGCTCCAGAAGTAGTGGATGTTGCTGTATTTGTAGCTGCAATTCTTGTTGTTCCGCCAGCACCTACAGTAAATCTCGATGTTCCATTTTCTTGAAAACTTAAGAAATCAGCTGTGTTTGCTGTTGCAGCACTAATTCCTAACCATGTACCATTAGGAGATCCATTAAAAAATCCAGCAGTAGACCCATCCCAAGCAGTTCCAAATCCAACTTGAATTACTGCACCGACATTGGTAGGAAATGGGTTACTCTGCAAAAACACAGAATGATCTAATCCTGCACCTGTTACAGGAGTATAAGTTTGAGTTAATTGGCTCCCTAAGAATATAGAGCCACCAATACCAACACCACCAGTAACAATCAATGCTCCTGAAGTGGTAGATGTAGCATTAGTAGTTGAGTAAATAGTAAAACCAGTTGAGGAAAATCTTGCTATTTGACTTGCAGCATTTATGGTAGAGGAAGTTGTACCAGAAGGAGAAACATAAAAGCTTATTCCTCTTGCAGCTCCTGTACCTGTTGATCTACCTGCTTGAATTTGAATTTCGCCAGCTTCAACATCAGTACCAGAAGCATCAACCCCTCTTAAATATGATGACCAAGCAGTGCCAGAAGTGGCATCACCTAAAATTATAATACTTTCAAGGTTTGAAGTACCAGTTGCAGCACCTTCAATTCTCAATCTTGTTCTGAGAGCATTAGGCAAATTAGCTGTAGCATTGCCTGATGTACTTGTTTGAAAAACTAAAGTTCCGCCAATACCTGACCCATTTGAGGTTGCTGTAGAAAGTGTGAATATAGCAGCTCTAACATTTCCACCACCACCATTAAGAACTGATCCTCTGATAGAAATATCAGCATTATTTGTGATGGTATCTTCACCTAAGTATAAGGTTCCACCACCAGTGCCAAATATAGATACGTTACCAGTTGTATTGTTTTGAAATAATCTGACTCTTGCGTTAACTTGGTTTGTTTGGATATATAAGTTACCAGCAGAGTTTACATTTAAGATCATTCTATTGGAGTTGACTGATCCAAAGAATGTAGCTGTAGAAGCACTTGCAGAAGCAGTGCCAAAATTATATTGAACTTGTCCAGTAGTTGTATTTGAAAAGTTTAAAGTTTGAGCTATTGATGATGTGTTGCCAATATCAAAAGAAGCAAGAGTGGTAGTTAATCCCAAGCCTCCTAAAGTAGCACCATCAACAACTAATACATTACTTGCAGCATCAAAAGAGAAATTACTATCGACAGAAACTGCTACACCCGAAATACCATTAGCTGTAGATGATGTATTAGTGAATAAAGGAAAAAATGTTCCAGTAGTTGCACTTACAATATTTATATTTTGTGCAGTAACACCAGATGCTGCTCCACTGGTTGTCATAGGAACCCATGTCAAAGTACCAGCAGTGTCAGATTGTAAAACAGAAGATCCTGTAGCTGGATAGGCGAGTGGCAATATATAATCCTGTGTACTCGCTAAAGAAGCAGAAGATCTAAAGCCTACAAAATATCTTGGGTCGTTTGGATTATAATAAAATAGTGTTCGTCCAATGCCAACATTGCCTGAGATTGCAATTCCGCCATTGACTTGCACTAAACCAGTAGTTAATGAAAAGGTGTTAGTACCTAAAGCAGAAGCATTATCGGAAATATTTGTGGTAGTGCCAAATATTTTCCATCTTAAAGAACCAGACCCTAACTCGTAAGCATTAGTGCCAGGAGTTAGGGTTCCAGTTGCTGCATCAGTAAATTTTACAAGAACTCCTGCTACAGATGCTGCAGGTGTAGATCCAGGTGAAAAGGCAGCACTATAGCCTGTAACATTAATTACATCTTGAGCATTACCACCGATAGAAATAGATTGAGGTGATCCAGTGCCATCATTCCAATATATCTGACCATTGGCTGGGTCAATAATGACATCTGTTGCCATCTAATATTATTCCTTCACTAAAATTGCACCAGTGGTTTCCATCAATAACTCTAATATTGCAATTCTTGTATCTTTACCACTTCGTCCTATTGCTGCAAAATCATCACCGTTAATTATAAATAAATTTCGGTCAAGAGTTTGCTCGTTGTAATCGAGGAAGTTGTATATGAATCTGATTCCAGCTTCAATATTTATATTTCCTTCCTCAATTACAAGCCAAGCTGCATTTTTATTTGTTGGCAAATAAATTCTGAATTTATGCATTATTGTTCTGTTTCTAATGGTGCATCCAATCTCGAACCATGTACTATATAGTCAACCTTGATATTCTTAATAGCTCTTGCTATAGCATTGCCATTAAGCTTAATTGTAAAGTATTCTGTTGACTTTTCAACGATATGAACACTATAGTTGCCCCATGGAGTAAGTTGGACTGAATAATCTGGGCAAACAAGCTTGCTCCAATATTCTGGGAGCATAACCTTTAATTCACCCTTACCTTCAACAGTACCTCTATGATATACGCCATGCTCTGGGCCTTCAAGAACACCATATACAAGTCTCATGCCTGGCTTAGTTGGGTGCTCAATATCAAAGCTTTTGGTTGTAGCTCTCAAGTTACCATTTGCATCAACAGAGAACTTGGATACAGATCCAGATGTTATACCTCTGATAAAGAAGTCTGTAGTTGAGTTGTCATCACCAGAAGTAGTTTTGATTGTCAAATATGTTCCTGCTGATAAATCAGCAGCTGCAGTAACAGTTGTATTGTTGATATTTGAAACTGTAAGAGTATCTGTACTTGGAACGTAAGATAATTGTGCATCAGTAGATACTGCAATACCAGAACCTGATGCTGTTGGTGACATAAGAAGGTAATGTGCACCAGCAGATGCAGCAGCTACAACATTCAAGTTAGCTGCACTTGTTGCTGTACCTACCAATGTTCCATAAATATTAGTAAATGTTGCAGCAGTTCCTGTAGCTAAACCACTGAACTGACCAGCAGTAAGTACATTAGTAGCTGCATCAAATGAAAGGTTAGCATCTACTCCAAGGGCTATACCATTTGCTGTAGCAGAAGATACAGACAAGGTTGGGTAGAAGGTACCAGTTGTTTGGTTAGTTACAAATACATTTTGTGCTGTTGTTGCAGTACCTGCCAATGGTCCGTAGAAAGATGTAGTAGCTGTGAACGCAGTACCTGTATGTAATCCACTAAATTGACCAGCTGTAAGAACGTTGGTTGCTGCATTATAGGAAATATCAGTACCATCAATAGATACAGCTACACCAGATGCAGTGGTAGATGCACTTGTAAACAACGGATAGAAAGTACCAGTGTTTGTAGTGACAATATTTACATTTTGGGATGTAGTAGCTGATCCTGCTAAACTTCCATTAAATGTTCCAAAGAAGTTAGTAGCAGTTGCTGCAGTAGCAGATAAGTTTCCAGAGAAAGTACCTGCAGTAAATGTATTGGTAGCAAAGTTGTAGGAAACATCAGTACCATCGATAGACACAGCAACACCAGAAGCTGTTGTTGATGCGCTTGTAAACAATGGGTAGAATGTACCAGTAGCAGCAGTTACTATATTTACATTTTGGGAAGTTGTAGAAGTACCAGTGACATTACCTGTGAGAGTGCCATAAATATTTGTAAACGTAGCTGCAGTACCAGTAGCTAATCCACTAAATTGTCCAGCTGTAAGTACGTTAGTAGCTGCATTGTAGGAAATATCAGTACCATCTATAGATACCGCAACGCCGGATGCAGTGGTTGAAGAACTTGTAAATAATGGATAGAATGTACCAGTGTTGGTAGTTACTATATTTACATTTTGTGAAGTGGTAGCTGTACCTGTCATGCTACCATTAAGTGTTCCGTAGAAGTTTGTAAATGTTGCAGCAGTACCAGATGCCAATCCGCTGAACTTGCCAGAAGTAAGAGTATTGGTAGCTGCATCCCATGTAAGTGTTGATTCAACACTTAATACAACACCATTGGTGGTTGAAGAAGTGTTGGTAAATACAGGGTAGTATGTACCTGTTGTTTGAGCTGTTACATAAGCATTTTGAGCTGTAGTTGCAGTTCCTGTCAAAGGACCATAGATATTAGTGAACGTAGCTGCAGTACCAGTATGAAGTCCACTGAACTGACCAGCTGTAAGAGTATTGGTGGCTGCGTTATAGGAAATATCAGTTCCATCTACAGAAACTGCTACACCAGATGCAGTAGTTGAAACACTTGCAAATAAAGGATAAAGTGTTCCAGTTGTAGTTGCTACGATATTAAGATTTTGAGCTGTTGTAGCTAAACCTGCAGTTGTAGCAGAAGCTGCATTTCCAACTAAAGGACCAAAGAAGTTAGTCGCAGTAACAGCAGTACCAGTTAAGTTGGCTTCTATTACACCAACAGAACCAGTGTATGTATTTGCAGCTGTCACATTTGCATTCGGAATGAATGTAAATCTACCAGAAGCATTAGATTGACCAAAGAATCCAGTGATTGCGGATCCTGAGAATCTTCTAAACTCAACACCTCTATCTACAGTATCTGTTACATTGGTATGAGTACCACCTGCACCAGAACCAAGTACTATAACAGGATCAGTTATGGTTTGAGTTGTTGAATCAATATATGTTGCAGTACCTTGGACATTTAAGTTAGCAGCAATAACGACAGTCCCACCACTTGCATTAAGAGTCAAGTTGCCTGAAGAAGTAGTTATTGTATTAGATGTTGCGCCTAATGTAAGACCATTAATTGTGGCCTGACCTGAACCTAATGAGAAAGTTCCATTGCCAGAAGGATTGTAAGTTATATTAGAGCTTGATGATAAAGCTACACCAGCTTGACCAGTTGATGTTGTAGGAGTGCTAAATATAACTGCATGAGTACTATTAGACGCTGCAGCTGCAACTAATGCACTTGCAGAAGTTGAAGCAATACCAGAGATAGTACCAGTGACAGTTCCAACAGTTAATACTCCAGTATTTGGGTTATAAGAGAAACCAGCGTTTGTAGATAACGCACTTCCTGATGTAGCTGAGTTTAAGGTAAATGGCACTAAATGGCTTGCATTTTGTGAAGTGGATTGTAAAGATAAATTAAGTGCAGTAGTAGCAGTACCAGTTACATTTCCTGTGAGAGTTCCATAAATATTTGTGAATGTTGCAGCAGAACCTGAATGCAAACCATCAAATTTGCCAGATGTTAAGGTATTTGTAGCAGCATCAAATGAAAGTTGAGCATCTACTCCAAGAGCAATTCCATTTGCTGTTGATGAAGATACAGAGAATGTTGGATAGAATGTTCCAGTAGTTTGTGCTGTAACATATACATTTTGTGATGTTGTAGCTGTACCTGTTACATTGCCTGTGAGAGTACCATAGAAGTTAGTAGCGGTTGCAGCTGTTGCTGACAAGTTTCCAGAGAAAGTACCAGCTGTAAGTGTATTTGTAGCAAAATTGTAAGATATATTTGTACTGTTGATCGATACTGCTACACCTGATGCAGTTGCTGAAGCACTTGTAAATAATGGATAGAATGTACCAGTTGCACCAGATACTACATTGACATTTTGAGCTGTTGTTGCTGTACCAGTAACGTTCCCTGTTAGTGTGCCAAAGAAGTTTGTAGCGGTAGCAGCAGTAGCAGATAAGTTTCCAGAGAAAGTACCAGCAGTAAATGTGTTAGTTGCAAAGTTATAAGAAACATCAGTACCATCGATAGATACTGCAACACCAGATGCAGTTGTGGATGCACTGGTAAATAAAGGATAGAATGTACCAGTAGCAGCAGTAACAATATTTACGTTTTGTGATGTTGTAGCCAAACCAGCAGTTGTAGCTATACCAGTCAATGCACCATAAATATTTGTAAATGTAGCAGCAGCTCCTGTAGCTAAGCCACTAAATTGACCTGCAGTAAGAACATTAGTGGCAGCATCAAAAGAAAGATTTGCGTCAACACCTAATGCTATGCCGTTAGCTGTGGCAGAAGAAACTGATAATGCAGGATAGAAGGTACCAGTAGTTTGGTTAGTTACAAAAACATTTTGTGCAGTTGTTGCGGTACCAGTTAATGGACCATAAATATTTGTAAATGTAGCAGCAGCACCAGTGTGAAGTCCACTGAATTGACCAGCAGTAAGTACATTAGTTGCAGCGTTATAGGAAATATCAGTACCATCTATAGAGACTGCTGCTCCCGAAGCAGTTGTCGAAGAACTTGTAAATAGTGGATAGAATGTGCCAGTATTAGTAGTGACAATATTTACATTTTGAGCTGTAGTAGCTAAACCAGCTACTGATGACACATCATCTGTGTAAGCAACTGTTTTTGCAGATCCAGCTCCAGTACCAACTCTAATTCTATTTTGAGTGGTATCGTAAGACATGGTACCTACATCAGTTGTTGATGCTACACCAGTGCTATTGAATCCAATAAAATCAGTATCAATTTTACCTAAAAATGGATCAATAAAGATTTTAGATGTGATACCAGTACCACCACCATACGTAGGTGTTGGTTTATATTGATTTGCTCCGTCGTATCCACCAAATGCTAATACAGATCTTGTTACACCTGATCCAGGGTTAGTGGCAAAGTTATAGATAGTAGCACGGATATTGTTATCAACACCAGTGGCATCTGGTGTATTGGGAGCAGACCAATAAAAGTTAATTTGAGATACAGAAGTTGCAGCAGTTCCAGTATAGCCTGGAATGATAACAATATCTTTATTACCACCTGCACCTGGGCCTGTACCGCCTCCAGACGGGGCTCCATAAGCAACAAAATCTCCAGAAGGTACTGGATCTGCTGATTGAGCAGCCACTTCTTCAGCAGTTAAATCTACTGCTTTTGATTGTTTTATCAATGAATTGATAACTTTATCTGCGAAATTTTCCGGTTCGTTTGCCATAACTTTGCCCCTAAACTACTTTTTAGATTGTATTAGTTCAATTTTTACGTCTTTTCTTTCTCCAACAATAAAATAATCGAACTCAATATATTGATTACTGAAAATTAACCCTCCAATCCTTTTCACTTTAAAACCATTTTTGTTACTTTGAGAAACGTAAAGGTGTGCATTGATTCTTGATGTGATTTGGATTGAATAATTGTCTTCGCATAGTGCAACGAAGTAATCAGGCATTAGAACTTCCACTTCTTTGTAGCCTGATGCTGTTCCCCTTTGATAAACTCCATGTTCTGGTCCTTCAAGGGATCCATGCTCCAGATATTTATTTTTTGGGTCTAATGGGTGATCAATCTTAAAGCTTTTAGTTACTGCTTTAATAGATCCATTTACATTAACGACAGATCCAACTTGATTTATAAGCGAATTAGTAAGTGCTGTTCCTGAAGCTGTCCAAACAGGTACATATCCTGAGGTACCTGTTCCTGTTACTGTTCCTGCTGTTACTCCTGTTGCTGCAAAAGTAACATCATTAGCAGATATAGTAATTTGCATTCCAGATCCAGCTGTAAATGTTCTATATGTAAGAGCTGTACCTGCTGAATTAGAGGATAAAAAAGCATTTCCGGTGGTTATAGATGTTAGTCCAGTTCCTCCTCCTGAAATGCTTAGGGTATTATAGGTTTTCCATGCAGTGCCGTCCCATCTCCAAGATTTACCATTAGCTGTGTAAATCTGATTTGTTACTGGGGATGTTGGGAAATTAAGTGCTGCCATAAAGAAACCTAAAGAATTTTTTCTTTTCTCTTATTTATTCGCTATTTGTGTTATAAAATATTTCTTCATGGAATGTAAAATGTCTTATATTCCATATCTAAATCTTGTAGCATTGAAATTTTGGAGAATTTCTTGTTGTGAAAGGGCACGATTGTAGATTGAGCAAGTGTATACGTTGCCATTAACACCTCTTGATCTACCGCCTTCACTACTTATTCTCAATGTAGATTTTGAAGGAATTGCAGCATTGTTTGCAGCTGTAGCTTTGAGCTGTCCGTTTAAATAAAGTTTGACTTCAGATGTGGTCCAAGTTGCAACCATATGAATGTCTTGTCCAGCGTATATTGATGATGCAGCATAGCTAATACCGCAATCAACCGAAGGACTTATACTTCCACCAAAAGCTTGAAATGTAAGTCCTCTATTTGCACCATCTAATCCTGTATATATAAGCAAAAAACCTCCGCCATATGCATTTCCACCATAACTGACAAAAACATAGTTGGCATTATTTGGGGCAGAATTAAATCTAACCCATCCACCAACAGTTCCTGCATTGCCATTTACTAAGGATGACTTACTATCAAGATCAAAATAATTAGTTCCATTTCCATCAAATGTAAAACCAATTCCAGCATTATTTATGTAATTTGGAGAATTAATTTTTTGTGCATGGTTTAAATTTGCAGAAAGGTCGTACCAAGTATTTCCAGATCCAGAATAACTTCTTTGATTAGCAGCATCTATATACAAAGCTAATCCATCTGATACAATGCTTGGGTTATATCCTACTGCCATTACAATCCAAATCTCTTTCTTGTAGTGTTATAATTTTGGAGGACTTCTGTGGATGATAAGGCTCTGTTGTAGTATTGTATTTTCGATATATTTCCACTCAAAAAACCACTTGAACTTTGATATCTACCTACATAATCATTTGATATTGGCGAATTAATATTGTAGTTTGACGGAAAGGATGTACTTGCTTGAAATATACTATTTCTGTAAAATGATAAGGAAGTATTTGATCTTATAGCAGTGAGATTTGTCCATTGATTCAAATTTATAATATCTAAAGTTTCAATAGTGTAAACAGTGCCAGCATTATTTTGAAAAACTAATCTGGCTTTTTGGTTACTATTTATATCAAAAAGCCATCCATCGTCAGTTGTGCCGTTTCTATTAGCTATAATAGCTGAATTGGCAGTAGGTGGATATGCATTCAATTTCAACCAAACTTCCATAGTAAAATCACCAGTTGAAAAATTATATGTAGAGAAATACATACCATCATTAGTGCCATCAAAAACAAAACTTCCACTATTTGAGCTTGTAAATCCAACCCCATTTATAAGAGATCCACCAATACCGCTAACCAACCCATTTACAGTAAGTCCAGATCCAGAGTAGCTCCTTGAATTGGATGCATCAAGATACAATACTAAACCATCGACAATTACAGCTGGAGAATGTGCAAGTCCCATAATTAAATGTTATACCGCTCACGTAAAGCATTAAAGTTTTGTTGAATTTCTTGGGCAGATAAAACTCGATTGTATAGTTTTAAAGAACCAATACTCATATTAGTAGCAATCGAGTTGGCATAATAACCCATTAACAAAGGATATGAGTCAGAATATGCAATTGAAATAGCTACGGAAGAACCACCTACAGATGCCCCATTGAGATAAAGTATTAAATTTGAACCATCATAAGCCCCAACTGCATAATTATAACTTGATGTATTTGAAAAAGCAGTTGACGCATTGTATTCTGTGCCACTTGAATTACTTATCCTGAAATGTAATTGTCCATTTTGTACTACTAAAGCGTAAGATGCAGCACCATTACCAACACCTTGCTTTCCAGCTATTACATTGACCGATGTTATTGCATTTATTTTAAATAAACATGCAAAAGTTAATTGTGTTGGTTTTACAGAAGAAGCAGTGCCTATACTAATATAATCATTAGTAGCATCGAAAAGAAACGTTCCACCATTTGTTCCAGTAAATCCAGTGCCATTAACCAGAGTTGCAGTATTTCCAAAACCACTCAAATCAAATGCTGTATTTCCAGAACCAGCATAAGAAAGATAATTTGCAGCGTCTAAATTAAGTACTAACCCATTAGTAACAATATTTTCTTCTGGTGAATATCTTTTTATGGAAGCATTATAATTTTGCAAAACTTCTGAAGCTGATAAAGCACGATTATAAATCTTTACTTCACCAATTGAGCCTTTTGCATTATATATATTGGTAAATGCAGAATATCTTCCTATCTGGTTCATTTGTAAGGTGTTAGAATATGATTGTGTGTTTGATGTAGAACCTATTCCATTTAGATATACTGACATATTGTTGCTGGCGTCTCTGGTCATCACTAAATTAGACCATTGGTTCAAATTCAATTGCGGAAATTGAAAATATTTTCCAGCAGCAGGATTTCCAGCGATTAGAATGCTTTTACCACTAAAATAATGAATAACCTCATTGTTTCCGTAGGTAACTCCAGGACCAGAAGCACTAAAAACAGGAGAATCATTAATTACATTCTTCACCCATACAGAAACAGTGACTGGAGATGTAAGATTGAACAAAGGAGTTGAAATATAGTCATCATTTCCATCTACATTTACTGCACCTTTTGAATAGTTCTGGTAAAATGCACCATTGGTAAAGAAACTTGTATTTCCATTGCCTGATAAATCATAAATTGTATTTCCTGAGCCTGGATACGATCTTGGGTTAGCTGGATCAATATGAAATGCCAGAGTATCAGAAATAGAATTGGGTCCAGCAGATATTCCCATTATCTAAACCTTGCTTTCATGGCATTATAATTTTGTGTGATTTCTGCTTGTGATAAAACTCTATTGTAAATTTTCAATGAAGCTATTCTCCCACTATAATGATATTGAGGAGATCCACCTGATTCTCTATATGCTCCTAAAAAATAACTTGAATTAGATGTATTGTTCACACCAGATGCTTCATTATTCAAGATTGCACTGTTATAATATGTAGCTCTTCTTCCTATACTATTATCAAAAACAGCAACATATTGATTCCAAGCTATATTTGTTGTTGGGGTAGCACTATCAGAGTCATTAGCCCAATGAGCCATCATAAAATTATTGTTATTTGCACGATGACCAAACCAGTAACTTTGATTCAAGCTATATGGGCCACCTCCTAACATAACTTCAAATGGACCAGCTGAATTCCTGTAAGATATAATTTCAACAGTAGAAGACAAAGTTGACTGTCCTATTGGTGGAGTAGAAGCAAAAGTCATATATTGACTTCCTGTAAAATTAAAATACCCACCACTTAAAGTAGAATAACCTACTCCTACAATAGTTCCACCAATAGCCCCGGAAATTAAATTGTACCAAGTATTTCCAGAGCCTGAATAGCTTCTTGAATTTGCTGCATCTAAATAAACAGCTAATCCATCAGTGACGATAACATTATTATAATCAATGCCCATTAAAGCCCATACCTTTTTTTAGTAGCATTGTAATTTTGTACTATTTCTGTAGCGGATAATACTCTGTTGTAAACTTGAACATTGGATATTCTTCCAGTAAAGTAATTTCCAGCACCGTAAGCACCAATCAATATTTCTTGATTGCCATTGAAAGTAGTTGTATTTGCACTTGAAGCATCTTCTCTTCCATTTAAGTAAAGCTTCCATCCAGTTGAACTACTATATGATATTGCGCCAAAATACCATGTATTCAAAGAAAGAATTGTACCTCCTGTTACAGTGGTCCATGCACCATTGTGACCGCCATACAATCTATTTGAAGCTGCTAACCAAAATGCATGTTCGCCTGAAACTCCACCACTAACAATATTATTGGCAGTAGAAAAACTTGTTACATAAAAATAAGCAATTTTAGTGTACGCTGTCTTTGATAAAATATTTGAGAGAGAATTTACATTTATATAATCATTTGTTCCATCTAACACAAAATAACCTAAATTTGAAGAAGAATATGTTGGCCCATTTGTTAGCGCAGATGTGTTTCCAGATCCACTCAAGTCATATACTGTTGTGCCAGATCCAGAATAGCTTCTTGTGTTTCCGGCATCAAGATATACTGACAATCCATCAGTCACAATTAAGGGAGAATGATCAAGTCCCATTATTTATATCTCCCTTTTGTGGCATTATAATTTTGAATAACTTCTGAGGCTGATAAAGCTTTGTTATATATTTGGACTTGAGGAATAAATCCATGCAATTCAAAACCTGACTGTTTAAATGTTCCAATTCTTAAGTCTTCATTGATACTTGGCATACTTGAAAGACCTGAGCCACTTACTGACATTGGAATATTTATTGAATTAACATAAACACTGCCAGATGAAGTGCCGTTTTTTATAAATACTATATTGAAAAAACCAGTAGTCAAATTGTATCCTAAAGTACTTGATACATTTTGATTTTGAATATATCCAGAATTTGAACCACGTCCTGCAGCAAAATATATTTGATTATCTCCAACTTCTAAAAACAAATCAAAGTAACCTATTGAAGGTCCTGCTGAAACCAACACTGGCTCACCTGCTGTTTGCGAAAGAAGCTTGACCCATAAATCTACAGTCCAATTATCATTACTTTTGAAATAATTGGTAAATCCACTTGGTACATTAATATAATCATTTGTACCATCAAGCGAAAAATACCCAGAGTTTGAAGTACTGAATCCTGTTCCATTTACTAAAGTGGCCCCAATACCTACCAAAGCATTAACAGTAATACCAGAACCAGAATAGCTTCTTGTATTTCCAGCATCTATATGAAATACTAATCCATCTACTACTTCAATAGGTCCAACATCAATGCCCATTAGAGACCATACCTCCTCTTTGTAGCATTGTAATTTTGCAATACTTCTTGAGCTGTTAACGCACGATTGTACATCTGTATTATTGATCTTTGACCTACAGAATATAAATTAGTGTAAAATAGTGCAGATCTTAAATAAGCTGTGTTATCTGTTCTTATTGTTGTGTATGCACTTGTTGCAGAATTTTCTAATATACCATTAAGATAAATTGAGGAGACACCATTATTAAAAGTACCACAAACATGATACCAAATATTTGTAGTGTAAGTTGTATTTGTTGTAACAATATCGCTAACAGCATTATTTGGAGACAGCGAATCATCAAAATCAACACCTAAGACAAATGTTCTTGTTTCATCTTGTGTATTTAATATAAATTCATTGAATTGATCAGAACCAATATTCCATTTTCCAATTATAGTCCCAGCATAAAAAGGATTTGGCAATGAAGTGAATCTTACCCATCCCAATACTGTAAAACTCGATCTGTTATATGAAAATGTATTTGGTGACGTGGTGATATCAACGTATTCGTCAGTTCCATTAAATGAAAAATTACTTGCTGCGCCTGACGAGTTAAATGTCGGAGTATTAACTAAATATCCATGATTATTATTTCCACTTATATCATACCAAGTGTTGCCAGAGCCACTATAAGCTCTGGACACTGAAGCATCAAGATGAATTATCAATGAATCCTTTATAATTCTTGGTCCAGATTTTACGCCCATTATTGATACCTCTTTTTAGTGGCATTATAATTTTGTAAAACTTCTTGAGATGACAAAGCTCTGTTGTATCCTAAAAAACTGCCTAAATAAGCTTGAGTGTTTCTTAAAGTTGAAAGAATAGCCATAAGTTGAGCAGAACCAGCGCTTATACTGTTGCTTGTGGAAAATCTTCTATCAAGAGCTCCATCAATGTAAATAGTACTTGCTATACCACTTACATTAATAAAAACAACATTAGACCAAGTACTTTGCGCTACAGATGCACCAGTGACGTTAGTAGCACCATTCCATATATTATATTTGGTGCTTATCATACTCAAGCCAACAACATCGCCAGATGTAGATAATAATTGTTTTTCAGAGACAGGAACTGTATGGTTATAGATCCAGAATGAAAAACTCCAATTTGTAAGTGCTGGTAGAGTGAGTTGAGCATAATCATTAGTACCATCAAAAGAAAAATAACCAGCATTATTTGATGAGTATGTGGGGCCATTAACAAGAGTACATCCAAAACCTGAAAACAAATTGTTGATAGTTACACCACTACCGCTATAACTTCTTGTATTAGCAGCATCATAGTAAAGAAACATTCCATTTGTTACTATTCTTGGATGATGTTTGAGGCCCATTAAATGTACCTCTTCTTTGTGGCATTATAATTTTGCAATACTTCTTGAGCTGTCAATGCACGATTGTAAAGATGAAGAAGTGATACTCTTCCTATATGATATAGTGGTGATGATATTTGAAATCTACCAATGAAAGCTTGAGATGGGGTAGGCATAGTGCGTGTTTTTGATGTTCCAGAAACATTTAAGACACCATCTAAATACAATTCCATGACACCAGTCGTTGCATTTTTTATAAATGCCCAATGATGCCAACCCTGCCATTGAGTATTTGTCAAAGTTGCAGTATTTATTCTGTCATATGTTCCGGCAGAAAATCCAGCATCCCAATAAACTACATTGTCGTTCCAAGGCAGGTGTATGTTAATTGTTCTAAATTCATCAGCTGAATGCGCTGAAAACACTGAAGAAGTTTGCGCTGTAGTTCCAAAATTCCATAAGCAAACTGAAACTTCATTACCTGAAGGAATATAACTCACTGGAATTTGGATATAGTCATTTGTACCATCAAAAATAAAACTTCCATTGTTTGCACTACTGAATCCAACTCCATTTACTAAAGTTCCACCAATTCCACTTAATTTGAGTTCATAAGCAGTAATTCCAGACCCACTATAACTTCTGGAGTTTGCAGCATCAATATAATATACTAATCCATTTCTCACAATACTTGGATTATATTTCGTTCCCATTATCTGCCAATTTCCGTGATTTTCATTACAGTGGTTGTATCTTTGTAAACTGTTGCATTATCGTCAGAAGTGCCTCTTCTGACAGTTACTGAAATTGTTTTGGCAGTAGTATTGGAATTCGTGTATCTTGCCATCAATGGGAATAAGGTGCCAGATCTTGTGCCACCACCAGCACCATTGATCCAAACTTGAACATTGTAACTTTGTTCTGCTCCATCAACAGCTATTCTTGAAACAAAATCGTCTGCTGCTGCACCAGCTACAGAATATCTTGTTGTAAATTCGATCACTAAATATGAGTTTGAAGAAACTGGTGTATACGAATATGATGCAACATCAGTATCAGATGTGGTACTAATTGTTGTTGTACTACCTCCTGTCAGGTCAGCGCCTACAAGCACTGTCATTTTGATAATTTCACCAGGAGCCCAAGCAGTTTGAGTTACAACACCAGTTCTGTCAATGCTCCAAAGTTCAGATCCACCAGATTCATTTAAGTCTTTGACAATTCTATATCTTGTTGACCCAATACCAGTTGCGAATACATCAGTACCAAAGTTAGTATTATTTCTGTAATAATACAAAACACCAGGAGTGTCATTTGCGTTATTATCGAGAAGAATATCGCCTTGAGCCTGACCTGATTTAGCAAAATTATTTCCACCAGAATAGAAATAATTTGCATTTGATATGCTTCCACCAACAAATAATGTTTGAGCAATACCAGCACCACCAGATACAACCAAAGCACCTGAAGCAATTGAAGTTGAAGCAGTTGTATTTGTAATTGAAGTAGTACCACCAATGAATGCGTTTCCAGTGATACCCAAACCACCCTTGACTTGCAATGCACCAGAAGTTGTTGATGTAGAGTTTGTGCCATAGTTTACGGTTGCAGCTGTTGCACCAAAAACTACAGCATCAGAAGTACCATTATTATAGAAAAATCTGATTGGATTAGTTGTAAGAGTTCCGATAGCAAGATCACCAGAGTTGGATGCTAAATAAACCGCATTTGCTGTATTGTAAGCAGATGTTGTAGCAGCCCAGCCAGAAGAGTTCATGCCAAAGTCGCCAAAGAAAGTGGTATCTGTTGTGCTATCATTACTTACAATATAGTCAGATGATGCATTATTACCAGCATTATGATTATGAACTATAACTTGAGTGTATGAATTAGAATTGCCAGCAAAATATGCAACATTGCCAGGCGCATTATAGTCAAGAGTTCCACCTACACCAATCTGACCACCAATATAAACACTTCCACCAATGCCAACTCCACCAGCAACAACTAATGCACCAGAAGTAGTAGATCCATATCCAGGCAATGTTGTATTTGTAATATTAACAGTTCCACCAATAAAGGCATTACCAGTAAATCCAACACCACCAGCAACAGTTAATGTTCCTGTAGTTGTAGAAGAACTATTCAATCCATTTGTGATTGAAGATGTACCACTAAAATTAAACGTACCAGCAGTGGCAGCACCTGTATTATCAATCCTGAACCTTGAGATTGCGTTGACTTGAAGATTCATTAAATCTCCAGCAAATCCAGTAGGAGCATTTACTGCAATATAAGTACCATTCACACTTCCATTGAATGAGCCTACAGTTGCTTCAAGTTTCAACACAGCATCTGTTGACGAAGGTGTATTGCCTCCGGGGAAACCTGAAACTCTTAATCCAAGTAAGTTTGTATCAAAGAATAAACTATTTGTACCAGCAAAACCACTTCCAGATTTAAATTGGACTGTTCCATCAGCTGTTCCAGAAGCAGTATAACCAACAGCAGTAAGTGATGCCCAACTCAATACACCAGCAGAAGAAGAAATTAATACTGAAGATCCTGTTGCGGGAGATGTAGCTGGTAAAGTATAAACTGTATTACCAGATGCAGATGAAACAAAAGCAGTATAATTCGCACCGTTGAACATTTGTAATCTGCCACCAACTGAAGCAGACTGTCCAATACCTACACCTCCCGAAACTACTAATGCGCCGGAGCCAGTATTTATAGAAGCTGATGTGCTTGTTACAGAAGTAGTACCGCCTATAAAAGCGTTGCCAGTAATTCCAATTCCACCTCTGACAACTAAAGATCCAGAACCAGTAGAAGTGCTGTTCGCTCCATTTACAATAGTGGTAGTGCCGCCTATAAAAGCATTTCCAGTGAATCCTAAACCGCCAGCAATAACAAGAGAACCAGTAGATGTAGAAGATGAGTTTATTGACCCATTACCAATTTGTGTATATCCACCAAATTCATTGATATTTACAGTTTGACCAGCAGAAGCAGAAATTATAGGTAAACCAGATATATCACTGACAGAGAAAATTTCACCAGAAGATAAATTGCTATCAATAGAAAATACTGATCCTTGTGAACCTTCCCAGTTGAGTGAATTGTCAGTTAGGACAGTCATAGTGATTGGAGCACTTGAAGTATTTCCAATAAATGACATGGATGGGTTTGATGTGATACCAGTAAATCCAAGTGACGCTGTAGCAAAAGTTAATTGACCAGTTACACCAAGACCTCCTCTTACTACCAATGCTCCAGTTGTTGTATTTGTAGAAGCAGTACCAGAAGTAATTGCTAAACCAGAAACATTTAATGTTTCAGTAGAAGGGTTAAAAGTTATAGTTGTATCACTTGAAACAGCAGAACCAGCAGATAAAGAAGATGGTGTAAATAGAATTGGATGGAAAACATTAACATTTCCAGCAGTATTAATAGCAATATTTTGAGCAGTATTTCCAGAAGAACTACTCGTCATAGCAACCCAACTTAATACACCAGCAGAAGTTGACTGTAATACTGAAGTACCTGTAGCTGGGGAAGTTGCAGGTAAAGTATATACAGTATTGCCAGATGCAGATGAAACAAATGCTGTGTAATTTGCTCCATTAAACATCTGTAATCTACCACCGACAGATACAGATTGCCCTATGCCAACACCACCTGTAACAACTAATGCACCAGTGGAAGTTGATGTAGAAGCGGTAGAAACAGTTATTGCTACACCAGATACTGACAACAAGTCTGTTGACGGATTGTATACGAGTGTGCTGTTTGAAGATACTGCTAAACCAGATGCTGAACCTGAAGTTGGAGTAAATAAAACTGGATGACTTGCATTAGATGAAGCTAAAACAACATTGATATTTGTTGCTGTTGTAGCAAATCCAGCAGTTGTAGCAAGTCCTGCGGTCGTGGCTAACCCAGCAGTTGTTGCAAAACCAGCTGATGTTGCAGTTCCTGTTAAAGAACCAGTAATAACTCCTGAATTTATTATTACTCCTGATATATTAGTAGCAGAAGTAACAAATAAACTACCTCCAATACCAACACCACCTGCCACTGTCAAAGATCCAGTAGAAGTAGATGAAGAACCTGCTGTAGGAACAATATTAATGTTATTAGTGGTAACTTGAATTTTATTTGAATTACTGATATTAAAATAAACTCCACCAGTACCATTAAAGTTAACTGAAGTACCATCAGTAATCATTGTGTAGTTTGTTGCGCTTGGAGTTACACCCGCAGAGTAAATTGCACCATAATTGCCCCCAACTAATTTTTGCAACAACAATCCAGAAGCGCCAGAGTTTACACCTATAGTGTTTCCTACAAAAAGTGTGCCACCAATTCCAACGCCACCTGAAACAATAAGCGAACCAGTTGAAGAAGAAGTAGAAGAAGTTCCTGATGTTACTGCTAATCCAGATACTGACAATATGTCCGTAGATGGATTGTAAACTAAAGCTGATTCTGATGATAATGCTACTCCAGATCCAGTTGCTGTTGGACTAAAAATTAAAAAATGACTTGCATTTGTTGAAGCAGAATTAACATTTACATTTGCTGCAGTATTACCTGATGCACCACCTGTAGCAGTCATAGCTACCCATGACAAAGTTCCTGTTGTGTCTGATTGCAAAACAGAAGTACCTGTAGCTGGGGTTGTTGCTGGTAAAGTATAAACTGTATTTCCTGATGCAGATGAAACGAAAGCTGTATAGTTAGAACCATTGAACAACTGCAATCTTCCACCAATAGAAATAGATTGGCCTATGCCAACTCCACCAGTAACTACTAATGCACCAGTAGATGTATTTGTTGAGGCAGTAGAACCTGATACACTTGCTGTAGATGTGTTGACAGTTGTGGCTGACAGTGTAGAAAGTGAAACAGTATTTGATGATGGATTGAACGTAAGTCCTGTATCAGAAGAAACAGCAACGCCACTTCCACCATTTGCTGGAGAAAACAAAACATAGTGTGTAGCATTTGAAGCTGCTGAAACTGTATTTAAATTTATTGCAGTAGTAGCAGTACCAGTCAAATCTCCAACAATTGAAGAAGTAAATGTTTTTGCGCCAGATATTGTTTGAACGCCAGTAGAAATTAAACCAGTGGAACCAGAACCAGCAATTGGGATATTAAATGTATGAGTGTTACCAGCAGAAGAAATATTAAATAAAGAACCAGAAACACCAACAGAAAAATCTTGGGCAGAATTTGTTAGACTATTTAATGATGTCAATGCACTTCCAGAATTTACTGTAACTATACTCTGTGTAGCAAAGCGCCATTTTGAGCCATCATACCTAAATGTTTTACCATTCAAGGTATAGTAGTCATTTACTTGTGGATTTAAGGGAAAATTTAAGTCTGCCATTTTTTCTCTCTATTTATAATACTTTTGTCACTGTGTATATGACACTTGGGGTTCCTGGTCTTGTTGGTCCAGTTGTTGCTCCAGTACCTTCTAATGTGAAATTACTGTCTGGACTATTCATCATAATTTCAAAATATTGTCCTGAATTAAAAGAAGAAACAAAATTCAATGCTAAAATGTGCTGATTATCTTTGCCTTGAATTGTTTGTTTACTATTTGACCAAGGAATATCAGCTCCATTAATTCTAAACCAAAAATCAGCTACTGCTGGCTGGGTTCCAGATGATAAATTCATCTGAAAAGAAAACTGAATATTATAAACACCTGTTGAATTTATTTGTATCCTTGAAGATGTTCCAGCTCCACCATATATTTGAATATTAGCAGCTTCGTATGTATTATTGACAGTTATAGGGGTTATAGTATTGGCACCATGAACAGTTTGGGTTTGTGTACTATAAAATGTTCCATAATTAGTGGAAATTGGAAAAGCTATAGACAAATCAGTCCAACCTAATCCAGAAGAAGCTGTGGGAGAATAACTTAGTACTTGATGAGATGCTCCAATTCCAACTTTGATAAATGTGGAACCTGCCCCTACTAATAAATCACCTTTTGTATATGTTGTATATCCTGTTCCGCCATATCTTCCAGCGACAGTATTTCCAGCCCATGTACCACCTATGACAGATGAACCTACTGAGAGATTGCCTCCCATATAAATATTGCCGCTAACTCCAATACCACCACGAGCTACAATTGAGCCTGTGTTTGTATTAATTGATTGAATAACACCAAAGGTTTCAATATAGTCAGCGCTAACACCAATTCCTACAGGTAACCTAAAGTTTCTAATAACTGCCATTTTATAGTCTCACTGCTGTTCCGTATATTTTGAAAGTTGTATTGGAGTAAACTGGATTTGCCAAAAGCCTCATATATCCTCCTGATAAATCCACATCGTAAGTGGCCAAGACTAAGTTATTGAGAGATAATAATTGGGCATATTGGGTCAAATAAGCATCTGTACCATCTTGAAGAACTAAAGCTTCTTGAACTTGATAATCTGATCCATGGGTAGTTTGAATCATATATTTGACTGATCTATAAATAGATGCGTCTAATTGATAGATAACTTGACTTACTCCTGTTCCAGACAATGTCACACTGGATCCAACAACATCATAAGTTCCATTGATTACAAGAGAAGCAGTATGAAGTTGTCCTTGAATACCAACTCCACCATCTACAATTAAAGCACCTGTGGAAACATTTGTAGAACCAACAGTTGATGTAATATGAACTGGTTGTGACAAATCAATTCCTGATCCGCCAGCTATTTCTACCCATTGACTGGTATCACCATCATTGTAATAGAAATTTAAACTTCCATCAGTAGCATTCCACCAAAGATCAGAATCGTGTGTGGTAGATGGAGGATTAGTTCCTACTCCAACAGCTGAAACCCAAGTCCAACCAACACCTGCAGGATACATAGGATTGGAAGATAACACATAATTGGTTGAACCTGATCCAACCTTGATAAATGTACTTCCTGCTCCAACAAGTATGTCACCAGTAGTATAAGTGGTATACCCAGTGCCTCCATATCTTGCTGTTATTGTAGATCCAGCCCATGTACCAGAAGTGATGACACTATTGTTTAATACAACTCCAGATATTGATGCAGCATAAGAAGAAGAAGTGTATATACTTCCACCAATACCAACACCACCTGAAACTACTAATGCACCAGTAGATGTTGAAGTTGAACCTGTTGTGTAAAGAATTGAAATTCCAGTGCCAACATTTGTAAAGTTTGTTGAACCTGTAATTGCTATACCAGTAGCATTGTAATAAGGTATATTGTAAATGTTACCAGAACCTACATTGCCTGTGAAAGCTCCAGCAACTTCAACCCATTGCGAAGTGTCTCCATCATTATAATAGACGCTTAAACTACCATCTGATGTGTCGTACCAGAAATCACCAGTAAGCGGATTAGATGGTGCAACAGAAGTAGTTGCTGTTGCAGAACTTGCAGTTCTCCATGTTAGACCGGAACCAGAAGCAGAATTAGCTGCAAGAACATAATTGTTAGTGCCAACTGCAAACTTGACAAATGTTCCACCTGCACCTACTAAAATGTCACCTTTTGTATATGTGGTATAACCTGTTCCACCATAAAGTCCAGTTATTGTACTTCCAGCCCATGAACCAGAAGTTATTACACCATTATTTAGGACTACACCTGATATAGAATCTGCGAATGAAGAAGAAGTGTATAAACTTCCTCCTATTCCTACACCACCTGTGACAATTAAGGCACCAGTAGAATAACTTGTAGATGAAGTAGATGATGTGACTGCTAAACCAGAAACTGAAAGTATGCCAGTGGATGGATTGATTACAAAAGATGCAATTGTAGAGAGACCTAAACCTGAGCCACTTGCACTATTAACTACTGTAATAGAGAAAGAAGAATTGGTTGTGGTAGGTGATACTGCAACAGAAGATGCAGCAGACGGAGGAACTGCTTGCCAAGATGGTATTGTGCCAGATCCATTTGATGTCAATACATAGTTGGAAGAGCCAGCATTTAATTTGATGAAGGTTCCGCCAGCTCCAACAAGAATATCACCAGCAGTATAGTTAGTGTATCCAGTACCGCCATAAAGGCCAGTAATTGTACTTCCTGCCCATGTACCAGTAGTAATTGTCCCAACAGCAGTAAGTGAAGAATTAGTGACCCCAGTACCTAATGAAGTTGCAGATAAAACTGAAGTACCATTAATTCTGTATACATATCCAGAAGAAAGATTTGTATCTCCAACAACATGTAACTTGTATGATGGATTTGAAATTCCAATACCAATATTTCCAGCAAACTCTCCCATGGCAACAGTACCATCGGCGTTTGCTCTGATTAATGGTAAACCAGATATATCGTTTACAGCAAATATCCAACCTGTAGAAAGGTTGTTATTTATAGAAAATAACTGACCTGAACTACCATCAAATGAAAGTGAGTTATCAGTAAGAACAGATAAAGTTATTGGAGAGTTTGTTGTTCCAATAAACGCCATCGAAGGAATGACAGTAGTTCCAGCAGATCCTAATGTTGCTTGGCTAAAATACAATCTTCCAGTAGTTGAATTTCCTACATTAAGATCAGTAGCAGTGTAAATTGTTCCGCCAATACCAACTCCGCCAGTTACTATCAGAGCGCCAGTAGAAGAGTTAGTTGAAGCTGTGGATGCTGTGACTGCTAAACCAGAAACTGAAAGAATATCAGTAGAAGGATTGAAGTTTAATGTTGTTCTTGAAGAAACTGCAACACCTGAACCTGAACCACTTGCTGGAGTAAATACTAATTGATGAGCAGAGTTTGTATTTGCTGCAACTATATTTATGTTTTGCGCTGTAGATGCACTTCCAACTACACCTACCCAAGATAAAGCACCAGAAGAATCAGATTGCAATACTGATGTGCCTGATCCTGGGAATGCAATAGGTAAAGTGTAAGTGGTGTTAGATGCATTTGATCCAGCTTTAAAACCTGTGTAGAATGTATTTCCAGAGTTGTTAAATCTAACTTCTTTAGCTGATCTTATTTCAAGATTATCAGAGAATGAGCCGCCTCCTGTTGGTGAAACATAGAAGTTTGTTACACCTGTGGAAGCTTGAGTTTCTATTATATTGCCAGATTGTGATGCTACTGCTTTTACTAATAAACCTGTTGCAGTGGTGGCAGAACCAACTGTAATCTTTGTGTTACCGAATGGACCAACTGAAAATCTCTCTGTGCCTTCAACTTTACCTAAAATGATATTTCCTACGTAGGTATTTGCCGTACCAGAAATATCCAAGGTAATTAAATCCATGGTATTCCAACCAGTATGCAATGCGTTTGGATTATTAGGATTAATTACAAGGTTTCCATAACCTTTAAAATATGTTCTTTCACTACCTGAAGGAGAAACAATTCCAAATACTCTGTTCGCTCCACCAGTATCCCAGCCAGTTGCAACAACACCAACACCTGTTACAGATGTTGTGCCACTATTGGTAAATTGTAGTTGGCCAGATGCTTGTGTAATACTTGCATTTGCCGTAACCCAAAAAATAGATGAATATTGCCAAGTAGTAAGATTCCAGTTTACTCTTCCATCAGAAACATCAAATATATTTTGCTGGACTTTATTGTTCCAGATACCATCCATGCCAGTAAGTCTGACACGTCCATTTGCATCTACAGCGAATTGGGTGCTACCAGTAGAGCTGTAATAAGTAATAGCATCAGATGTTTGAGAACCATTTCCTCTCAAAATGATGCCAGATGTAGTAGTAGATGGAACTTGAATGTTTAATGCGGCATTTAGTAAATTGGTGCCTATTCCAACTCGTCCACTAATATTTACTGATTGACCAATACCAACTCCGCCAGTAACAATCAAAGCGCCAGTTGAAGAGTTTGTAGAGGCGGTTGTTGATGTAACAGCTAAACCAGATACCGAAAGAATATCAGTAGAAGGGTTGTAAACAAATGAAGATTCTGTTGAAACAGCTACTCCCGATGCAGATCCAGCTGTAGGAGTGAATAATATAGGATGACTTGCGTTTGTACCAGCTAAAACAACATTCAAACTTGTTGAAGTTGTAGCAGAACCAACAAAAGTACCATAGAAATTTGTTGCTGTAGCTGCTGTGGCTGAAAGATTTCCTGAGAATGTACCAGCAGTCAATGTGTCTGTTGCAGAATTCCATGATAATCCACTGTCAACAGAAATAGCCACACCAGATGCAGTAGTGGAAATATTACTAAATAATGGGTAGAATGTTCCAGTAGTTGCAGAAACTATATTTACATTTTGTGAAGTTGTTGATGTACCAGTGACATTTCCAGTAAGCGTTCCATAGAAATTTGTAAATGTTGCAGCACTACCAGATGCTAAACCACTAAACTTTCCAGCTGTAAGAGTATTTGTAGCAGCATCGTAAGAAATATCTGTACCGTCAACAGAAACAGCAACACCAGAAGCTGTAGTAGAAACACTTGTAAATAATGGGTAAAGTGTTCCTGTTGCTGTAGTTGTAATGTTGAGGTTTTGAGCAGTGGTAGCAAGTCCAGCAGTCGTAGCACTTGCAGAATTTCCAACAAATGTTCCATAAAAATTAGTGGCTGTTATTGCAGAGCCAGTTATATTAGCTTCAATGACACCAATAGAGCCAGTGTATGTATTGTTAGCTGTTACATTTGCATTTGGTATGAAAGTAAATCTACCTGAAGCATTTGATAGACCAAAGAAACCAGTGATAGCAGAACCTGAGAATCTTCTGTATTCAATTCCTCTATCTTGTGTGTCAGTTACATTTGTATGTGTTCCGCCTGCTCCAGAGCCAAGAACTACAACTGGGTCTGTAATTGTTTGAGTAGTAGAATCAATATAAGTTGCTGTACCTTGGACATTTAGATTTCCAGCGACAAGAACAGTACCACCACCAGCATTAAGTGTAAGATTTCCTGAAGTTGTTGTTATGGTATTAGAACTTGTGCCCAACAACAAACCATTTATGATAGCTGATCCATTACCTAAACCTAATTGACCAATAGATGGATTGAATGTGATGCCAGCTCCACTTGATAAAGCTACACCTGAACCGCCATTTACTGGTGAGAATAACAAGTAATGTGAAGCATTTGTACCTGTTGCAGAAACAGTGTTTACGTTAGTTGCTGTTGTAGCAACACCAGTTAATGTTCCATAAATATTAGTAAATGTTGCTGCTGTACCAGATGCTAAACCACTAAATTTACCAGCAGATAATGTATCTGTAGCAGCATTATAAGATATTGCTGAGTCAACAGATACTCCAACTCCAGAAGCAGTTGTAGAGACATTTGAAAATAAAGGATAAAGAGTTCCAGTGGTTGTTGCAACTATATTTATGTTTGCAGCTGTTGTGGCATTTCCCGATACAAATAATGCTGGACTGCTATAATATGGAGTTGCTCCAGCTCCAGCAGAAATAAGAATAGATCCAGCAGTTCCAGCAGCTAATCTACCAATAGTTGCTGAACCAGAAGCATAAAGAATATCACCAACTGTGTAAGATGTAAGACCAGTGCCACCATAAGGAACTGATATTGCTGTTCCTGACCAAGCTCCTGATGTAATATTTCCAGAGTTTACAGTGAGTCCTAAAACTTGTGTAGATGATAAAACCGAAGTACCATTAATTCTGTAAACATAACCAGATGAAAGATTAGTATCACCTACAACATGAAGTTTGTATGATGGATTTGAAAGACCAATGCCAACATTTGCAGCAAACTCAGCCATAGCAATAGTGCCATCTGCATTTGCTCTAAGTATTGGAAGACCTGAAATATCTCCAACATTGAAAATCCAACCTGATGAAAGATTGTTATTGATTCCAAATAGTTTTCCTGAGCTGCCTTCCCAGAGAAGAGATCCATCAGAAAGAACAGTCATTGTTATAGGAGCTGTATTGGTGCTTCCTATAAATGCCATTACAGGGTTTGTTGCAATCCCTGTATATCCCATGGCAGCTTGATTGAATGAAAGCTGGCCAGATATTCCAACTCCACCATTTACAGTCAAAGCTCCATTTGCCATGTAGGTTGAAGCTGTCGATGATGTTATAACTACATCGCCTGTAAATGTTTTGGCTCCTGCAAATGTTTGAGCAAGAGTAGAAACTAATCCAGTAGTACCAGTACCAGCTATCGGTATATTAAATGTATGTGTAGATCCAGAAGATGAAATATTAAATGTGGATCCAGATGTGCCTGTTGAGAAATATTGTTGAGTTGCTGTAAGAGAATTAAGAGTTGTAATACCAGTAGCAGCAGTAGGAGACCAAGTCAAACCTGTTGCAGATGAAGATGATGCTGTTAAAACATAGGTATCAGTTCCAACACCTAACTTAATAAATGTTCCACCTGCGCCAACTAAAATATCACCCTTGGTGTATGTTGTGTATCCTGTACCACCATAAAATCCTGTGATTGTACTACCGGCCCATGAACCAGTATAACTTACAGCTGCCAATCTACCTGATGCTGGATTATAATAAAGGTTACTACTGTATGATAACGCTGTACCACTTATAAGACCAATACTTAAATCTACAGCCTGTCCAGTGATTGATGATAAAACTCCTTGAGCTGTAGCAGCTGTTGTGGCAAATCCAGCAGTCGTTGCAGTACCAGAAAGATCTCCTAAAATTGGAGAAGTAAATGTTTTTTGACCAGCAAAAGTCTGAGAACCTGTCGAAACTAAACCTGTTGCACCTGATCCAGCAATTGGAATATTGAATGTATGAGTAGATCCAGATGAAGATATATTAAATAAACTTCCACTTGTACCTACTGCAAAAAATTGGGTAGTTGCAGAAAGTCCATTGAGAACAGAAATGCCAGAACCAGATCCAGAGTTAACAACCCATTTCAAACCAGATGCTGTGGTTGAGTCAGCTGAAAGAACATAATTATCAGAACCAACATTTAATTTAATAAATGTTCCACCAGCACCAACTAAAAGGTCACCCTTTGTGTATGTTGTATATCCAGAACCACCATAATACGCTGGAATTATGCCTTTTTGACCAACATATCTCCATCCGACAATCTTATATGGTCCTGATGTAGAAACTGGATTGCCATTTGATAAAGTGGCATTATTGAACATAAGAATGCCAGTTTGATAGTCAAATAACCAGTTAGAAGCATCTGATTTTGTAATTAAGTTATTAGAAGCATCATAAAGCTTAATTTCATAACCAGCGCCAGATACAGTGCCAAAAGCATCATATTTATCTGAAACCCAATTAAATAATCTTTGTGATTCAGATCCAGCAGAACCATCATTTGCTGTAGTGGTATTTCCATAACCAGATGAAGCAAACCAAGTTAAGTTTCCAGGTACAGATGTATCAACTACTAATGTTTGCCCAAATGCAGCAGTCGGACCATAATAATACAAAACACCATTCAAACCAGTAGCTGTGTTGCCTGTTCCTGGTATTAATTCTGTTTTTATATCTGGTAAATATAGTTCAAGAGTAGACGCACCTTTTTCTTCAGGTAAACCTTTGCCAGTGCTTGTGGTTACTCTTTTATTAGATAGCTTTTTGAAACTTAAATCTTGTTGTGACCAGGACATATTATGAACTCGTTATACTTGTCATTGAATAGGTGTTATTTTTATAAATAACAATTGCACGATATCTGCCAGAATTTCCAGCTCCACTTACACCAGTGCTATAAACTCCAAAGGACCATGAGACACCACTTCCTGATGTCGCTACCTTTGCAGAAATAGCTTGAGCTCTTGAAGAACCGTCATTTGCATTAGATCCTTGCAAAACTCCTAAATCAAAATATTTGTTGTCGCTTTCTAAATAAAGAAGTAAATTCACACTTCCTGTGCCATACGCTGAAATATTAGAAGCCGTAAAACCACCTAAAGAAAGCTGTCCAGTACTTGCAGATGTTTTGTAAAAATATCTTTGGTATTCTTGATCACCTGTAAATGTGTGTGTTCCACCATATTCAGTATCATAATCTGCAGCAAGAGGATAACTTAATGTTCCAGATCTGACCTGCAAATTCCCGTTTGCCATATCAATATTTGATGTAAATGCGATACCTGTGCCAATTACAAGTCTTCTTGCTTCGTCTTGGAATCCTTCAAATGTGTCAGTGGAAGTTGTAGTATATGTATTAATTGCTCTACCTATAATTGCATTTGATGCAGCAGTTGTGCCATGCGCTTTGTATATTGTTGCTGTAATATATTTGTTGAATGAAGATGCACTTGCAGAGTTTAATGTAACTCTAACGTGATTATTGCCTGATTTATCAAGTTCTCCTGCATAATGTGGGTTTGAAGTTGTGCCAGTAGCTGTAACTAAACCTGTTGCAGAAATTGCATAAACTTGAGTGGTATTATAACAACTGCTAAATATTCCAGCTGCTCCCTTAAAATAAACACTAAAACCAGTTCCAGTAGTATAGTAACCAATACCAGAAAGAAATCTTAAAGTTTGTGAATATGTAGAAGCTGTGGCAGATTGAGAGAAAGATGGACTTGGATTCGAAGATGACCATGAATCTTTCCACATTTCATATGTATTTGTAAATTGACTATTTTCTGTATGAGCAATATAAACACCCTCATAACCCGAGTTTGGCTGAGTGTAGGCATTTATTTGTGCATTAGCTTTGGTCCAAATTGTATTATATGCACCTAAAGCTGTCAATCTAAGGTTGTTATTAGTGTAGTTGATAGCATAATTGGTAGTCAAGTCAATTGTGCCTACCCCGCCACCGCCAGGAGTCAAATAATTATATCTATTGAAATAGATAGTTCCATATGTTGAAGTTGTCAAAGTTCCAGCAGAGAATGCTGTTGATGTATTTGCTGTAGATAATGTATGAGCACCTGACAAATAATATCTTGTGATGCTGGAACCTGTGCCATATCCAGCCTGATACCATTCAGTGCCTAATCCAGCAGAAATTCCAACAGTGTAATAAGTTGGTACAGAAGTTGCTGTCAAACTTGTACTTGTCAAATATCCTGGTCTTGCAGGAGCTATTTGAGAAAGTAATTCATTTATGTCATCTAAAGCATTAGCAATTGTGGTAGAATTTGTCCAAGAAGTAAAGAATCCATCAGTGTACAGACCATCTGTCGGAGTACCAATAGTTGTGCTTCCTATGCTTGTAGGTGTTGTCCAAGCTACTCCAGCATCTGTTGAAGAACTTGAAACTAAAACATATGAATCAGAACCTACTGGAAGTTTGACAAATGTTCCACCAGCTCCAACAAGCAAATCACCTTTGGTGTAAGATGTGTAACCAGTACCACCATATCTACCTGTTATTGTTGAGCCAGCCCATGAACCAGATGTTATAACTCCATTGCTAAGAACAACACCAGAAATAGAGCTTGCATAGGAACTGGATGTAAATATACTTCCGCCTATACCAACTCCACCATTTACAATTAATGCGCCAGTAGTAGTTGATGCAGAACCAGTAAATGCACTAACAGTTAAGGTAGTATCAAAAGTTTTAGCGCCAGTGAATGTCTGTACGCCAGTTGAAACTAAACCTGTAGCTCCTGTACCGGCAATTGGAATGTTGAAAGTATGTGTGGATCCAAAAGAAGATATATTGAATAAAGAGCCACTTGTTCCAACAGCAAAGAATTGTTCTGTTGTTCCAATACCATTTAATGTAGATAGTCCTAAACCAGCGGAAGTACTTAAGGCAGCTCCCCATGTGATTCCAGACCCTGAAGAATCAACTACTAAAGCTTGACTTGTTGAACCAATACCAAACCTTGTCCAGTTTGTGCCATTGAAATAAATTAAGTCGCCAGCAGATTGTCCAGATATAAATAACTTAGATATATTGAATGACTGACCAGCTGCAGAAAATGTAACTGGACTTGTAAAATTATGAGTTCCTGTCCATGTATAGTTTGCAGTAAGGTCAACAGAAACAGTACCAGATTGAACGATTGGATTTTGAGTAGAAGTTAAACCAAAACCAATTTGAATGCTTGTAACACCTAAACCAACATCATCCCAGTAGGTGCCATTATAAACATTAATTCTTCCTGTAGATGTATTGAAAAACATCTGACCAGTTGTACCAGGAAGAGCTTGAGTAGTAAGGTTTGCAAGCCTGAGTAATGCAGACCCCATCGAAATATTCGCAGTTGGGGTATTAGTGCCATCTAATTTAAGATATCTTAAGTCAGCTGCACCTTGAGTAATGCCTGAACCAGTAATTTCTCCCCACGAAGAGCCATTATAAACTTTCAGCAAACTTGATGTGGTATTGAAAAACAAACCACCAGTTGCACCAGTTCCAGGATCAGCGGCTCCAGAACCAACAGAGAGACCGTAGTAACCAGCTTCAGGAGTAAAAACTAAGTTTTTAGGATATATATCACCTTGTTTTTTAACGTAGTAATTTTCTGTTATGGCAAATCTAAAAGTATTCCCAGATATAACAACTCTAATGCCAGAATTAGCATCGGCAATAAATGTCAAATCTCCTTTTAAGGAGTTGATACTATTGACAACATTTGCTCTATCAAATGTACCAACTGTTAATCTGGGGGGTACTATGTAAAAATCGGCCATCTTATTTTTTTACTTCCAATAAAAACATAAAACAAACATTGCTCAGGATAAAATTCAAAAGTGGAATTAAAGAGAATCTTTATTATTTGTTCTATGTTGTTCTTATTTTTTCTTTCTATCCTATGTGCGTGAAGTAGTTTTTACATCCATGAAAGAATATAAAGGACAATGTTTCCTTTTACAGAAAATCATAAATATAAACTTTATTACAATAACTTTGTACATAGCAATAAACCCAATATAGGGCTTTTTGCAGGTATAAAAAAGGAATTGCAATAATAGGATATATGAAAACAAAAAAAGTTTTAAAGTGTTTTCTTCGAAGAAATATTTTTTAAAAGGTTTAAGGAGTTTTTAAAATGCCAACCTATCCATCAAGTTTGTATCCAGTCTTAAGTGGAGGCGTAGTAACAGCCGCTGCAAGATCTGGCGTTGCCACAACAAACGATCCAGGATCTTACTATTTTAGTAATACAGTTTCTTATCAAGAGTTTAAGAACCAAGTTGTTGGTCTTGGTATCTCAACAGGACAACAATATTTCCAAGCTCTTGATGCAAATGACATCACAACTGTAACATTCAACTCAGCAGCAAAGTACCCGACTGACTTAAGAGCTGGTACTGCGCCTCTTGGAGTTATTGCTTCATCATACTACACTGATTCATTTGGTGATTTCGCTACAATATTGTCAAACTTGTCAACAACCATTACAAACTACAATACTGCAGTTTCTGGTATGACAGCAACTGAAAAGGCTGTAGCTTCATCATACTTAAAGCTCACATATGCTAACTTATCAAGCAAGTGCCAAAAAGTTACTTATGAAATGAATAGAATGCTCGGTGACTTAAATATTGTAAATACCCCAGGATCATACGGTTATGCTGGTGGTGCTACTACTGCAATTTCAAGATACCCATCTTCACAAAACAGATACACCCAAACAGCTGGTGGTGCATAGTTTTTCTGTTTACAATTCGAAAGAGGAGAGCATTTGCTCTCCTCTTTTTTTTACTTAGACCAAAGTTGTTTTCTTCGAAGTATTATTTCTATTTCTGAAACATTTTTAATACCTAATCTTCTTAAGACATTAAAACATTTTTTTACATAACTACTATCTGGTCCAGCTCCATTATATTTGCCCCACATTAATTTTAAAGCATTGAAATTATTTGAAGAACGATCCATTTGACGACCTCTGACATACTTGAAATTGTAATGCCTGGAAAGTTCTTTAGTACCAAGTCCAATATTTCCATCAATAGTATTGACATTGTATTCTTTCTTGGGATCTAACCATCTTAATGTTGGTCTGTATATTTGCATAATTCCATCACAAGGACCACTTTTCATATTGAATTCACTTTCAATATATGCAGTTGTTGTAATGATATATGGGTCAATTTTGTACTTTGCGCTATATTTGAATATTGCATCAACAATTTTTTTAATATAAGACGCTGAATACTTTGGCTGAACAAGTTTGATAAATTTAAAGATTTTTTCTTTTTTATCAAGTTTGTTTTTTACACTATTTGACACGGATGCCTTAGCGTTTTGATTAATTTCTTTAGCTTTTACTGCACTTACTGTTATCAGCATGCATATAAAAGCAATTAATATTCTTATAATATTAATCATTTGCATATCCTTTCCGTTTCAAGCAGGAATTACTTGAAATTTTTAATGTATTAATAACTAATGATTATATCATCAAAAGTTGGTAAATGACGTGAATCCAAATCTTAACAACTATATGCCAAGAAATAGAAAGAAAACTCCTCCTCTGTGTGAAGTTTGCGGAGAGCCTATGCTATACCCCGCAACTTGTGCTCTTTGTGGTGGTTTATTCTGCCGTAATAAATGTGGTACCATATTTATTTTACAACACGCACAAAACCAACCATGGATGAACTCTTTTATTGGAAAAAATCTTTGTAACAAGCATAATGGGAATAACAGAACAGCTTCCAAAGATTATATTGACAAATTGTTTTCTGAGATTTTCAAAACGGGATAAATATGAATACTTATGCTTTGATAAAAATAGCTCAAGAATTGGCAGAAATGGGCTTAGAAAATGAAGCTGATGATATTATATCAGAAATACCCATTGAAGATAAAGAAGAATCAAAATCTTCCATAAATGCAGATCAAGCAATGAATGAATTTATTGGTGGAATTTTATTTGATCTTGCACAACACAACAATATTAAATTTGACGATAAAGGCAATTTAAGTGCCGAAACTCTTAGAAGCATTATAAATAGCTTTGAAGAAAATTTGTCTCATCCAGATATGTCTTAGCCCCCTTTTAGTCTATCTAAGTCCTTATAACAACTTGAAGGGGTGTAAGGCAATCTACATTCTTCACAATTTGAAGATACATGCAAAATCCAATCCTCCCAAGTGTTAGGAATTTCTTTTTGTTTTTTAGACATGCGGAAAGGATTTTTAGACATTGGATGATACATTTCATCTTTCATATAAAAACTCTTTCCGCATTTTTCACAAAAGCAAGCTACTGTAGGCATTATTTAAATATATCAAGCAAACCCTTACCTGTCAAAAGTTGCATGGCTGTTATGAAAGCTAAAATTCCACCGACAGTCCACGCTAATTTATTCCAAGAGTTTTTGATATCCCAGTGCATAGAAGTTAGTTTTTTTACTTCTAATTTCAATGAATTTATATCTTCATTGAAATTAGTAATGGTAGCTTTGAAGTCATCTGTTGTGCCTTCTAATGAGTCATCTCTCAAAACTTGACTATTTTGAAAGTTTATAAATAGTTTTTCAAGAGCATGATATTCTTGAGAAAGATTTCTGAATTCATCTTCAGACAATACTTTCAATGATTCTACTTTTGTCAAGATGTCTTTCTGATTTGAAAGAATATTGATCAAAGCCATATTAAACTCTAAATAGGCTTCAGTTTGGGCTTTGTAGACGGTCTTAAGCTGTTCTATACCAATTTCGTTTTCTTCCATAATTACCCCCTTCAGAAGAAATTACAAAACGCTTAGAACTTTTTTTAATTTTTGAGAAGATTCAGTCAGTCTTGCAATAGTTTCATCTTCTTCGCTCACAGTACAAACACAACTATTTGTCCCATGATTGATATCTTTTTTTTCAATACTATATTTTGTGCCTTTATGTAGGATGGTAGCAGTAGTATTTTTCTTTATTTTGCTTGAGTGGAAATCTATATCAAATCCCCGACTTTTTAACTCTTTAGCTTGATTATTCAACAATGTATTTCCATTATCATCAATAATACATAATGGCTTATTTATGCTGTCTAATAATGCTACCAATAAGTTTGATGGATTTTTAAAATCATTAACTATATCCATGGTCTCACCTACTTTTAAAGACTCTTTTGTAGTATTCTTTATAAACATCATAAGATTCCTTGTCTTCCATGACAATGAAAATATTCTTAAATGTAATATCTTTTTCTGTTTGCAAAAAAGTATAAATAGATGAAAGTTGAACTCTTGCAGCATCTTGAATGTCATGTGTACCACAATCAGGAGGTAACATAACAATATTTCTTGCTTTTGATTCTTTTGCTAAGTGTAATGCTTTTCGTATCGCAAGTTTAGTATCAGCTTCATTTACAAGTCTTGATTCACCAGCTACAACAGCATGAATAATTTTTTTAGGCTGTACCTTAGAATTTTCTCCACCATTAGAAGTTACATAAACGCTTCCCATATTTATAGGTTTAGGCATTTTGTCGCATTCTTTTTGGATTTGATTATAAGAAAGTCTATTCAGCAACGGATCATCAATGGTAAGTACATTGTTGGCTGGATATACCAAAATATCAGCTTTTACTAAATAAGGATTTTCTATTTGATGAATACTAACTTTGACTTGAGGTATTTCTTCAACAATTTCTTCTTGAGGCTCTTGATCTTGCGGTTGTTCGTTTTGCTCTACTTGTTCTTCTGGCAAGATTTCTTCTTTAAAAGAACATTTAGAAATTAGGCCTTCGCAATTAACTTGATATTTTTCGTCAAGTTGTTTAAGCTCAACACCAAAAATTTTTGAATTGAATTGTTTAGTAAATAAAGATTTTAATACACAATTGTTGCCAAGATAAATAGGGCATTTGTCAGTCATAAATTATTTATACTGATTATTGGATTGGATTGAAAGTTGGAGCGTATTGCTTTATTGTTGGATCATTTACAAATTGATTATATCTTTGTTTTGTTTGTGGATTTGAATCCATCATCATAGATGATAAAGCAAATTGTATTGCATTAGGTACAGTTCTACTAAATACTTCTGGAATACCAATGTTTCTCAGGTATTGCAGACTTACATTTAAGTTCTGAGGTGTGCCATTTAAAACAAGATTACTTATTTCTGAAGATATAAGTTCTTCTAAAGAACCTTGAAAAATTTGTGATTTTGCCTCAGGTGTTGCAGTATTCAATCTTTGGCTTATCAACATAATAATTTGTTGAAATTTGCTTGGTCCAGTATATTTATTTGCATCTGCTACAAGCCGTTCTCCTATACCAGTATTGTAATTAAATATGTCCTCAGGCGACATACTCTTCATTTGATCTGGAGTCAATGGCAAAATGCCTTCAATATTTGACTCAGCTCCAATTCCTTCTTGCAAAGAAGCATTAAATCCAGCTTGCTGTCTTCCCATTGCAGTAGCATCAAAATATCCGCCAGTAAACTGATTTCTTGGACCACCTGATTGATATGTAGGTGCAGCAGAATATTGAGCAGATCTGAGGAATTTTTCTACACTATCAGCCTGTCTGTATTTGCCAATTTTATCTAAGTATTTTGCAAGTGCAATGTAATCTGTTTTCATAATCTTAGTGATAAAATACCGGGAAGTTCTTTTTAAGATATTCTCTAAAAGGAGCTAATTCTCTCGTGTATTGACCAATTTTATTTGATAGTATTTTTCTTTTAGCTGCAGGGTCTAAAGTTTGAAAACCAACTTCTGAAGTAATTGTTTTGATTTCATCCATAATAGCAGAAAATGTTTTTGTTGGAACTATTTCTGCTTTTGGCATTTGAGCAGTGGTAGCTTGATATGCACCAGCGCCAATAGTTGGCATTAAATCTGCAGACATACCAGGCAATGGTGTGCCTTTAGTCTTGAAATAGTAGTCATAATTCTTAAACATATCTCTTTCATTTATGTTTAATTTTTGACCCCTATGTGAAATAAATTGTTGAGCTAATGTGATAGCTAAATCCTGGAATTCTTCATCTTGCAATGCTTCTAAAAATTTATTAGTAACATCTAAAGGATTTAATGGATTCCACCCAGGAAACATTTTTTTTAATGCCATTTGAATTTGTGGAAAATTTTTAAACATTCCATAAGCAAGTTTACTAAAATTTATAGGTGCTGGAGCTGCAACCTTGACAAATTTTGACATTATTAAAATCTCCTTCGACCTGAATATGTATCTTGACCACCAGATAATGAACCGATCCCGCCCATTAACTTTGTAGATGTATTATAAAATTCAAGGAATGGTCTTGTAACTTTAGCAATATTTCCATAAATTTTTACTAAATTTTCTTGTAAAGACTCAACTTCAATTTCTCTAATTTTATTTATTAATGCTTCCAAAGTCTTCTTGATCTCATCTGAATCTGCTTCTTGAGATCCTGCACTTGTTCCCAAAGTGCTGAGCTTTTCAACTGCAATTGTGCTTGCTGGAGATAAAGTTATTGATTTATCTAAAATTGCAACAATCTCTGGAACATTTGCATATCTGCTTGGTAGAGAATTCCAATATTCATCAAAATCAAATTTGTTAGGATTCAATTGTTGCAAGAAATGCCCTCTTGCTATTTTTCCCTCTTGAGAAAAACTGAAAGCTCTTACAAAAAATGCAGTGACCTCTCTCTTTATATAAGCATAAGATTGCACGAAAGGATCATTTGGTTTGCTTACTTGATATTCATCAAAAAGTTTTTGAGGAATGGCTTTCTCTAATATTTGTTCAGAACTCATTGATGGAGAGGAAGTACTTGAAGATGATGAATTCACTGGAGATGGATTTCTTCCTAAAAATGCTACATAGTTAGTTCTATCTCCAGACATACTAACTCTAAAAATCCAAACATATAAATATTGTGCAAGTTGTCTCATTCTTGCATCTAATAAATTCCATTCAGCTGGATCCATACCATGAGGACCTAAAGAATTATCATAAGGTCTCTCGACAGCTCCATATTCTAATAATGTCTCACCAGGAATTACATCTCTGTCAAAAAGACCCCTGATTTCCGTTATCCGCTTTGTCTTGTCATAAAGATCAAGCCACCAGTTTTTAAATTCTCTGCCAAACATAATTCCTAATTGTGTTTGAAGTTTAATATCCTCTGGGTTTGTATGTAAGGTGAACCAATATTCTGCAAAATTTCTATTGGCAGCTAAACGAACAAGCCTTGTATTTTCTTTATGAATTTCCAAGGCTTGCTTTATTAGGTTTTCAGGAATTTGAGAATGCATATTATTATATTTTCAGATTCTTTATTCAAATCCTTTAAAAAACTTCATATTTTGTAGGGTCGTCCACACATTCTTTGGTGATAATGATTCTTTTTGACTTGACTGTTTGCAAGCCTAAATGTTCAAAAGCTGCACCTGATACAGAAGATTTTACAATAGAATTCAAAGCTCTAACCCCTGTACCAGTCTTCACAGCTTTATCTATCACTTCATCATAAAAATCTTCAGTAAAATCAAGTTCAAGGTTAGACTCAGCAAACATTAATTTGTTTTTGCGAATAGGGCTATCGTCTAAACTTGTAAGACAAGACATCAGTTCTTCTTTGTTCAATGGACGCAAAGGTACAATTGTTTGTATTCTGCCGACAAGTTCAGTTGATAAGCCAAATGATATTAGACTTTCAGCTAAAACATCATGAGAAATTTGAGAATACATATCATAAATTCTCATCTTGATATCATAATCTTCATCTCCGCTATTTCTAAAACCAATAGACTTACCAGAAAATCCTTGTTTCTTTCCAATAATATTTTCTAATCCATTAAATGCTCCACCAAAACAAAATAATATTTTCTTGGTATCAATGTAAACTGGTGTTGGTGAATCTCCAGACAAATTAGCTGGTATTTTAACTTTTTTACCTTCAATCATTTTGAGAAGTGTACTTTGAGTAGAGTAGTTAAAACTTTCCAATCTTGTACCTGTATTGTTAGAAGATAACTTGTCAATTTCATCTATAAATACAACACCCTTTTGAGCAGTTTCTACATCGTTATCTGACTTGAAATACAAATCATGGATACAAGAATCTGCATCAGCTCCTTGAAAACCTGTAGGTGAAAAAGAAGTAGCGTCAGTTGCAACATATGGAACATCTAATTTCTTCGCTATGCTGTTTACAATTAATGTTTTGCCACTACCAGAAGGCCCTAAAAACAATATATTATGCTTATCATTATGTTCAGACTTGTAAGCATTTCTCATATGTTCATAAACTGTTAAAGAAATTCGTTTCTTTGCATTTTCTTGACCAATTACATAATGTGATAAAAAATCATAAATTTCTGCTGGTGCAATCTTGGCTTTTGCAACTGAAGTATTTCTTATTGTATATTTTGATGATGGTGCATAATCAGCAATCTTATTTTTCAGATTTTCTACTGTTTCATTATCATCAACAGAAGATATCAATGACAAAATTTTATTATTTAATTGAAATTGTCCCATGACTGTACCAGCTGAAAAACTATGAAAGCATTTTTCACAAAGGTATACATCACGATTTCTTGCTGAGAAATATTCTAATTTTTCCGCCAATTGTCTTGAAGCGTTATCTCCACAAAAAACACAAGCAATATGATTTTTTCTTTTTGTCATAATATTACTTATACAGGATAAGATTCAGGATATAGATAAAGGTAATTAGGTAATTTTGCGATAAATAAATATAACTATAGGGGACATAAAAAATGGCTATTATTGATAATAATTCTCAAAATAGAGGATTAGGCAAGTGGAAAATCCAGACATATAATCCTTCAGTTTCTATTGGCACTATCGAGGGAGTGTTGATAGTTAATAAGGATTTTCACATCATTTATAAGGATGAAAAAATGACAAGTTGTTTGTTCAACGTGCCAAGTCAAAATGTTGCTTTTGTTATTAATGAAGCTTTTGTTTCAAATGTAAAGATAGATAAATAAATATGTGGTATAGATTAGCTGAAGAGGAAAATAAACAAAGACCATTGTATGAAGTAAAAGTTCTTGCAATGGATGCGGAATATGCTGTCAGAAACTTACTCAGCAAACAAAGAAACTATAATCCTTCACAGTTAGAAATAAATAGAAAAGTCAAAAAGGTATTAGACCATATGGAAGAAAAATATGGTGGAATTGCAAATATTAGACTTTACACCAAAAAAGACACATTGCAAGAACTTGTTTCTGAAAATGTCTATGAATTGTTTGGCAAAAATTACCGCATGCGATAATTCGTCTATTGTTGTTTTATTTTAGAGTTATCGTTGTGAATAATATAGCAGACCTGAAAAAAATTATCACAGAAAGCTCTCAAAATGATAAGATAGATATTCTTATAAGTTTGAGAGCTTTTTTAGCTGATCAAGAAGATTATCCCTGGGTTTATTTCAAAAACATTGAAGAAATCCCAGATGTTTTTTCATTTCTTCATTCAAAAAATATTCTTCATTTTAAAAATATAAATACGATCAATTTAAGAAAAGTAAAAATTTCTCCTGTGCAAATTTATATTATGCCAAAAAATAAAAGACTTACTTTGATAGACTTAATTGATGATGAATTGTCAGACTTTATTTCAGAAAATATTCTTCTAATTGATAAAATAAGAGCAAATCCTTTTGAAAATGATTTAGTTTATGAATTTTTACTTAATAATAAAAATTCTATAGACAAGTCTTTATTTACTATCTATGAAGAAAGAAATAAAAGTCATAAAAAATTACTCAGCCTAACTGAAATTAAAAAACCGATTTATGATACTTGCTCTTCTATTTCGAAGAAAAACAAATTAAAAGATTATTGGATTAATTTATGGGGCGATTGTAAAAATTATTCTGAAAATTCAATAATTGAAAATATTGTGATATGAAAGCATACTTAACTTTTGTCAGAAAAAATGAGCAAGATATTCATATGTTAGGAATAAAAAATCCTAATAATATAAATAGCTTGCAAGAAATTAATTTAATTTCGGGACAACCAATAGTTTCAATATTAGAAAATGATGTGATAGTTGGTTTGTACTTAATTAAAGTAAATGGAGAAATATTTCAAGTCAAGGGAAATATTGATTTTTTGTTTGATCTGAAAGAAATGTCAGATATTTCAACAATAAATGTTAAGAAATATAATGCAATTAGATATTACTTAATAAATACTTTTTACAATTTGTCAATAAAAGAATTTGGACTTTACGAAGCCCAGTTAGACAAATTAGAAAATACAATTTTTTATAGCTATTTGCATGCAGATTTTGAAATATCTCAGTTTAAGACTATTTTAATTAGAGAAATTAATCGATCAGATTTATCTTATCACATAAAGAAAAGATTAATATCACAATTAAGAAATGTTAAATCACCATCTAAAAAAATACTGAGAAAGAAAATAGATATTGATTTATCAGGATATTCCATTTACATCAATACCTTTGTTCAATAATCTTTGAATTTCGGCTTGATTGAATTGTTGAGCTGTCATTCTACATTTGTCACAGCAATTTTCAGAATGTTTCCAAACTCTTCTACCCTCATTAACACCAATTTTTGAAAGTATTGGTAAAGTTATTATTCTACAATGACAATTTGGGTGTAAATCTTCACCTTCACCATTTTCAGATTTTGGAAGTTTTATGCCTATAGTTGGATCCTCTTCCATAGCTCTAATATTTGTTTGCAAATCTTCTGGAGAAAATTCACCATCATTAGTAGGATCATCTATAGTGACTTCTTCTTGAGGCTGAGGATCAATAGGGGGTATTACTATCCCATCCTCGTCTACTTTTTCTTCAACCGAGTCTTCTTCAGTAAAAACTTCTTCCTGAGCATTTTCATCTTCAGGAACTATGTTTTCATCAGCAAACAATTTAAATTTGCTTTTACCAGAAATAGGTAAGCCAAAAGTATTAACTTTTTGTTTTGCTGTTTTGTACCACATTAGTCGTATTTACCAAGATTATATCTGACAATAAGTTTCTTTATGTTTTCAGGCTCGCCAGGATCAGTAGAATATCCAGCATCAAAAATAGCATCTACAACAGCAAATAAACTACTTGATGATTTATCATTTTTATATTGTTCGCCTTTTCTAAAAACATCATTGTATCTTCTGTTATTTGCAAAGAAATTAGGTAGAGCAGACATTGAGGCTGTAGCATCATTTTCAAATTGAGCAAATTCGGCAGTTTCTCTATGCTTGCCACCGTTAAATTCAAAAGTACCCATAGATACTCCTGATGAAGATCCAGATGTAGGGCTTTGTTTAATTCCAAAGAAATTACCATGTTCAGCTGCTAATTTACTTTTACCCCATCCAGATTCCCAAGCAGCCATCGCAAGAATTATAGATGCCGGAATATTGTTATCTACATTTTGAGATGCTTGTTGTGCTGCTGGTCCAAGTTTTTCTAAAAATTCTTTTGGCCCACCAGTAATTTCTCCAGGCTTGCCATAATCTTCATTGTCTTCTGATAATTTTGTATACCAAGAATTTTTGTTCAATTCATTCAAAACATCTTCTTTGATGTTACTTAATTTAACTTTTTCTAAATTAGAAAGATTTTCTATTTTTTCATCAATCTTTTTGTCCAACTCTGCTTTTATTTGTGATTTACTGATAGTTGGTTTTCTTGAAATCATATCAAATACAAAACCAGTAAAATAGTCTAATACAGTTTTGGGATCATTGGAGGCTTCTCCCTCAGTGATATCAAATGGAGCTTCTTCTTGGGCATACTTGAGCAATACTTTTGTAAATAAATCAGCAATTTTATAATCTTGCTTTTTGTCATGCTGTGTTGCTAACTGTGCTATTTTACGAAAATTCATCATTATTCTCTCATTAATTCTTTATAAAAAAAATATGTCCAAAGAATTTGATCCAAAAAACATCATAGATTTCAATAAGGATTATTATTCTATTTTGGGAATCTCAAAAGAAAACCTACCTGATAGTAAAACAAGACAAAACAAAATAGAAATTTCACAATTAATTGAGAAATCATTTCGCAAACAAGCAAGAAAAGCACATCCTGACTTTGGTGGTTCTAAGGAAACATTTTTAGACCTTGTAAGAGCGAGAAGAATTTTGGAAGATCCATTGTTGAGAAGAATATATGATCAGGGACATTTTGATGAATTTGAGATAACTAATATTACCAGTGATTTTGCAATTGACTGGAATAAAGTTGGGACATTCAGAAAAGGGACACCAGAGGATACTATTGGATTTCAATTATTTTTAAGCATTTGCGAAAAGAAAAGTGACTTGAAAATAATTCCAGCTTTTATTCCTAAAACAGAAGAACATAATTATGAATGGGATTGGGTGATTGACGATAAAAACAAATTAGTTTTATCTATAGTTAATGATGAAAATGAGGTTTTAAGACTTACAAATTCTGATCAAATTGATGATTCGCTTCCATTTAAAATTTATATCTGCATACCTAAAACAAGTCTTTCTTTTATTAGAACTGAGCAAAAAATATTAGATCCTTTTGGCAACACTTTAAGCCAAGGATCTATTGGGGCAGTTTCTTATAATGATTTTGATTTGCTTGAAACAACAAATCTTGACACAGCAATTAACTATATTGAAAATAAACTTTCAAATGATTTGCAAATGTTTAGAGATGGGAAACTAAAAGTAGAATTAAAAGCTGTAGAAACTAAATGGCTTGATTCTAATGAGCTAAGGAAATTTGACAAACAATCTCTTTCATCAATCTTAAACATGAGATCTTTTGAAGTTGTTGAAGATGAGAAAGCTGCAGATTTCTTAAGTGGAATTAAGGATGACGAAGACCTTGGTATAGACGAAAAAGAGACACCTGCTCTACCTTTGTAAACAGGATTGCCGGATAGCTAAAAAGAAATTTACACTATGATCACAAGATCTATAACAATGCGAGGAGACCAATATTTTGGCAAAGCATATTTACATCATTGACACTTGCGTTTTACTTCATGATCCCCTTGCTCTCTACAAATTTGGCGAAAATGATATCTACGTACCACTTGCTGTGATTGACGACTTAGATGACATTAAGACCAGAAAAGAAAGCGTAGGATGGAGCGCCAGAGAAGTTTTTAGAAACTTAGAAAACTATACCCTTACAGATCTTTTGAAAGGCGTGAAAATAAACGAACAAAATGGTAGATTGTTTGTATATAACACTGAATCTCCTTTGCAAAAAAATGAAAGACCTAATATTGTTAAAGTACATTCTGATAATGCTATTATTGAATGTTGTTTAGCTCTTAAGGCTGCTAATCCAAGAAAAAAAGTAGCCATTATTACAAAAGACACTGGTTTAAGAATTCGTGCAATAACCTGGGGATGTGTTGCAGAGAATTATAAAGCTGATCAACTTGAAGACAGAGAGTACACTGGAGTTAGATTTGTTTCATGTGACTCTCAAAGTGACTGGAATACTCTTTGGAGTACTGATGAAGTTCTTATTGAATCTCTTTCACAAGATCTTCAAGCAAAAATTAAAGACCTAAATCCAAATGAATTTACTATTTTTGAGTATGGCGACAGCAAGTGCCCTACGTATCATAAAAATGGAAAATTAAAAGTACTTAAAGAAAAGTCAAATTCAAAAGAAATTAAAGCTTATTCTGGTATTCAAGGAAAAAACTTAGAGCAAAAATGTGCTCTTGAAATTCTCACTGATTTAACCATACCTTTAGTAACACTTTCTGGTAAAGCTGGTACTGGTAAATCATTTTTGGCATTAGCTGCTGCTCTTCAAATGATCAATCAAGAAATTTATGACAAGATTGTTGTTATGAAGCCTCTTATTCCAGTTGGTGGAAAAGATATTGGAGCATTACCAGGTGATAAATTTGAAAAGATTGCTGCATGGTTAGGGCCAATCAAAGACAATATTGACCAAATTTTAGGAGCTAAAACATTATCCACAAATAATAGATTTGAGGAAATGTGCCGTGAAGGTATTATTGAAGTGGAAGCTATGGCTTTTATTCAAGGTCGTTCTATCCCAAGATCCATAATAATACTTGATGAAGCTGAAAATATCACAGCAAGAGAAGCAAGAATGGTAATTGAGCGCTGTGGAAAAGATTCCAAGGTAATTTTGCTTGGTGACCTTTCACAAGTGGAGAATCCATATTTGGATGCAAAGTCTAATGGTTTAGCTCATGCTATCTCTGGTGGAAAGAAAAACGCGCTTGTCGCTTCTGTTACCTTAACTAAGGTTGAAAGATCAGAATTGGCAGCTGTAGCAAGTGATATTTTCAATCGTCCTGAAGCTCAAAGAAAATAAAATTCAGATGGATTACAAATGTCTCACGCACTGATTTGGTCAGAAATAAGCACAACAGATTTACAAAGTGAAGTAAATAAAGAAATTCCTTTTGCTGGTATGGGTACGGCTACGGCTAACTCATGGAGCAAAAAGATTTATAAACTAAAGTGGCTAAATTCAAGTGTTGAAGATGTCAAAATATGGCTGGATAATTCTTTTGCTGATATATACACAGGAACAGAATTTCCAGTCATAAAATCCTCTGATGCAGTTTCTATTGTTGATGATTTAGGGTTTGAATTTAGGATCACCCCATTAGATACTTTCAATATAGAGCAACTTCCAAATGCATATGTTGCTACAAATTTGAATCTTTCATCAGAAAATTTAGGAGGTATACAAAGACTTGTCGCACCTCTGTATATTGATGGATATAAAATTTCAACTGGAAATAATATTTTAGTCAAATCACAAACTTCTAAAAGTGAAAATGGCTTATATAAAATATTGGGTCAAAAAACAGGTACAGGTTTTTCTGGTTTTTCATACCAAGTCGGGGAAGATATTTACACTGCCGGAAAAATAGTAAGCATTGGAGCTTCTTCATATTTTTCATATCTTTCAGGTTATAGCCCATTTCAATTTGTAGGATATGGAACAACTTCCATCAAGTGGGTAAGCAGAAACAATATTTATCAATTAGATAATGTAGTTGCAGCAACCACTGAAAATTTACAAACATCAGGATCAGGACTTTCTTCCCAAAATAATTATATTGACAATGTGCAGTTATCATTAAATGACAGAATTTTAGTTAAAGATCAAACAAATAAAGCTACAAATGGAATTTATTACCTTTCAAGCCTCTATGCGACAAATAAAAATACAATAGTCGATACAAGAACAAGTACAGATGCTAAAGATAGTTTTTGGGACTTAGCAGTTTACAACATCACTAAACAAATACCTGTCAGCGTTCAAGTCATGACAGGGACAACATATGGCGGTAAATATTACAGACATTACTTAACATCTGATTTTACAGCTATGACATCTTATGAAGAAGGCGGAGGAAGTGGCGGAGTAATTATTCCAGATTCCACTCCCGGAGTTGCAACAACATTAGCCTCTGATTGGGTAGATGCAACACATTACTACAGCAGATATGCAGCAGACTGGTATTATGAAATTGGCAATACAAGTTCTATAGCTTTTACTTTTGATTTTACAAGCAATGCTGGAACATTTACGAGTGCGCCATCACATATAGTGTCAGGATCTGGAGTTACGACTCTTACTGTAGCAAATGAAAAAGTATTAGTCAAGCATTACAATAGTGCATACAGTGGAGTATATAACATTTTTAGTGTAGGTCTTGGCTCTACTTCAGTTTGGAAAAGACATACGGATTTTGACACATCATCAGAAATTGCCCCATATATTGTAAGTACCAAGAATAGCTTAAGTGCAATTGGAAGTTCTTATTTCTATATGAATAGAGAAGTAACTTATAATCCTAATTTTGTTCTTAATTTAGATGGTATTTCTTTAGATTCAAGATTTACTAATTACTACTATGCACCAGTCGCTAATATTACAATTTCAGAAATTTCTAATTTTAACAGCGTAAATTTATCAAAATTTTCGAATAGTGGTATTGCAATTTCACAAAGAGTATTAGTTGCAAATCAAAATGCTACTCAGTCTCAAAATGGAATTTATGTTGTAGGCAATAGTACTATAGGCTCAACTAAAGCCCTTAATTTTTACTCGCAATATCAAATTGTCAATGGTTCAATTGCAAACTCTACAGGGACAGGAACTACTTATTTTCTTTATTCAAATGAAAATAATGTATCTGCTGGCACTGCTAATGTTGAATTTGTAAATATAACAAGTGCCTCTACAATAACCGCAAATACTTCAACTGTAGTAGATAAATTTAGTAGTGTATATATTTCTCCAGATGATTTTTCTGTTGGAGTTAATACAAACGACAAAGTGCTTGTTAACACTTCCAACACTTTAGTCAATGGATTATATAATGCAACACTATCATCACCACAAAAAGCAGTATTTAGTTATTCAGATTCACTTGTAACTTGGTCAGCAGATATTCTAAGAAATATCACATCAACAAATTCTGACATATTTACCGTAACACCAAATATGCGAAATGAAATTAATGGTGTTCTATACGCAAGAAACATCTCTGCATATGGTTCAACTTCTTATGCAAACAATACTTACGGAAATATTTATGTGCCAGAAATTAAGTATCCAAGCAAAGAAAACATTAATAGTTTCTTTGCAACTGATAATTTAAGTAGTGCATTTTTACAAGAGATTGATTTTGATTGGTATACACAAGATTATCAAAATTATAAAGTAAAAGCAGTTTACAAGACTTCAACTATTGCAGGATTGCCTATCAGTTCAGGAACAGCTATATCTACGAAAATATCAAATAACACATTGTTATCAAATAATGAAGAAGTCTTATTTTATATTGGAACAGGTAATTCATGTGCCTCTTCTTATAATGGCATATATAGAGCAAAATTAACTGGAACTGGTGGCAGCGTTTATTTTGTAAAACATACTGATTTTGATGTTTCTACTGAATATCTTTCAGGAACAAATATAAAAATTAAAAGTTCTCCATATGAAAGACCAACTAAAGTTTTAGTTAACAGTGGCTATATGGTTGGTGGTTCATCTTTTGGAAGCTCAGTAATATACATGCAAGGTGTTATTGGATACGCTAATAACATTTCAGCTTTAGGAGTCACTTCAATAACTCCAGGAGATGACAATCAATACAATTTAGGGCAAGAATATTTTGTTTCTGGTTCTGATGTAGTACTAAGCATTGATTACAACAATTTGTTCAACTTCCCAAGTTTAGCTCCTATACAACACTTCATTGCTGGAGATCTTCAAAATAAAGACACAGTTGATGGAGATATGCTGACAGTAAATAGAGGCAGTCAGCTATACACAATATTAACTGATCCTTCTGTCATATATTTTTATGAAATTGGTGACAGGGTAATTTACCAAGACAGCAATGAAGATGTCTGGAATTCTGGATTACCAAATCACGTAAATGGAATCTATCAAATTGTTCACATTAATCCAAATACTTGGACTTATTATCTAAGAAGAGTAAAACAAAATGTAACTGATGGTCATATTGACTATTTCAAAAATCTTGAAATAGCTCCAGGTGATACAATTTTTGACGCTGCAATTCATTTAGTAAAGGCAGGAACATCAGACACATATTATTGGAGTGAAAATAATTATCCAAGTGTAGATGTATTTGTTGTAGATGCTCAAGGGAACAAAACCTCATTTTACAATCAAATTGATTTTGACTTAAATCCCCAATTTGGATATATAGCTCCTTATTCAGGATTTGCCACCTCTTCAACTGACACTTTGCATGTTTTCTTGTATTCTGATTTTAATACTCCAAGATACAATGAACAACAAAAATCACTTTTAAATAGATATTTCACAGTTGAGCAAGTTCTTGATCAAAAATATTTCATAAATTCAGGAACATCTATAACTCAACACAAATACACGCCAGATAATATTTATTTCCAAATTTCGAACACTTCTGGCTTAGGTACTACAACTGAATCAAAATATAATACTGATAGAAATCATTGGTATAAAATTTACGATGAAAATAAATCCTACAAATTAGATGTAGATAAAATTGTTGAAGTCTCTGACAATAATGATTATTTCTTTACATCAAGATTGTCTTCAGATGGATATTACAAAAAAGTAGGTTCTGCATTTACAGCATCTTATTTTGAATCAAATATTTACATGCCTGGTACTGGAGAAACATTAGGATTATTTACTGGAACTCTTTACTTAGAAAAAGCAATTTCATCTGGTTCTGGATTCACAATAGATAAATGGTTCCAATCACTTAATCTTTTATCTGATCAAAATGTTTTAGTCTTAAGCAATAATGAAGTTGGACTTGGCACGACACTTCAAACATCATATTACAATGATAAAGACGTTCTCATTAAGCACAATAAAGCTGGTAAAAGAGATCAAAAATTATATAAATTTGCTAACCTTGGCTATACACCTGTAACACTTTCATATGATACTAATTTCACTAATCCACTAACACCATTAAATGTGTTATATGGTGCATCTAAATACTTCTTACATTACAATCCAAATAACACTTCACGCTCTGATGGAAATAAAACTTGGTATGATTACGAAAGTGTTGATATTTATTCATGCAATATTTCAACAGGAACTGCTATAACTGATTTTAGTGACTTTGGAGGAATAATAAACTCTTATAGTCCGGCAGTCAATGATCTTGTATTAGCCAAGGACCAAACTAACAAAAAACAAAATGGAATTTATTCAGTATACAGCAATCCTGTCTATAAACTATCAAGAAGCGGTGATTTTTCAAGTGCTTCAGACATAAAAGCATTAGGTAGAATTGTTTATGGTAATACAACATATGAATTAATTTTGCCATCAACCACTCCATATTCTATTGGTACTACAAGTGGAAACACATCAATAAACTGGATTAAGTCAGGGTATGGACAAACTATTGATGTCAAAGCTGCAACATTTACAAATTATAGTGGATTAGCTCTTACTACTGCTTTCCCAGATTCTATAGACAATGTGACACTTGCTGCAGATGACAAAGTGCTTTTGCTATCTCAAACTACTTCAAATGAAAAATATGTCGGTAGATTTACTAAGAATATAGCTCCAATTTATTCAAGAGTACCCGCAGGAAGTGGAACATATACTGCTGGTTTTTCAATTACATCTTGTTATGTTGTAGATCTTAACTCATCAAAACAATATGAATTGTATTTTAATCCAAGTAATGCGACTCTTGGATCTGATAATATTGACTGGTTTGAAAGAAATAAGATTGCAAATTATTCCCCTTGTACCAAAATTATAAATTTTAACACTTCTTTGGTTAGTTCTTTCACAGATCCATCTATATTTTTAGGTCAAACTATTCTATTGCTTAGTCAATCAAATGACAAAGAAAATGGCATTTATAAAGCTGATTCTAATATTTCATATTATTTGTCAAGACACGAAAATTTAGATGAATCCTCAGAAATAACTATCAGTAAAAAATGTTATGTAACATCTGGTTTAGCATCTACTGGATATTACGCTCTTGTTTTTGATGAAAGTGGTACTCCAAGTATTGGCAACTCTTCTCTGTATTGGGCAAGAGTAAATCTAAACAATAAATTAAGTGATTGCAACTGCGCTACAACATCAAGTAACACCGACATCAATCTTTCAAATCCACCTTCTACTGTTGATGGTGTAATTCTTGAAAAAGGCTACAGAATTTTAGTTAAAAATCAAGATTCAAATAAATCTCAAAATGGAATATATGTTGTCACTGGTTCAGGAGCTGAATATGCATGGGCCAGAGCAGAAGATTTAAATTCAGATTCGGAAGTAAAACCTCAATTGACAGTTTATGTTACGAGTGGAACAACAAACGAAGCAACAATTTGGAGAATTAAATTAGGTTTGCCAAGAACAATAACCTATTCACAATTGTCTGAATACATCATTGGAACTGATTCTATACAATGGATTTCAGTAGACAAAGATGGACTATATAATTCCAATCCAAATACATGGCAACTTTTAGGCAATAATATAGATAATGCATTTTATTTGGGATCAGCTAAAATCGATAAATATTCAACTGCTAATAGTAATAGATTTGCAATAGCTGTAAAAATTCCAACATCTGATTCGTTATCAAATAATAACCTAACAACAAATGGAAAAATCAGGAATATAAATTTTAAAGTAGAATATAAAACTGTAGAAGACTAAAATAAAAGGTAACACTTCTGCTGTTGATAAATAAAATATTAACGATTGTTTTTTAAGAGAGTATTCATATGCAAAATATTGAACAGCAACTACATACATTGCTTAGAGAAATTGACCCAAAAAATGCATTCAGTAGAGAAGAGCAAAGTAAGATTATTGCACATGCTGCTTCTATGTTCAAGTCAGCACACAGAAATTTAAGACTTGCAAAAAAACTTGATGAAAGAACAATACAAGCTCGTATGAATGATGCTATTCTTAAAGCAATGGCAAGTCTCAATGAATGGGATGATTACTCTGAAGAATATATCGATGTAAAAGGCTTAAGCTCTGGTCAAGCTTTAAGAAAAGTTGCTGAAAATGCTAAATCTAAATGGGGATTGCAAGAAGTATTAAATCCAGATGTTTTAGATTATTTAGATTTCGATCCTGAAAAAGATGAACCAGATTCTGAACAAAAACTTGAGAATGCACAACAAACTTCAGAAGCGCTTATAACACCTGGTGCTGGCAAACATAGATCTGACTTTATTTCTGCACCTATCAGATAATGAAAACCGTAATTAAAAGAATAGCTCAGGCTGACCCTGCAGCAGCTGCTGCCCCACCTCCAGATCCAACTGTAGGTGCAGCTCCTCCACCTATGGATATGGGTATGGGGGCCATGCCACCAATGCCTGGAATGCCAGCACCTGCTGGCGGAGCTACTGGTCCAGTTGATACTACATCTGCTCAAGGTGTGCCTTATCCACTTGAAAATCTTGGTATGATTTTAAAAGATGCCGAGTTACAGAAAAAACTTTCCGAAATACTCTCTTCATCATCTAATGTTGGATCAACTTCTGAAGAAGAAATTGCTAATGTAATATTCCAAATGTATGGCGGTAATAAACTTAGTGGAATAGATGAATGGAAAAAAGGCGAAAGACTTCCTGATAAGCAAGTTGACGATGAAGAAATCAAAGCAACAAGAAACGAAAGATGGAAAAGATTGCCAGCTGGAAAAACACTTGACACATTAGAAATTCCTGTCACACTTGATAATATTATGCAAGCTGTTAAAGCAATTTCTTTTGGAATTTCTAAAGCAAAATCAAAAGAAGCCCCTGCCGGTGGCGGTGGAGCTATGGCAAGCCAACATTACAAAAATATGGTAAGAATTTCAAATTTATTGGATGAATTGGGGTTTTATCGATTAGCTGATCGAGTCCTGTAATTAAGTTGCTAAAAAAGGCAAATTTGGGTATAATGCTGTGGTATTCTAATCACAGCATTTTTTTATGCCCTAAGGAAAGCAAATGGCAAATCAATACAACGAAAATTCCATTCAAATTTTGGAAAGCCAAGAAGCAGTGCGTACACGCCCTGCTATGTATATTGGTGATACTGGTAAAAAGGGTCTACATCATCTTGTTTGGGAAATTTTAGACAACTCTGTTGATGAACATATGGCAGGTCATTGTTCAAAGATTGATGTTGTAGTTTCAAAAGATAACCGATCTGTTACCATAATTGATAATGGTCGTGGCATTCCTGTAGCAGTAAAACAAGAAGATCCCAAAAAGCGATCTACTCTTGAAATTGTTCTTACTGAATTGCATGCAGGTGGTAAGTTTGGTGACGATGGTTCAGGCTACGAAGCATCTGGCGGTTTGCATGGTGTTGGTGCTTCCTGTGTGAACTTTCTTTCTGTAAGACTTGATGTTGAAGTTTCTCGCGATAAGAAGAAATATCAACTAAGCTTTGACAGGGGCATTCCTGTATCTCAAGTCACAGAAAGTGGAACATCTACTTCAACAGGAACTAAGATTACTTTTACTCCTGATCATAATATTTTTGGTCAGTTTGCAGTAGAAGACGCTTTCCGAGAAGTCCTTGTTGATGATTTTGATATTGATGAAAAATTTGCTGAATGTTCTGGAAAATGGAGAAAAGCCCTTATTTCTGGACCTGTTGACTTAAATATTTTCTCAGAATGTTTCAAGTCAATGAATTACGCAGACAATATTTACACTGAAGCATATAACTCTTGGTTTAATCACTCATATAAAAATATTCAATTTGATGAAAATGTATTAGTAAGAAGATTGAGAGAAACTGCTTACCTTAATGGCGGATTACAAATTTGCTACAAGAATGAAAACACCGGAACAAAAGAAGAATTTTTCTTTGAAGGTGGTATTGCAGATTATGTTTCTTATCTTGCTAATTCAAGATCAAATGTGTATCCTGTAAAACCTTTCTTCTTTGACAATAAGTCAGGAAAAGTAAATGTTCAGGTAGCATTTCAATATAGTGACGAAGACGATGAAACAATCTATACATATGCTAACAATATCTATACTTCTGATGGCGGAACTCATCTAAGTGGATTTAAGACATGTATCACCAGAGTTGTCAACCAATTTGCCAGATCATCAAATGTTCTCAAGGAAAAGGATACTAATCTAACTGGAGAGGATATTCGTGAAGGTATTGTTGCTATTGTTTCTGTTCGTTTACCTCAGCCTCAATTTGAAGGTCAAACAAAGGGTAAACTCGGTTCTCAAGAGGTTGAAGGTGTGGTTAACAGATTGTTTTCTGAAGCCCTCACAGAATTCTTTGAAAAAAACCCTACCATTGTAAAAAGTATTGCGGAAAGAGCACTCAGAGCAGCTAAAGCAAGAGCAGCAGCAAAAAGAGCTTCTGAGTCTATAAAAAGACAAGGATTTTTAGGTAGATCTGGCTCTCTTCCTGGAAAACTTTCTGATTGTAATTCAGAAGATTCAGTTTCAACAGAACTTTATATTGTTGAAGGTGATTCTGCTGCTGGTTCTTGCAAGGGTGGTAGAGATCCTGAGTATCAAGCAGTCATGCCCATTCGTGGAAAAATCATTAATCCTGAAAAGAATGATTATGCCAAGTTGATGCAAAACGAAGAAGTTGCTGCAATTATTTCAGCAGTTGGAACTGGAATTCGTGATGATTTTAATCTTAAAGACCTAAGATATGGCAAGATTGTTATTATGACTGATGCTGATGATGATGGTGCTCATATAGCCACACTTTTAATGACTTTCTTCTATAGATTTATGAGACCCCTAATTACAGAAGGCCATCTATATATTGCAAAACCACCATTATATAGAGTCAATGTAAAAAATGATAAGTTTTATATCCACACTGATGCTGAACTTGAGGGTTACAGAAAGAAGTATGGTGATAAAATAGAAGTAACAAGATTCAAAGGTCTGGGTGAAATGGATGCTGATGAACTTGGCACAACAACAATGGAAATTGGTAAGAGACAAATTATCAAGGTAACTGTTGATGACGTTGAAGAAGCATCAAGAATTTTGAATGTATTAATGGGAAGTGAAGTCGCTCCACGCAAAGAGCATATTATTCAGAAGTCCGCAAAGAGATTGGTAGAAAATCATGGCTAAGAAATTAAAAATTGAAGAAGTAAATCCTCTTGAAGTTAAGCAGGATCATGTCATTGAAAAAGAGTTCATTGAACTCATTGATGACAGGTTTACAAATTATGCTTTTGCAGTCATGGAAGATCGTGCTTTACCAGATGCCAGAGATGGACTAAAGCCATCTCAACGCAGGACACTTGTTGCCATGAATGACTTGAACTTGAGATCATCTGGCAAAACAAAGAAATGTGCAAAGATTTGTGGTGACGTATCTGGTAACTATCACCCACACGGAGAAGCAGTAGTTTATCCTACACTTGTTCGTATGGCTCAAGATTGGTCATTGAGATATCCACTTATTTCACCTCAGGGAAACTTTGGTTCTCCTGCTCCTGAAGACAAACCAGCTGCTATGCGCTATACAGAAGCTAAGTTTTCTGTCTTTGGTGATCAAATGGTTTCTGAGCTTTCAAACCAAGTTGTAGATTATGTTTCAAACTACAATGATGAGTTGACCGAACCAACAGTTATGCCATCATTAATTCCAAACTTAATTGTCAATGGATGTTCAGGAATTGCAGTTGGTTGGGCTACATCAATGGCTCCTCACAACTTACGTGAAATAGCAAAACTCATAGATGCTTATATCAAAAATCCTGATATCAACATTGAAGAGATTATGGAAATTGTTCCAGGTCCTGACTTTCCACTGCCATGCAAGATTCTTGGTAATACAGGTGTAAAGAATTATTTTACAACTGGAAGAGGGTCTGTCCAACTTGAAGGGTATCACACAATAGAGTCAGAGAGAAATGGGCAGCAATATATCCGGGTTACAGCTTTGCCTTATGGCGGGTCTGCTGAAGGCTTCTGTCGAGAAATAAAAGAACTTGTTGAATCCAAAAAGATTGAAGGAATTACAAATCTCAAAAACCTTACAAATAAAAAAGGAATGGATGTAAGAATTTGGATCCATAAAACAGCAAATACAAATGTTGTCCTCAATCTTATTCTTAAGCATACATGCCTTAGAACAAACTTTTCTGTAAACTCTACAGTTCTAATGGATGGAAAGAAAGTTGTTGAAAATGTCCCGCTAATAAAATTAGTTGAAACATTTGTGAATCATAGAAAAGATGTTTTGACGAGAAAATTCAATGCAGAACTGGACAAGAATAATCGAAGACTCCATATCCTTGATGGGCTCATTGGCATTACCTCTAAAATTGATGCGGTTATTAAACTCATCCGTGAAGCTGATGATAGGAATGTGGCACAACAAGAACTCATCACACAGGGATTTGTAAAGTCTCCAGAACAAGCTGATGCAGTTTTGAAGATTACATTAGGAAATCTTACAAAGCTTGATGTCAATTCGATGGCTGATGAATTTGCCAAACTTACAAAGAGAAATGAATGGCTTAGCGCTCAATTAGCTTCAGAAAAGAAAATGCTTAGCCTTATCTCTAAAGAGCAACTTGATGTCGCTGAAAAACTTGGAGATGATCGTCGCAGTGAAATAGTTCCTTCTATGGATGATTTCAATTATGAAGATTTGATCACTGAAGAACAAATTGTTGTTTCTCTTACCAAAGATGGATACATCAAAAGAGTTCCACTTGATACATTCAAGTCTCAAGGGCGTGGAGGTAAGGGTGTAATTGCAGTCAAGGGTCGTGAAGAAGATGAAGCTGCTGATATTTACGTAGGCTCCACTCATGATTTGTTCTTATTTTTCACTAATCAAGGCAATTTGTTAAAGAAGAAGGGATATGAAATACCATTGTCTTCAAGAACAAATAAAGGCATCCATACAGCTAATCTGCTTGCTTTAGCTCCTGAAGAAGTTGTAGCATCTACTATTACGATGAAATCTTTAGATGTAGATGGGTACTTCATAATGGTTACAAAGAATGGCCTTATAAAAAGAAGTGAAATCAGAGAATACAATACAAGTTTGAGAAAAAGAGGCCTAAAAGCTTTAACCTTAAATGAAGACGATTCACTTGTTCACGTTTCAACAACTAATGGCGAAAAAGATATAGCCTTAATCACAGCTAATGGATACGCATTAAGATATTCGGAAGATATTGTTAGATCTATTGGTAGAGCAGGTCAAGGAGTAAGGGCTATGAATCTTCAAGAAAGCGATACTATTGTTTCCATGCTTGTCTTGGATAGAAATGAAAGTTCTGAAATATTAGTCATTACTGAAAATGGTTTTGGTAAGAAAACTGATGCAAATGAATACAAATCTTTATCAGGAAGATATGCTAAAGGAAGCAAAACAATTAATTCAGAAAAGAAAAACCGTAATGGAAACATTGTTTGCGCAGCTGTAGTTAGTGAAGGAAAGGAATTTCTTGTACTGACTCAGAAAGGAAAAATGGTAAGAATGTCTGTAGAAGATTTTCGCTCCAAAGGAAAAACTACTATTGGAAGTAAAATAGTTGGTTTAGATTCTGGAGACAAAGTGCAAACACTTGTAGTTGTAGAAAACACAATTGCAAAGGAAGAAACATTGCAACAATAGAAAATTATAACTACAAAAACATTAGAGTTTTTATAAAGGAATTCAAAAATGGGCAATTTTTTATATCCATGGGCAAGAAATAAATTTTTAACACAATCGGCACCATTAGCATGGAATAATAGTTCAAGCTATAAAGTCATGTTTATCAATGCAGGTGTAGCAACAAACTACGTCTGGTCAGCAACTGGCAACTCTGGTTACGCTTGGAACCCTGCTGCAGCAGCATCTGCTGGTGGTGCGTCTGAAGATGGTACTACCCCGGGCTCTACTCCTGGAGGAGCTGGATATGCTATCACTTGGTTGAGCCAAATTCCAACAGCACACAGATCTATTGCAGCGTCATACGGTGGCGTTGCTGGAGCTGCAAATACTTTAGGTATAGTAGCTACTAACTATGGTAACGGTGTTGCTAATGCTTCATTTGCATCTACAACACAACTTGCTGTTGCTGCAGGAGCTGCAATCACTGCATTTGTTATTTATAGAGACACAAGTACACTCGCTGCTACTGCAACTCAAGCTACATCTTATTCTTATGAATCAGCAATGGACCTTATTGCATTCTTTGATTCAGCCATTGGAATGCCAGTTAGTGGTAACGGTGGTGACATCACAATTGTTTGGGACACAGGCGCAAACAAAATTTTCAAAATATAGGGTACTAATATGAATTTATTAAATATGACCGAAGAAGAACTTGTCGAAGACTTAAATGCTAAAAAAGCAATTGCTGAAATAGCCCATAAGGAAATGCTTGAAGCTGGAGACAGAATTCATGAAAGAAGAAGACTGATTGCTCTCCAAAGCCAATTTGGGCAAATTTCTGAAGAAGATATTAAGCAAATTAGAGAAGCGCAAGTATTGCAAGCTAAAGCTATCCTTACCGAAGAATCAGTCAAACTAAACTAAAACCTTTTAAAACTCATAAAGCCTAATAATAAGCAATTATTATTAGGCTTTTTTATTGCTTATCCAGAAAATAATATTATATATTTTCGTGATGGTCAAGGCATCAAGTATGAGATTTTCTTTAAACAAAAATACCCAATCTAAAATTAGCTCAAGACAGTGCAGTCTTTTAAGTAGATTGGGCTTTTGTTTAACTGTTTTTATGTGTAATGGCATGGTGATCTAATGGGATCAGCAACAGTAATATTTACACAATATGCTCAATCAGAAAGAGCATCGCCAGCTGGATACCACAATGGTACGGCTTGGTTATCTTGGGTAAGTAATGGTATTGTTACTCCGTTTGTTTCAAGCAACCCAGAAAATCTTTTTGCTTCTGACAATTTATACTGTTTTGTTCAATATGCAGATTTTATTCCACCATTAGACTCAAGACCATTAGCCTATAGTGGTGGCACTGGATATATCATTGTCAAAGGCAATGACAAATCTCAAACAATTCCATCTGATGCTACTATAACTGGCATCACAGTTTATATTGAAAGACAAAACTTTTCAGATCCAGCTGTCGATGGAGCATTAATTGTAACTGACGATTCATTGTTTCTTACAAAAGATGGGTCAACAACTATCGGAACAGACTGGTTTGCATCCAATACTAAATTAACTTGGAATTATGGAGCAGACGAAGTAAAAAGTTTTGGTGGGACTTCACATATGTGGGGAACTACCTGGACTCCTGCTGAAATTAATGCAAATACATTTGGTGTATTTTACGCAGCAAATATTATAAAATCTTCTGGTGGTGAAGATGCACCTTTAGCTAAAATTGACCAAATATATGTTGTTGTAACTTACACTGGTGGAACTTCTTCAACTAATATTAATCCTTATGGTATTCGTTCCACTGAATTTGTTTCTTCTTTACATAGAATTGTAAGAAACATCAAAGAATATTCAGTCACTACTTTAGAAAGACTTGGACTTAATACCCTTACAAAAAGTGCTGCTCAAGTAAGACCTTATGGACAAATTTCAGCTCAAAATTTAGGCCAAGCAAGTCTTAGAAGAAACATAAATCCTTATGGGATAAGATTTACGGAAAATATAGGAAGAAATTCTTTATTACAAAATATAAAACCATATTCTGTAAGATCTTTAGAAGCATTATCACAAAACAGATTATCTTTCAATATAAAACCATTTAGTGTTTTATCACCAGAAACAATTGGTCAATCAAGAATTAGTCGAAATATTAATCCTTTTGGAATTAATTCTAATGAGGTTTTAGGCAATCAAAATATTCGACAAAATATTAATCCTTTTGCTATAAGATCAATTGAAAATATTGGCTTTGATAAAATTGTAAGGAACATAAATCCTTACTCTATAAATAATAATGAGTTTTTGGGAAGAAATTCACTTGTAGCTTCTTCTTCTATAAGACCTTATGCTGTCATAACAAATGAATTAGTTTCTTTTGGCACAAGACTATCAACTGGCGTATCAATAAACCATATCAGTATTAGAACAACTGAGCAATTAGGAAGAGACACACTCACTACCCGGTCTCAAATTAACCCATATGGCATTACAAGTAATCAAGTTATTGGTAATCAAAGTATATCGGCATCAAATGCAATATACCCAAGACCTATAACTTCAGTAGAGACATTTGGAAACGGTAAATTTAGAAATAGATTTTACGACACATTGGATGTTGTAAATATTTTCAACTTTGGAAATACTGATCAATTTATTTGGGAACAAGCAAACAGTATTTACCCTGGTGGAAAAACACTAAGAAGATCTACAGCATTCCCTAATACATCTGGTACTGCAACTATCGCATTGCCACTTTTATACGATAGAGGTCCTGATTTTTATTGGTCAGGATATTTACAAGTTCTTAGTGGTAACGGTATTGCAGGTATGGCATTTGCTATACAATCTACTGATATAAGAAATGGATATCATGTAGTTATAAATACTGCAAATACAACAGCAAATCCATCATTTTCTATAAGAAGAATTATTGGAGGAACTACAACAACATTAGCTTCTTACAACCTGGCTGGATTAATTGTCCCTAATAGCTTATATAGAATTTTTGTAACATGGTCAAATACTGGACAAATTGTTGCAAAACTTTATGCTCAGGGTGGTGGTTCATTAGTATCAGGATCTGGAATTCTTACAGTCACTGATACTACTTACACAACAGGATACATTGGAATCACAGCATTTAGTGATGCTGCATTTGATCACCTAACTAATATTGAACCTCAATTTGCTGATCCAGTTTATGGAATTGCGACATCAGAAAGATTAGGATTTGTAACCTTAACTACTGGTGCAACAAGTATAAGAAGTATTTCTGTATTATCTACTGAAAATGCTAATAATTTAGTAAGACTTTCAGGCCGATATAATATCAATCCAAGACCAATCTTAAGCACAGAAACTTTTACAAGTGCAAATAGACTTGTTCCTGGTGCCATCAATATAAATCCTTACGGTATTCGTGCAGACGAAAGATTATTGAATTTCAACAGATTCTTTGCTCAAGGAAGTCAAATTGCACATATTGCAATATCAAGCTTAGAGACACACGGAAGACACACTTTACGCCCTGGTGGAATAAACATCAATCCTTATGGAATTAGGGGTACAGAACTTACAGGATTCCCAAGAATCAGTAGTAACTTTAATATAATTCCATACGGCATATTAACTTCACAATTTGCAGGACTTAATAGATTATCTACATTATCAAACATACTACCACGACCTATATTAAGTACCGAATTCCTTGGATTTGCAACTCTTTCTAAGGCTGCTTATAATATAAGACCATATCCAATATTGACAGTTGAAAGAACAGGGTACTTTAGACTATCATCAAGTAGTAATATTAGACCTTTCACATTATTGACTTCAGAACTTTTAGGTATACATAGACTTCGTACTCTCAGAAATATATTACCTTATACTTTAGCAAGTAATGAAAGCTTTTCAAACCTTACAAGATTATCATCTGTTTACAATATTATACCTAATGGAATAAGAACAACAGAAAGAACTGGATTTGATGTATTATCTTCTATAAGGAACATAATACCATATGGAATAAATTCAATTGAAAATCTTGGAAGAAACACTTTATCTTCCATAAGAAACATAATACCATATGGCATCAGAACAACTGAAACAGTAAGTGGTTCTGTAAGATTATCAGCAGTTTCTAATATTTATCCTTACAGAATTATATCAACAGAGCAACTTGGACAACACAGACTTTCTGCAATAAGATCTATAATTCCATATGGCATAAGATCAATTGAAGCAATTGGTTTCCACAGACTAAATACACTTGCTAATATAATTCCATATGGCATCAGAGGCACAGAATTAACTGGAAGACATACACTTTCAGCTGCAGCAATAAATATTTTACCTAAAACCATATTTACTACAGAAAGCGTTTCACTTCACAGATTAAATAACATAGCTTCAATTAGGCCTTACAGAATATTAACTTCAGAGTTGGTTTCATTAGGAACAAGATTTACTGTAAGTGGGGTCAACATTAGACCTTATCCTATTGTATCTTTAGAAGCAGCTGGAAGAAATACATTATCAGGACAAACGGCTTATATTTATCCATATAGAATGTTATCCACTGAAATTGTTTCAGGGTCAAACAGATTACAAACTGTAAAATCTATCATACCTTACGGCATAAGATCGATAGAAATAATTGGCAGACAAACTATTTCACCAAATTATAATATTTATCCTTATGGTGTAAATACTATTGAAAGGACTGGATTCCATACTCTTTCTAAAGTTGCATATAATATAAGGCCATATCCAATCATTTCAACAGAAAGATTAGGTCTCCATACTTTAACTACTGTCAAATCCATTATTCCTTATGGAATTAGACCATTAGAATTATTGGGCAGAAATACCTTAAGCACAAATAGAAACATCTATCCATATACTATACTTACTGTTGAAAATTTATCTTCTTTGGTAAGACTCTCAACAACTAATACAAATATAAGACCTTATGGCATCAGAACATTAGAAAATCTTGGATTAAATACTTTATCTGCGAACAGAAATATTGTTCCTTATGGCATTAGATCAATAGAAAGTCTTGGAATTCATAGATTATCAAATCTAAATACTATAATCCCTTACTCTACTCTTTCTATTGAGAGAATTACATCTTTACACAAACTTACAGGAAATATCAAGCCATTTGGCATTAGATCAACAGAAGCTTTAGGATTAAATACATTAAGTAGTGTTGAACAAATTAATGCTATCGGTATTAGAAGTATTGAATCTCTGGGATTACATAAATTAATTAGATTTATAAAACCATATTCAACTTTATCAATAGAAAATACAGGATCTGGATTAAGATTCCACAATAGATTCTATGATACTCTTGATGCTGTTAATGTATTTGCATTTGGAAACACAGATCAATTTATATGGGAACAAGCAAACAGTTTATATCCTGGCGGTAAAACCCTAAGAAGATCCACTGCCTTCCCTAACACTACTGGTACAGCTACTATTGCTTATCCATTAGAGTATCTCAGAGGAGCAGATTTTTACTGGGCTGGTTGGCTTCAAATTCTAAGTGGAAATGGTATAGCTGGTATGGCATTTGGAGTTCAAGCTTCAGATGTAAGAAATGGCTATTTCGCTGTCATAAATGCAGCTAACACAACACCAAACCCATCATTCTCTATAAGAAAAACAGTTGGTGGTACAACTACTACCTTAGCTTCTTACAATTTGACAGGTCTAATTGTTCCTAATACTTTATATAGAATCGCTGTAACTTGGTCTGACACAGGTGTCATTACTGCTAAACTTTACGCTCAAGGTGGTGGATCATTAGTTACAGGCCTTGGTATTCTTACTGCAACTGATACTACCTATACTAAAGGCTACATGGGTATTACTGCATTTAGTGATGCAGCTTTTGACCACTTAACAAATATACAGGCACAATTCTTTGATCCTACTTATGGTATATCAAGTTTAGAAGCATTAGGAATACCTACTCTTAGAACAAGTGGAATTTTCATAGATCTTGCCGGTAGAGGAATAAATACTGTTGAAAGAACAGGCTTCCATACACTCAGAAGCAATTACAATATCATTCCAAAACAAATCTTAGGAATTGAAAAATTAGGATTAGACACCCTTACTTCAGCAAAAAGTATTTACCCATATACACTAACATCAAGTGAAAGAGCTCTCAACTTTAACATACTTATTTCATTGGGAACAGATATTAGACCATTTGGAATTAATACCTTAGAAAGTATAGGCCTCCATAGATTAGTACCAGGATCAAGAAATATCAATCCATTTGGAATTTTATCAAATGCAATAAACGGTTTCCATAGACTTTCAGCTACAAGAAATATACTTCCTTACAGTATTTTATCAACTGAATTTACAGGCTTACACAGATTATCAACTCTGGCTCAAATCAGGCCTTTTGGTATTAGAACAACTGAATCGTTTAGCTCATTGACGAGACTTAGTGCTGGTGCAGTCAATATATTACCGAAACCTATACTTACAGTTGAAAGATTAGGCTTCCATAGACTAACTTCATCAAGATCAATAATTCCTTATGGAATCATAACAACTGAAAATTATGGACTTCATACTCTAAGTGCAAGAAATAACATAATTCCTTATGGTGTAAGAACTAATGAATTTACAGGATATCACACACTAAGAAGCAACAAAAATATTTACCCTTACACAATTATTTCATTAGAAATTATTGGAAGACATAGACTTTCAAGCTTTAGAAACATTACTCCTTATGGAATTAATACTATTGAAAGATTGGGTTTACATACACTCACTTCAAACAAAAATATTATTCCTTATAGAATATTAACTTTAGAAAATTTAGGCCTACATATTTTGAACTCTGGAGGGAATAATATAATTCCTTACAGAATCACTTCACTTGAAACATTAGGTCTACATACTCTACAGACCAGAAAAAATATTAATCCATATGGAATTGTTTCAAATCAAAATACTGGCCTTCACACACTTACGAGCTTACGCAATATACGTCCTTATGGAATATTAGGCATAGAAAAAACTGGTCTCCATACTTTAAGAACAACTTCATCAATATACCCATACACAATATTTAGTGTAGAAAAAACTGGCTTCCATACATTGAGAAGTAATAGTTACATTTACCCATATGGTGTAAGAACTTTAGAGAAAACTGGGCTACATCTTTTATCTCTTGCTGGGGTAAATATTAGACCTTATCCAATAATTTCAGTTGAAAGAACAGGTTTCCACAGATTGGTTGGATTAATCACGATAAATCCATATGCAATACTTTCAACACAAAACACTGGATTACATACATTAAGAAGCAACAATTATATTTACCCATATGCTGTAAGAACTTTAGAAATTCTTGGAAGACATACCCTGACAAGTGCAAAATCTATAATTCCTTATGGTATTTTGACTACAGAAAAAACTGGATTACATACGCTTGCTGGAAGATTGCAAATTATTCCATATGGTATTAGTGCTACTGAGAATCTTGGTTTACATACATTAACTAATATAAAATCAATAATACCATACGGAATAAGAACTCTTGAAACATTAGGCTTACATACTCTAAGAAGCAATAAAAATATCTATCCATTTACTGTATTTGGGCTTGAAAAAACTGGATTCCATAGGCTTACAACAAGATTACAAATAATACCATATCCAATCTTAAGCACAGAATTGCTTGGAATACATACTCTTACAAATATTAAGTCTATAAATCCATATGGCATAAGAACTTCTGAATTTTTGGGATTACATACTCTTCAATATCAGATATTAATTAATCCAAATCCAATCTTGACACAAGAAAGATTAGGACTCCATAGACTTACAACCAGAGCATTCATATATCCATTTGGTTATACTGGTTTTGATTCAACAACTGGTGGAGTTATGACATTGAGATATGGTCAGTATATTTATCTCAATGGTTCTTGGTCTACTATGCCTGGCTATGGTCCTATTACACCATCTCCTGCAGATATGTATCCAAGTGCTCCAAGGCTTGTAGCTGGATCAGTCAATATCAGACCTAACACAATTACGACTGTTGAAAGAGTTTCTAATCACAGGTTGCAATACTTATATCCTATTATACCTTATGGCGTAACAAGCGAAGAAAAAACTGGACTTCATAGATTATCAATACCACCTGTAAATATAAGACCAAGGCCTATCCTTACAGAGCAACTTTTAGGTCTACATACATTACAAAATGTTTATAACATATTCCCGTATGCTATTAGTGGCGTTGAAAGAACTGGTTTACACAGACTGTCTTATTTCAACAACATAAGACCATACTCAATTCAAAGTCTGGAAACCATTAGCTTACATACCTTAAGTAATAATTACAAGATATATCCACTTACAATATTAGAAACAGCTAAGACTGGATTCCATATTTTACAAAAAGTTGATTTCAGAATTTTACCATTCAATATTTCTACTGATGAAAAACTTGGATTACACAAGCTCACAACAATAACGAACATCAAACCATATCCAATATCAACTGAAGAAAAATTAGGATTCCATGAACTTAAAGCTATTTCAAGAATAAATCCATACTCAATAAAATCTCTTGAAACTATTGGATATCATGAATTACGAAGAAGAGATAGAATTGTTCCTTGGAGTATATTGTCTCAAGAAAGAGCAAGCAATGGAGAATTTGACCTTAAACTTTACAAACTTAATGGTTTCGGATCATCTACTGAAATATTCTTAACCGCAGATGGTACAAATGTATATTACTGGGACATCAATGTTTTCCAAAATGTCAAAGTAATAGTAAACTCAAATGTACTTTCTACTGGATATACTCTCTATCCATTAGAAGGTAAAGTTGTATTTGACACTCCTCTGAATCCAACAGATACAGTTTTTGTAAATCTCTACAACTCAATTACTTTCAGTTTACATAAATTATATACTCAAAGTTATATAAGACCATTTGGAATAAGAACAAAACAAACTCTTGGTAGACACAGATTAAAACTACCTCAATTCCCAGGTCATATACACTCATGGTTCGAAAAACCACAAACCATTGAAAGTGAACTTACAATTATACATGTACCTCTTGTTGGTTGGTATGAGAAACTTCAAACAATTGAAGTAGACATACAAGTGTTAGAGGGTATTGATAGTACACTTACTAAAGTACAAACTATTGAAAGTGATTTAAATTTTAGGAGCACAAGTTAATGAAAGCTGACGTTATTTACACAAATCAAACAATTAGAATTAAAGCAAGAGTAAGAGATATTGATGGCACATTGACAAATCCTCAATCTATTCAATTTGATCTTGAAAAACCTGGAGAAACAGAGTATAGCAGTTATGGCATCACAAGTACACCTCCAGTTCAAACAGAAGGTACAGGAATATTTTATATTGATCTTGATGTTGATATAGTAGGAAAATGGAAATATTCTTGGTTTACATATGGAAATGTAACTGCATCTTGGAAAGGTTTTTTTCAAGTTGAAGATGCAAGGTATATGTAATGGCTTATCCTGGAATTTTATCAAGAGCTGAATTTGCAACAGGTCTTATAACAAGAAGTGTCAAGATAAATGGATTTTATCTTCTTGTGGATCAGTGTAGCATAAATCAAACTCAAGATATAGACACTGATAATAATTTTATTCAAGGTGGACCAGGATCTTCAATTTCAAATCTTCAATCAAAAAAAATAACTGGGTCATTAAGTTGTCCTATAAGAGTAAATGATCAGTTTCAATTAGAACCTGCAATAAAAGAAATCTTAAATCATGCTCAAAATCCAGTTAGAGCATTAATTATGGACACAAACCATTTGCTTGTTTACAATGATATAACAGCAGAAAATGGAGGAACTGACAACAATCAATTGCTCAAAATTGATTCTATGGTTGTAAGTTCATTGAATATCACTTGTTCACAAAATGATTTTGCAAATATGACTGTAAACTTCGAAGGAATGATTGATTCATCGCAAAATTCAGAATATGCGGTACCAGCTAATTTTGATGTTTTAGGAAGAGCTTTGACTTGGGGTGATTGCAACGCTTCAAGAGAAGAGTCTTCGATGAGGACAATAACTTCTTTTACATTAACAATTACAAATCAAATTGAAACACCAGTATTTTTAATTCCATATCAAGAAGAAGGGTCAGGACTTGTCTCAACGAGGAGTGATCAAATTCAACTTCTTGGCATAACAGGAATAAAATGGACTGGATCTATGACAGAATTGCTTAGAAGTGGCGTAGAGCTAAATACATTTATTCATGGTGGCTGGATGCAAGGCGAAAATCTTACTTTCAAAATTGGACCTATAACAGCATCGTATATAACTCCATTGTTTAAAATATCTCAATTGCCTCTTACTTCGAGTGTGTTAACAAGAACTACTGAATGGTCAACATTAATGAGACCTGATAGACCTTCTTCTCCGAATGGTCTATTTGTCATAGCATAAAAAAGGTTTAATCTTGTAAATTCGAAAAATATATAACTAAGATTAAATTAAGTTTGAGGAAAATTGAATGCCTATAAACAATAACCTTTTTGGTGTATATAAGTCAGTAAAATTAGGTGGCAGAGAAGTTGTTGCATCAAGCTTTTCCAGAAATAGGAATATGCAAGCAAGCTCCATCAATTATGTTCAAGGTACACCCAAAGCCAGAGTTATGGATATTGGCACTGTTGATGAGACAATTTCAATAGAAGCTCCTATTTTTGTTGGAGCTGGCTCAACAGTAGATGGAAGATACATTGCAAATCAAAAAATAAGAGAAATTCTTAGTCCTCAATCGGCAGTTTTACCTATATTGACTGCAGCTAATTTTTCCATTGGAAAAGATTCTTCAAGTGTTAGTTTGACTTTAGAATCAGATGGTGATCCAAACAACACAACTGCATTTGAACTAAGTAGCAGTTCTATTGAAGCTTTGAATCCACTTGGTACTCCTACAAGACTGGCAAAATTCTACGATATTAGAGTGCAAATTGGTTCAAGAAAATATTTTGTTATGTCAGCAACTATCAATGTTTCTGCAACTACAGATAAAACATATTTCTTTATACCTGGAGACTGGAACGACTATAGAGGTTGGGGAACTCTTGGTGGAGCTACTGGATATGATGTAGCAACTGGTGTAGGTAGTACAAACTTAACTATTAGAAATGCAGACGGATCTCCAAGATCTGGTACTGGTATTACATTTCAGCCAGGTACTCAATTTCCATTTATAGGAATTTCTGGTTTAAAAGTTTCCGGTAATGGTAAAGCAGCTGTTTTACTTGAAAACCTTACAGATGCTGGTGGAACTGGAACAAGTACATTCTTGGATGCCAATGAATCATTGAACTTAAGCTTGCAATCTGGCACTACAGATATGACATTGCAAGATCCTGGCGTTGTAAGATATGAAAACGCTGACTTCAGAGTGGAAATATATGATCCACTTTGGCATGCTGCTCAAATCAATGGAGGATTGAATCCATCAGCTGGCTTTGGTTGGACATCATTGCTTTCTTCGGATATCGATACAACCAGAGCTATTGTTCATACTTCAAACTTTTCTTTGACACCTGGATTGATGACTGTAGACTTTAACTTCATTACTTGGATTAAGTAATTTATTAATCGTCTTCTTCCTCTTCATCAGTATCAAAGTCTAAAATATAATCTTCATAGTCCCATTCATCAATTGGATCCATGTCTGCCCAAACATTGGAAACAACATGAATGGGACTTTCTGATATTTTAGATAAAATTAATCCATCAGCTAAAGACACAATGGTAAAAAATCTATTATGATTTTTATCTACAATCTTTAGTGAACAATAAATAACATCACCCACTTTAGACTCAATTACAACACTCTCAATCTTAGAGTTTATTTGATCTAAAGTTTTTATATATAACTGATGCAATGTCTGAATGTGAGAATTTTTATGCAGACCTTTATGAACAAAAGATAAATGACTTGCTTCAAATGGATTTAATTCCACTCCATTTTGTCTTTCCCCATCAGTTAAGACTACATACACTCTTTTATCAGGATTAACTACAATATGATCAATTTCAACTGGTAGAAGTTCCAAATCTATAGAATCATCAATTCCAGAAAGATCAAAATTTTTCTTATTTATCATTTTATGTTACATTTCGTGCAAGTATTACACAGAAGACTATTTATTTTATGAGATAACGCTACAAGAATCCCACCACTAAACAAAATAATATTATATAAATCAATATGCATTTCTTTCTGATGAATTGTGTGTTGGTGCATAATTCTTCCAATAACAATCAATGCAAGGCCAGATGCAAGTAATGGAAAAGCTTTAAATGATTTATGTTTTTTATATCCAAAACATAAACTTGTGATTCCCAATAATAAAGAGGCTGAAAGAAAAGCCCATTCAAATGTTTCTGATACAAACAGAGATAAACTAAGAACTGGAAATACAACAATTATAAAAGGCATGATTGTACAATGGAAAGCACAAATCATGGAAGCTACCGCTCCTATTTTATCAAGTTTGTTCATGACAGCATTTTAGCAGCTTCTTCATGTACTTTGTCAGATAATAATTCTAATAATTCTTTAGCTGATTCTGACAATGAAGATAAAAATTCTATATTCTCTGAATGTACATCATTTTCAATAGATTTTTTTAAATCAAGCAATTCATTGATATCGTTTTTATCTAATACATTTGAACTTAAAAGATGAGTTATTTGAATTTTACAATCAATAAGATAATCTGATAATTTCTTGATAGTTCTATCCCTTTCATCCTTAGCTTTATTGTCTTCAGCATCCATTAGCATTTTCGTTATGTCGTCATTAGATAAACTTTTTGCTCCACTAAGAACCATTGATTTTTCTTCATTTGTATTTTCATCAATTGCTCTTACAGTTACAATTCCATTTGCATCTACATCAAAAATAACATCAATTTTGGGTATTCCACGAGGAGCAGGTTTGATATTTTCAAGTTTAAATTCACCCAAATAATGGTTATTGACTACTCTTGGTCTTTCGCCTTGAAAAACTTTTACATCTACTTCAGTTTGGTTATCTATAGCTGTAGTAAAAACTTCCTTAAACTCGGACGGTACCTGAGTATTTCTTTTAATCATTGTAGTCATAAAACCACCTTGAGTTTCAATGCCTAAAGATAAAGGAGTGACATCTAATAAATATACTTCTTTGTTTGAATTGCCTGAAAGAACCGAAGCTTGAATTGCTGCACCAACGGAAACAGCTTCATCTGGATTGATTGACTTATTTGGCCTTTTATTTAGCCATTCTTGCACTTTTTGAGCTACATATGGGATTCTTGTTGATCCACCTACAAAAACTACTTCATTGATGTCATTTGCACTCAATTTTGCATCAGATAAAGCTTGGTCTATACAATCTTTAGTTTCCATAATTAAAAAATCAATTGCTTTTTCAAATTCTTCTCTTTGAACTGAAACTTGCTTTCCTGCATAGCGAACAGTAGCTATTTGTAGTTGAGATAACATTTTTTTGGTTTTTTCAGAAATAGATCTTAATTCAGAAGATTCAATTTCAAAACCTAACTTGTTTTCAATAATTTTTCCTAAAGCGGAATCGAAATCTGCTCCTCCAAGTTTTGTGTCTCCTGCTGTTGAGAGAACATGAAAATCACAGCCATCAGATAGCCTAAGTATAGTAACATCAAAAGTGCCACCACCAAGATCGTAAACCAAGATTGTTGAGTCATTATTTTTATCAAGACCATAGGCTAATGAAGCTGCAGTAGGCTCATTGATTATTCTGAGGACTTTCAATCCTGCCAATTCTCCAGCTGCTTTTGTTGCTTCTCTTTCACTATTATTAAAATAAGCAGGAACAGTGATTACAGCTTGAGTAATTTCTTCTCCTAAGTAATCTTCTGTATCTTTTTTTAATTTTTTCAATATTTCAGAAGATATTTCACAAGCGGAAAGTTTTATTGATTTATCATAGTTATTAAAATCATAAATTTTATTAAATCCATCTGACATTTTTCTCTTAACTAATCTAACAACTCTATCAGGATTAGTTAATTCATAGTCCGCAGCTAAATCTCCAACTAATATTTGAGATTCATTATCAATTGCAAAAACAGATGGTGTAATGCGGTTTCCTTCTGAATTAGGAATTACCTCAATACTTCCATCTGCTTTTACATAAGAAACTACACTAAATGTGCTGCCTAAATCTATTCCAACTGCAATACTCATATAAGTATTGTACAGGATTAGATATCAGTGTCATCTTCAGAGATTACAGAACCTCCAGGCTTGTACCCCTCTAATAAACTTTTTAACGAGTCTTTATTGTCAAGTTTTTTCTTAAAATTTGTTAGTTCTTTTTTTGTTATTGGACCAGAAGGAGAAACTTGACTTGGATCTTTTGGTAGAGCAGTTTTATAATCATGAGCCATAGATATTAATTGAACAACAGCAAATGTATCCTTGCATTTTGGGCATCTCATAATTGCATAGACTTCTACCTCTGACTTTGGCATCCAACCTAAATGAGATTCCTTAAAGAAAGGAGTTTTGCAATTTCTATTCAAACAATGTTTTGGCTTACCAACGATAGTTTGGTGGAACATAACTCACCTCCACAGCACAATTATGCTGTACTATATTATTCAACAAACATCTACAAAAACATTCTATAAAAGGGTTTTGAAAAGTTATTGATGTATAATATTAGTGAAACCGCTGATGGTAATATATCAGCGGTTTTAATTTTGTCAAGGAGATAATAAAATGAACATATTAAAAGATATTGAAAAGTTATTCGACACTATTTTTGTTACATTATTTAAAGCTGATTATTAAAATGAAAAAAACTGCAATGAAGCAGTTTATTTCAGCTCAAATAATGTCCAAGCTCTTTCATTCTTATATACTTTTTTCCTCATATTGATATGAGTTTTCAAGTTTTTCTGGTCTGATGAAAAATCCAAAATGATTGCATCAGGCTTTCCGTTTTTAATAGACTCCTCGATATCTTTACCTACACATCTCAGCACTCTTCCAACTTGTTGATATGTTGTTACGGAAGATTGATTAGAACCAGCTAAAATCAAACAGCTAATTCTTGGAGCATCTACACCTACATTTGCCCATTGTGTTGCTATCAAAATAATTTCATTGTTTTCAACAGCATTTAGCATTCTTCTACGATAATTCTTTTCCTCATCTGTTGGATCTTCTTCACCTTTATCGCCACCAGGAACAAAAACCGCATCTTCAATCATGCTTTCAAGTATAGAACCATGCTCTCTTCTTTCTACTAAAATAAGAGTAGGTCTGCTTTTTGACTTAAACTGTTCAGCAAATTGCTTGATTCTAAAATTTCTTTCCCAATTATTTACTATGTTTAACGTGTAAATTTCAGGATAAGTGTTTGCATGATGTTGTTCATTGATCTTACAAATGAATATTTTAGGTGGAACAAGAAACCCTCTTTCAATTAAGTCAGAAGCTGAAACTTGAATAATTTTTCTTCCTAATGCTCCTTCAATTCTGATTTCCTGATTATCGGTTCTCCAAGGCGTTCCAGACAAACCAAGTTTATAAAATGCATTTTTAGCATACTTGCCTAATTCTTCAATTACAACAGAAGCAACATGGGCTTCATCGACAATAAATGCTTGACAGAGTGAAAGAACTTCTCTTACTTGTGCTTTTTGAAACAATACATCCTGTCTATTGTCCCATGCCAATTTAGCTTTTTTATATGCAGCAAGTTCTAATTTAGTTATTGAATTCAAAGAGCGTTCATATTTTTTACGAATAATTTCTGCATCTTTGCGTTGATTTTCTTGAGCATTGATAAATTCTTGACGCAAATCTTTAAGTGCAATATTAGCTTTATCAACAGCTTTTTTGTAAGAAGAATGAGCGGCTTCATACTCACTTTGAAGTTGAGCTGAAGTTTTTGAACCTTCAACATTATCATCAACTAACTTTTTTTGACTTTCAACATATTTTTTATTATGAGAATTAAGAGCTGTTTGGTAAGTAATTACATTGATGCCTTCAAAATTAATTTCACAAAGTCCACCACCCGCAATACCAACTTTCACAGGTTGCCCATTCAATCTCAAATATTTTTCAAACTCTTTTTGTGTTTGTTTCAATAATTCAATTGCTGGAACAATGAAAACAACAGGAGCAACTGATAACTCTTTGAATATTTGGCAAGAGGTCATAGTTTTTCCAGCTCCGGTACAAAGAGCTAACATCCCTCTCTGAAACTTTTTAGATAATACACCAGAACTTAATTGGTAATCTCTTAATTCTTTACCGCCAAAATTAACATCAACTGGAAAATTTAATTCTGGTTTTTCTCTTTTGTCTACAAACTTAAATTCAATATTGAGTAATTCAAATAATTTCTTGACTTTATTAGTCAAACCTGTTGGAAAAGATTGCTCACGTTTGTTGTAGATTGAGATTTTTCCATCCCATTGCCCTTGCTTGAACTTTGCACTCCATTCAGCATCAGGAACATCATATGCCAGTTCAACTCTTAAAGCTTCTTGATACATATGTTCAAGTTTGCCTTGTGGGTGTTGGTCATCATATACCACAGACTTGTCATTGTAAACGTAAACAAAAAACATAGATTTATTATATCATAAATTAACAATGCCCATGTATGACATGGGCATTGTAACGATCTGTAGTCAAACTATTATTTTGACATTGCTTGAAAAGCGTTAAATTGATTCACTGCGTGTTCAATTTGCTTTGGGTTTTTTCCAATAAATGTAAATACAGTTGATGATATCAAGGTGTGAAGATTATTAATGTCTTCATCAGTCAAAGATATGCCTTTTTGCTGGGCAGAAAGTCTTACATATCTCAAAAACCAATCTACTACATCATCATTAGAAAAATCACCATCTTGAATTTTACCTAATCCATCAACAAAAATCTCAAGTAAAGCTGAAGCTTTTGATCCAAATTTATTTCCAAGAACTGATGAAATAATCTTAATTGTAGTAAATAAATAAGCTCTTTGGCTCTTTAGTCTTGCTAAATGATATAAAACAAACGAACCTACAACAAATAATAAAATGTAAAGTATCAGGCCGTCAAAAGAATGTAATAAAAAATTCAAGACATTTTGCACTTTAGCAATCCTTAGCTATTACTGTATCATCATCATCAGGCGCATTCACATCAAGAGTCAAATCTTCTACAACTGGAATATCAAGTGCGTCTTTAATTTCCGGCTTGGTTTCTTTTTCGTCGGCCCAAACAAGATTGTCAGCCTTAACTTCTTTGCCTTGCTCATCAGTAAAACTTTCAACTTGGCCATTAGCTCTCTTAATCATGCTCATAATAATTCTCTCTTCCTTCTGGATTCTACATAAGATTCCAATATCTTTATTTCTTCATCAGATAAATCTTCAGGTATATTATACAAAAATCTAATGTTCAAATCCCCAAAATCATTTTCAGATTTTGGTAATCCTCTTTTTGAAACTTTATGTATATGGCCATTAGATATTTTATTTTTTAACTTTAAATTTAAACTTGAACCATCTGGGTGTAATAATTTTGTTTCAAATCCTGTCAGTGCTGCAATAGGATCTATAAGTTTGTCAATATAAATATTATATTCTCGATCAACATTGATACCAGGCTCTTGTAGCAAATTAATTTCTACAATCAAAGCTCCAGGTTTTTGAGCTCTGTCTATATGATTGCCTAAGTCATTAATAATTGTAGTTTTAAATAAAGACCCTTTTGGAATCTTCATTGTAAAAGATTCGTCTTTATTTTTATATCCAGAACTACTACAAGAGCCACATGGATTTGTAAAAACTGATCCTCTTCCTGAACAAACTTGACATGGACCTAAGATTTGTTCAAAAAAATAAAACCCTTGTTGCATTGTGATTTTATTTTGTCCCGTACCCATACATTTAGCACAAGCATTAACTGGTCCAATACCACCTTTGCCATCACAAGTTTTACAAAAAATACTTCTTGTAAAGTTAATGGTTTTTGTCACATCAATAAATGCTTCTTTCATTGTTAGAGAGACTGATATTGATACTGGGGTATTTAGAGACATATGATGAGATTGCTGTCTAAAAAAATCCCAAGGATTGAAACCACCAAAATGATCTTGCGGAGGAGGAGCTGGAGGTGGATTTAAAATATCCTCATATGCCTTAGTGACTTCCTTGAACTTAGACTCTGCATCAGGATCTTTGTTTACATCAGGATGATACTTTTTAGCTAATTTTCTGTATGCTGATTTTACTTCATCATTGGTTGCATTAGCAGCAACTCCTAAAATTGAATAAGGATCTGACATAAATCTTTTATACTAAGAAAGTAACTGTTTGATCTTATTAGACGGAGAAATAGAATTTTCTCCTAATCCACTTTCAGCATGTTGACCTGTAACACCCATTACCAAACCATAAACTAACCCATCAGTTCCTAAAACCATGCCTCCTGATGAACCCTCCATGATATCTGCATCTATGAATATGAAGTCTTGCCAAGCTGCTGAAGGTGCATTTTCTCCAAGAGACATATGAGTATTAGATACTCTTCCAAATGTAGCAGTGTCATGGAAACCTTCTGGAGCACTAATAACAATAACTAAGTCTCCTACTTCCAATGTATCTGAATCACCCAATTGCAAAGCTGGAATTTTGTTAGCAATATCAGGGCATTGGATAATTGCAGCATCAAAATTAGGCTCAGACTTGTAAACTGTTGCTGGATAGTAGCTTTGATCATCAAAAGTTAAATCTATCGATAAATTTTGAATTTCAGGAGGGACTACATGACTTGCTGTAACAATCATGCCATTACCAATATGAAAGCCACTACCAGACCATTGATTTTGTCCACCTTTGCCATGTTTAACAAAAATGGTGCAAGAAGATTGCAGACCAATTTGAGTAATTTCTTTCATTGGATCTTCAATCTTCTTGCGAGTTTGAGAAGTTTTTACAAGCTTCTCTAAGTAATTTATATCTATCATTTTATTATTTTATAAAGAATCTTTTTCTTTTCAATAGAGCCAAATCTTCTGCTATCATCAGAATTATTTTTATTATCACCTGTTATAAAATATTGATTTAATGGAACTTTGTCTTTGATGGCAATAACATATTTAGAATTGCCATTTTTCTTGATATTCTCATATGTAGTTTTATCTACAACTTCAGAAATACAGTCATGAGCAACAATTCTTGAAACAGTGTAATATGTTTCACCTGGCATGAAAGTAATTCTTTTTATAATAGTTTCATCAAAATCATTTTTTAAAACTACAATATCTCCCTTTTGATAATTTCTGTCTTTGCTACCTAATAAAATGTCACCATTTTTATAAGTAGGAAACATAGATTCTCCCCTCACCACTATAATTTTATATGGATTGATTATCATAAAAACAATCAAAACGAAGGTGATTAATAATGTCTTAATAAACTTTTTATTCATAGCACTTCTCCTCATTTATGAAAAAGAAGAGCTAAAGTTCATTTGTTTTTTTGCTTTGCTCTTTAGTTAGATTGTTCGCCAATCTATATTGCCAATTTTAGGGGCACCAAATCCCCATTTTTTCTGTCCAGGAGTATTTACGTATCTTGAATCATCAGAAACTAAATCAATAGCTTTCATCATGTCAACATAATTATTTATTCTTGGAGCATCTGGATTACTTCTATTATGAGCTAAGATTAATGCACATAAACCTGCTACAAAAGGACAGGCTTGGCTTGTACCTGACATCTTTGCATAACTATTATTTAAAAATGTAGAGTAAATATTAACTCCAGGAGCAACACTATCTACAGTTTCATCTCCACTTGAAAAGTGAGCATAATCTCCATTTTCATCAATTGCTGCAACAGCAATGACTTCATCTAATCTTGCAGGGTAATTGGTTCTACCGGCATCATTTCCTGCTGCAGCTAAAACAATTATTCCCGCATTAGTAGCTTCTCTAATAGCTCTATGAACATCTATTGGTGGTTCGGATGATGTACCTAAACTCATTGAAATAATATCTGCTTTTACTTCAATTGCTTTTCTGATGCCAGCAGCAATATTAGCAAAATTACCAGAGCCATTATTATTTAGAACCTTGATTGGTATCAAAGTACATTCAGGAGCTACACCTACAACGCCTAAAGCATTATCTCTTGCACCTATAATTCCAGCAACATGGGTACCATGACCAGAATTAATGTCGTCATAAGATGCTTCATTACTGCAGTTGTAAGCCTCCGTCCAAGCATCTTTCAAATCATCGTGTACTGATATACCAGTGTCTAAAACAGCCACTCTTATACCAGCACCTTTGGTAACTCTCCACGCATCTTGTATTGCACAAGCTGCTATTCCCCAGTTTTGCTCCTGAGAAAGAGATATCAAATCTGCAATTTCAATTGGCTTTTCGTCAACAGGTATAAATTGATGTTCTTGTTCCATGTTCTTTCCTTTTTTATGAACGCGATACTTTTAAATTCCTGTTGAAAGAGAATATATTCCTTTATACTACTAAAACAAGATTACTCTCTACCAAGTCTCCATAAGTAACTCCATTGTAAGGAAGAACTGTAAATGATAATATTTTTCCAGCTGTTACAAAAGAAGAGGCTAAAGTTGTGCCTATTGCAATTTGAACTCTTTTGCCAGTCGTCCAATCATACCAAGTTACTATAGAAGAATCAGTATTTAGATCTGAATCAGTGTATGCGTAATATGCTGTTAAAGCATTTCCATTAATTATAGTTTGATTTAATACTATGGCTGTAGATGATTTTATTTTGACATCAGTAGTATATGGTTTTGATCTTGAAGACAAAGTGTATATTTCTGAGGTGTATGTCAATCCTGTTTTGTAAAGATTTTTAGGCTCAACCTTTACAAATATTTCATCTCCTACCTTAAATAAATTGTCCACTTCATTTAAGTGATATTGTTTTTGCAAATTCCTATCGTCATAATTTGGCAAAGAGTTAGTAGAATTTATTTGAGTTGTATTACCGCTTCTTGTTCTAAACCAATATATATTTGACAACTTTTCAGCGCTTGAATCTGAACTACTATAAGTGTAATCTACATACATTGGATACTTTACAGATACGCCATTATTTTCAGTATTTAAAGTAGATTTCAGCGTAACTTTATTATCAACTATTTCTGGTAAAGTAAAATTTCTATATTCTGAAACTTTATTTAGATTATTTAGGGATGTGTAAGTTAAACCAAAATCAATATTTTTTGAGACACTTGTATCATAGTCTGATATTTTCACAGCAATTCTAAAAGAATTAGAAAGCTTTACAAACAAATTCACTTTATCAGATGAAGACAAATATTTCTTAAATGTAACAGAGCCAGCAAAACTGTCAAGATCATAGTTTCCTCTTTGTATTACATTGTTTACATAAACAACAACATCATCATTAGAAATCCAAGAACCATTCTCAGAATAATATGTTTTGTAATCTGTTGTGGATGTATTTTCTCCATAAGAAATGTAATCTGAGGACAATAATTTTATATTTACTGTTACAACGTCTTGAGGAGTTAATGGACTGTCAAAAGTGATAATTCCAAGGTTATTATCATATCTATAAAGATTTTGAGAAATTAATGCACCTGAAATAAAAACATCTATTGAAGCATTAGTGCCCCATTTAAATACTTCACCATTATTATAAATTTGATATTTTATGTAACCATTATCAATATTGGTAGCTATTAATCCAATATAATCTACTTCATTTGTGTTTTGAATAGTTTTCTGACGTTGATTTAAAACAGAATTTCTGCCCACAACAACAGATTCAAAATTATTCCAATTAGTAGTATTTCCCCTGACAATGCCCCACTCAAATTTAGCAGTATCAAACTCTATCTCATTTGTAGCTAAGATATACTCATTTATGTATCCATCTGTTGAAATCACTTCACTAATGTAATATTTTTCAGCAGGAGTTACCTCTATGTGATAGAGCTTTGAAACATAAGGTGTAACAATAGCTGATCCTGTCCACCCTTCAACCATGTTAATTCTATATTCAATATTTGTAATTTGTTTATTGATAACAAAATCAACACCTGAATTAAGTGATGTCCAATTTGTAAAATTGATATAATCTTCAGAATATCTAATCTCAACTAAACATTCACTATCGTAGAGTTGACCAGTAGAATAAGTAAATTCTGTATACACTGATGATATATATTTTGGAATATCAAAGTAAAAATCTTTACTCCAAGAGCCATGGAAAAGAGATTTGTTTCCTCCATGTATCAATATATTTATTACATTATCCCAATCACTGTCATTTTCAAGACTAAAATAATATCCACCATTTTTAGTCAAGTGTATTAAACTTGTTTGAAAATCAGATCCCGATAAACCAAATACCAAAACATCAAATCCTTGGTTATTCCAATAAAGTTCTGTATTTTTAAGTAATTGATCTACATTTGTGTATGTGATATTTTCTCCATCAGTAATACAGATTATTGTTGGAAGATAAGTATTAGAAAATCTATTTAACATTAATTTTCTTGCAGTTTCGCTTGAAGAAATATTAGGCTCAGTTTCATCCCAATCATTTATTTCAGTAACTAATTCGTATTTTGCTATAAGGTCATTCAATCTGAGTTTTGAATTTTCAGATAAATAATTTCTTACAATTTCAGAGCGTGTTATATTGTTAGTTTCATCATTACTCTTAATAAACAAATCATTAACTGACGCTGGATTCATTCCAACAGATGCAAGATCAATAGCAGCATAAATGTCCGTATTGATTCCTTCTTGAGTTAGGTCATTGATGTAAGCTTCAATGCTTGTCAGATCTCTAATGAAACCTGTTTTTGTTTTGTGATTTGAAATTGTATCTGCAGACCATAAATCATAAGCCGTAAATTCTTGACTTACTGAAGAAACTGTCTTTACTGTTCTATTTTTCAAGGCAGTAAGAAGATCTACAAGTTTTTCCTCATAGTTTGAATTTTGCTTAGAAAATTGCATAGAGGCTGAATCATCTATAACAAGGCTGATTAAAAATCTAATATCAAGTTGCAAGTGCCCAGAATCATTTGCTATAACTCCTCTTGAAACACCTGAGTCCCAGCCAATTGATGTACCATCTTCGTTTCCAACTGGAATTATTGTTTGGGTCTCAGTGCTTGGAGTGCTGTAAAAAACTTTGAAAAGAAAATCATTGTCATTGTCTTCATCAACAATATTCCATACTAATGATCTGTATTCGTAAGCTTTTCCATTTGTGTATGGATTTGCTAAATTTGATTTTTTCCATGACAAAACTGAAATACAGTTTGCTGCTACAGTTTCTTTTATTACTAACGCTAAAGCTAAATTAGATGATGCTGAATAGTTAAAATTGAAATAAGCAAAATCACCATTTACAATTTCATCTGGGTTTTTAGTATTCACACTTGAAGCAACTATGTTTGATAAATCGGGCTTATTGTTGCCATCCAAATAACAGAGAAAAGCTTGTATTGTATTGTTAGCCAAAGAATTTGCATAATATTGGTTGCTCGAAAGTTCAGTATTGATTTCAAGCATTGCAAAAACCTTATCTATAACGGTTGAAGAATTTTTTGTTATAAATGTCTGACCAAGATATCCATCAGAAGTTAAACTATTTGATAAGTTTATTTTATTTGTTGGATTACTTGTGGCTAATAATGGATACTCGTTATCATCTGTAGAAGTACCGGATAAATACCAATTGTCCCCATCATCTGCAGAATACCAAATGCCAATGTTAGTACATGCAACTAAAATATTATTAGATATGTAACTTGAATTTGACAAATAAGTTGAATCAAATATTTCAAGACTATAGACAACTGGCAATTCTTTATTAAATCTTGATGTTGGTTCGAAAGTTATACCACCATCTAAAGATCTATATACACCCCTATCTGTACCAATATAAATCTTAGATTTTCCTGGCAAAACTCCATCTGGACTTTCTGAAACATCTAAATTGTAACAAAAACATTGATATCCTTGTAAAAATCTTTTGTCAATAATGAAAGTTGCGCCAGTGCTATTTGATGGATCACACCATTTCCAATTGTTGATTCTAAGTAAACCATCATCAGTCAACACAAATAAATCATTTGAGGTATTAGTATTAACTGGAATTGTAGGAGTTATATAAGGTGAAAAACTCTTGAAATATTTATTTACCCCACTTGGGGTATCTAATATCATCTTACGTGATATCAAAGAACTTCCAAATACATCAGTGTTTATACCATTACAAATTCCATACACACTATCATCTGAACATACAAATAGAATATCGTAAGATGAAATACTTTCACTTATTATTCTCAACCCACTTAATTTTGAAATTCCATTACAGGATTTGTTGTCTAAATCAGCAATATATTCAGAAGTAAAAAATGAGCTTGTTGGTGATTTTATAAAGAGCAGTCCATTGTCTTTAGCATAAGCTCTAAAATACTCAGAACCCCACAATCCCTCTTCAAAATCTAAAACATTTTCAGTATACAAACTGTCTTTAGTAAAATTTATATTTGTATCACCATTATATACGCCATTATCAGAACCAGCTAAGTATGTTCCGTCTGTTAATTTCTTGACAAAATTAAACTTACTTACTTGACTTGGGGTTATGTTTTTCCAAATTCCCCCAGTAAATTTCCATAACCCTTTGTCTGTAGAAATTATTGAATCTACAGTATCTGTAGACAAATTTGTAATACCAGAAATATACTTCACTTCAAATGCAGGATCGAGATTGCTATAACCTAAACCTAAACTTTCATTTACATCAGAATTGAAACTATCAAAAATATTACTATCTTCAAAATCTTTAGAATATGTAATATTTTTCAAACCTCTTGTGTCATTCTGAGATACTATTGCTGCAGGTGATATATCATAAAGATTATTTATTTCATTCTTTAAATTTAATATAAGTAAATTTGTATTCTCATTATTGTTTGAAGCTAAATTGTAAGTTTCTTTTGACAATAATCCATACAAATCATTTTCTATACTTGAGCTTAAACTATCCATTACTGAATAAACATTAGATCCTATTGGGAAATTGTAAACAGACCCAGAATTGTTTCTTGAATATTGTAAATCTACTCGTACAGGGTTAGATACGTTATCTACACTTTTTACATAAACAACTTCTCTATTGTTTCCATTTTCAAGCAATAAAATTTTTATTCTTGAATCAATAGTTTGGTTCAAGAAAATAGAGCTTGAAGAAATTGAATTTTCAAAAAATAAAACAGCTATTGGATCTGATTTACTTATTCCCATAAAAATTTCTTCATGAGGTCTTTGTCCAATGTTGGTTATATACATATCATTAGCTGATATAGATACTTGGACACTATTCAAATACTTTGAATCTATACTCGAAGTAAATCTTATCAATCCTGTAGTTGGATCAGTAATATATGGGATTTTTGCAGGTTCATTGTTGATATAAACTACAACTCTATTTTCATAAAAATTTCCATTGTCATCTAAAAAAGATTGTTCCCAAGGCTCTGTGTAAAAATCTGTAAATGACCTTTCATAAAAATAATTAGTTCCTTTTTCAACTGCAGAATTAAAATTAATTATTTGATATTGCGGGATAGTATCAAAGTTAGTATTTTCTGTTCCACTTATTACATTAAAAACTTTGATAGAATCTGTATCTAAGAAAAATTTATCTACTCTATTCCAATGATCAGTAAGATTAAGAGTTTGAGTTAATGAATTTTTATCCGCCCAAAGATAAGAAGTTGATACAAATAAACCTCTGTCTGATACTGCATATAAAAGTCCATTTGCATCAGATGTTCTTACGCTCAAAACATTTCTTAAAATACCTTGATATGGAGTATCCCAAGGCAATTCCGTTATTGTAGGTCTTGTGCCACTATCATTTACTAAAATAATAGAATCAGTAGTGACAATAAAATACTCATTATCACCATTATTTCTCATAATGACATTTTGTATCTTAGGTCTGGCTGTCGCATAAGGGTATTGATAGGTAGAATAAAGAGTAGATTTATAAATATCCCAAACTACAGGATCAGTATCTAAAACAAAAGAATCTACTGGTACTAAAAACCATGATGATCCACCATTCAAAGTACCATTTTGAACTTCTACTCTTTTTTCAGCTTCGTAATCTAAGCTTGAGTTGAAATCTGATCTTCTTGTCCATGCTCCAGAACTAACAATATATATGCCATTTTCTTCAAGATTATCTTGTTCTTTTACTAAAACTGTATCTCCGTCTACAAGAAATTGTCCGTCGATTGTTTGTGTTCCAGAAAGAGTAACGTTTGATGTTGTAGCGCCGGACACTGGAGAGAAAAGAGCATTTGTGTCAGTAAAAGGAGGAATCCAATATGAACCAGTTTCATTTGTAACAAACTTAGCAGAATGAGTATGGAAGACATCATAATCACCCCACCAAATAAGATTATTTTTATTTGTATTTACTTTGCCTTCTTGAATCCAAAATATCCCATTTACTGGTTCGTAAAATATTTGTTCAAGTCCAGAAGCTGTTCCAACATAAAGTCCAGGATAGGAATCTGAATTAGATCCAACATATAAATTTCTATCATAAGTTAAAAGATCATTATCACCTGGAACAATTTCTGTATTTTTTGTTACAATCTCAACAGAAGAAGTAAGACTGTCTACAGAGTAGCTAATTGTGTCATTGATAACAAACCTTGTAATCAGGTTCCAATCCCAATTATCTTGAGTGTAACCTTCTCTTATTTGTGCATAATATAATCCATTGTCAGTGGTGATATACAAATTTGATTTGTAGTAATATGTAGTGTCTGTTTCTTGAACTTTTTCAGTAGAAACATCAAAATCATAAACTACAGCCTGTCTTTCTGCTGTAGTATAAGGAAGTTTTACTTCACTCCAATTTGCTCCATCATCATTGGTATAAAATAATTTTCCTTGCAAAGTAGACATATATGTTTCTTTGAAGTAATTTATTTCATCAGGATGAAGTATATTGTCTTGAAAATCTTTAGGTCTTCCTAAGTCATTATTGAAGGATTTTGATAATCTTGCCGGAGTTAAAGTACTCCCTGCAGTCATCAAACCTCTTTGTGTGCCTAAAAGAATATTCGTGTTTCCAAAATTTGCACTTGAATGAATAGAGTATGTGGCAATGTTAAATTGCAAATCTGAGTTTGTATTTTCAGGGTAGAAAAAGGTTGAACCATTACCAACAATTAGGTGTTTGCTTGGAATAAAACTGCAATTCTTTTTATATCTCATGTAAAAATTATGGGATAAATTTGAAATTCTACTGTTGAGCAAAGTTCCAGAATTGAATGTCGAAGCATTGATGTCTTGTGTTTTTGAACTATCTAAATTGCTTGTGAACTCTTTTCCTACTGTTGAAAGTTTAATTTTGACTTGATCATATGTGTAAGAGCTAATTTGCGGTAATGTACTATCGAAATACAATAAAGCAGAATCATTATTAATCGTATAGTATTTGGGATTAATTTTATTTCCATCTATAAAAAGCTCAGGAGTTTGATATTTAGACAAACTCCAAGAGAAATTTCTATAAACCAAAGATGCCATATTGTCATTTGGATTTCTATCTTCCAAAACACCATCAGAAATAAAAACATATCCAGAAGATGTAATTGCAGATCCCACCAGTGCTCCAACAGAATTAATTGCAATTAATTCTTTTTGAGAAGAAATTGGCAATATAATTCTTACAATACTGCCATTTGAAACACTATTTTTGAGAATTAACTTACAAGGTACGACATCTAATTCAAATCTATAGTCTGAAGATATTAATTTAGAATTTCCAATATAAACATTTGGAATGCCATAATTATCAAAATTTCCTGAAAATAATGATCCATCTGAATAAGTCAGCACAAATACAGAATTTGATACTCTTGTTACATCATTGTAAGTAGACGAACCAAATAAAATAAGGTCTGACTCTAAATTTATTTTAGATGGTGTGCTTGATGTACCTAAATGTTTGTGATTCAAGTATGATTTGTTTAAACTATCTTGAAATTCACCAGTTTGATCTAATAAATTTCTTCTCTTGTATCCATAAATTATTTCTGTAACCTTAGGAGCATCATATGAAGTTGATGCTAAAGAAGATTTAGCTGTAAGAAGATATGTAGCTTTATGATTTGTGTCATAGTTTATGTTAGGTGTATTTGGAGCTGTTATTTTGCAGATATTATTATAATTTAAACTTGAAGAAGGTTCAGCCCACACATGATAATTATTATCATTCTGGAATCTAAAATAATAAGGTTTTTCAGTTTTTGCTGAAAAAACGTCAACAATACCTGATCCTGGAAAAACCTTAATGCATTGTTCAAAAGCATTTATGAAATATAAATCAGTAGAACCAAAAGAACTTCCTAAAGATGTTGCTAACCATAGAGTTGATGTATTTGCTGATCCAGATGCAACATAAGTAAGAAAGTTAGAATTAAAATCTCCTGATGTGTCAAGTATAGAAGATCTTGTCCATGTTCCGTTAGATCCAGTCCCTAAAGTAGAAACACTATATATTCCATTTTGAGTTTTATCTGTTTGACTCTTTACTAAAACTTTATCATTCAAGGATAAAGAAACACCATCTACAGAATTTGGAGCACTTCCTGTCAGCGTTATATTTGAAGTAGTACCAGCAGCACAAATTGCAGATGAATTGAAGTTCAAGTTCATGTTGGTCATGTACTTGCCATATTCACCTAATGGATTTGAAAGGTAACCAGATAACAAAGAAAGTTGTTCTGATCTGTAGTTTGTAAGAAAATCAGCAGTCCATCCAAACCCTACACTTGGACCAATGAATTTGTATAAATATTCCAACTGATTTTCAACAGTAAGCATATTTTCATAATCGTATCCGGGATACCATTTATCTCCGTATTGAAGATAAACAAATCTATATTGGGATGTTCTTTGTGCCATTTAATTCCTACAAACTCGGCATGAATCTTATGTTTGACCCGCCTAAATCTAATTGAACTGCAAAATCATAAACAACTGAAGGATTGCTTCCTACAGATGTGAACAAGATACCAAATTTAATTTGACTTGTTGGAGAATCTATAGTGAAAACTTTATTAGGTGTAATTTGCTTATACTTATTGAAATCATAAATATCGTTTGCATTGTCGCTATTTATGTAACCATAAGTAATAGTTCCATTATTAAGTAGCTCGTTAGAAGTGAGTAAACCTCTTCTAATTACTGGAGCTGTTGAATCATAATCAGCTGTATCAAATATTTTTGTAAAATAATAGCTTGATGTTCCAGCGCTGTAAGATATTGTAGTTGAAATAACTTCAGGAGATATATTTTTAGTGGCAGATATAAGTTCGAACTTATATTGCAACCACTTTCCATTGTATGCTTGAAGAGCTATGTCTAATGTCTCAACCGGAGGAATGCTTGCATTGATATTAATATAGCTTATTTCGTATGCTGTACTCCAATTAGCAAGCAAACACTCAGATCTTGATGCACCCGTTCTGACATAAATCTTGACAGCAGTTCCAGCATCTAACCCTGGTAAAACAGCTCCATTATAAGTATTGATTGAATATTTGTTAGCTACTAAAACTACAAGATTAGACCATTTAACAAGAGTTGGAACAAAGAAAGGTTCTGCTTCATAATATCCAGTTTCTCTAACTTTTCTATCAGGAGCATAAATGGAATATTGTCTTGTGTTAGGAGTGTAAACTACTCTTGTTTGTAAAGTATTGTCAGCATTTTTGAGAACTTGGAATATTTTACCTTTCGTTTGATAAGTGCCTTCTATTGTGTTTAAATCTTGGACTATTTTGTCTGACAAAATTTCATCGACTTCAGATTTACCAGCTAAAGCATATCCGTGAATATTTCCAGCGCTATCTCTTAATCTTGCGTAAACATTTCTTACTTTTGTAGCATAATATGTTGGATCGAAATTGTAAACAACACCATCGCTACCAACACCATAATAAACCTCATCTATTTCTAAAATAGATTTAATTTTACTGGACTTTTTCAAATATGTGGCTGGAATTATTTGATATCCATCGATATCATTCAAGTTGTTCCAGTAGAGATGAATTGTTGGCGTAGTGGATGCAGAAACAAAAGCTTCTATTTTAAGATAGACTAAATCATCTGCTTCAAGAGTATATGAGCTTGGAGTGACTAAGCTTGTATCTGAAGTTTTATTAGTTGTTGTAAAATCAGATTCTGCTGCAGATGTACTGATGTAAAACTTTGCTCCCATATTTGTGGAAAGCTTAAACTTGTAATCTCCTGCTGTCTTAATCTTTATATATCCTTCTATCAAGACAGAAGAATTAGATGAGAAACCACTTTTTGTAAAATTTGTACTATCAAGAGAAGTAGACAAAAATGAGTAATTTTGATAAGTGAAATTTTCATTATCTGCCAAATCAGAACTGTATGACTCAGCATATGTGTCAAACTTTCTCCATCTTATATTCAAACCATCTTGTTGGGACTTATATGTATCTACTGACTTGAAGCTATCTAAAGTTTTAACATACATCACACTCTTAACATCTGTATTTACAAATAAATATTCTCCATTTATATCATCATTAATAGAATATATATGATCAGCATTTGTATCATAAACCTGTGTCCATGATGTGGGTAAACTATTGGTATAAGGCAACTCCCACAAAAATCCTCCTCTAAATCCTGCTATCAATGAAGATCTTGCTGTGGAATATTCTAATGCTTCAATATCGTCATAAGTTGTAGCTAAAGTAGAAATCCATTCATTTTCATCGTATTTATAAATGGTCGAATTAGCTGAAGAATATAAGCCACCTAATCCTGCAAATAAAGTAAAATTACAAGAGCCTAATGATGATACTCTATGAAAAGTAGAATCAAAATCTTTAATCTTAATTATTGATTTACCATCATATGAATAAACACTTGGATAGCTTGAAGATCCTTTTTCGGTTCCAATATAAAGCTTATCTCCCATAGACTTCATGCTTACAACAGGCTTTATAGTCTTGTAGGAAGTTGGGTTATTGGGATTTACTGGATTGACCACATTCCAATAATCTCCGGTTATTGAAGCAAAAATTAATCCATCATTTGTGCCTAAATATATTTTATTTTTATATACAGCCGAGCAAGTTATTTGAACATTGCTACTTACTAAATCAGAATTTGATATAGCCGAAGTGGTTCCGTTATAAAAGGTAAAAGCAGTATTGTTAGCTCCAAGAATAATTTTTCCATTGTAACTAAGAGCTGTCAGTATCTCTGAATTGGCAGAAGATGTAGTTGCTTCAAACACTTCAGCATTGTTAGTATATGCATAGTCTATATATGTAGTCACTCCTTCTGAAAAATCAAAATATCCATTTGAATCAGCTAAAGAAAAACTTTTAGCATCTCTGAAATCAGGGAAATGAGATATTTGAGCAGAAACTACATCACTGAAATTATCATTGGCTGCTAAAGTCAATGATGCAACGGAGTCTATAGTAAAATAATCACCTTTATATACTAATCTGATATCAGAAATTTGGACTGGGTTAGTAAAAGTATAAACAAGATTATCAAGAGTAGTTTCATCAACAATTGTATCGTATACTTTTTTCCAAGTAGATTCTGGATCAGTTCTTACTTCTAAAACATAATTTTTTGGTTTTGTAGATGTTGCGCCTAAAACTATTTTAGAAACATAAGGGTAAACAGTAGTACCATCAATTTGTATTTTTGATATTCTCTTTAACAAGAAGTTTGACTGTTTATCTCCTATCAACTCATAATTTTTCAATGATACATCAGTAAAATAAGCAGCTTGTCTTATGGGTTTTTCAAAAATATCTAAAATAAAATCATTGCAAGAGAGTTCTAAATCATTTTCGTCAGTAGAAAACAGTTTATAGTAAGCAGAAGAATTTTCACTTACTAACCAGCCAGATGAAGTGTCAGCTGAAGTAACTGCAAAATATTTACCAGATGATGTATGTTTTGGTATATAAATTGTTGCTGGATAAGTATTATTTGTATCTATAACACTATCACAAGTTATTTGTATCCAATATATATAACTGGATAAAATCTCAATTGAATCGAATGAAATTTCGAACTCTTGATAAGTTGATGTTAAACTGCCGAAACTTACTTTTCCTAATTCAGATATTAAGTCACCAGGAACATCGCTATTGGTATCATTTTGATGCAAAGCAATTCTAACCGAATCATGAGTATTTGTAATTCCATTCTGAAGCTTTAATTTAACTACTAATTTATTAATTAATTTAGTTTTTGTGCTGGTTATTGAAAAGGATGCTGGATATGTTCTTATATCTGTATCAGAAGAAGCTGAACTATATTCAATTTCTTCTGTGCCATAGGCTGAAAATTTATGAATTCTAATTCCATTTGCTACATCACTTTCAGATCTATTCAATATCAAAACTCCTTGAGGAGCTGTGGTATCTAAGACAACTGATGTGTTTGTATTTATTTTGGACTTTCTAAATAACTCAGATACATTGTCATCAATATCATACTGGTAAGAAATACTTTCATTTGTATTATCATACCAAGTCAATACATCAAAAAGTTGTGGAGGATCAATAAAAGAATTATTAACAATCGTGCCAGGTTCAAAGTTCGCTAAAATGACTAAATTGCTATCTCTTAAGTTTCCCTGAATAAATCCTACTTTTACTTCACTGCCTGAAAATATTCTATGATAAAGAGTTAATTTTACATGAGGTAAAAATGTTCTTTCTAATGAAATTGCTTTTTTTACAGGAGTAAGTTGACCATCTACATAAACTTGTAATCCTTCAATACCTGTATCTGGATAGGTTTTGTAATATTTATTTAAATCAAAAGAAAGATATATATCAATTCCATTAGAATCAACATAAGATTCTGCTGCATTGAAAACATTAGAAACCTCAGGAGACAAAGGATCATAATTTGAATATAAATTTCTTATTCTGTATTTATTTGAAAATGTAGCTAAAGGATTTAAATTTGCAGATTGATCTGTTATGAAATTAGTGTCAAACTTATGATAGTCAAGCTCCAATATATCAACATCATTAAATGCCTGAGATATTGTCATTGTGTATTCTGTGACACCTTGACCAGCATAAGTTGAATTATCTGCAATGACAATTGTAGCTGGGAAAGAAGAACTTCCTATTGCAACTGAAAATCCAGTGCCTGATTCTCCTGGAAGAGTAGGCTCTGACATTTTGACGTAAATTAATCTTACACCATAGTCACTTGTATAAGCATCTACAATTCTTGGCGCAGTAGTTTCTGAAGTAAGGTTTGTAACAGCCAAGCCTGAGAACGCTACAGCAGTATTTCCTAAAGCAGAAGAGTCTCTAAGTCTTGTAGAGTAAAGTGAAGGCCAACTATATGAAAGCTTGACCGGATTATTTCCAGTTGAAATTGAAAGTGGGTTTGCAAGTTCGAGTACAACTATAGTTCCCCCAGTAGCAGAAGATGGGTTTGAAACATATGCACTTGAAATTGTTATTGGGGTATTGCCTTGTGTTACAGCAAAACCAGCAATCCCACTTGTTGGAAGTAATGGTGGAGAAGCTTCTCTGAAAACTGCATTAATTGATCTACCGTCAGTAGACGAGTATGCATATAAAATTTGTGGTCCATTAGCTTCGCTTGTTCTGTTACTTACGGCTAAGCCAGCAAAAGCCTGAACATTTGTTTTGACAGTATCATTATCTGACAACAATGGTATAGTTCCAAAACCACCTGTTGTTGTATCTGTGTAGTTTACAAATACAGATTGATAAGATGTTACAATACCAGACCCATTATATAAACCATCAATAATTTTGTCTGATGAATTTAATGTAAGCTGTAAAGTTTTAGGAAGATTACTATCAATAAAAGTAGAAATTGGAGTGACTGTTGTTGCTGATCCACCTACTACTTTAGTAACAGTAAATCTTAAATGTGTACCACTTGAAGGATATAAACCATTACTATCAACATCAATAAACTGAACGTAAACTTTAGTTCCATCAGCGGACGTATATGATTCATTAGATTGACCTGCTGATACTGGTGTTGGTGCTGATCCTGAATATGCAACAAAATTATTTTGTTCTTCTGGGTTTGGTTTATTTTTTCTTGGCATTTTATGTCACTTTGATATTTCCATACTGACCACTTAGGTACAAAACACCTTTATAACTTACTGAAGCTAAAGGTCTAATTACACCCAACAAATTGTAAGTACCATCTGTGTTGAAAATTTGCTTTCTTTCAAAAGTTAATTCTTCTTTCAACCATGCTTGATGAGTAGAGTCATATTTGAAAAGATTACACTGTCTATCATCTGGATTTTCATTAACTTTATTAGAATTAAATCCATCTGTTACACTATATATTGTTCCATCATGGTAGGTAAACATCCTAACACCACCGGATGCTTGTAGTTGTTGTTGGTGATGAAAATCAAATACCTTGATTGTCAAAGGATCGTAATTTTCACCAACAATGTATGACATCTTACTAAATGCAAACAAAGAATTTTCATTTGAAGATGAGACTTTACCAATTCTAATATGTGGTTTATCAAAATCATTGACCACTTTATCTTTATTTATATATTTTTCATTATAATTGTCAACAGCAATAAAATTTCTTTGATAAAAATAAGGATAAAATTGCTTTCCTAACCACACTTTTATATCTTTACCTTCTACTGCTACTCTGATTGTTGAAAACTCATTGTTGATATCAAAAGTTTGCAATTCGTCAATGATTTTTATATAGTCTATATCTATCAATAAAGGTCTTTTAGATAACTCTGGTAAATTATCAAATTCAATTTTAATATTAGATATTTTATCTTTCCATACAGGTCTAATAATATAATCAACAAAATCATCTTCTGATCTTAAATTTACTGAAGAATAATTTGTGAAATCAGCACCTTTGTTAGACCAATAAAGATTAATCTTAGCGTTCTTGAGCCCATAAGACCCATAAGGGGTTATACGACATCTCATAATTACAACAGCTTCAGGTTTAACTGTCAGGTTTAAATCTGAAATAGTTATAGATGGATTACCGGATCTGGCAGGGTTTAATGAAAGCAAATATTTGTCATAAGAATTGCCTAAATAATCTGTAGTTGCTTCAATAGTGGCGCCTATACTTGAAATAAAATCTCCAGCAAGCCATCCATTTGTTGTTGCGCCTGAAGAACTACTAAAAATCCAATTCTTGTAAATACCATAAGAAATTAAAGGTTTTTCTACTGTATTGCTTCCACTTGTTATGCGAATATTTTCATGGTTTAACTCTAATCTAAATGAACCATACAAATCAGCAATATCAATACCTTGATATCCATTATAAGTAGTTGAAGTGCCAACTATTTCATCGTTATTATATAATGTGTTTAAGTATTTGCATCCTTCTAATGGATTGCAAGATATAGCTCTGCTATAGGCTAAATTTTTCGCTTCAAACTCAAATGTATATTTTGGCTTGTATATTTCAAACTCTTGATTGTCAAAACTTGCGACAGTAAGTAAATATCTATTTGTAGAATTTACATATCCATGCTGTATATAAAATCCTAATAAAACACTTGAGTCTAAAATAATAAAATTGTTAGAAAGAGTCAAATTTCCTTCGTTGAAAATATAAACTCCATTCTTGATAGAAGATGTAGAAGGTTGATTTTTAATAAGCACATTATCAAATTGTTGTAATGTGTATCCATCTATAACTGAAACATCAGACAAAGAATTTATTTCTTCTGTACTTGCACATTGGATTGTAATAAAATCTTGATTAGGTAAATTTGTAGACAAAGATTGTTCCCAGTCTGAACCTTCTGACCATTCAAAAAATCTTTGACCTATTGCTGATGAGCCTGTTGAACTAATAGTATTACCCTTGATCACTAAAGCAGTTTTGTAATGATCTTCGCTTGAATCATCAATATAGTGTGATATCGCCAGATTATTATCATTTCTTGAAGTAGTCAATCCATCATAAGAATAATATTGAGCTGGAGCAGGGTCATTTCTGAATACTTCGTCAAATATTGTATTTGCCCACTGCTCATATGATACTGGGTTACTAATCAATGCTTCGGAGTAAGCCCAGATATCAGGCTTGTTAGACAAACCAGCAAATATTTGGTTCCTGCCAATTTCAAGTGTCTTTATGTCAAACACTGAAGGCTCAAAATCGTCTACATTATTTGAAATCAAAGTTGTTTTTTCAAGAGTTTCTATTGGAGTATTGATCTCTACAACAGCTTCAGTGATTGGATCTACTGGCTGCCCTAAAGTTATTGAATTTGTTCTTGAGTATTTTAAAATTATATTATTTCTACAACCCATAAAAATCTTATCAAATGCAGATAATAAAGTTAAAATTCCACCTGAAGATGCAGCTAAATCACCAGAACCATAAACTTCTTCCCAATCTTGTCCTAAAGCTGCTGTAGAAACTTTCGATCTATATAGTCTTGGTTTTTTATCGGATCCAGCATAAATATAATCTTCATCTTCAAATGAAAATCTATGCTTTAGCAAAGATGTTGCTGGTAAACTTTGACCATCAAATAGCGAAAATACTGGACCAGAAATAATATTGCCATCATAAAACCAAATATTTCCAGATACACCAGCCAAAAATATTCCAGAATCAGTGGCAAGCATAGATGTAATTGCTTTTTCCTTGAGATGTGAAAAATCATTTACATATTCAAAACTCACAAGATTGGCTTTATAAATTGATGCATAGTTTCTAATTAACTTTGCTGAAACTATGGCTGCTTCAGTTTCAGACAATGGATAAGATTCTGGGAAAATAAGCAAATTCTTGTCATCATCTATGCCATAGGAAACTGAAGTGTCAATATTTGTCAGAACAAGATTGTCTGATGATAGAGGTTCATATATTCTATCAAAGTCATTGGAACTTGTACCTACAAGTTTATAAGCAGTGTTGTCGGGATAATCTGGGTCAAAACTGTTAACTAATTTGAGATTTTTGTATATTTTTTGGGTAATGCCAGCTAAATAAACAACACTTTCTGAATCATATGGTCCTTGCCAAGTAGTCATGGCAGTATATAATGTTTTATTCATTATTTGCTTGGCCTCTTTACTTTTTCCCAAATTATTTCTGGTTGCATTGCGTTGTTTCCAAAATCTCTAAATAAAAATTCTACTTTTTTAACTCCGTCTTTTTCTCCACTGAGGCTAACATTTGTATATGGACTGTAGTATTGCCAGTTACTCCAATCATCAGCTCCAGAGTCATAAATTCTTCTCATTTTGAAATCTTTGACACCTGATACAGTATCGCTGGCTTCTAACTTTACAACTGAAGATATTAAGTTAGTAACCTCAACATTTGAATATGTTTTTGGATTATAGAAAGAAGCACTACCAATTGGAGGTTGTGTGTCTACTAAACCCCAAGATTGAGCTACAAAAGTTATTGGATAAGATTGACTTACATTACCAGAATAGTCCATCAACTGAATCCAAATTTTTCTTGGTCCAGAAAAACCCATATTCTGATAATCAAAAGTTGAGTTTGCTGTTCCAGAAGTGTAATAATTCAAATTTCCATAAAGATAAATAAAATATTTACCACCATTATCTACAGTAAACTGATTCCAAGACATCCAAGGAGTGTATTGAGTTCTAAAGTTATCAATATATCTGCCAACTCTGAAAGCTAATATTCCAGACTCATTGTCTTCAGCTAATATTGAAAGTTCAATAGATCTCAAGTTATCATTTGTAAGATTGTCAATTTTTGGAATACCACCATTGTATTGAGGTCCTAAAATATCAACTGTAACAGGCCCAGTTATATTTGTCGAATTAGATTCTAATTGAGCATGAGACTTAGCTCTCATTCTTGCATGCTGTATATTTTTGTGTGTAGCATTGAAAGATTTACTTGTATATCTTGCAAAAAGTTTATGCCAAAGATTATTAGCAATTTTATAATAAGTAAACTTTCCTTTTGTTATATAAGATGAAGTAGTTGATGGTCCAAATGCTGATGCTAAAGCTGTGTTGAAAGGAAGTACAATCTGAACCCAAATTTTATCTAAAGAAGATACAGAAGGAGCTGAGTTTGCTGTGTCAGACATTATAACTTGAACTAAATTATGATGAGGTGCGACAGTATAAGTGTCTATTAGTGGTGTTGTTGCTATAGTAAGCCAATCAGTAAGTGGGTTGTCGAAATCAGGTGAATCACTTACGTCACTGTAAAATCTTGTTTTTATTTTGGTCAGATCAACTGGAACTTCATAATTTGTAAAGTTCAATTTAAATTCAAAAAGTTGTGCTCTCAAAGAAGAAACAAAATTTGAAATTTGTCCTATATTTATTTGAGCAAAATAACTTGTTGATAAAAATAAATCTGCAACTTCATTATCTTTCTGAGTTTTTATTTTATAAAAAGTAGCTCCACCATTTACATCTCCATTTGTAATATTATATGGAACATTGTAATTGGAAGTATCTAAAGTGTATGTTGATGTACCACTCTTAAGATATAAACCATTCTGAGAAAGATTTGTTTGATCCTTAAGTAAAACGTAAGAATTTACAGGCAAAGAAGCTAAGGAAACTCCATCAACAGTAGATGAAGCTATAGTAGCAGTGTTTACATTTGTTCCATTGGAAGCTACAACTACTGTTACACCTATTGCACTTGATTCTGGATTAGAATAAATAAAGTCTTGAAAGTCAGTAAGACCAGATAATAACTTTTGACCTAAATAAAACTTGTTATTAGAAATTGCTTCAGGTGCAAGTGAAACTGTTCTGATTGAAGCATAATTTTCAGTTTCCAAGTTATTTAAACTTGGCATACCTCTAAAAATCATTTCATAAATTCTATTATATGTTGTGCTACTGGAATTATTGTAAGAAGAATTTATAAATCCACAAGCTGCATAATAACCTAATCCTGAAGAAGAGCTTGGCATTTTGTTATTTAATCTTGCATACCCCAGAACATCTAAATTAGAACCTGTTATAGCTTTGACAAATATCCAAGTGCTATTTACCGATTTGCTTTCAAGATAATTAGGAACTTTGTCTGTAATTTCAATCAGATATCGATCATATGTATCACTTGGTTTGTAAGTCTTAAGAAGTGTTTTAGATATTGTATTATCTTCATTTCTTTGAAGAATAATTATTTGATTTTTAACTTTACTAAATACTACTGAAATAGTTGGAGCGTTTACAGGATTTTCAGCATAAACAAAAGAGTCTAAGCATCTTGAACCCATAGGGCTATCCCATTCAACCTGAAGATTATTTTCAGTGTGTGGTCTATAAGAAGATTTTTGACTTAGTGCAATATAGAAATCATCAGTTCTATGTCTAACTTTTACTTCTAATGAGCATCTTGTAGACATCGATGGTTTATACAATTGAATTTCAGAAACATTTTTGTTCAATAAAGTATTGTTTACATCAATTTTTTGAATTTCAAAATAAGAAGAATTAGCGCTATATTCAAATGAAATGTCTGGGTTGATGTCATTCAAGTAAATATAATCAACATTTTGAGCACCAGTCCAATCTGATGTGATAGATACAACAGGAGAATTAGAGCTTGTAAGATTATCATTTAAGCAATCGCCAATATCTGCAGAAAGAATATTTTTACCTCGAGCAATACAAAGTTCTCCAATATTTACATTTGAAGAGGATCCTAAAGCTGCAGATCTTTGATAACCAAGTGCAGCGCCTAAAGTAGTTGATCCAAAACTTGTTATTAAGGAATTTGCAATAAGGTAACTTTTTCTTGAAGATTGATCTTGGTCAGATGTAGGAGTGAAATATCCTTCTACATATGCATATGTATTATCAAGTTGTGAATAATACATTTCATATAGTCCACCACTCTTTAGTAATGGTAATAAGCTATTTGGCAATGTGGTCACTTGCTGACTTGTAGAAGCTGTTCCATTAGTGATAGTGTAAAGATATGAGGTTGGGTTGTCATTTTCAGGAATATCAACTCTTAAGGCTAATTCGTGATTAGTGGCTTGATATTCTGGAAGTCTATAAAGTTTTAGATAAGCGTGAGAAGTGTCTCTAATACTTCCAGTGTAATAATTAAGATAACCTTGAACCATGATATCTGGCTTATCTGTAGTTGGTAAAACTTTTGAGTTACTATATAATATTACACCACTATTGAATCCATATGATGAAACTGCTGCTCCAGAGTTTATTGTGTAAGATCTTGAACTGTAGGTAGTGATTCCAGAGTCTGTATAGAAATTATAAGCATTTGATCCCGTAGATGCTATGCTTGATGATGGGCATAATGATCTATAAACTGTGTTTCCAACATGGGAATACAAATCAACTGTATTGCCAGTACTTGTAACTTCATATGAACTAAAAAGATAAGCACCTATGCCATCATCATTTGTTTGAGCTTTTGATGTTGATGATTTGAAGTTGAAGATAGAACTTTTACCTGTGTACCCTGTCTTCAAAGAAGAGTATTCAAGTTTGTCAGGATTTGTTGGTAAAGTGCCTTCCCAAATGATTGTGTCATAAATTCCGTATCCATTAGGGTATTCAACAAGCTGACCATTAGGGGCTTCAATAATTGCTTTTAGATAAACTCTTGAAAGTCCACCATTTGCAGATAAAGCCCAGTTATTTACCTTGAATAAACCAGATCCTGAAGATGTTCCTCCAAACGAACCTTGATTCAATGTGTTATCGAAAAAATAGTTTGTATTTATATCGTAAGTATAATCATAAGTTGAATTGAATAATTCTGGGTTAGGTGGCCAATTACTAATAGTAATAGTAGATGTTGGCTCAAAGTAGGGATCATTTGACAAAGAAAGAGTTTTGATTCTTGCTAAAGTAGTAAGATCGCGAGTTGTTTTATTTCTTAATTGAAATCCTAAACTAATTTGATTTCTATTGGTGTCAAGAGATGGATCAAATGAAAATTTATTAGTGGTATATGCTAAACCAGAAGCTACAAACTCTGATTGTAAATATCCACTTCTTAGATTATTGGGTAAAATTATTGTGACATCAAAGGCCATATGATCCACCAAGGCTTGTTTATTTTGTTTTTAATATTCTTATTTGACAGAAAATAGACCTATTAGAGACTGAAATCAATCTCAATAGGCATAATTGTTTGTACAGTTAAGGGAACATGGACATCTGTATACATGTACCCATCAACATAGTCAATTCCGTCATAATTGCCTTGGATATAGAAATTAAAACTTGATCTGTATATTGAATAGTTATTTGTCGAATCATTAGACACTAAATACATATCATTGTAAATGGCAGTTTTTACAGTATCTAATCCATTTGGCATATATATTTTCAACTTCAATTCAGACAAATCATTTGGAGAAATATTTTCCATTATTTTGTTGCAAATGATTCTAAAATAAATAGTTTTGTAATAATTGCCTTTACCAGTATTGAAAAATGAAACATCGGCTGCAGAAGAGTTGCCGTCAATAAAAGATGGAACAGTTGAAATAATTGGAACACCTTGTCTTATAGGTCTTGATATTGCAAAGTTACTATCATCAAATGTTGCTATGGAAAACTCTGGAACATAATCATTTTCAGTTATAAACGTGGCATTTGCAGCATAACTTAATGTTTTGAAACTATCTTGTTTTTTATGATGATTATAATAAGACAATTTTATTGATGAACTTTTATCATTTATTCTTACTATAACAATTCCTTCATTATCTACTTCAAAAAGGCAATTATCTGAAGTGACATAATAATTGTAATCATCTTTTGCAAACAAAACACTATTAAACTTTACTTCTACCAAAATATCATAATTAAAATTCAACAAAAATGAATTTTTTAAATTGTTAGTATTATCAAAATTAAAAAATAAAGTGTCATCTTCGGGTAAAAGATTTATTTGAAAAACATCATCTATTGTTATTTTGGATTCTTCAAAAGAAATATTTTTAGAAACAAAACTTATATCTAAAGTTTTGTTTACATGTATTGTTTTACTCTTTTCATTTATAAGTGTTATCATTTTATTCAGATACCAAAATGTCATTATTAGAAAGTAATCTCAATCCTTTAGGGTGGATAATTTCATAATTTTCACCCCAAACAGAAATAATATTTCCAGAAATATCAACTAACTTCAATCTTGTGTTTGTGCCATTATTGACAGAATCATCTAAAAGAACATAAAAATTATCTTGATCAGGCCCAGGTAAAGCTTTTATTACATCAAGATTATTGAATAATAGTTTTGTTTCAATAATTCCACCAGAGACTCTGTATTTTATCAATCTACCTGTCGCATTGTTATCTGTGATTGGACAACCTAATATGACAACACCGTCGGATAATTCATAAACAGATCCAAGCTTAGTGTCTATAAACTCTGCTACATCACTTGATATCTTCCATGCCAATGATAAAGAAGAATCATCATTAAAAGCTAAAACAGAATCACTAAAAGGCTGAGCAATTATAATTTTACTGTTCGAATAATGGACAGAAATTGGATTGTAAATATTTGCAAAATGTATTGGACCCTCAAATAAATCTACAGAAACATTTCCAACATCACCTACTGGATCTAAAACATCAGGAGTTGGAACTATATTATCTGCGTTGAAATCATTTGTTGAAGATGAAATTAAGGTTGTAACAGGTAATCCATAAGATGTAGAAGCAGTTCCTGAATATACAGAACTGTAGGAACTTAAGTAAGATAATGAATTTGCAGTTTTTTGAGAGGTTGTGTTTGTTGTTGCTGTTCCTACTCCGACTGTATTTTGAGCAAACCCACCATTTGTAACAGCACCTTTATCAAATCTAATTCTTTTAATTCTTGCTGAACTGATTGCTGCAGACAAAGCTATGCCTAAATCATTATTCTTAAATGTGATTTCTAATGTAGATGATGTATTAGAAACTAAATCAAATAAACCTGTATTGTTTTGATCTATTCTTGTATCATCTAACCTTACTGAAATACTGTCATAGTCAATGTAAATTTTGGTTGGGTCAAATGGAGTTGTAGTTGAAATATTTTGAGAAAATGCAACCCATATTTTTCTTATGGTTGGATTAAAATAAGCACCTAAAACGACAAAATCTCTATTAGATTGCTTTAGTCTCAAATTGCCTTGAATAATTCTTGTGATATTTCCATCAAGATCAAACATTACAACTCTGTCATTAAGAGTGTCACTATATAAATTTGAACCGTTAGCTAAAGCTTGGAAATCTTTAGGACTACTAAACCCTCTGTCTAATGATTTATTGTAAATTTGAACTGGAGAAAGATAAGTTGACAAATTTGCAATGTCTATACCGTCCTCATAAATTACTTCAGTTTGTGAGGTGTATGCAGATATAGCCGAATTGTTACGCAAGAAAATCCAGTTACCAATAGAATTGGTAGAAGAGATTTTCATTGTGTTTTTCAATCTATTGTCTTCAAAATATGTACTTCCAAATCCAATATTTTTAGCATAATATTGTTCAGTTTCCCAGCCAGTTTGAGCTGTTGAGAAATTAGAGAATCTTGCATTATATGTTTTAGTATTGCCAGTTCCTACAGTTGAATAATAAATCTTTAATAAATCAAACTCTGGGGCATAAGCTTTAGTAGAATCGGAATTTAATGTCACTAAAACATCTAAATATCTACCTTGGCTGGAAGTAGATGCCAAGTATCCATAAGCAAGTTCTGTTGAATCATCTATATTTGCAAGATCATCAAAAACAGTATTATTGATATCTGTTCTGGTTGTCAAAGAATAAGTAGTTCCAGATGGCTTTGAGGATGTCCATTGTACTAAGTTATAAATTGTATTGTTTAATCCAGAATCAAATCTAAATAAAAACTTTCCTGTCCCAGCATACAAAGAATCATTCCATAAGAACATAGATGCTGTGCTGTTTGTAGCTGATGATTTTCTCGCTGTTTGCAAAGTATCATAATTGTAAGGGTAGGGATTTACTTGATCGTCACTTGGAGTGTTCAAGTAAAAATTAATAGACTTTTCTGGATTCCAACCTTTTAAGGAAGACCAATAAAAACCAAGTCCCTTAACGGAAGTTCTATTTTGAGCTGGCCATAAATTTTCAAGAGATACAATTTTGTATACACTTGAACCAATGCTTGCAGAATCTGTGGAGTCATCAAATATTTTATATCCAATTTCTGATCCATCTGTAGAAGAAAGATAAAGTTTTGAAGGACCTGTTGTTGGAAAATATTGGCCACTATCAAAAGTTACAGCAATGTCATTAGCAAATTGTGGATCATTATCATCAGAACCAAGAACAAGATACATATATATCTGTCCAATTTTTGATGAAGTTGTGCCTAAACCAACAGAAAAACCAATACCAACTTTACTTACTTCATTCATTGGAATTGGGTTGTCAAATAGCTTGTAAGAATACAATCTTGTATCAACGCTAACTGTTCCACCAGAATAATTAGATGTAGTGTTGATTGCCCTATTCCAACCACTTGCTTCGTTGAAAATATTTGTAACTGGTTGTTCTATTGCACTAAAGTTTAATGGATTAGATATGGTGAAATAACCAGCTGAATCATCAAGATTATCACCAACAATTGTAATGTTTTCAAAAAATCCAATGCTTTGATCTTGGTTATAAGTTTTAGCTGTCTCAAAATCTCTTCTTGTTGCATAAGTTCTTACATCTGAAAAAACTGAATCAGAAGTAGAACCACTTATCCCTAAACCACTTGACCATGGAGCAGAATCTAAAATTGTGGCTCCAATTAAGGCTCCTGGCACATTTCTATCACTAAAGTTAGATGTTGTCCCTGTAGATGTATTTGCAAGAGTATTGGGCCAAATTCCAGGCACATATACAATAGTATTTATTTGAGTTTTATCAATATACTCAAATCCTGATTGTTTTTTCAAGGCTACCAATGTTTGCAATCTATTAGCTATTGATAAATCAGCAAGCTTGTAAGTACTATCTTGTTCTAAATACTGAGTGAGTAATGAATCAATCTGAGTATGTGTAAGAGTTCCTTTATTTGTCAAAGTATTGTGATCAATTTGAGGTAATCTTGCAGCGTCAAGTTTTCCAGTGGTAACTTTATCAAGATTCAAATTATCTATATATTCACCAGATAATTTATTAATCACATGGTCTTGTAAATTAATAGGCGCTGGGTTTACAGAACCACCAATATGCTTATGATTTGTCAAAGAAGAAGACAATGAACTGAATATTGTGATAATTTGTCTTTCGTCAGTAAATACAGATATTGTGTTTGCTGATACATTTACAACAACACCACCAACGTTGACATAATTGTCTATGTCATCTATTCTAAGCAAAGATGCAATAAAATCAACATCTTTTGTAACTGGAGTATTTAGATTTTCAACTGCATAAATCCAAATTTTGACCTCTGTTGCATCAAGAGGAATAACAGGCAAAGTTACATCTTTTGAAGCTGTTGTTTCGGCAGCTTTATAAGCAACATGTCCTTTTCCAGATGTAACAGAAACCTTTAAAAATTTATTTGTATCTGCATATGTTTCAACTTGCCAAGAAACATTATTATTGGAATCTTCTATGATGCCATTTCTGAAAATTTGATAGACAGCATAAAGTTGAGTATCAATTGTCTTAAATCTTTTTTCATCGAGATCTAAATTTTTTGATAAATCTTGGCTTGGTTCCAGATATCCTAAATTATAAAAAGGTGTATTTCCCATTAATTCTAACTTTTCGGCTTATAAAAAGATGTAACTTTTTCCACTCCCCAGGTTGAATTTCCCCAGGTTAAAACATTTTGATCCTCAGAAAGTATGCCTTCATTAGCTTTGACAACACCCATGTTGTTCATTGTTGCTGAACTTAATTTGACAGATGCCATCATATTGCTCTGAGCTTGAACTATACGAGAATTAATCGCTGCTGAAAGACTTTTGAATGCCATTTAGTTACTCTCCATTAACTTGTAAATCTCTAATAGACCAAGGATGAGCATAACCTTGTACTTGAGCAGTAATTAAGTTTTGAGATTTATCAATAGTGTAATTTACTGACTGATAGATATATTTACTTGTAACATCGGTAACATCATTTCCATCGATTGCCGTGATAGTAAAGCATCCATGGAAAGTTAATGGTCTCGTGACATAACAGTTGAACGACAAACTATGTATTGGGTTACTTGTTATGAACTCATTTTGTTGATGTTTTAGTGCTACAAGGTCTTTTGTCGGCAATTCATTTTTATCAAGACTATCAATAACTTTTTTTCTGAAACCAACATACTTGCCAGGAACTGGAAGACCAGTGTTGACAATGGAATTTACAATATTATTAAATGCAACTTGTGACATTTTTATGTCATGCTCTTTATCTTGAGTATGATATTCTTCCAGACCAAATAATGTAAAACCGTAAGTTGATACATGATATGACAATGGATTGACATTAGTATTTACATTAAAAGAACCACTCAATAATCCATGCCAATCTGGAATACTGATATTTACATTATTACTATTCGGACCTGTAGTTCTTAAGTTGTAAGTTTGTTTTGTATCTAAATCATAACCAAAAAACTTTAAGTCAGTGTCTAAGTTTGTTACTGCATATCTTGCATCAAGAACAAAACCAGATCTTTCATCCCATCTAAATGTAGGAAGTTTTTCAAGTTCAAATAATTTAGTCAAAAATACTTTTAGCTTATCTCCAATTTTATCAAGGTTTGTAGCTCTTATTGCATCAGGAGCTGCAGCTGGATTGTTTACTATTCTTAGATTCAAACCTCCTATACCACCAACTTGAACACCACCTATGGTTGTCGGTTGATCATTTCTAAGCGAATAGTATTTTGAAAAACCAGAAAAATTCATTATTGCTTGAATACATGTTTTTATAGATCTGTTACCAAAAGGAACAATATAATCAAAATACAAATTGTCAATAATGTAATTGCCTAAATCAAGACAATCCAAAGACATACTGCTATTACTTCCAGTTCTTGTGGTATTGACATTTGTGATAGCACCTTGAAAATAAGTATGTTCTGATCCAAGTTTTCCGTAACCAGCAGTAACAGTCACAACTAAAACATTTTTCTCAATAAGTTCTAATATTCTAAGACCTTCAGGTGTTGTATCTAAATTAGTCAAACTTATAGATGCTGTTTTCTTGACTAAAGAAAAATTAGGTTCATCACAAGAACAAGAAACACTTATAGATGAAACCCAAGGAGTAAGTTCACCTTTTACTATGTCTGTAAGAAAATCAACTTGCTGAAAAGTATTTTGAGCTGGTGATTCCAAACTTAAAAATGCTGGACCCTCTATAGTGCCATTAAAAAACAAATTTCCCCATAATTGAGATTGTTTTCTGTCTATAAATGGCTTGTTTGTTTCTCTGCCTTGATTGTCGAAAGAAGAAGCTATTTTCTTAAAAATAAAATCAGTAGGATTTGTTGTGGAAAGAGATGGAAGAAAAGTTCTCCAGTCAGGCATTGCAGAAATTGTTTTATCAGGAATTGTAGAATATCTTGAACCATACAATCCGTAATATTTTGCATTATGAAAGGTATCTTCAATGTTTCCTGGTGAAATTAATGTGTTTTTATCTGATGGAGATGTAAATGTCATCAAGATATGATTTTTAGTATTTAATAATTTATTAGTAGTATTAGTTGGAAATAAATTAGGATCTGTTGAAATAAGAGTATTTGTTATAAAACCAGTGCTTGGTGATTCATAGTTTATAATATCAGTCAAAGATGGCTTTGAATAATTATTGAACAAAATTGAAGAATATCTCATTTCAAAACTTGCATTTTTTGCAAGTATTTTTACATAAGAAGTATCTTTTCCGAAATATGGTTCAATATGAGCTTTACTGTCTATAACAGTGTTAGCTGGATTTGCAGTCTGAAATGTAAGTTCTTCTGGGTATATAGAGTTCCAAGTTGATTGGTCAGGAGAAAAACCAACTAAAATGACAGTACCAACAAAATGCACAAATATGTCATAACCCAAAGTTGCTTTTCCGTCAAATAATGGAGCCTTAATTTGTGTGTACTGGTAAAACAAGTCCACGCCATTCTTTTTATATTTTAAAATTATTTGAGGAATAGTATTTGGAGCTAAATTTATTGTTAAGCTGTATGCAGTATTGTCTTTTGGATTTCTGTCATCATAAATGACACTAATATTGGAATCTGAAGCTGATGCATTTAGATTGGATAGCTGAATATGAAAGCCATTATTTATTCCAGAAACTGCAGTGATTTGTTCTCCATTTAAAACATTCTCTTCGTAATTTCCACGCGTTGATGTTACTGCTATTTTGGTTGGAAAAAATATATATGGATTCTGAAAAACAACATCTTTAGAAGTTGGAAAAATTCTTTTTACAATACAAGATTTTCCTTTGCCCTTAGAGTCAATAAAAAGTCTTGAGCCGTTTATTCCATCTCTAATTGTTTTTATTGAAGCATTGTTTTTACCAGATACAGAAGCGCCTACAGGACCTTCATATTCATTTACTTGAGTGGATAATGGCACTTCAGCAGTATTGACTAAATTCCAAATATTATAAGTTGTAAATGATCCTGTGGCATTGAGATTTTTTGCCATCAATTGGTGAGAAAAGTTTACTCCTCCTCCTGGAGCCGGAATTGATAATGTTAAACCACCAGGAGGTATTACTACCCTGCCAAAAGCTGTAGAACCATACTCTTTAACGAATGGTATCAATGGATTAAAATTATCTAAATCACTAAAATTATATGACAAATTAGGAATTGATAAATTTGCAACAGTGGAAACTCTTGTAGGGTTGTAGCCTGGAAAAGCTGTAAACTCCGCTGCTGTTGGGCCCTTCAGCATATTGAAAATTGGGTGATCTGTAGCCGGAATAATTCCACCAAAAGCAAAGGTACAAGATGAAGAAGTTGGATGAGTCATTGGTTCTACAATATGAGCATTTTGCAATGAGGGTACTGACCTTACTCTTGAACCAAGTTTAGAAACTTCATATTCAGTTGTTGGAGTACCTTGAGTTCCACCTGAATTGAAAACTATTTTAGGGTTGTTATTTTTATTATCGTAATTTATAGGCCTTAGATTTTGTGGATCTGGAGCAAAATTAAACACTGAGTAATATCCATTAGCTTGACCAACTTCTGGCATATATATTGCAGAAAGTTTGACACTAACTTTTAGTTCTCTATCGTCAGGAATGGAAATTGACATTATTTGTACTCTATTTTTGGATCAGTGCTTACAAAGGGAATAATACTTGTTGAGCATAAAGCCCCACTGTTATTTACATAAAATATTCCAACTTGCCCTTTTTGGTCAGAATTATTGTAAACAACTATGCCAGGTTTTTGATAAGGCAAAACTTGATTATCATTGTTTGTAGCCGTATAAAAAACATTATTTGCTATAAATTGACCATTTGTAAAATTTCCAGCTATATGATGGAATGTAGTTGGTGCAGAAATTGTTCCTTCAACATAGGGAGCTTCAGAATAAACTATATTATTATAATTTGTTCCAGCCACTGTCAAAGATGTCATAAACACAAACCTTACAACATTGAAAACTGGATCAAAAATAGCCGATACATTTGAAAGTGCAGTCAAGATATTTGAAGAAACAGTTGCAGAATTTACTAAAGTTATTCTTGCTGAAGTAACTCCATATTCAATCAACCTACAATAAATATTTGTTAAGTCAGCTGATAGATTATAAAATGCTAACAATATGTTGTCATCAATTTGAACAAGAGATCCAGGCTTGTTTACAATTCCAGAATTAGTATTAGAAGTTATTACTCCAGTAAATTCGGTCCCAGTATAGTTAGCACCATCTATTAAATAAACTTGTTCAGGAACATTAGGGGTTTGATTATATTGTGCTGCTGAACTAATTTGTAATATTCTATCAAATGATGTTTTTTGCAAAAATAGTGTATTTCTTAATGTACCTAAACAATATAAATCATTGTGATAAGGAGATGATGAATAACTATTGTTGTCAGTAAAAGCAAAGCATTTTGACATAATATACTGAGGGTCATCATAATAATACCAAGAGTTTTCGTCAAGTAAAGATGGATTATTGAAAGCTATAGAGTTTGAAACATTTCCATTGTAGTAAGACTCAGTAAATAAATTGCTTGTCAAATCATTGCTTGTATTTTTTATTATTAAGTTAGGGTTGAATCCATTTTTTATTAAAGAAGCAGAATTCGAAATGGGAACTAAATCATAAGATTGATTATCATAAGAATTTATTAATAATATTCTTAAAAGACCATCAGCATTTAATCTTGCAGCAGTGGCAGAGCTTGGAGCAATATATGGCGATAAAGAATTGTAAGTTTGACCAAGACATACAGCTATTTGATTTTTTGTTAATATTTCATTAGCTGAAACATAATTATATCCTGATGCCAAAGATATATAAGGATTTGTTATATATGGTTGAACAAAACCAAATGAAACTCTTGTAGCTTTTGCTGGCAAAAATTTAGCGAAAGTAGAAAAATTGCCAACTTGTGCAGCTCCTATTCTAATTGAAACTGAATTATTTTGAGCAGTCAAATAATCGTAGGGTGGATAAACATGAGGTCTGCCTGTAGTATAAAATCCATTTAGTATAGTTCCAGAACTTGCAGTTATAGAAGTAGAAGATTTATCAACTCCTCCTCCAGAAACAACAACTTCTCCATTAGACAATTTATTTGCACCAGTCAAAGGAAGGTTATTTGCATCACTTTCGGAACCATAAGCATAGCCTCTTAGATTGCAATAAGCTCTAATTTCCATATGGACAGTATCAGTTTCTAATCTTCTCAAAGGATTGACTTGGTTTAACCAAGTGTCAGCTATTGCATGATTGTTAAAATCTTGAATAAAAGGTGGAAAATCTAAATATACACCTTGATAAATTTCAGAAGCATTTATGGTCGCAGTGGTGTTATAACCTACTGTTATTGAAGTATTGTCTTTTATTGCAGTAGAGCTAATATTCCAATGAAAACCTTGTAAATTCACAGCTGGTAACGTGTTATTGAGTGAAGTGCAATTCAGTCCATTATGCAATGAGTTGAGTCTATTTACAAAATCTAAAACTGTAAGGTTATTCTTTGTTAAAACACCACCAACAGAATTGTAAACAATGTCAGTCTCTTCTTCAGGTTTATTGTCATGCCTCATCAATAAAAATCTTCTTCCATAAGTTGAAGTTGTTACATTATTTAAAATAGTCGGAACTTCTATTTCTTTGAGATTTATGTCTGTACCAGATGAAGGAATGAAATTTAAAATATCTGCATTTGTTGCTGTAGGTATTATCAAAGCCTGACAACTAAAAGCATTAGGATCAAAAACATTACCATTAGAATTTAAGTCTATTCTTAGTACTCTATTGCACCCATAATAAACATTATTGACTTTTTCATTTGCGTCAATAATATTTCTGGATCTTGGATATGGATCATCTTGAGTATCTATCTCTAAACCTGGATAATTTGGAAACAGTAAATCAATGGTAACTGTGACAGAAGTTCTACCTGGAAAAGTGATTGTTCCATTCCAATATTTTTCAATAATTTTATCTGCTGCAGATTCCCAAATTGTCAGTCTGTATGGATGAGTAAGATTTACAAGCCCTGGAGCTGCATTTACAGTAAATCTAAGATAACGATATGCATTTAAGTAAATGCCTGTTATGCTATTAGTTGGCTTGTTAAGTAAATTTACAACATTGAAAATTGATGTCAAGTCAAGAGCTGTTCTTCTATTGTAAGTCATTGCTGGGATCATCTGTCCCCTCATGTATACTGCTGCATCAGTATTAGAATCTCTTGTGTTTAATGCTGCTCCTAACTTTGCTCCACCCACACGAGCGTCAAGATCTATTGTTAAAAGCTGTTTACCTAAGTAATTATTTTGAGTGGCTTTATTAAATACTTGAACAGAAGTACCAGCTGCAAGATAGTTTGCTAAAGATCTTGTAGCTTGAGTTACAAAAGCTCTTGAGTCAAAATTAGTAAAAGATAATGTTTGAGACGCATTCCACAAAGAAGGCACTTGATCAAGATTTGTATTTCCTTGTGGAGACTTTATTGCATAATAAATATTATCATTTGTGTAAATATGATCTTTGTCAAAAATTTTGAGTTGCGGAATTACTCTAACTATTTTTGGAAATGTTAAATTCATTCCAGCAAGACCAGTTGCATCTGTTAATTCAGCGTATCCTCTTGAAAATCTTCCTGTTATATTGAAGTCTATAAAAGGCAAAGATCTATTATCTGTTGCTGATACTGATGTTCTCGCAAAACTTATTGTTGTAGCTGTATTTGCAGAAACAAATGCACTTCTTAAAGTGCTTTTATTTTGAAGTAAGAAGTTGTCAAACCCAGCATTATTAAGATTGAGTAAGCCTCTTAAAGACCTACCTCCATTCGAATAATCCCATCCTGTTGTTCTTGTATCATAGTTCCAAAGAGCTAAAGCAGTGTTGTATGCTCTAAAATCTTCACCAGTAAATCTGAATCTGAATCCAAGAGTGTATGTAGCTCTATCTATTTGTGTAGCTGGCCCTGTATATGTAAATCCTATAGAGTGTCTCCCTGTCACTCTGCTAAAGTTTATAAGACCTTGAACAACAAAATTTGGAGGTAACTGTGCAATTGATCCTATGAAATTGATAGTTCCAAATGTATTAGTGGCATTACCACTTACAACATTTACTGTGAAAGACAATAAAACAGGAGGATTTATTGATTCATAAATATCTAAATATTTTTTCGGAGGAATTTGAGTATTATCAACTGTTACATATTTTGTATCAGAATAAATATTGTCTGTTCTAACTGCTCTATATATAAATTCAATCCCTAAAGATATAACTTTTTCATATACACCTGGAGCTGGAGCAGCTACTGTAGTTAAATAATCACCAACCCATACCTGAGCTGCTCCAACTGTTCTTTGGTGAGCTGAAAATCCTCTATGAAGCGGTAAAGTGTAAACTCTATTTGTTGCAGCGCCAAATCCTGTATTAAGTTGAACAGTCATGAAATAATCATACATGGCTACTGTGTGATTATTGAAAGGTACATATCCCAAATATTGTGTCAATAGAGCTGTAGATGTAAGTTCAGTTTTTACAACATAAACACTACTTTGGAATCCAGCATTATTCCAGTGTCCAATACAATCAATTGTAGTAGGCAAAACATAACTTGGAGCCAAACCTGCAGGGATATAAGCTGGTCTTGTATATGCTGCACCTATTCTTGTTGTATAGTGATAATCAACATAATGAAATTGAAGTTGTGAAGGTTGTATATTGACATAAAATTCATCAATATCTCTATCATTAAGTAAGTTCTTTGGCATTTTAGCTGTTTAGAAAATCTCTACTAAAAGATTTCAAATCCTTCTTTGTTTTTTCTTCAATTTTTTCTAATAATCTTGAATCTCTTTCAACTATTTTTTCTTCAATAACTTTGATTATATTATTCTCAACTTGTGTTATTTCATTTCTTGTGACTGATTGATTAACAAAAGTATTCTCAAGCTTTGTTATACTTGAATTCACTTCTTGAATAATTTCTGTTTTTATATCTTGAACTATATTAGTTGTATTAAAATTGTTAGTAAAATCTATATTTGTTGGAAAACTTTGATTATATAAGTCATAGCTAATATTGTTAGACTTATATTCTATCCTTTGATTTTCAATTTTATTATTTATTTCTTGAGTGTTATTTACATTAGTAACATTATCGACTTTATTTACTGTTGGTTTTTTAGATCTTGAAGTAACTTTTGTGCCATTGCTTAATGTAACAGTTTCATTTTCTTCATAAGAAAATTCACTTTTTTTCTCTTCAAAATTCCTGGACCTAATTTCAAAAATATGTTCACTATAATTTGAAGAGCCCAATGATAAATGTGTGTTAATGTTTTTAGACTTTTGCTTTGGTCTATTTCTCATAAAAGCTAAAAGTCTCTTGGCTTCTTCATTTACAAAAGGTTCAAATATTTCTTCTTGAACAACTTCTTTATCATTTTCAAATTCATAAGTTGTAATCTTGTCATTCAAATTAGAATTGAAAGCATTCAATCTGATAAGTTTTTTAGGAGAAACTGTATCACTAATATCTGGCAAAGTATAGTCTTCAGGATTATTTGTATTTCCAGCAGTATAGAAATTTGCTTCTAATGGAATAGTTGAGTGAGAAGTAGATAGTTGAACTTGAATAAATGGACAAAATTGCTCAGACTCAAAAAAAGCATCTGATTCTTGAGCTACTTTTACATATCTCAAAAAACTGATGCTTTTATCTTCCATGTAAATAATTATACTAAATCATTAGATTTTCTTAAATTTAGAAGTTCTTTGAGGATGAAGTTTTTTTTCTTCTTCATAAGTTTTATCAGAATGTTCAGGTTTTTCATCCACAGTAGTACCCCATGGACCATAACCTAATTCTTTATCCCAATAGTCTCTAAATCTTTGGTCAGATTCTACTTCTTTAGATTCTTGATTTAAGTTTTCAACTTTTTCAAACTTTGCTAATTTTAAAAATTTATTTGCAGAATTAGTTCTCAATGCTGGTATGATGCCTCCAAAATCTTGAGGATTTTGTAATAATTTATAATATATAGTTTGCATGCCCTGAATTTTCTCAAATACTTTTTGCAACTGTGCTCTCATGCTTGCAATCATTCTTTTTGGATCATAATCAAGAGTGTCAGCACTTGGTAAAATTCCGTAGTTCTTTGTTTCTATTTCAATATCTTTATAAGCATTTTTCACATCTGTGTATAAGCTTAGTTCTGCAGGAGTAGAAAGTTCTCTTCCAGGTGTGGTTGAACCCACTCCTGCTGCTCCTTGAGGTGGAGTAGCTGGTTGATTGACAGTTTGTCCAACAGGCTGGGTTGTTTGCTGATTTGGAGGTGCTACAGGCTGCCCTTGATCATTTGTGTAACTTCCTTCATATGCTGGTCTTTGAGTTAAAGAAGCACCAAATTGACTTACTGATTTTTGCAATATAGCATTTCTTGCTAACAATTTCAAACCAGCATCTGTGAATGTTGCGTCACTGTCTAAAGCTCTTACTAAAGATTGCAAGTTTATATTTGGATCTTTCATTCTGTTAATATAATAATTATATTTTGCTTGTTGTTGTGGATCGACTGCTGCAACCTTTACATTTTTTTCAAACATCAAATTAGAAAACTGAAGACTTGCAGATCTTTGGTAACCTACTAAATCTCCACCTTCACTCGTATTTGTTCCTTGAACAGATACTCCTTCTGAAACTGTTGTTGTTGGAGCAACAGAAGTAGGCACATTTACTTGAGATTGTCCTTCTAATGTTTCAGGAGCATTTGCTGCGTTAAAATTAAGATTTGGAAATTTAGCTACTAAATCTTGCCATTTTTTGAAAAGTTTAAAATAGCTGTCTTTTTCTAAATCTATATATTGCTTAATTTTATCAAGCACTCCACCTTCTGAACCAAGTACATCTGCTACAGATAAACCAGTTGAAAGATATTTTTCTAACTGAGGCATAAGTTCTTTGATTTTCACCAATAAAAACTTTTGGCTTTGAACATTAGATATAATTTCGGTCAAAGAAGCATATTCAGATATTTTAGATCTAACTGTTTCTACTTTTTCTCCAACCTTAGCTTGATATTGATTAATTGAACCAAGCTTCATTTTTACTGTTGGATTTTTTGAATTTTTAGTAATAAAGTTTACTAAGTCTATTTGTCTTGAACAGTACTGATTAGCTTGTCTTAGGTAAGCCATAAAATCTCTGTAAAGTTTATCGACTTTTTCTGGACTTTCTAAAGGAGTTTCAACATTACTGTCTGCAGTCTTGACCTGAGCATCTATAACTAATACTAATCGTCTTTCCATAGCATTGACAGTAGCTTCAACTTGTGATATAAATTGATCATTAGCAAGAAATTCTTTTTGCTGCAGATCATTGGCACCCAAAGCTTTAAGTGCTTCTGCGGCATCTTCTAAAACATATTGTGGAGTTTCATCTACAGGTGGTTCAATACCAGCTTCTTTAGCAATTTTAAGAGCATTTTCATTTTTTTGTTGCAAATAAAGAGCAGTTCCAGCAGCTAATGCAGTCTTAAGATCTCCAAAAGCAGTAAAAGCAATAACTCCTACTCCTGCTGCTGTACCTTTGAAAATTGTATTAGCTACTTTTGCAGCTTCATCAGAAAGAAATTTTCCGTTTCCGCCTCCTGCTCCTGAGCTATCTCCTGTAACATTTACAGCTACACCTGGAGGTGTATTTACAGGATTTTGTGCAAATCTAAAGTTAGTAGCGTCAGTTTTGGCAGTAGTAGTACTTGCATATTGCTTTTGAATTGAGTCAACAGTACTAAACTTTTTCATAGCAGCATAATATAAATCATAAACATCTTTGAAATTAATGTTTTGACTTTTTAACAATCTGATTGCATCTGTAAAATTAATATTTGCACTACTAATAAGACCTTTAACTTCATCGGCTAACTGTTTTTCATTTGGTTTCGGGTTTTCACACTTCATTAGCAAACCGGATGCACCCTGTTGAAGTCTTATAATATAGTTAGTAAAATTCTTAACAAACTCAGGATTTAGTTTTGTTTGTGCTACTTGAGCTTTGACAAATTTAAGATTTGTAGAAGTGGTTCTTGTCGAAGGTCTTGCATTTTGTTCAGCCAATCCTGGAGATTTTTCAGCTGTTTGTCTACCTTCTAAAGATGCAAAAATTTCACTTCTAAATTGTTGTCCCAATTTTATATCATAAAGAATTCTTGCAAAAGATTGTACTTCAGGATCATTAGCAGAAAGTGCAAATTGCTCAGTAACAAATTGGACATTTCTTTTTAATGCACTTTGGAATTCCATTGACATCATAATGTCATAAATGCCTCTAAATCTGTCTGCAACTTCTCTTTTTCTTTGAAGTTGATCTTTGCTTTTTTGATATTCTCTTCGTAAAGCTTCTATGTCTTCAGAACCTCTTGCTAAAACCATTCCCATAAGTTTATTAAGAACAATAGCATTATCAAGATTTTCAGGGCCTAATAATAAGAAATTTAATCCAGTCTTTCTAATCCCTTGTAAACTTTCTTTTAAATACTGAAAAATGTTTACATTTCTCATACTGGGCTGAAGATCTAATGCTGTGTCTATGATATATAGGGTATTGCCATAATTTCTTCTTTTATCATAAAATACCAAAGCAAAATCTAAAACATCACGGGCAGAAGAACCTTGTTTTTCTGCATTAATTGCTTTCTGCATAAACTCTCTTGTAGCAGTCCAAGGTATATCTTTTTGAAAAAGAAACTCATCAAAATATTTAGCCAATAAAGGTTCTGGAATGCTTATTAAAAGTTGAGAAATTAGAACTTCTCTTTCTCCAAGTTCTATCTGTAGTTGTTCAGCATTTTCTCCTTGTCTTTTAGCATTGTCCATAACCTTTCCAATAAAAACATCAGCAGGGTTTTTAGAACTCATTAGTTTATTGGCTAAATCTGAAACAGCACTTACAGCTGCCCCCGTTGCAGCTCCAGCAGCTCCTGAAGCAACTGGATCTTTTTCTTTAGGAGTCTTTGTTGGAGGAGTATCTACATCACCAGGTGCAGGAGGTGACGGATTTCTCTTGAAAAAATCTTTAAATTTTTTAGGTGCTGAAATTTTTTGAAACATGATTTACTCTGTTTTGGCAATGATTTTGTAGGTTGAAATGGAACAATGAGGACATTTACCTTGCAATGCATGTCTGCTTGACTTCATGACAACTTTTTTAGGAGCAGTGATAGTTACCATTGTTCTGCATTTTACGCAATACATTTGGTGAGTTGTGGCTGCATCTGACAAATTTTCTGATGACATAATAATCTCCTTATGAAAACAATTTCATAAATTATTGTACAAATACCTTTAAGGTTAGCTTCAAAATGCCACGCTATGAATACATTTGCAACTGTGATGAAGTTGAAAAAACTTACACAGTCAGACTTTCTTTTAGTGAATATAAATCAGAAATCCCTTGCCCATGTGGAAATGGATTTGCGATTAGAAAATTCTCAGATGTTAGTGTTCTTCACGGATTAACTGCAAATGAAAAGAAATTCGGTTCTAATAAAAATAGAAAAGATATGGCTGATTATGTGAAAGATCAGAGAGATGTAAGAAAAAAATCTTATGATCCAGATAGTAGAGAAGCTAATACTAATGAGTTATGGACAGGTAAAGAAGGACTTGATGGTATCACATCTTTACCAGTAGACAAAAAGGTAAAAAAATATGAGTAATACTCCAGAATCTAACGAACCAGAATCCTTCGTAGTGCAAAATGTAACTCTTGGTCCTCACTATGTAAGTGATATTAAGCTAAATTTTGCTCCACTGCAAGCAATTGATCTTACATGGATGGATCCAGCTCATGTGAAAAACTCCAAAGATCTTAGACAATCTTTGCGTATGGGTTTGCTTAAAAAAATTACATTAGATCAGTTTGATCAAATTGAAGAAAGGCAAGCTATACGAGAAAAGAAAGAGCTACTTAAACAACAAAATAATCTAAGGCTTCAAGATGTTGAAGTAGATGGAAAGCAACTTCAAGCAGAGACAATCGATGCTGAAAAGGCTTATAACCCAGATGGGACTATAAGCACTGCAGGGTATGCAAATGATTCATTGTCATATGCAATGGCTTTAGATATTGCTCAGCAACAAGCTCAACTAAGAGGAGATGATTTGTCAGTAGAAGATTTTGCAGATCAAGTTCAGAAAGATCCAAATTTAGTTGGAAGAATGATCAATATGCAAAAAAATATGGATGCAAATTCATCAGTGTCAGGAACTACAAGAAAAGCACAGGCATATGTAGCAACATCAAGTGAAAATGCTAATGGTACAGCAGTACAAAAAATGCAAATGACAAATATAAATAGAGATGGATATATTGCTGGTGGTGATTTTGATTATGCTGGAATAGATGAAGCTCCTATTGCAGAAGCTATCGATTTGGAAGCAATGGATTCCGATGGAGAAAAGGGCTCATTCCGTAGAGTTTAGAAAAGAACAAGAAGAACGGAAAATAGAAGCTACCCGTTTGGGTAGCTTTTTTTTATGGAGAAATAAATGTCAGAATTCACACAATTATCTTTCTCGCAAAGCAACTTAGTTTATTATAATACAAATGCAGCAAACCCAGGAATTTTCATAGAATGGGAAAGATATACTCTGTCAGGCGTTTATTCATATAAAATTTTTAGAAGTGATTATTTTGATGGAACATATACAGAAATTGATGAAGTGTTATTTCCAATAAATGAATATGTAGATGGGGGAGGGTCACCATCAAGCTTTTATAAAATTCAAGAAATAGGGAATGACCTCACTACAGTTTTATCAACATCAGCTCCAATAAATGGTGATGAATTACTAATTAAATCAAGCTTAAGATATGAGCTTGAACATCTCTTGAATATTCCTATTTATGATGAAGAAGTGCTTTTTAGAAAAGGTAGAACACAAGCTACAGTAGCATTTCCTTTTTGGAATTTTTACCCAAGACCAGAAGTAAGAATTACAGGATCTTCAAACGAAGGTGATCAAGATGCAATGTTCACTTTATCAGAATATGATCCAATTTACAAAACAATTAATCCTGACTACAACCCTATAGAATATAACCGAGATGGTGCAATAAATAACTACACTAACGGAAACAATTACTCAGATGGATTAAAATACAAATGTGATTATATGGGGAATATTTATTTTGTTAAAAGTGATGGTACTCCTCAAGCAATACAATCTTATGACACAGTCTTTGTTTCATATAACGTTAAGGCGTTCACATCACAACATATGAATTCAAGCCTAAATATGGCATTACAAGTGATTAATGCTCAACCTGGTGCTTCAAAGTACCCATCGATTGCATCAGTACCTTATTACTATGATCCAGCATTAGTTTTCGGAGCTGCATATTATCTTCTTAGAAGTTTATTAGTCCAGCTTACTCAAAGACAGAGAAGACTATTGTTAGAAGATCCTGATGCTTCTATATTTTCAAACATAAAAGAAACAGCAGGTATGTACAAAGAAGATTTTGACAAGCTTTTAGAAAAACTACCTATATCAAGATATCCAGGTATAAGAGGAATAGTTGTTCCAGAGTTCAATATGCCAGGTGGAAGATCAAGATTCTTTAGATATATCTGGAATATTGGAGGAGCAAACTAAAAGAGTATTTCTAAATTTTGCAATTTAAATTAGATTATTTAAATTTACTAATTTAATTTAACAATTTAAAATTTAACAATTTAAATTAACAATTTAATTAGTAATTATAGTTATCCCTTTTATCGGGTGTAAAAAAAACGAAATGTTTTTGGGAGTAAAAAATGAGTAGCTTAAGAGATAAGTTGGTTTCAATACACAAGAAGATTGCACAAGCCAATCCTGAACTTGCTGGTAACATTGACAATATGATAACTGATATGGATACCAATCCTATGATAAATACAGTAGGTAATCCAAAGATTGAGTCTTTTGCAAAACAAAGAGCTAATGTCAATGTTGTGAATGATAGTGGGACAATCCATTCATTTGCAGTTGAAATTAAAGCAAGCAAAGATGGTCCAATTCCTGACACTCAATTGATGTCAAAAATTCTTCAAGCGATTGAAAACCAAAGTAATGCAAGTGAAGACATGACATCTGAATATGCAGCAGGTAACGAAATGCCAAAGTTTGAGGTTGTCAGTTTTAAGTACGAGAGAAGAGACGACAAAAAGAAACAACAATAAGTATAATATGGCTATGGACGATCAAGAAATAAAAAATCTACGACATAGCTTTACGACTTCAAAAAAAGAAGAAGCAGGCAAAGTTTCTAAAAACCAATTTGGGCATACCATTTTGGGTGAAGATAATTTGCTTGACGTCTCTCATATCAAACTTGCTTTAAACGAAAATGGGGAGGTTGAAGCTAATTCTGAAGGATGGCTTGAAAATGATGAGCTTATTTCAAAATTATCAGATTCATTGAAAATAGAAAATGAAACTCCCCTTACAGTTCAAAGTCTTATAGAAACACAAAAATCCACAATTCAGCCACATATTGAGGGTAGAAGCTTATATTCCGAATTGATCTCAGAACTTGATGATTTAGCCAATTCTAATGCTGGAATTTCAAAACAAGAAGTTCTTTCAGGTTCTGGTGCACAAATAGCTTCTAACATTAGCAATTCGATAAAATCATCTACAGCACTTAATAATTCAAAATATTGTTCCAACAAAGAATGTATGTATGCTCTTCCTAAAGATGCTCAATATTGTTTAAAATGTGGCAGTGCTCAAATGCCAAAATTTTGTTCAGAGTGTGGATATAGTTTTCCTGGAACGGAAAAGTTCTGTCCTGACTGCGGAAAGAAAAGATAATCAAGGATTACAGGCTGAATATTTAGAAAAAACTAAATATGAGACGCTCCTGGTATCAAACTTCAAAACAATGTACAGCCCTTAGAAAGCACGTATTGAGGGTTGATCTTTGTGTTTTCATTGATGAAGAAAAAGCTTTTACTGATGAAAACTACTTGAATTCAACTATAAAATCAATTCTTACAGCTGCCATTATTAAGGGCCTTGATATTATTGGTATCTTGACACCAAAAAATTCATCAATTGGTTGGAAAGCCGTCCAAATGGCGAAAGTACAGCAAATGGACATAGTTGTAGTTCCTGGGCAAACTTACATTTGTCAAGAAGGCATTGAACTGTATATTTATAATATGCAGCAACCTTTAAAACCCAACCTTACATTTGCCGAAGCTTGTAGAACTGCTCACTCCTACAATGGTTTTGTTGTTGCTTCTAATATAACAAAAAGGCAAGCCTTATTGTTAGATAAACTTCAAGGAAGCGACAGCGCTCCAGATGCAGTAGAAATTTTCAATTCCAAAATCGGTGGTTACAGAGACTTGAATATTGATTTTCCAAAATTTGTTTCTTCTGGAGCCACATCTGCTACAGACCTTGAAAATACAGATGTTTTTACATTGTTAGACAGAAAAACAGCAGAAAAAATGAATTTATTGCGTCCTGAAGAAGGCGTAGATTTTGTTCCTAAATATCTTAAACCTAAGTCTGGAGGATTGAATAATGGCCAGAGCATATTGTAATACTGACCAAGTTAAACAGTATTTGCCACCAAATGTGGTGACTGAAGGATCAAACCCAAATCCTAATTTCAGAAACCCAGCTCCAGAGACAGCTTCAAATGTAAATCTGGATTTTTTTATCGGACAAGCTTCAGCACAGATTGATGCTAATTTAGCTATAATTTACGATGTTCCTTTGAAACAAATGAATATGGGTGGAGAAGTTACTTATCCTCACCCAATCCCTGTTATTTGTGCCATTTTAGCTGCTCAAATGTACTATTCACAAGCACTTCAAGGCGCAGACAAACAATTTTCTGAAGCACAAAAAGATAGATTCGATTTTGCTATGAATGAGCTTGTTAGAATTCAAAATGGTGAAATAAGACTGTTTGGTCAGAGAAACACAAGAGGAGATAGATTTGTTAGATCTACCTTGCGTGGTATCCCAAATAATCCAAAAAAAGATGGTAGCTCAAAAGGTAAAAATCAGTAGGTAAGGTAAATGTTAGATAGAATTTACGATACCTTGAGAGGCATTTTATTTTATGAAATGCCACAAGACATTAACGGGAAAGTGATTATTTATGATCGTCCTATAACTGCTTGGTATGTAGGTGAAAGAGACATCAAGAACACTAATCTCTCTGTAACTTTCAAGGGCGGTAAAAGCAACATCAAAGATATAGCTCTTGGAATGCAAGAATTTACACATAGTATAAGTGTAGAGATTGATGCAGGAGCTGATAATATTGATCTCTCAGAGAGATTAGTCCAAGAGGCTACAAGATTAATGCTTGCAATATTAAGAAAACATAGAAGAATGTGGGTAATAGATATTTGTCCAATTTGTCAAAAGTTTACTTTATCTCCTGAACATTTTCTAATAACTCACGGTAATCCAGCAAATCCAGGAGATGACATTCTTTCTCCTTATGCAGCTATAGTTCAATCAGATTATAATGCTCTTTGGGCTGAAACACACCCCCTTTCTATTCCACCCCCAACATTGCCCAATTCTTCTTTAGCTACAGAATCTTTTTTAAGAATGTTTGAAGATGTGCGAAATGCAGAAACAGTGACAAATTTGTCTGCTACAGCAAGAAAAAATATTTTACGTATGCAAACTGACTTAGTAGAACCTATAAGAATTTTGTATGATGTAAGTTGTAATGAAGGGACATTTTCTGACGATGCTACTGGAAGAGCTTTGATGAAAGGCGGAAACATTACAATAACCGCTAAAGAACTTGTAAAACAAACTCAATTCGGTCCAGACAATGTACCAACAAATGCAATAAATTATAGATAATGAGCACTGCAAAACGAAAAGGAATAATATTTGCTGCAAATCAAATTGGAAATGCTAAAAAAGCATTAAGAAATTTGATGGGTAATACCTTTTCTGGAAAAACAATAAGATTAGTTTTTGAAAATAATTTTATTAAAGTTCGTGGTTCAAGTATTTTTCACGATTATGACTTAAATAAGAAATCTGCTTTTGGTAACACTAACTCAGATTTTAATACTTTCAATACACTTGACATTTCTGATTTTGTAATGCAAGGTGGATCTGTAGCAGTTAATAAAAGACTATCAGGTTTTGGTGTGTCTTCGATATGGAATCCTGATATTGTTTCTCCTCCATCATTAGAAGGATGGAATATTTATGATTACAATGCATTTTCAAATTATATACCAAAATATAATTCATCAGGACTTGCAAATACTAATTACATAATTTACAACACTCTTGGTGAGCCTGGCACCGGAGTTTCAAGAATTAATTATTCTTTTCCAATAAGATATACAGGAACTACATATTCAAGAGTACCTTTGTTTAATTTTGCAAGATGGATATCTGTGTTAAATGTCTCTGGCTCTTATCCAACAGAATGCAGAATAGTAATACCTAAAAAATACCTTGATGGCTCAGAAAATATAAATCCATACACTAATACACCTATTGATTTAGCAATATATTCTCACCGTAGATTGATTACAAGCAGTTTATCTGATAGCACAATTAATTCTTCTATGGGTGTAGTAGGGGTATCAGACACACTTGTAAAGCTGGCTTTTGAAATTTCAGAATCTGATATCAATGGAAATATATCCAGAACAAGAGATCACTACCTAATAAAAATTATTTTACCGTCAGGAATTACATGGGATCCAAACTTGTTTTTTCATTTTGTAATTTATTGGGGCACAAGGGATACTTTTTATTTAAACTCTTACCCTGTTTACATACCCGGAACAAGTTTAAGCTTTTATCCAAATAGTTTAAACACCAATTGGTATATTTTTGCTACTAAATCATTTTTCAACAAAAATATTACAAGCGGTATAGGATTTTCCAAAACTGGTGTTAATGATACAAATGTCTATCTATATAACACCAATCATACAAATCATATTTACAGAGAAAGTATTTACAATGAAGTCAAAAATCCTTTTAGATATAAAGTAAATGACAATATAGTAGGATCAACAGGATCAACAGGTACTATATTAGGTACAAAATTATTATCATTTGAAGACTACATTGGAATCAGAATTATTTCTAAAAATTCAGGTGTTTACTTTGATGAACCAAATATAGATTTTGAAGTTATTGTTGGTGAACCATTTCCTTACAATGAAGTACCAGATTCTTGGGAAAATTTCACATATTATCCTGAAGTTCCAGAAGGATATAACTTGATAGCAAACGTCATAGCACAATATCCTGGAAATGGAAATAGTTTTTCAAAAGACTACATTTTATATGATGGATTGGAAGATGACAGATCAATAATTTATATCGAACTTCTTTCAGATAATTCTTTAATATCTCCACAATCTGATGAAAATATTACAAAATATTTTATTGATACATTTATTAGGCTATCCACTAAATTAAGACAAAATGAATACAATAGACTATTTAACAATCTTGCAAGAAGAATTATTTCAAGATTTTCAAGATATGATATTTCTAAAATCAAAAACGAAGGACATTTTAACAGCTTTGGATCATTAGAAAAAATATCTTTGCATAATCTTTTAAAAAGTCCAAAAGATAACTTATTGATATCTGACTCCGAACCATTTGCCATACAGTTCAATAATGATGCATCTGAAGTCATAAATTCATTTGCAGGGGACATACCATCTACTGTAATTGCTGGCTTTAATGGAACAAGTTTATATAATAATAAAACATTATTGTCTTCTGATTCTAACTTTGAAGTTTATTTGGAAAAAGTAAACTCAACTGATTTAGATACACTAACAGAATCATTGAATGGTCTGGACAAAGATTATACTTTTAGAATTAAGTTTAAGAATTCTAAAAATGAATACTTTTTCAAGGATTTGTTCCTAAATGCTTCATCATATTTTTTAACAGATTCAGATTATCAATATAGAGTTGACAACAATTTATCTACAGTCGGCTATTATAAAAGCTCAACATTGAATGATATATCTGATTTTGCAATATATGGGTATTCAGCAGTTATCCCTGATTTGAAGCCTGAAAGATTCTCTGATATAGATTTTAAACAAAATATGCCTATGAATTCTCTAAGAATAACTGAAGATGAATTTGAAAGCAATTTGTTGTCACAAAATCCATCTATCACTAAAGATGAAATTATAAGTGCCAAATCAGGATTTGCTATAACAGATTCTTTTTATGCTGTAGACACATCAAAACCTAATAATTTATTTGAAACTATTGCAGAATTAGGTTTTTCAGTTGCAAATTATTCTCTAAATCAAAATTATTATTGGATAAATAATACAGAACATTTATATGGCAACAATTTATTAGATAAAATAAATCCTGTTACAGATATACGTAGCACAAGATCTGATTCATTTATAATTGGTAAGTCTGGTTTTTACTTAACCGATAATTCTGTAAATTATATTGAAAATATTAGAGATCAAGGAATATTTGCAAGTACAGGAAGTTCAATAAATCAAAGTTCATTCAATAGTTTACAATTGATATCAGATAATTATATTGCTGTTAGAATTCATTGTGAACAAAATCAAGAAATAAAATCATTCAGAGTTAAGCTTAGAAATACATCCGATTATATTAATCAAAATGCAAAAATAAAAGCATATCTTTATTCTGATAAAAATAATTTACCAGATGAAGTTTTATGCACTGGATCTTCAGTCTTCACTAAAAACATTACAAACTTAACAGATGACTACTATTTTGATTTATATTATAAGTTTTTCAAAAATAAAAACTATTGGTTAGTTCTTTACACCGATACATTGCCGCCAGAATATGACCCGCATACAAATGGGCTTGCAAATATTTCAAGCAATAATGTATCAGGCATTTATGATAAAAATACAAATACATATGCAGATTTTTCAAGATATAAAATAAATGCAGAATTTGGCATTGGCTCTACAAATGGATCTAACATAAATACTTGGTATCCAATAGTTGCAATTGGATCTTCAACAACAATGGTTGTTTCGGGGTCTGGAGTTACAGCTAATAAGCAAAATTACTCTGTAAGATATAAATACGAACTTGGAATCAAAGAATATTCTGCTATCGGTGCTTCAACAAATTTAGCAATCAAGACTTCTACTGGTTGGACATCTTATGAAGGAACAGCATTTGTTGAATTCTTTCAGCCAGATATTGAATTGTATGGATCTTTTAACAGAGATTTTAGTTCAAGCAATTTGACTTTACCTCCACCAAATAAATATAGAGAACAATCAAATTACAAAGTTGATGGTTATTGGAATTTTAATTGCAATACTGTAAATGATGATTTGTATATATATCCAAGATCTTTATTTTTTAAAAAAGAAAATATTATATCTACTGGAGTTGGAAGTTCAAATATCATTTCTATAGGAGCAACAAACTATAGCAATAAATTGTTAATAGGATTAGGTGTTTCTGCTGATTCAAATATTTCTGCTGGAACAAGTATAACAAATATTGTTTACAGTACATCTGATGATAAATATAATGTTCATCTTTCATCAAATCTTTTGGGTTCTTTCAATAATTCTATTGTAGGTTTTGGCACTAACTATTCTTCTTATATTGGAAGAGCAAATGATATTTATGTCAATATAAATTATTATAAAAATGGCGGATTGGCTACAACAACTTTTTTACTTGAGGAATCTCCAACTTGGATTACGAATTGGTACAAAAGAGCAAAATACAACTATAATTTTTTAGATAAAAATATAAGTTCAGATTCTATTACAGCCACTTATAATTTAGATTTCAATAACTACAATATAGATTCTCAATATAGCTATCTCAATGGATATGCTATGGGAGATTTCTTTGCTAAATCCAGTATAGGAACATCCATTGATTTCAAATTTATTTCTTCTTATGGAGTTAGGGTTTTTGTAAATAATGCTTCAACTCCAACCATTGATAATTGGAAATCAAGTTCTGCAACTGGTGTAACTTTTTATCACAATCTTTCTTCTCCTGGTGAAAGAGTGTCTCTTGAAGTGCAATTTAATAACTTCAAAAATTTAGCTGGCACTGGGCAAACATTGATAGGTCTTTGGAAAATTAGAGGAACTACTACTTGGCAAAATATTGATGAAAGCTTCTATCAAGTTCCATCCAATGAACCTATATTAATTGACACTAATATTGAAAGATTATCATTAGTTTACGTAGGAAAAACATTAAGTGAAATAAACGATGCAAATTTTGGATCATCTCCTGGTGACAGAATTGTTTTGAGGAGCAAATAATGACACCTAATTATGCTTCAGCATTGATCTTGAACAATCTTGTAAAATCCTACAATATAGCAATTTCTGTAAATGATATATCTCAGTCAACAATTGAATATAGTTTGGCAATAAACAATAATGATTCATTGAAACTTAATTATGGGTTGTCGTATGTTGACCCATCTAATACAGAAATGATGAAAAACATTTTTGTATTAGGAAAGGGAATTATATACAATTCAGATGTAAGAGTTGAGTTGCCAGACACTTCAAGAAATCAATTTGGTTTTTCTGCTTCTGATATTTTAGATAATCTTACAGAAATTTCTAATTGTTATGTTTTGGGCACAGCTTGGATTACATCGGACGAAGAAGTTGTTTTTTCTTTATGTAAATCTATAAATCAACCTAATGGAGATACTTGTATTTTTTCCAAAGATATTTCTTTTTCAGAGATAGAAGACATTCTCAAGTATAGCACTGACATTTATTTTCCATATCCTACAAACAATTCAACGACAAGTGTAATGCTTTTTAAGTTTATCTTAGATGTTGAAAAGTATTCTAACGAGTATAAAAAAGATAGAGTTTTTATTTTTGTGCGAGATGAGAGAAAACCAAGAGGCTATTTTGGATTACCTGAGGAAACTTTATATACTAAAATTGCTCCAAGGGTACTTCAAGCTAATCAAGATATAATTAATTTTGATTCTGATTTGCTTGAAAATATAACAAAGTTAGTTCAAAAATGGATTGATTTAGATGGTTGGAGTCCAAATTTCCAAACCTATTGGGAAACAGCTAATCCTCAACTGCCAAAAGAGCTAAGAGACTTTATAAGTAATGAAATTGGTATCAATGTCATACATCAATTTCAACTAAAGAGCGTTGTATCACAGCAAACATTAGGCAGACATAGACTGGTAAATTAAAAATGGCAATATCATCAAAAATAGAAGAAATAATTTTAGAAATAGCTAAAAATGCTGGCAATATTTCTGATGCTATGACACTTGGTGTAGGAGATGTTGATACTCCATCTTCAGCTATTTTTGAAATAAATAATCTGCTCACAACTGCACAAACTGGATATCCATATTTTGGAATTGTTGAAACAAATCCTTTAGGTTTTATACCAAGCTATAGCTTTTCATCTGATCAATATAATGTTGTTTATGGATCTGGAACAATATCTTATAATGGATCTCTCATTCAACTTGTTCAACAAAAGATTCCGATAAAAAAAGAATTTGTCAAAGATTATAACTTGGTAGGATCAGGATCAACTGCGCATAAATATGGAATCACAGTAGGTATACCTATATCAGAAGCTCAAAAAGCCATTCAAACTTTCAATACAACTGTAAGTACTGCATCTACATCTGGATTAAATATACTTTATGTAACAAGTGTTGATACAGCCTTAAGCTTAGGTTTTCCATTAGAAGCACATGTTGGATCTTTATATCTGAAGTTTAGTGGTGTTAGTGGTAATGGTTTAATCTTAGATTCTACTTTCTATAATGGATCAAGTTATGGTATTCTCCCATCCACAGTTCCTGTTGATACTCCAGTAAAGTTTGTTTTTCAACCAAAACTTAAGTATTTGACTGGTTTTCCTGTAGAAACTGCAAACGAAGATCCTTATGTTTTTAATTATTTCCCACCATTGCCTTCATCTTGGATACCAGTTGGAAAAATATTAGTCAAGAATCCAGAAAATCCAAGAGTGGCTGGAAATTTACAGGATACCTTCGTTAGAACTGCAAATGATATCCCAACGTCAACCTCAAGTAATTTGATACTTGGAAATACAGATGATGTTCAAGATGTAGTAAACTCTTGTAATGCTGCGATATCTAACTTAAATTCTTACAGAAACGATATTGTTATAAATAATTTTGTTGATGCTATAAGATCTTATTCTAATGAATTAATTCAAGGCACTAATCTAAATGCAAATCAGTTTTGGTCATTACAACCTTTTAGACCAACTCAGTACTATTCAAAGGGAGTGTCATTTAGTGGCTTAGAGAGATTCGAATTTCCTTTAAACTTTACAAAAGCTTATTTCAATAGAACAGCTCAAGATTTACAACATACATTTGCTGTTTTTAGAGGCGACTTGGTATCGTACAATTCAGCAGTATTAGGCACTTCTGGAATAGGAACTTCTGAACTTACAGGTACCATCATAACTTCATCTGCAAGTCTATCTTCTCTTTCTCCAGGAACCCAAATTTATGGAGTAAGTGCAGTATCTTCTATTGCAGGAACATCCTATGTTGAAACAGTTCCTACATATGTTAGTAAAGTTTCTACAAATGTAACTAATTCAAATTATATGGTTGAATTAAAATGGCAAGGTTTAGGTACAACCAATGCATTATTTTATCATATTTACAAAAGACCAAGCTTATCCACTGAATCTACAGAAAAAAGAATAACATTAGTTGATGATATTCAAAATCCACCATATTCTACAATAGTTCCGGTAACTGATAATAGTTTTTTAAATTTAGATAATAAAAATACAGCTTTTAAAATAACCACTAACGAAGACTGTTTTATTGGTGGAGTAACATTGAAATTAGGATTCAATGCACCTAATCAAGTTGCATCAACTGGGTCTACAGGATTGAATTTTACTATTTATGGAAATTCTGGTGGATCTCCTAATTATAGTGCTCCACTTTCAGATCAACCTATCCTTCTATATACTGATATTACAGAAGGTAGTGCAAGTTACACTGTAAAATTCACACCTGGTGTTAATTTAGATGCTAACACTAATTATTGGTTAGTAATAAATAAACCTACTGATTTTACTACTGGGCTTGGTACCACTTCTTTAAGGGCCAGAATCTTGAGTTCAGGTTCTGGTCAGATAAAGACTTTGAATTCAGATTTCACTGGTTCAAGCACTTGGTCAAGCACTGGCGGAAGTGCTTATTTCCAAGTTAGAGGATACCTTGATAATGGAAATACTGTTGGAGAATCTTTTAGAAGAGGAATAAAATTTACTAACAGGATAGCAAACACTGCAAGAAGATTATCTGTATATGTTCCTCCAGTAGATGATATTGTTGATGACACAGGGTTGATATTTAATGGATCTTCCGTGGCAATAGCAAGTACAACAGATAAAACAATTAAAAATGAGTTGTTTGTCTCTGTGACTGCTAAATATGGAATAGGTGGTACAGAAGTTACTATGACTACAACTGTGCCAAAAGGAACTGCAAGAGATACAAGATTTTTAATCGGAACTGAATCTGATTTATATGACAGAGTGACAAATGTAGTAGTAAGCCCAGGAGCCAATGTAACAAGAGTAGGAAATGGACCAATTCTATGGGACATTTATGATTTAATAACAGTTGAAACTGTTCCGTAAGCAGAGGTATAAAATATGCCAACGCATACAACGTATTTTTTAAATGCAGCAAGTTCCAATCAAACATTTACATATCCTGCAGGTATTAATAATGTATCACCAAATGCTCTATGGAGCTGGGTAGGTTGTCCAAATGGTTCAAGACCAATAGGAGCAAATCCATCGCCTAATATTCCTGATGTAACAACTATACAAGCTAATGACACAAGCTTTATGACATTTGATCAAGACAGTGGAGCTTTTAATGCAAATGTCAGCAATTGGGTTTTAAACAATCAGTGGACTGATACTCTTTTTCTTTCTAATATTGCAGTAAAGCCAAATACATCTTGGACAATTAGTAATGTTACTGTTTCTGTAAGAAAAGTTGCCAGTAATGATGGTTCAGGAACTTTTGCTCAAGTTTTTGATGCAAGAGTTCAAGTATCACTGCCTTTAATAAGGCAAACAGCTCTTCCAAGAATAGAGCAAGCTGGTTTGTGGCCTCAGACATATACAACATACAACTATGATCTTTCTCAAGGTTTAACTGCAGTACAAAGAGCTATTTTGTTAAACCCATTAACTTGGCAAACTACAAATACAACGCCTGGGTTTTCTTTTGCTGCAGGGTTTAGTTTAGCAAGTGTTGCTAAAAATATTCCAGGTTGGGGATTAGACAGTGTACTTATAACATTCACATATACTCTACCAAGTATTGCACCATATCCAATAGCTGGTGTTTTGATGAGCAATTTTATTCACAGATTAACAGTAAGACCAGTTACAATAGGTCCATATGCTGTAAAGTCGTTAGAAACTGTTAATTTGCAAATACCAGCTCCAGGAACTAAAATTGCAACTATTAGCAATATTAGACCTTTTGGACAAACAACTCAAGAAATTATTGGAAGACATAGACTAAATCCAGGAAATGTAAATATAAGAAATTACCCAATAAGTTCACTTGAAGTTATTGGAAATAATCGACTTACTGCTTTAGTAAATCTTAGAGACAGATCTATAATTTCTGTAGAAAGATCAGGATTGCATAGATTAAGCACTCAGGCATTCATAACTCCATTTTCTGTAAGAACTACTGAAAATACACTTAATTATGCTCCTGTAATTTTGCCTGATGATTCTGGTTACCCGATACCATCAATAAGAACTAATGCAAATATCACTCCAAGACCAATACAATCAATTGAAAAGTTAGGATTACATACTTTATATACACAAGCATATATTTATCCTAATCCTCAAATTTCAACTGAAAAAACAGGTTTCCACAGATTATACGCACAAGCCTTTATTCGCCCTCATGGTGCAAATAATGATGAACAAACAGGATTACACACATTATATAGCCAAGCATTTATAATTCCTTATCCAATTAAGACAGTAGAAATAACTGGACTACACACATTAAGGACTCAAGCGTACATAAGACCATTTTCAGGAACAACTTCTGATATTTTAGGTTTACACAAACTGCTCTATGATTCTTTTATTTATCCATATTCAATAATTTCAACTGAGCAAGATGGTCTTCATGAACTTTTGAGAGAAATTAAAACTTTATCTTTCTTGAATGAACTACATTATCCAACATATGAAATGGGTTATTATGATTGTGTAGCAATTTCAAAAGATGTAAATAATGATCCTTATTACGATATGTCATTTGCAAGCTTGAATACAGATTACATGTTCTCAATAAACAACATGAATTTGTCTTATAAGCAAAATTCAAATTTTGAAAAAAGATTAGCTGGAGAAGGCGCAAGCCCAACAACATTTAAGATTGATAAAAGAGAATTTTCTTTTGATTTTACGATGCCTGTTAAAATTGAATCATGGGGAGATGTTGATCCTTCATTTGCAGCTTTATATGACTATTGTATACAAGGTTACAAAGGATCAACGAATAATTTTGTTGGTAGAATCTTAGCATCAGACATGAATTCCGCAATAGGTGCTACAGATAGATTTACTATTGATAATGTTTCTGATTTTATTAGTTTGGGAACTGGATATGAAGCATTTATTAGGTCAGATGACAATACTGAAACTACTGAAACTATCACTGTGCTAAATATAGATAAAGAAACCAAAACTATTGTATTTTCACCTTCAACATCATATTCTCACACACCATATAAATCTTACATTTGGGCAAGCGCAACAAATCCTGCAACAAACAGAGAGCCTTCATTTTCGCTATTCTCTGCTAAAGAAGGATTATTCAGTGGATGTTTAGTTGATTCTATTACTTTGAGAATTGTGCCAGGAGAAAATATAGTAGCTAATATAAATGTAAAATTTACTGATTTAGATAGAAAATATCAGAAGAATTTCTTCAATAATTTTGATACTATTATGTCAAACATCAATAATAGAAAACCCAATTATTTATTGAACTCTTCTTTAGTAACTGTATCTAATTCTCAATCATCTACTTCTAATTTTACATTCAATATGGGAGATGCTAAAACATCCAAATTGTTCCATGGGTACCAAGAATATGACTTGAGAGATTTTGAAATTACTGAAATGACAATTGACATCAAGAATAATTTAGAGCCAGTTTATTCACTAAACTCAAAATCAAGTGACAATACTGAAAATTTCAATAAAAACTTACAGCCATATGCTTACTATTCTAATGGCAGAAATATAAGTGGAACTATCAAGTATAACAGCCCTATGAAACCTTGGTTATTAGCTGAAAGATTATCAGGACCAAGTAACATAAATAAGAGTGGTATATTGTTCAACTTTGGACCATTTACATTAGAATTGCCTCAAATTACATGGACACCTGACAGTACTAATTCTACAGTGGAAAGTGTTCAAAGCAAATCAATATCTTGGTCTGTGGTTGTAGACAGTTTATCTTATGATCCATATCCAAGACCTACAGGCGAATTGTAATGAGTATTTTTATAGATAAAAACAAGCTATTTTTAGTTGAAATTAAAGGTCATTATATATTTGACAGTATTGGAAACAATATTGGCTTTAAAATCAAAGAAAGTGGCGATATTAATCTCACTGCTCTTGCTGCAGGAAGAGACTTTGAATCAATGTCAAAGATAATAGAAGATGCAAGTATCATAAATGCTGTAAACGGAAAACCCTTATTGAGATCTTCAGTATTTTGTAAATCAATTTTATTATCTTTTTTCAGAGAAATAAGAATTAAATCTGAAAACGAAAATGCAGTGTATCCAGTAAATTTAGATTTAATAAATAAAATGCAATACGACATCGTGAAAAATTTAGCTTCACGATGGCTTGAAATTACTGATGGGAGATAAAAATGCCAAACTATAATAATACAGTTCTCCCTTATAGTCCCTCAAAAACACATAATATATTTCTTTTATCTTTGTATGACTTAGATCAAACTATATTTAATTTGATGCAAATGTCATATGGTTCTTCTTTGAGCAATAAAAGAGGAGGTTTGAATCCAGCATATGTGTGGGATTTGTATAGTTTAGCTGACAAAATTCCAGGTTTTATTCACTCAAAAGTTGATAGAAAAACAGTAAGCACTGACGCTCCATGGAAACAGATTTTTGCAAGAAGTTTTAATGATGATTCTGGATCTGAAGTTTATAAAAGGTTATCTTCTTTTTTACCGCTTACTTTAGAAAATACTCCAAGTTATTCATCACAAATTTATTCAGGATCATTTGAATTTAGCCCATTGATAAATATTGGAATTTCAAATTACGACACTTTACTTAGTGTTGCTCCAAGTTACATCAATTATCTCAATGATCAAAACGCTGCAGAAATGCTTGTATATTTAGCTTCAAAAATACCAATGTTTCCTCTTATGGTATGCAGCACAGTAAATGCACACTATAGTTTTGGTCCAATTTTTCTAAGTAGTATTAATTTTTCAGCTAAAGGCGGAGAATCATTAAGTGCAGTTTCAGTGAGTTGTAATTTTATTGGTGGAAAAATTCTTATATCACCAGAAATTTCACTATACAGTGCTGCTAATCCAACAGGAGCAGTAAAAAGAAAACCTGGAATAGAGCCAATCATCTACAATGAAATGAATGATTTACAAGGAAGTCCTATTGTTGAAAATGCTGCTGACTTAGCAGGTATCAATTATGATTATCACAGATATCGTTCAGCATCTTTGTTAGATTTTGTAATTGATTTCAAATTTTATGATAACTACTTGTCTTTGAAAGCAAAAGTAGATACCTATAAAAATCTACCTCCAACATATAAGATAATTGATTTTTCTATGAATATAACACAAAATGTTAATTTGGAGTTTACAAATCCTTACACCACTGATTATAAAAGAGATGATATTGGTCCAAAATTTGCTTCATTACAAAGCAGAGAAGTTACTGGCTCTATAACTTATTTCTGCTTTAATAAAACTTTACAACAGCCTAATACTTCTGAGCTTTCTGTGTATTTTGGCGGTCCTTTCTTTTATGCAATGAAAAATGTAGATTGGTCTAATCCGACTGTCTCTATAACTCCTGGCGGTGGATACACTCATACTTACAAGTGGAGAGCAAGAGTACCATCAGGAACTTATTTACCAAGTAATAATCTTAATCAAAATAAAGCAGAATTTAGCAGCTCACAAACAGTTAGTATTCAAAACTTAATTAATGAAATTACAAGTGGGATTTTTGGGATAAACGGATAATGCAAATTGAAGATGCATTGAATAAAATTGTCAGTTACATTGAAAAAAATAATCAAATACATACTGACAATAAAACATTAAATTTTGAAAAAGTTCATTCAGAAATTATTCAAAATCATAAAATTGTTTTTAAAGAATTGTCCTGGAAAGAAGGGCTTGAGATAGATGCTATTTCTCTTAAGCAACAAAATAAAAATTATTACTTAAATTCCGAAAAAGAAAAAAGAGAAATAATCCAAAAATCTTTACTTGAAATTTGCAATGACCAAGATATCAAAATAGATTTTAAATTTGAAGATTTATCATTTTCTTTTGTCGAAGATTTTTGGATTATTTATCAAAAATATTTACATTTATCAAGTTCTGAGGTAAATGAAATATACACTAATTCAAAAAAATATTTTGATCCAAACAATTCTGAAGTTTTCCCACTTCACCCCATGATAATTGAAGTTGATTATATGACTAAAGGGATAGTAAGCCTATCTAAAAAAGAATTTGAAGAATTGTCTATAAGAGAGTTTGAAGCTATTCAATTAATTTTAGCAGTAAAAAATGGTGGGTAATTATCTCTTTACAGCAATGATTTTTTGTTCATAGAAATTATTGATAGGTGTCTTTACTACACCTTTGCTTGATGAAGCTTGAATAAATTCATTATTTCCCAAATAAATACCAGTATGGTCTGCGTCTCCAGATCTTAATCTTGCATTCATATCAAAATAAATTCTATCTCCCGGCTGCCATTGAGAAATATCATCAATAGGGACATCAGAACCAACTTTCATTTGTTCGTTCGCAGTTCTTGGTAAATCTGGAAATACTTTTTGAATGAAAGCTGAGCAATCAATACCTCTTTCATCATCTCCACCAAATTTATATGGAGTGCCAAGATAACTTTCAGCTATTTCAAGCCAATTACCAGAAGCATTATTAGAGCTTTCATTAAAGTCTGGAAATTCTGATTTTAATGAATCTACAGCATCATTGAAAGATTGTTCTATTTCTTGTGTCATTTCTGGAGATTCATTAAGTACTTTGTTTTTGTAAGTTTTTAGATTGCCAAAAATCTTATATGGATCATTGGTTCTTGTTTTAGAATCTGTTATGACGCCAAAAAAAGCATCCTTCAAAGATTTTGGGTCGTTAGTTTTCTCTTCGTTCCAAAATTCTGATTGAATAAATGCTTTTTTGTACCACATACTTAGAATTTAGACATTATAAGTCATGTAACCTTCTAAATCACAAAAGACAAAGATTCCTTTTGTTTTTGTCTAATTTTATCTGCAACTTCTGTTCTATCCCACTGATGAAAAATATAATAGTTTTCATAATTTTGATCTGCAACTTGAGTGTCATTGTATTTTACTGGCACATTACCATACTTAATTCCCTCTCCAGTAGCACAAAAATTGTCTTCAAGAGGATGGCATACCATAACTTTTGGGTTAGCTTTGAGGTAAGGATATAAGTAATTTAATGTAGCTTGGTCAGTATTTGATTGACTGTTTCTATTGCTGTTGACCCAAAGCATCAAAAATAATTGCGAAAGAGGAAAAATATTACCGCCAATAGTCCCACCGTTAATAACATAATAATCTGAAAAATCATCTTTATGAAATTGGATTTGAGTGTTATTGAAATAAGTCATATCCATTTTATTCCAATAGTTGTCTTTAATTTTCATACCTTCAGACACTACAAAAATATCTTTGTCCCAATGATTATTCATAAACTCAAATGGATCTTTTTGAATAACTATATCTCGAAAATCCAAATGCATAATTTTGTCAAAATTTTTATAATTATCAATCATCCATAAGTAATAAGACATAAATCTATCTCTTGCACTATTGTAAATAGGATTTGAGCAAACAAAAACTTCATCAAAATATTTACTCAACATATCTAAGTTCTTTTGATTGAGGTCTTTTGTAAAACAATATTTCCTAAATGTTTTATGTTTGTTAAGATTTTTTAAGAAAATTTCAGAATCTAATGTTTCTACAAAGTCATTACCTTGAGCGTATGTAATAATTGCGTTTCTCATATGCTAATTGTACAATAGTCATATGATAGTAAGTAAAACTCCATTTAGAATAAGTTTTTTTGGGGGCGGTTCTGATTTATCTTCTTTTTACAACCAAAGCCCTGGAATGGTCGTTTCTGCTTCTATAAATAAGTATTTATATATATCATTGAATAAAAAGTTTGATGATTCCATTAGATTGAGCTATTCTATTACAGAAAATGTCAATAATTTAGATGACTTAAAGCATGACATCGTAAAACATACCTTGAAGTATTTTGATATTACAAATGGTATCGAAATAGCCTCTATTTCCGACTTACCCTCCAATGGAACAGGAATGGGTGCTTCAAGTGCTTTCGCTGTTGGATTAATCAAAGCAATAGAAAATTATAAATATTCAGAAGAGATACTAAGTAAAGGTTCATTGGCAGAGTTAGCCTGTATCATAGAAATTAATTTATGTAAAAAGCCTATTGGAAAACAAGACCAATACGCTTGTTCTTATGGTGGATTCAATGTTCATGAATTTGCTGATAGAGGTGTCTCAACTAATACAATAACTTTAGATGAAGATACTATAGAATATCTTGAAAATAACCTCATATTGCTGCATACAAGTAAAGGTAGATCTGCTGACGACATTCTTAAAAATCAAAGCAAAAGAATGATTGATAATGATAAAAGTTTTCAGAATATAAAAACCATGGTTGAATTAGCTCAACAATTTAAAATTAACTTAATTAAAAAAGATCTAACACACTTTGGTGAAATGCTTGATTATTCTTGGCAACTTAAAAAAGAAGTGTCAGATGATATTTCTAATTTAGAAATCAATGAAATGTATGAAGAAGCTAAGCTTTGTGGAGCTAAGGGAGGAAAAATATTAGGAGCTGGTGGTGGGGGCTTTATGATGCTTTTTGCTGATTCATATGCTCAGAATAAAATCAAACAAAAGTTTTACAATAACAAGCCTTTCAATTTTAAATTTGATTTTGATGGAGCTTCTGTCGCAAAAATATAAACCCATCGATTTCGATGGGTTTATATTTAATGATTTATTAAAGGTAAAAAATCTTTATTAGTGTGATACCTTTTCATAATAGCTTCTTTTACTTTAGGTACCCAAGGTTTTAGAATATCATCGAAGATATGTTCTCTATTATTGTAATCATCAAATTGATAATCATAATTATGCCTTCTTCTGTTTTCTGCCCAAGCTGAATCTAAAATACCTTTATTTGTCTTGATATCAAATTCTTCACGAGACATAGTTACATAGTGATGATTTCTTATTCTATTGAAGGAAAAATCATCTGGACAAAATGATCCCACTACAGGTTTATGATTTTCATTGACTGATTGATAGTTTCCAATATATTCCCAATTGTGCAAAGATCCACAAGTTTGCTTAGCACGACCAACCTTAAGGAATGTTTTAACATGACACATTGGATCTGGGACTCTCACATTGTAGTTTTCAATTACAAGTCCTTCAGGTCTATTTATATGTCCATTTGAGTTATAACATTGCCAACAAACTGAAAGCCCACCATACTTATCAAACTCTGTAAGAAAATCTTTCAAGTCTGTACCATCTGGGCAGTATGTAAATTCATCTACAGCATGAAAATGAAGCCAGTCTGACTTCTTTCTTTGTTCAAGCATACATGTTTCAGCCACCCAATAGTTTTTTGCCCCTAAAGGCCTATTTAGACATCTCTGTTTCATTTCTGCTGGATATGATCTTAATTCCAAAATTTCAGCATCAATATATGGTCGTAGTATTTCTTGACTTCCATCAGTAGAATTGTTATCATAAAGTATAAAATGTTCAAATCCTTGCATCAAGTGAAATTCTATCCACTCAGGAATATATCTTGCTTCATTCTTGACCCAGTAAATAGCAGTTAGTCTTTTCATTTATTCATTTCCAAGTAATAATCTAAATCTTCAGGTGTGCCAAGCCCCCACATTTTTGGCACATCAAATGTTTTAAACTTAAGTCCATCTAAAATAGCTTCATTATAAACAGGACATACATAAAACTCATTATTTACTCTGATATTTTTATCAATCATTTGTTCTGCATACTTGACAAAATCAGATCCTTTTTTCCAGTAATAAATTCCTACTGTAGCAATATCAGAAATAGTTTTCTTTTCAGCTACTTCTAAAATAAACCCCTGACTATCTACCTTTGCATAAGACCATTTGGGATGTGTTGATTTAAAAGAAACAATACCACCATCTAAGTTTTGTTCGTTCATTTTGTAAAAGAAATCTAAACTACTCCATTCTACAAATTGATCTGAATTAGCTATTACCAGAGGATTGTCATTATTGATAAATTCTTTACCTAATAATACAGTGCAAGCAGCTCCTTCTGTTACTTTATCTACATCTACAATATCGCAACCTGGAGCTAATAAAGAAAGCATAGAATCAAGATTATATTTTTCTCTATGTTCTTTTTGAACAATGAAAATAAAATGAGCATCTACTTTCAAGTTATCTATAACAACTTGAATCATAGGTTTACCATGTACTTCTATTAAGGGTTTGGGAAATGTATATCCAGCTTGAGAAAATCTACTGCCATGACCAGCCATTGGAATAATTACATTCATTTTTTGATCAGCCCATTTTTCAATATTTTGTTTTACAGAATTGCAAGATGAAAGTATTTTATCAAAATCATAATCATTAGGATCTTTTACTCTTAATACTTTAGCTCCAGATTTATATGCTGAAGTTAACCCAGTAGGAGAATCTTCAATAATCAATGTTTCTTCAGGTAATGCTCCAAAATAAGACATTGCTTTCCAATAGATTTCTGGATGAGGTTTAGCAAATTTTACATTTGCATTTGATAATTTTAAGTCAAAAAACTTATCAATGCCAAGCTTATCAAGAACTAAATCCACTGTATTTTTTACAGAATTTGAACAACAAGCTATTTTGAAATTTTCTTCTTTTAACTTGGTAAAAATATCGATTAGTTTTTGATTTTTTTGAAGATCATTAAGTGCTCTTGTTGTGAAAATTTGTTTATCATTAAATATTTTTTCTTGAATGCTCTTATCAAGTGGTAAACCCTTATATTCAGATAAGAGTTTTAGTTTGTCATATGTTTTCAAGCCATCATATGTTCTGAGATGTTCTTCCCAAGATATGACATATTTTTCATCAACATTTTTCAATGCAGAATTTAAAGCATCAAAATGAATTTCTTTTGCTTCAACTAAAACTCCATCTAAATCAAAAACAACAAGCTTTAGCATGCTTTATTGAACAAGGCCCCATTTATTTATAGCTTGAAAATATTCTTCACCGTAAGTTTTGTCGATAGCTTGCCTCATTGCTTTGGCTCCTGCAACAGTTCCTTTTGGGTGTCCATGTAATGCTCCCCCACAATTTGCAAGATAGTTGATGCCAAACTTTTCAGTAATGGTGTTTACGATTCCAGGATGCATGCCACATGACAATGCTGGCACTACATTTCTTGCATTCAAAATACTCATAGTATTTCTCAGGTCATTTTCATCATCACTTGCATATCCACCCCACATTCCAGTATGAATGAAGTCAACACCCATAAGTCCAGCAAGATAACAAATTACACTCCAATCAATATGGAACGCATGCTTTTTATTTGTAAGAATCTTGTCACCACTTTTTTGAAAGTGCATAAACAATGGCAAGTCCAATTCTCTTACTGACTTGTAAACACCCATGCCAGACCAGAAATTGATATGGATGCCATTTCCACCTTCTTGATGAACAAACTTGACTCTCTCTAAAATATGTGCTGGATCAGAATTAATACAGAAACAATAAACCACATTCTTATCTCTGATGTAATCTGAGATAAGAGAAACTCTTTCTTCAAGCAAACAGCATTCAGGATTGGCCATAATTTCATCTTCTTTGATAAAATTAACTCCACCATCAACCATTTCTTTGACCATATCTAAAAGAATATCAGGGCTAATTCCAGTTTTTGGTTTGCAAATACCGCCTAATAAAGGCTTGTCATATGACTTGGTATACTCTCTTGCCCCAGTGATACCAAATTTTGGCATTTTGAAATATTTTTCAATTACCCAGTCAGGAATAATTAGCTTTTCAAGCCAGCATGTTTCAATGGTATCAATATCTAATTGTCCACCCATAAGAAAACAAAGCAACTGGGAAATACCGTCAGATGCGAAATCAATATTAGATACTGGGAAACCAATTTCTACACGTCCAGAGTTTGCATCTAAATCAGGGCAGTTTTTTACTACGCAAGAATGATTTGCAAAAAGTTCATCTGTTTCTCTTTCCAATCTAACTAATGGATTTCCAACACTCTGTCCAATAGCAAGATTCCATGCTGCATCTCTAACACCTTTTGAAGACTCTAAATAATAAAAACCTTTGATGTATTTATTCGAATCAATTTCATCTACAAAAATCATTCTTTGACCTCATATTTATCTCCAGGAATAGATGGAGTTTTTACACATACAATTGTACAATCTTCTAAAAACTCAGGATCAGCAATTTCATTTTTTTCAATAAGAAATATATTACCAGATGATAATAGTTTTCCATTAATTGTCATTCTACCAGACATTAAAACATTAACTTCTACTGCTTCTTTATGATAATGTTTAGGCCATTTTTCGCCTTTAGGATGAAAAAGAATTCCAACTTCAAAATCTTTAGATTTGAAAATAGCTGGTTCAAAGTTTCCAATGAACCAGCCTCTGAACATGTTAGAAATATTATCTATAATCATTTTCTTGAAACAAATGAAATACCATAATCAACAAGCCAAGTTTTACAGCACTTTTCAACATTATACTTTTCAGTATTAAGATGATCAACAAATAACATTGGCCCTGGATGACAATTTGTATCATGGAAGCCAACAATACCACCATCTGCTAAGTATTCAGTAAACTTCCAATCGTCTAATACTTGATTGATACTATGCTTACCGTCGATAAAAATGAAGTCAAATTTTTCAATACCTTTGGATCTAATAACCTTCATAATCTTTTCTGTGTATGAGGAATTTTCTTGTAAAGTATAAATATTATTTTCTTCATCATCTAAAAAAGATTTGTCAACAATATCAATACCAAAATAAAATGTGTCTTTATTTTTATAATTCAAAAAACACCAAGTAGAAGAATCTTCACCATTTCTGTGAACTCCAATTTCAAGAATAGCCTTAGCATGTGGAGCAACCTTCAAAAAATGTTTAGTTAATTGAGATCTATTCCAAGCACTAAATTCTGTCTTGACTCCACCTTTTGGCCATGGAAGCATACCAGGGTGTTTCATTCTAAAAAAATCTTCGTTATAGTCATGGTCATCTACATCAGAAAACATTCTAATTTCTGCAACCAAGTCGTTTTTGATAATTTCATCGTTAGTCATTATTAATCCTCAAATATTCCTCTAAATCTTCTTCTGTTCCAACTGCCCAATGTTGACAGTTAGGGATATGATAGATACCAATTTTTTTATCTTCTTCAATAAGATAATTATAAGATGGAGCTATATAAAATTCTCCGTTTGGTGCACGGTCGTTTTTTTCAATCATCCTTATAACACTTTGTACAAAATCGCTACCTTTTTTCCAAAAATGAATCCCATTGGTCGAAATATTGGAAATTATTTGCTTTTCTTTTAACTCTTTTGCAAATCCATTATTTCGAATATTTACATAGCTGTTTTTTTCAGTGTTAGCAAAATAAGTTACAACAAAACCATCATGAGGATATGTTTTGCAAAATAAATTAAAAGTCTCATGGTCCCAATTCATTATTTGATCACAATTTGCTATAATCAATGGTTCATCTTTGTCAATTAGATCTTTAGCAAGCATGGCTGTACATGCTGGACCTTCAGTCAAATAATCGACTGATATGACTTTGGAATCTGGAAATAAATCTTTAAGTTTTTTATCTAATTGAAATTCAAAATTGTGTTCAAGTCGAGTTATGAAAATCAATTTACCATCAATGCCCATTGATTCAACTGCTCTTTGTATCATAGGTTTACCATTGACATTGATAAGTGGCTTTGGAAGTTTGGAATTTGGAAATCTTGAGCCTAATCCAGCCATAGGAATTAATATATTCATTTTTTTTATTTTACATTTAAAACTACTTTTTGTAAACAATAAGAATAAATAGACAAAAAAAAGACCCTTCCGAAGAAGGGTCTTTTTTTGTTTGACTAATATAAAATTAGGAAACGGTGATTCTTGAAACTGCATAGTCGTTAATGAGAGCAAATCCGAGCTCTTCATAAACAACCCATCCAAGTCTAAGTCTCTTTGGATCGTCTGCTGGGAGAACAGTAATGTCTTGGCGAACTGGAAGTGCACCACAGAACTGTGCTGGAGCAAGAACGTAAACAGAGTTCTTAGGAACCATTGTAGAAACGTGGATGTCAGCTGAGTAGATGTGGCCATAAAGACCAGTCATGAGGATATCTCTTTGAGTTGCCTCATCAAAGAATTCCTTGCCCCAGTTTCTAATATCTTTGTATCTTTGTGGGTGAAGAACAACCTTAGCACCAATCAATTCGTGCTCTTCAATAAGAGTAAGAGCAAGGTTAATGTTCTCTGGTTGGAGGGTACCGGAAACAGAGATAGATTGGTCAGTTGGAACACCTGCGTTGATAACCTTGAAGACTTCAGTATCTTCTTGTCTTTGGAGGGAGTCCTTAGCACGGACTTGAGCTCTATCGACAATGTAGAATCTTCTTTGTCTGATTTCATTCAAGCGAATTTGAGGATGAGCAGCAAGTTCAATTGTTGGAACGATGAGCTCTTCTGCTTCAACTTCAGCTGATGGAACAGCACCTCTCTTAGGAATGACATAGGACTTAACTGCTACGTCTCTCTCATATCTTGCAAGAGCGCCTTGTGGGAGCTCATCAACCATGAGAAGCTTTCTACCAATAGCTTGGTACATCAAGGAAGTCTTGATTGGCTCAACCATGGCTTGTGCGAGAGCTGTGCGACCCTCTGGGGTCTCGAGAGCCATTGCAATAATGGCTTCTCTTTGCTCATTTGTATTTCTTTTAATCATTGACATTTTAATTTTTCTCCTTAAATAAGTCCTAAGTTATTACTTTTGTGTAAAGTAAAGAAGACCAGCAGCTGAGTCATAGCGGTCAACAACACCAACAACTGGCATTGTAATACCTGCACCAGAGACGTTCGCAACACCAACAGCTGTACCAGCAAGTTCGACAATCTTTCCTGAACCATCAGCAGCAATTGTAAGTAATGCACCAGGGACATAAGTTGCAGTACCAGTGTCTGCGTTACCTAAGGAAGTTGATGAACCAGCTCCTGCCTTGAATTGGTCAGTAATAAATTGTCCACCTGGTGTATTGAAAACTCCAACGCCTCTTCTTGGACCTTCATAACCTGAGGAACCAGCAGTTGGGTTTGTTAATCCATTGACGTTTTCAGCTTGGAAGTCGCCAATAGCTCTCTTTGAAACAACATAGAAACCGTTGTTGTTAGCTTGAAGAACGCCTGAAGCATCGACATAAGATGCACCTACTGGGTCAGCAAGGATCATGGTATTACCAGATCTTGCAGTATCATCTGCAGAGAATCCTGCAAATCCACCAGTAAATCCTACACCTCCACCAGCACCATAAGCTCTTTGAGCAAGAGCAACTTGTCCAGCTGTTGCGGATCTTTGAAGACCTACACCTGCTGACCATGTAGCGGTTGAAGTTGTATCGTAGTTAGCGACAACTACTGAGTTTAAAGCACGAATAGCCATTTTATATTTCTCCTAAAATTTTGTGAGGATTAATCCTCGATTTGTGGCATTGTCCAAGTACCTCTTAAGGCACCTTGAATGTCGAGAGCTGCACTATTAGCAGCAGAGCTACCATTGAATGCAGGGGATGTTGAAATTCCGTTTGCAGAAGCGGTTCTAACACTCATTCTTTCAGCAGCAGCTGCAGCAACTCTTTCAGTTGATGCTTGAGCAGCAGAAAGTAAAAGTTTAGTTTGTCTAATCATTGCGTCAGCTTTAAGATCATCGTTAAGCATTTGCTCAGCATATGAGTCAATGTCTGAACTTTCAATGATTCCAGCAAGTGCTAACTTGCTTGAGCAAGAATAAGCAGTCTTAATTCTTGCAGTGTCTAATGAAGCAGAAGTCTTGATATCAACATAGCCACCAGGAAGTGGTTTTACTGCTGTATTAGATTCAACATCTGTTTCTTCATCTTCTTCCATGTCATCATCTTTGTCACAATTTGGACATTTGGTATTTTCAGAAGCCATTTCTTCTTCTGACATTTCCATTTTATGTCCACATGTAGTACACTGAACAGCAACCTTCTCAGTTGATGCAACTCTTGAGTTAGGAACAGTTGTCTTATGTGGCATTGATGGCATTTGTGAAGGAACTTCAAAAAGATTTACATCTTCTAATCCCTCAGAAGGGTTTTCTAATGATTCCCAATCTACTGTGTATTCTAAAGATCCGTCACCAGATCCCTCAAATTTCATTGGCTTAGTGACATCTGGGAATTGTAATGAATCAGCGTTGTTTGTAGGAACTTTTTGATCTGCCCAAGTTGGGTTTTGTTCCTTAAGGCTGTTTCCTTCACTGCCTTCCATTGTCATAGAAGGATAATCAACTTCGCCTTCCATATTTACTAAATCTTCGTTATACTTAAATGAGCTGGACGCCGGATATTTCTCTTCTTCGGAAGCAATCTTCTTTAAGATAGCTTCTCTTTGAGCACGGCGAGCAGCCAATGCTTGCTTTGTCATTTTATTAACTCCAGTACTTGATGTGTGCATATTTGGCTCGGAATCTTCTTCCATATCTTCATCTTCCATGTCCATGTCTTCATCTTCCATGTCTTCACCAAGATCTTCATCTTCATCGTCCATGTCATCTTCTTCATCCATGTCCATGTCATCTTCTCCGCCAAGAAGATTGTCGAGCGCCTCTTGCACAGCTTTTTGTGCGGCGTCAACCATATCAGCGGGAACTTCTATTTCAAATTTGGCTGTTTCTTCATCGTCTACTTCGTCTGAATCTTCTTCAAAATCTTCTTCTAAATCTTCTTCATCATCTTCAAAATGATGCATTTCTTCCATATCATCGTTGTTTTCATCATCTGCGAAGTCTGTAGTCTCTTCTGCCTCTGAATCAGTGTTAACCATAGGTTTTACATCTACTGGCTCAAATCCAGCTTCTCTGAGAACATTAGGAAGATACTTAGATCTAATTGCATCAGCTACAACTTTTGCTTCAGCCTTATCAAGGGAAGCTGTTCTGGTCATATCTTTCACGCAATTTTTGTAATCTTCTTGGTCAGTGAGCTTAATTTCAGCAAGACGAAGTGCCTTGAATTTATCTTGATTAGTGGCTTTCTTCATTTTTTCCATTATTCGCTGCTTCCCTTATAAAATACAAAATTCTTGTATATCAAGAAACTTCTTTTTTATTCTACAAATTTATTTTTTAAACCTGCATTAAATAAGATTAGGGAGAACAAATCTCCCTAATCTTATTGCATTTAATCAATCCATGTGATAGTTACATCAAGTTTTGAAGGATTCTTCTTATTGGATGCAACTGTTGTTTTTGAATAGTTTCCACAGTCATAGCAGAAGGTATTATTACTAACTTTGTGTGCTTCTCTTGAACCACAACTTGGACAGATCATACCTACTGGCAATCTCTTCTCTGTTGCTCTATCAAAGTCTGGCATTGCTGTTCTTAGATATACATCAGAATCTACAGTTGCAGCTAATCTAAACATTGATTTAAGGTTAGCTACAGGAGCCATACCTGGAGCTGCAGGAGCTGCAGGAGCACCCATTCCAGCTTCAGCACCTGGCATAGGAGTTTCTGCAGGTGCAGTCATTTCACCTAAACCACCCATAAGATCTTCTCCACCTTCTTCAGGTGCAGCTCCATCCTTACCCTTTTCACCAAGTGAAATAAGTTCAATAGATTGAAGAATCTTGTAAGTTGTTCCACATGATTGACAGTCTGCATTAGATTCTGAAATGTTTACATCATCAGATCCACAAACTGGACAAATGCTTCCCCAAGGTTTCTTTTCGCCTGGTTCTGTGTCTCCTGATGCCATAGGGTCTTCATCTTCTCCTTCAGGAGTTCCACCAGTCATACCTAAAATACCAGGATCAGTTGCTGCAGGTGCAGCTCCGATTCCAAGATTAGGATCTACTGGACCAGGGGCTGGTCCAGTAGGTGCAGCACCCATACCAGGAACTTGAGCATATCTTGCTAAAAGTTGTGCTCTTCTTTCTCTTCTTGCAACTCTTGCAGCATCTGTCATGACAATTTCGCCATTTTGAACAGGACCTTCAACAGTCCCTTCAATAGATTCATCTACAGGTGATTCTGCATCCATTTCAGTTGATTCATCAACATCAAAAGATTTAGTAACATTTGTTGAAACTCTTGCTGTAATATCTCCGGTACTACTTACATTCAAATCTGTAAATGTAAATGTCCCTGGATCAACAGTAAATCCATGACCTTGGAGAACAGAAATAGCCTTTTGTTTGAATGATTCTTCAAAGCCTTCGTCTGATGGAGAAATACCATCTAAATCTTCTGCAGTACAAACAAAAGTAAGAGATTCAGTTTTGTTTTGAGTAACCTTCATTCCAGCAGTTTTTTCCATTGAATTTTTTGTTTCAATGGCCTTCGCTACCAATCTTTCAGCAACTTCATAATCTTCACAAAGTCTCTTAGCAGCTAAAGCAATTTTCTTGGTAGAAATATCAAAGTTTGTAGAATAATCAGCAAGCCAGCCAATAACATTATTGCTAATATCTTTTGTGGAGGCAATTTTGACACCCCAGAATTCTCTTCTTGCTCTTGCTCTCAATCTGGCTTCGGTTGCTGAAGCAGTTTTTGCTCTATTAATTGCAGCTACAAGTTGATTTTCAGGCATGCTGTCAACTGTATCGACAACTTCGTCTGGTGTAACTCCAGCTTCTTCTGTTGACATTGCCATAGCAGAAATAGCGGACTTAAGATCTTCTTTAGAAATTAAATTCTTATCAGAATCAACTGCACTTGTCAAAGCTTGCTTAAGCTCTTCATTTTTTGATGGAGTTGCTTCAACATCAAGCCCTTCTTCAGGAATATTAGCATCAGCCATCAAAAGTTCAGCAATTCTTGTAACGCCTTCTTTTGTGATTTCGCCTTCTTCAACTGCAACCGACAAAGCATCAGAAAGATCTTTTGCAGTGATTTCAGAACTTACAGCTGCTCCAAGTTGTTTAAGGACTGCTGTAACAGAATCCATAGGGCCTTCTTCTGTTCCAAAGAATTCTGCCTTTTCTGCATTTGCTTCATCCATTGGTGCAGCAGCAGCAGCTGTTCCAACCATTTCAGGAAGTGCTTCTTCATTTACAAGAGTTTGTGCAACTCTCATAATTGTATTAGGAGTTTCCATCGCAGCAACAACTGCTTTACCCAAAGCATTTATTGTTGCTGTCATAATCTCATGAGCAGAAGCCTTGCCGTCCGCTCTACATTCTTGCAATCTTTTTTCAAGAACTTCAGTTGGAACACCCTTATTTACTTCATCAATTAAGGTAAATAAAGACTTCTTGACTTCTAAATCCTTAACTTTTCTACCATAAAGTCCAGCGTCAGCAAGCAATTTTTCTTTAACATCATCAGCACCCATGCCAGTTTGCTTGTCTTGTAAAGCTTCTTCTCTTGTAACATTAGCAGCAGGTTTATGTTGTTCAGAAATAGCATCGTATCTGGATTTACCATTGTAGCCTTCTCCAGATCTTACTTCTTCAAGTTGCTTTTCTCTGTCATCAAATCTTTCTTTAACATCAAGCAAAGCAGTTCTAACAAACTTACCATACTCATTTAAAAGTTCAGCGGCAACTCTTGTACCTTGACCACTTTCCATCATATTGATTTGATTTTCAGTTAAAATAGGTTCCCAAGCTGTTCTTTTTCCACCAGTGTATCCAGTTATAGATCCATCAGTAGATAAAACAACTCTATTGCCAGAAGCATCTTCAACTTTAAAGTCGATGGTGACAGCAGCAGCAAGTTTTTTTCTTTGCTCTGATGCGATTTTTGCAAAATGATCCATTTGATTTCTGCCCTCCGCCAAAATAGGCGCATTAGTTTTTATGTTTTTATTTCTCTCATTAGAAACTCTAATGACTGTTTCTACTCTCTTTTGAATTTCACTATCATTAAGTGCATTCTTTAAAGATAATAAATTTTCCGTAAGTCTTAAAACTTTGCTTGATGGTTCTCTAACATTATTATTTGTACTGGCAAATACTTCTCTTTTACCATCTCTTGAAGCCCAAACTAAATTAATATTTGAACTTGCTAAGGCTACACCCCCACCTACTGGATTAGACTCAATTGGATTTGAAAAATCCATAATTCTCCCAACATTTCCAGTATTAGTGTAGTTTGCTAATCCAACATTAGCATTAGTTGGATTTTGAGCAGGTGCGACAGCTTGTTGTGTTTGTTGTCCTGCATTGATTGGTTGTGGTCTTTGTCCAGATCCTACATCAACACCATCATCAATCATATCTTGCATGGTGCCCTGTAAATCAGCCATTGCTTTAGTAATCTTGCCAACGTGAGTAAGGTCAACATTATCTTTTCTTGCAAACAAATTCATAACACCAACTTCAAGAAAGTTAAGTGATAAGTTGATCAAGTCTAAAACATTAAGCGCTGATCTTGGATCAATACCTAAACCTTGTAGAACTGCTGATACAGTAGAATTTTGATTTGCACCAGGTCCGGCTAATAGAGGACCACCCACTAAAGTACCAGCGTTTTGAGCAAGTTTTATTGCTGTCTTAGAAGCAAATTGAGCGGTTCTTAAACAGTTTTCATATGCCAATCTATCAGCTGGGTTTGAAGGAGCACCATCAAAAGCCAAAACAATATTTGAACATATTTCATTGGCTTTCTTTTCTAAATCTTCAGCAGCACTTAAAACATCATCTACATCATAGATTTCTTGAATTTCACAAGTTTCAAAAGCACCATCACCTACACAAGAAAGTTCAATAAATTTCAACTTGTAGTTTTCTTCATAAACTTTTTTGCCACTTTGAGGATCTGTCTTGCCTTTAAATTTTTTCAAACATTCACAATAATCTTTTTCAGTGTAAGCTTTATTTTTACACTTTGAACAAATACCATAGTCAACAGAACATCCCATAGAAACATCATGAATTACTCCAGTTCTAATATTTCTTGCGATGTCAGGATAAGCTTCTTCATCTACAAAGAAGGTACAATAAACACAGTTTTCTTTATCGTCCCATTCTGCATAGACAACCATTCCTTTAGCTTGTTCTATATCATCATTTTTGTGGTTAGTGTAAATTGGAACGCCTTCAAAAGTTTTATATGAAGGGATTTTTTCACCCTTAATTTCATGTTCCTTGAGAAGTTCTTCTTTTGAAAAATAGTCACCATTTGCATTGACAGTATCTGCATCTATTGCTCTGGCTCTAACCCAAAGTAATTTAGCTCCTTTACGAGCTTGCATTTCTTTAACAATATCAAAATCTTTGTATTTTTCTAAAACTTCTTTCGGATCAGCATATAATGATTGCAAACCAATTTTTGCAGCTTCTCTCATATTTGAGGAGGCTGTCTTTAGCATGTGATTTCTGGCTACATTTCTATCACCTTCATTTAAGAAACTATTGATAGTAATTGCTCCACCTTTTGCAACCTTTTTCATTACACTTTTCCTTACTTTTCAATCCATATCCACCTTATAAATGGATGGAGGCTAATAAAAATAGTTCTGCATTAAAGCCTTAAAAACCTACAAAACAAAACCCGTCGGATTCGACGGGTTTTTCGAATATACTAAATTTATAAAGTATTTCTACTTATAATGTTTGTTCTTCTGGGCTATTAGATTGTCCTGTTCTTTTTCTAATACCTTGCATAATTACATTCAAGACATCATTTGGATGATCATTTAATTCTTTGTCTGTGAACCTTAAGATAATCCATCCATTGTTTGCTAATTCACTATCTCTTTTTTTATCTTTAGCAATCTTGTCAAAATTATTATGCCAGATTTCTCCGTCAGCTTCTATTCCAATGCCCAATTGTGGAATAGCTGCATCCAAAGTGTAATCACCTGTTGGTCCTGCAGAGTATTGAGCAAATAAAGAATAAGGCATGTTTAATGAAAGTAACAATCCATAAAGTTTCTTTTCAATAGATGTATATAAGCTTGGCTGATTCATTTCTTGTTTTTGCTTGAAAGCTGTTCTTACATTTTCATCATTTGAACTCATTGCAAGTCTATATTCGAATTTAGCTTCAATATTTAATGGAGAGCAAAGACTACCACCAAGAATTTCAGGACTTAATGTTTTATTGAATCCTTCATATTTCTCAGGAAGTGGACCATGGATACCTCTACCAGTGACAGGCATAATTGATTGGATAAATCCTTCATGCGCAGCAGACTTTATTGTTTTTGAGGCATATCTTTTGCCATAAAGCTCTTTCTTTGTTTCTAATGCGTCATTGTAAAGTTGATTAATAACAATAGATGCTAAACGATAGTTTTCTTCTTTTGATGATGCAATAGGGGGTGTCATTCCACCAGCTTCCATCCCAGGCATTCCACCCATCATTCCACCAGGAGGAGCTGCGCCTGGAGCTGCTTGTTGACCTGCAAAACCCTGCCCAGTGACGGGTCCTGATTGCAAGTTCATAGAGAAACTTGGAACACCAAAGTTTCCTTCTTTCATAAAACTTGCGCCTTGTTCAAATCTTAGTCTTTCAATTTCTTGGTCAACATCAAGTCCAAAAGCTTCAATTAGCGAAGTGTTTGAAATAACACCTTGTTGATTTGCAGTAGCCATAATCTGAAGTTTTTGCGAATCATCTCTTAGTTGCAAATCATTAAACTTTATTGTTGGGTAGATAATCTCTTCTTGTCCTCTTTCTCCCTCAACAACAAATCCATTCCACTCAGCAACTGGTCTAAATATTTTCAATTCAATCCAGTGAGCTACTTCTCTTCTGAATGTCTCTAATCTTTGAGCCATTGCCATAAGGCCAACTTGTGCATTTCCATAAGTTGGTCCTTCACCATTAAGTAAAGCCTTAGAAAGCATCAAGCCATCTAAAAGTTCTGAATTAATTTCTTCAAATTCTGGAGTAACAACATAGAACTTACTATTTGCACCATACCATTCAAGGTCAAAGTTATGGTGGGTTACGAGGGTCAGGTTAGGATCAGAAGCAAGTGCAGCAAGTTCATCTTGTACGCCATCAATATCTTCTTGTGATGCTGGGCGAGTATCAGAACCAATTTTGACAACTTTGATAGGAAGAATTAATCTATCAGCAATCATAAACTGAGCTTGACGCAATTTATCCTTATATGTGAGAATAGGAAATAATGGTCTGATCAATGACGTTCCATAATCTTCCCAAGGATTTGATCCATGCTTAAAGTGGTGAATCGATAAAGGATTGAGCTTGATTGGATCACCCTTCAAAATCATTCTTTTTACACTATCAGGAATTGAGTCATAAATTTCTTTAGGTTGTCTTTCATTGACAACTCTAATTTCTTCTGCACTTGGTCTGTAAACATAAGTGCCTTCTTGATCAAGCATTCCTGGGGTTTTTAACACACTGTCAGGATTTAAGATAGAAATAGATTTCCAAGACGCACCATCATGAGTACAGTCTTCGTTCTTCTTTTCATTCCAACCGCTACCATTACAGTGCTCGCATTCAATTGATAAAAGAACAAAAGAATCACCTAAAAGATAATAGGTGTGCGCAATTTGAGGAAGCCATTTTTGGAAGTTTAACTTTTCAACAAGTTTTTCAAAATAGTCTTTTACATATGTAGAAGAACATTCTAATTCCCAACCTGAAAATGGAAAGTTTGTGTAGAAGTTAATGGCTGCAGCAACTTTCGGCTCATTATTTACCCACCAGTTAGCCCAAAGATAAACTTCTCTTCGTGCATTTGGGATTTGAAATGATGAAGGGGTAAGGAACGGAGAATAAAAGTTTGGAGAAGTGGTTACAGTGTTCATAGACTGAGCCTGTCTGACACTCGGTCCCAAACCAGGATTTATTCTACTGTTTGCATAGTTTCGATCTTGATTGAATCCAGACCCTTTTGCAGATTCACCAGTGACAGAATATGCTGATGTTCTGATTGCTGATGCCAATGAGTTTCTTGTTGCCATAACATATATTATACCAATGTCTGATTAGAAGGGAGATTGTCATAGAACATTCTTGCACCCTTACCAGAAGCATACTGTGAAACACCTTTTCCGTTGAACATAGTCATACCGCCATTGCCTTTTTCTGCTTGAAGCATATTGTTTGGCTCACGGTCAACAGTTTCATGTCTTGTAGCTTCCAACTGCTCTTCAATAGGTGTTTCAGATGGATTGCTATGGTAAGGTGAATGTCTTCTTGCTTCAGTAGCATCAAATCCTGGAGTATCAGAATCTTCAAAATTGTTATATAGATTAGTGTCGTACTTATGAACTATGATATCCCAAATATTTCTTCTGGCATGATCAGGAAGTTTTTCATATTCTTTAGGTTCAAAATTCATTTCTTTGAGCATTTCTTCAAGCTCAGGATATAATTGCTCTGCACTAACATTTAAGCCTTGAATTTCTTGATCTAAAATTGATTTATTTTGCCCTGCTGCATTAGATAGTCCAGGCAATGATGCTAAAACTTTTCTGTACCACATATTAAGACTCTATATCGTTGTCAGTTCTTGAATCTTCAAGATAGCTGTCCAACCCTAATTCATGAGCAAAATGCTTTAGGTCTTCATCAGAAAATTGATGGTAATCATCATCTTCGTCTAAAAGAGATTCAATATTTTTATCAATATCAGCATCTTTCTTGATAGTTCTTCTTTCTTTCAACTGCATTTCTTTTGTGTCATCTGTCTTGATGTATCTTCTTGATTCATCAAGTTCACCATTAAGAGTGGTATCTTTCTTATTTGCAGTCTTGTTCAACAAATGAGCAACAGATTCTTCAGGCTCGTCAAAATCTTTGTTCAATTCAGCCTTATAATCTACATTTTCTTGTTTTCTGTTTTCTAATTGAACAGGGTAAGATTCTTCCATCTCGCCTCTGTGATTGTAAAGACCCTTATCATCTAATTGAGTTTCTCTAACTTCATCAGTAACAGATTCTGTTCTATTAAGTTTATTTAGCAAAGCTTCTAAGAAATGATCACCTTTTTGTTGTTTTCTTGGCAATTGATCTTCAATAACTTTTGTAGAATTAGTTTGAGCTTGCTTAGGTCTCTTTCTTGGTTCATCTTCACGAGTATGACCATAAGAAGTGGATTTGAGATCATCAAGTTGTTTTTCTCTTGATTCTGTAAGATTTTGTTTTCCTCTTAACTTATTAGCTCCACGGTCAGAATGATCAAATCTTGCTTCATATCCAAAATCTGTATCCTTGAGTTTATGACCTCTTTCGCCCTCAGCAATTTCCATTGGATTTTCATCATTGTCAGGATGTCTATGGACGTATAATCTTGCCATAACTTTATCATGTGGTTCGAATGCAACTTTCAACCAATCTTGATAAGCACAAGTTACTACACCGTCTTTACTTACCCTTGAATCAATGCAGTTTTCTCTACATTTGCTGATTTCCATAGGTACAGTATGTTTGCCTTGATAAATGCCCTTTGGACACATTAAGAAAGGTTCATTATCTTGTGTGCTTAAGGTTGTGTAAGCGACTCTTGTATTAGCCTTTGGATATGCTTCAGCAAAAATACTTTTTACTAATTTTGAAGCAGTTGTAAAAAAGTCTTTGTCACCAGATAAAACTAAATCTCTGGCATATGTTAATGTTTTAGTTTCAGAACTATTTGCTAATTTTAAACTTTCATCAATTGCATTTAAGGATTCAATTTGCCAATAACCTGAAGATTTTTGTTGAACTTTATTTGCTATTCTTTCCAATCTAACTGCATCATTAGTAGAATCAATAGCATTTTGTAAAGCATTATAGGCTTTACGTAAATTGTTAGCTACAAAAGCGGTTCTGAAAGAGTAAAGATCATTGTAACACTCAACCATTTTTCCATGTGCTTCTGAGGGTTGAAGTTTGATAATTTTGACAGCATTATCTAAACCACCATTGTCAAAAAACTTTGAAACTATTGGGTCATCTATATCAAAATCAGATTTTGTAAGTGCAAAAAATGGGGAATCTGCTGGCATAAATCTTTTTTCATTTAATTGTTTTCCAAGACCAGCAATGGTGTCATGGAGCATGTGAAATAAGCCAGTTCCATTAACTAATTTTTCTGCAACTTCTGGATTATGAGTATGTATTTTTACTTTGTATTTATCGCTCATTTTATTTTCCTATACCCAAAAGTAAAAGTTCTTCTTGATCTAAACCTCTATCAACAAGTGCCTTTTTAACAAGTGCTAATTCTGCCTTGGCTTCTTTTTTGCCAACAGTAGGTTTATCTAATGGTTGAACAGTTTCTTTGTCAGTTTCTAAAACATCTAATAAGAAACAAGCTCTGTAAATAAGTTCACCTGTTGACTTTTTGTGAAAATCAGGTTCTCTGTCATAATCCAGGGCAGCTACGACAGTTCTTGTGTTTGATGAAGCCTCTTTTTCGGTTGTTTCTTTGAATTTGTCAGTATCTTTCTTTTTCTTTTTATTATAATCTCTGACAATATCTACTGCTCTTTCTATAGTTTCATTGTTCCAATATTTCAATTTAGCAAGATAACGAACTATGTCATTTTTTTCAACACCATGGTCAAGCAATTTTCCAACTTTACCCATTAAAACTCTGAAAGGATTTCCTCTTGTCTTTTTCTTCTTTTTGACAGTTTGTGCAATTCTGTTGTTGTACACGTTTGTTCCCTCTATAGATCTTTGATGTTGATTGGTTTGACTTAAACCTGGCAATTTTTCTAATAATCTTTTGGCTAATGTGTGGCCAGTAGGATCTTTTTTTCCACTTAATGGGTCTTTTGTTTCAATACCACCATGAGTGTAAGCATTGCCAATTTTTCTTAATTCATCTTTGATTTTGTCGCTTTTAATTTTATCTGAAGTTGACAAATTGCCTAATTCTTCTAAAAGTTCTTTAGGTGGCCTATTACCGTATCTGATAAGCTTGTTCAAGAAATCTTTTAGTTGTTTAGGAGTTATTCCAGCAGCTGGCGCATTCAATTGATTATTAATTGCTCCTTCAGGTGCTGTAGCTGGATTAGATCCAATTGGCATATTTGATAACTTTTCCATATTAATCTAAATCTTCAAAATCCAAATTAATGCTGTTGTAAATTTCTGATAATGTCTTTGGTCTTTGTTGAGAATTTCTTAAAATTTCTTCATCAAAGTTTTTCTTAATAGCTAATCTTTGTTCTCTAATCTTTTCTTGATTAGCAACTCTCATTGATTCTCTTTGATCTAATTGACTTGGGTCGATCATTCCAAATTGAGAATTGTATTCTGATTCAGCAGAAGTTCTTAAGATTGAATTTGCTCTTGATGTGACAACTTTAGATTGTCTAAGAGTTCCTAAATTCTTTTCTTCCCAAGCTTGATGTTTTGATGCTTTTGCTTCTCTTCTTGTAGATTGTTCTAAAACTGCTTGAGATGATGTTGTTTCTTGACTACTGAGAAATTCTTCAGATATTGCAATCATATCTGGATTAAAAATAGAAGCTGATCTTGATAGCATAGCATTCATATAATCTTCACTTGAAAATGCTTTAAGGCCACTTGTTGTAGTTCTGGTATTATCACCATCGTCATAAGCATAATCAGATCTTCTGATAGCTCCAACTTCAAGATTTGCAAGTCTTTCTTCAAATGATTGTGGGCGAAGATCATCGTACATTGATGCACCAGAGATCTTTTCCCAAGGTTTGTTTACACTTGCAGCTTCCTTAGTCATACCAATTTGTTGTTTAGAAATCTTAATTCTATTTTCTGTTGAATTTTTCTTAAGTTCAGCATACGGATCTTCTTCGATATCAACAGAAGCACCAACAAATTTATTAGTGATAAAATTTGGTATGTTTTCGGTTTCTTGTACTCTTCTGAATTTACTCATTTTTATTTCCCTGGATATTTATTTCCTACAATTTTATCCCAGGAGGATAAACCTCCTGGGATATTAATCTTGAGGAATTACTTATCGTACTTTTTGGTAAAGAGTGCGTCGATCCACTCTTGATCGCCATAACCAAGCTCATTCTTCCAGTAATCAATAATTCTGGAATAATCAGCGTCTGTAAGGGTTGCAACTTTGACCATTGAAGAAACAGCTGCTTTCTTTACATTCTCAGATAATTCAGATGCCATGACATTTCTGATTTCTGATGTATTGTCAACAACTGGCTGTGATTCACCTAAAATAGCATCAACATATTCTTTTGGGAAACCTTGTGCAATGGCCTTAGATGCGAAAGCTTTCTTAGCAGAATTGTCAAGATTAGAAACCTTAACAAAACCATCTTCTGTTGCTGTTTCAGTCTTCTTGGCAGTATTAGCAGTCTTGACACTCTTAGTTTCTTGTGCTGCCATCTTAACTAAATTTTCTCTGTAAGCTCTTCTTTGCGCAAGCTTGACAGATCTATCAGTTTCTTCTGCAATTCTTGTTTCAATCTTGCCAGCTAATCTGACTCTTCTTTCATGTCTTGCAGCAAGAATAGCATTTGCTAATTCTTGATTACCTTCTGCAATAGCAGCTTCTACTGCTTCTGCTGACAATTGTGAAGGATGATTGAAAACTAAAGTATTAGCTTTCTTCATATTTTTGCCATTTTTCCAACCAGCTTCTTCAGTTTCAACTGGTTTGACTTCTTCATCTTTTACTTCGGACTTCTTGCCCTTAGATTTGTCTTGCTTCTTCTTTACAAATTCACGAAGTTGCTCAGGAACATCAGAAAGATCATCAGCATCTGCATCATCTCTTTTGTTCTTGTTTTTGAACATTTCTTCAACTTCTTCTGGCATGTCTTCAGATTTCTTTTTAGCAAGAACTTCTTTGAACTCAGCTGGAAGTTCTGGTACGTTGACACCATTTTGAACTTCTGCGAGTTTGGTGTTAAAGTTATCCCAGTTAATTGCTTGGTAGACCAAGTCAGAATCAAGAGGTTCCTCTTGATATCTGTTTGGGAAAATTCTATCAGCCATAATTATTTTTTCTCCTCAAGATTTCAAACAGCACCCTAAATACATAGTCGGGGTTTATTAAAACCTTCTAAAAAAAAGGCTCAATTTCCTTTAAGGTTTTGTTTTGTGGTTTTTTTCAACTATAAGTTTATTATTTTTAAGGATAAGCTTATCCCCAGTTTTAATTCCAAGTTTTTCGAATAATCCTTTATTAGCTTCTACAACAAATTTAACTCTGTTTGAATCTGGGCTAACAAGTTTAGGACTTTGCTTTTCTAAGTCTTTGAAATCAACAATCTCATTATCTTTATCTAAAAAAGCTAAAGTTAATGAAAAATCTACATTTTTATTCCAAAATGAATGACAATCTTCTGTTGGAAATATAAAATATGCTACTTCAAGTTCATTTAAGGGCTTTGCATGCATTAAGCCTTTTGCCCTTGAATGATCATCTTTTGCTATAAAGCGAACATCCAGTTCGTCAGATTTGCTCAGTCAAGTTGCAACACGTATAAATTTTGTGTTTGAAACCTTCACTGTTCTTGCTTCATTTAAATCAAATTTTTCTTTTGTTCTTGATTTTCTGAATTCATTAGTTGTATCTGTGCTAAGATAAAAATCTCTCAAAGCTAATTTTGCTTTATCTGTCAAGGAAACAGATCTGCCATAACCACTGATCAATCCTGCAGTTTTAAGTGCTAAAAGATCATTGTCTGAGATTTCACCTGGAACTGTGCAAACTTTTCCATCTTTGTTATTAACAGCAGCATTTGCAGCAGTAACAACTTCGTTAATGTTTTTATCAATATCCTTAAGCATAGAAATGTATCTTTCGCTTAATTTTACAGATGCTTCTTTTTTAGGTGCTGCGGTCATACCCAAAAGTTGGATTTGGATGTCTGACAGTCCTAAGCCTTCCATTGAGGGTGAATCAAAAATTTCAGCATGCAAATCTAATGAATGAACTGGTTTAATTGGAATTGGCATAATTTCTCCTATCTCAATGGAATTCTATTTTTCCATCCATTGCCTTCATCAACATTCTTTTCGTAAGTTTCTTCCCAAGTAAAGCAATCAACATCTCCAGCCATTGATGGGCTTGAGGCAAGATTACCTGGGTCTATATAAGCAGGACCAGGAACACTATCAGGACCGTTGAGTTTACCCTCTAAGTTTTCTTCATCTTCACCAACACCTAAATCAAAATATTGAGGGACACGAAGATTGGGTTTTTTAGTACGATAGTTTTTTTCATTTTCTTCGTACTCATCAGCAATTTCATCCATTTCAAAATATTGAACAGATGGAACTTTGGTGACTGATTGCTCTACGTAATATTGGGATAACTTTACAAAAATATTATCTGACTCTTTAAATTTTCCTAATGAATCTAAAATTTTTGCTTTTTTAATTAGATTGTTAATTTCTGAAGATATTTTTTGTGGCATTATATTGTTCCATTAAAATATTTGTCTTCTTTTATTTTTAGGTTCATTGAAGAGACAGACATAATATGTTTTTTGCATTCGTTATATTATTTTCCTGCAAATTCTTTTTTTACTGTAGCTAATGCGTTACCTATTGTCATATCCATATCGTAGTACCTGTAATTGCCTAATCTTCCACCAACAATAATGTTAGAATGATTTATTTCTAAATATTCTTTGTATTTGTTGTAAGTTTCATTGTTTGTTGGTGTGTTTACAGGGTAATAAGGAATATGCTCTGGATTATTTTTGTCATAGTTTTTAGAATATTCGTATGTAACATAATCATTTGTAGATTTTGAGTTTGTAAAGTGTCTGTGTTGAGTTATTCTTGTCCATCTTGTTTCTGGATCGGGATAATTAATTATAGAACATCCTTGAAAATCAGAATTAGGAATTTTGTAACTATGAAATTCTAATGTTCTGTATTCTAAATCGCCAAACATGTAATCAAAATATTGTTGAATTTGACCTGAAAAAACAACTTTATTGGCTTTTGAATCCCAGTATGTTCTATCTGCAAAATAATCAATATTAGTAATAGTTTCTATGCCTTCTAAGAGCTTGTGAAAAATAGGAGTATATCCATTAACAGGAATGCCTTCATAAATATCATGGTCATGAAACCATCTATCATTGAAATTATATCTAATTGGCAATCTTTTTATGATCGATGCTGGAAGATTTTTAGGATCTGTGCCCCATTGTTTCTTTGTATATCCATGAATAAAATATTGATACAAAGTAGGTCCAACCATGCTCAATATATGTTCTTCTAAGTTTTTAGGATTTTCACAAGGAATAATTTCTAATTCTATTTTCTTTTTAGCATCTTCTGGCGTAATAATTTCAGGCCATACTTGATGCAAAGTCATTAAGTTGATAGGCATAGAATAAAGCTTGCCTTGATAATTTGACTTTACTCTATGCGAATAATTATTGAATTCTGTGAATTGATTTATATAATCCCAAATATATTTTTGAGAAGTATGGAAAATATGTGGACCGTAAGTGTGTATATGATAGTCTTCATATTGTTCAGTGTAACAATTTCCACCAATATGATTTCTTTTCTCTATAACTAATACTTTTTTGCCCAGTTTATTAGCTTCATGTGCAAATATAGATCCAAATAAACCTGCTCCAATAATCAAATAATCATATTTCATATGATTATTTTACAGATTATCCAAATGAAGCTGGAGTATGAGACCCAAACCAAGCAGAACCTTTGTAAACATCTTCAACACCCATATCTTCGTCACCAAATTTTTCTTTATCTGATGACATATTATTTCTGTCAAATTGATTATCAGGTGCTTTTTTATTATGCAAATTGCCTTCTAATGTTTGAAATACATTTATGCCATCTAATTCATCATCAGCCGGTTCATTGGCTATTTCATTACGAGGATGAATATTTGGTTCGTAATCAGGATTGGTTTCATCTGTTACAAGATCTCCGACTTCCATAGCACCATTTGACTCTGGGGTGTATTCATGTAACACATCTTCAAAATATTGACCTAATTCATCACCACGAGTAAGCACTGGTGTTCTTCCAATAGGAGGGTAAGTAAATCTCTTTTTATCAAAAATGTTTCTTTGTTCTACATCTTCGTCATTTTCTTGAGTAATTTTGTCTCTCATGACAATGGTAGCAATACGATTCATTTGTGTATCTGATAAAACTGGATGTGCTCTTTCTGGCTTTATTTGATCTGGAACTTGATCTTCATATTTGAATTGTCTTTTCTTGGAATCATCAAAATGTCTTCTTTGATGTAATCTTTGTTCCATTGTTTGTAAGTCATCGTCAGTCAGTTTGTAATGTTCTTGAATATATTTGACTGAATTTTTATGTAAACTGTCAGCATGCTCTTCTAAAGATTTTTTGTAAGCGTGTAATTCAGCTCTGAACTTTTCTTTCAATCTTTCAGCTGGAGTTAAGACATAAGCTTTGTTTTCTTCAAAAAATTTATGTTGTGGTGTTAATCTTGATTCGAAATTTCTATCAGACAGATCCATATCTTCATGGGTTTTTGACAGCATTTTTTCAAGCGTTTTGTTTTCGTCCCAGTCAGAGTTAACTTCATAACCTCCTGGGTTTTTTCCACCAGATCCAATCGGGCTTTTTCCAGGTGCAAAAGGTGAACCATTTCCACCTCCACCAACGCCACCAAATTGAGCAGTTTTAATATTCTTTGAAGACATATTTGTATATTATAAATCTAACTCTATCTATACCTGCCACCCAAACTGACCATTCTATTTCTTGGAGATCTTGTGATAATTTTATTTGTTAAGGCTTCATAACTGACAGCAGCTATAGCATCACAAATATCATCTTTGTATCCCGATAAAGCTTCAATGTAGTATCTTTTACCTTTCCATTTCTTTTGTAAGAATAAAAATTGAATTTTAGCTTCTTCTATTTCATTCAAATTATGTTTATTGTTTTGCGCATCTAAATATGCACCACTTGAAAGGTCATAAATATCTATTCTATCTTCTCTGATAAGCTGTGTCAGTTCTGTGTAAATCTTTTCTTTGTATTCTTTATTGAACTGTCTTTCAATAATTGGCACACCTCTGCTTTGAAGAGTTATTACAGAAGACTGAGAATTCCATTGATCAATACTAACTTGTTTAAATTTAAATCTTCTATGTAAATCAATTACATAATTTTCAACTTCTCTTTCAGAAATAGGTTGATTTTTTGTTTGCGGATTCCAAAAATGAATGTGATCAATAACCACTCTTTTAAGTGGTTTGAAATCGGGACCCACAGTTCCATATATTTCTTCAGTGTGAGATACAGCTAAGGCATAGTAGTCTGAAGTTCTTGCAGGATCCAAGTGACAGTAATAATCAACTTGTGGTTGTGCAAATTCTAATCTTGGTGTCATTCTCATTGAAGAAAACATTCTTTTGATAGAATCTTGATCAAACATTGGGTCTGAAGATGCAGCTCCAAACTCAGCACCATATTGCATAGTAAACTCAACTGGATTTTTCTTTTTTTGATCATCAAGCCAAGCTTTATCAATGTTCGGATTAGTTAACCAAGTGGGCAATCTCATTACAAGAGTTGCAGGGTCTTCTAATCTATTTTCATGTAAATCATAAAGCAATCCAAGCGGACCTTTAGGGTTGGAAAGCATCATCATCTTTCCATCTTTACCAAATGTAGCAAGTGATGGCTTCAGATCATCATATAGAGCATAGTCAACACCAGAGTCAGGATTATCTCCTGCCATAGCTGCAACTTCGTCCATAATGATACACCAACAAGTAAGACCTACAAGACCAGAAGCATTACTTGAACCACATCTTAAAACTAAAGAGCCAGCAAAAGGATTTAAGTTTCTCGATGCTCTTCTTTCATTTTCTTTGACATCATTTTCAGTATAGAATCTCATTTCGAGTTCTGTATCTTTTCCAATGTAAGGTTGAAAAAAAGGAGAAGCTAAAACCGTTTGTTTGATTTTAGAGAAGATTGCTTTCTTTGCCTGTTCTTCATTACGAGCTACATTAAGTAATACTATTTCATCAAATTCCATCAGCCCATATCTTGATTGAGGATGTCCCATAGAAATAAGCCTATATAGTTCATAAAGAGCCATAGCAGACACTAAGAATGATTTTCCTGAACGTCTGCCAAGCACTAACACTAACTCTTGAAATTTGTATCTTTTTGAGCTTTTTTCATTTACTTGAACTCTTAACTTTGGATCAAATTCATCAGAGTATAAAAGATCATTTTCTGTTTCAAAATTATCAAGTATTGCTCTTTGAGATAATTCTTCTACTTGTCTTTCGGCATCTGGATTTGTGGCTTCTTCTTTAGCAGCTTCATATCTTTCGTTTCTTACTTCATCATTCAAGCGGTTACATGTTAGACAGGGAGAATTAACTACTGAAAAGATTGTTTTTATTTGTTTCTGGTTCTTTCTGGATTTATAAAAAAGATCTTCATTTTCCTTGATATAACTCCACACACAACCATCGCATCCTGTTTCTTGCTTGACATTATTTATTACAAGATTTGTATTACCCTCTTGACCCATATAAAAACACTTAAGGATAAGTTTCTGCCAAGGATAAGGCTTGAGGTTGCAAAAATAAGGATGCTCAATAAATGTGATGATATCAACAATTTTATCAGGATTGAATCTTGATTTTTCAGGTGCTGGTGGAGGAATTACTTCAGCTCTTGTTGCAGGAACAATATCATCAGAAAATTCTCCAGCATATTCTGATTCCTTAAAAAACTTCTCAACTTCAGATGCTTGTAGAAGAAGTTGAGATTTGGCATCATTTTGTTGAGTTTTTTGAAGGTTAGGTTTTCTCATTAGTTATCAGCTTGTATTTTTTGTCTTAAAAATTGCATCTCATCTCTGATAATTTTCTTATCTGCTTCACTTTCCATTTGTTCGTGCAATTTGACAAGAATTTCAAATATGTTTATAGCAAAAACACCTTGATTATCTCTTTGTTCTTTTACATATAAGATTTTACTAATTAACTTTTCAACCATAGATGCTCTTTTAAGCTTTAAGTCATTGTTTTTGGAACAATCCATGCCCCTTACATCATCAAGTTCAACTAAAAGAGCAGTGAGAGCTAACTGGTGTTCTCTAAAAATCCAAGGAGCAATAAGTTCTTCTCTTTGCTCATAATTTTTTAAACCAGATGTTGAGATTTTTTTGAAATCACAATGTTGCTCCATATGAGTGTTAATCTGCATCCAATTTAGTTTAGCATCAAAATAATGAGCAAAGAATTGAATGACAGACTGGGGTTTCTTACCACTTTCAAGAAATACATGTTCTGCTAAATCTCTAAATGGGGAAGAACAAATTGAGCACCTTGGTTCTAAAAATTGAGGATAAGAAATGTCATTCATGTTGTCAGGAGGTAAAGGGTGATATGGTTTATCTGTTTCCTTCAATTCTCTGAATAACTTAGCAGGCCCAGTTACTACTTTTTCTGACGCAGGTACAATTACATCAACAATTTCTTCATTTTTATCTGACATAGTAAATTTTATACAAAAGCAAAACAAGCCGCATATAGCGGCTTGTTTAGTTTAAGTTTTATATGATTAGTCTTTTAAGGCTCTTTTCAATCTTTGATAAGGGGAAACAGAATCTGCTGCACCTACCATATATTCGTCAGCTAAACCAAAATCAGCATAGTTGCCTTTTGTAAATTTTTCGCTGGTTGAAGTAGCATTTGCAAGGTCAACTTCTGCAGTGCCTTTTCTGTTACTTACAACATACTTATTTTTAGAAGCAGTTTTTACTTGAGGCTTTTCGGATTGTGCAACTAAAACAGAATTTAATAATGCTTCTTCTACCCAAGGTTTAAGTGCAGCATGTAAATTTGTTCTGCCATTTGAATTAGTCTTTGCTAATTCTGCAGCTCTGAGCCAAGTTTGAATACCTTTATCATCTGTTTTTACAATAGAATGAGGTCCAGTACAAAGTCTCTTTACAAATTCTTTTGCGCTGTATTTTTCCAAGGATCTTTCAATCACTGGAACACAATCATCATACTTTGTTGGAACTACTGCAACTTGAACTGTTTCCTTAATGGCAACAGTTGGTGAATCAAACAACTTAGAAGCCACTCTGTTTGCAACATCAATATCAAAATTGTCTGCTGCAAGAAGTTCAACCACTTCGGATTTATTGTAACCTTGAGCTTTATATTGAGCTGCTTGGGAACTGGCTACAACAACTACGCCATCTTTATGTGAACGCAATTCATTGCGCCAATTATAAATCATGTCATCGGATGTATTTTTTTCAACCACAGTGATTCTCCCCTTAAAAGAAAAATATCCCTCAGACGTAGTTATAGCGTGTCTTAAGGGATTTCTTGGAACATATAAGTATATTACATAAAATTAGAAATTTTATTCCATAGGATTTTTTAGTTCTTTTACAAAACATAATAAGTATTATGTGGAACTACAAACGATCAAAAAGAATAGTAGAAGCAGCTGATGCATGGGATGTATTGTCATCTCCTAAGTTTGAATGGGGTGGATCATTCAAAGAAACACTAAAAGGTGCTAACTTTAATGATCCTAATAAAATGCCTACAGTTTACTCTATGTCGCAGCTTATTAAATATGTCACGCAAATCAATTATCTTAAAATGTGTGAAGGCAACATATCAAAATATCATTCAGATTTAGAATTTTTTGGAAAATCAATTGTAAAGTTTGTGGATAACCACTTGAAGAAGATTGGTACGCCAGATTCAGAAACTTTTCTTATATTAGATTACTTAGGCAAAATAACTCAATTATTAAAAGAAAAAGATAATGGATCAATTGAGATAGGCGATGGGGCTGGAAGTGCTACAGTAATGGAGTATGGCTTCCAGAGTTTAGCTTCAATAGGCTTTAAGACATTAAATTTACTTTCCTCAAAAGGTGTAGAAATCAATGAATCCACCTTGATGTATATGATAAGAGATGGTGATGTTAAGAAATTTGGGGTAAATCCTAATGATGTTGACAGAAAAGAAATTCTTGATAGAGCAATTTCAGAAAAACCACTTTTGGAAAGATTCCAAAGCCATCAAGGCGTAATAAATTTTCTTAATAACACTGATATAAATACAGATTTTGCTAACAGATTGAGACCATTTATGGTGTCATATGCAAGAAGTGGACTCAAGCCTGATCAATTTATGTCATTGATAGAAGCTTGTATTGGTATTTTTGATGAATACACAGTCAAGGAACTATTTAATTACTCTGATACTTACAGCCAAGTTGAAACTTATTTTTATATCAAGAAGACAAATCCTGAACAACAATTTTTATTAGAATCATTTATATATTTAATTTACACATATTCATATGATTGGGATATCAAAGATTTTCATATTGAGCAATTAAGACAAGATCCTGAATTTAAGGAATACTGTGAAAAACAAGGAGATGAAATTAGGGATTTGTGGTTATACCAAGGATTTGCTACTGTTGATACCATGTTGAAATATCTTGAAGAAAATCCTGAAAAATTAGATAATTTCAAAGCAGGTGCAAGAAATCAACTTCCTAATTTAGCCGCCCTAACGTCAAAAAGCAATCAAGCAAAGAATACTATCTTGAGTAGTGGGTTAGATGTCATATCTAAAGCAATTAAAGAGGGTGTGATTAAGAAAATAGATCCTATTGAAAAGACTTGGAATAATGATTATGATCCATCAGTAGAATCTGTATCCATACCTGCCAACGCTTCAGATTTTGAAAGAAGAGAACTTGAAATACAAAAATCATCTAAGCAAATGTTCACTCAATTTGCAACAAGTTATCTTGATAAAATGGAGCAAGAAAGACAATATACAACTATTTCAAAAGAAGATCTTATAAAATACGCTGAAAAATTAACTTTACTCGAATTTGATAGCAATACTCTCAAGTCATTCTTAAACAAAAACAAAATTACAAAATTGCAAATTAATGACATTGATTTTGTTGATGGTCTATGGCGAGGCTTATTTGTTCCAAGATTTCCAACTCAATCTGGAGAAAATGTGCCAGCAATCATCATAAGAACTGATTCATATGACTCATTAGAACATCACAAGCAATTAGCTGAAAACTTGGGCATTTCACATACCAAATTTACAGAAGCAACAAGAAGACATGAAATTGCTCACGCTCTTCATTATCTTGCATCTGGCGATCTTATAATGGCTCCATCTGAAGAACTTAATCCAGAAGTTACAAAAGAAGAAGCTTACTTAATTAATCCTTCTGAAATGTATGCAAGAGTTCACGGTGACATCCCTTATCTATCTGAAATATTTAGAAATAGACTTTCAAATTTAATGGTTTCTAAAACAGTTTACGAAGCAGCAAAAGAACAATGGCTTCAAGATATTGTCAATCAAAAAATCCATCTTATGTCTGGCGGTACAAATGTTCGAAGATTGATGATGGAAGATGCCTCAGCAGAATTCAAAAAAGAAAATTTTGGTAAAATTAGAAAGCCAGATGGAACTACTATTGATATTCCTGATCCACAAGAAGCTGTATTAAAAATTCTTGAAAGACAAAGAAACAGACTGGAAATTATATTCCATGAAATATTTACTGTCGCTGGTAAAAGAGATTTTAGAAGAGGCTTGATTAAAAGAAAAAATCAAATCAAGAAGGAATTAGAGTCATTAGGAGATCTTAATTATTCAAAGAAAATTGAATTAGAAAATGAACTCAAAAGAGTTGAAGAAGATTTAATTAAATCTGGAACAATGATGATATTTGATGTTAGTGATGTTTCTGACTCAGTTTTAGAAGGATACTTGAAAGATTATTTTGGCAAGGTTGCTGATGCAGTGGCTAATGGTTTATTGACAAGTGATGTTCTTGATTTAGATGATCCTACAAGAGCAAAACAACAAAAGAAAGATGATGATGCTAAACCGGAAAAACCAACAGCTGAAGATATTGCTGATATCACTAAATCATTAATTGGCTATACTGAAAAAATACCTGGCGGAAGAAAGTTTGATGAAATGATGCCTGTTTATACTGGTAAGCAAATTCCAGAAGGCACTTGGACTTGGAAAGAAGGCGAAGATCCTAATGATCCTAATAGTAGAAAAAGAGCTCCTGGACATTTTCCTGGGCTTGAACCTACTAAACCTCAACCTGGTTCCAATATAAAAATGGAAACAGAACAGCCTGATGATATTAAAGATCCATTTACATCTGACAAAAAAGCATCAGTATATAATCACAGAAGATTAGTCAAGTAAGAAATCATCACCCAGTAGTTCTTTCATCTTAGATAAGCCTCGTTGCAATCTTTTTGAAAAAGAACTTTGGGTGATATTTAATTTAATTGATGCTTGTTCTTGATCTAATCCTTCAAAAAAATACAATTCAATAGCTTCACGTTGCTTTTCATTCAATTTTGTCAAAGCTGCATGAATTGAAATTGCACTATTTATTTTATTAAACGGATCATATGAATCTTCGTCTGGGCAATAGTCTTCAATAAAGTATTCATCTGTTTGGTATTTGTCAGTTACATATCTAAAAAGATTAATATCTATTCTGGTTGATAAAAAGTAAGAAAAATAAGTAAGAGTTGGATCGTATTGATCAATCAACTTTTTCAGTACAAACACTGACTCTCTGAAGATATCTTCTCTATATCTTGAAAGCTTTGGATTTTTATATATGCAACGACTTACTGATGAAAGCAATAATGGCTTGTAGAAATCGTATAGTTGAAATAATGCATCAGAGTCATCATTTTTACACAACTCTACAAGCTTATTAATATGTTCATAGTTATCTTGCATTCATAAATTATACAGATAACATTTTATTCAAAAGCAAAAACATACTTTGTTCTACCTTGCCATTATTTCTCAAGTGCGTAATAGAATCTATCACATAACTTATCATCTGTGAAATTTTGTCAGAACTTGGTCTATTCTTTGACATTTCAATTTTTATGCGAATAGGGTTTTGAGTTTTAGTTGTAAAAATACACTCTTGCCAATCATTACTGAAGTATTTTCCAAGTAAATCTTTCTTCTCCACAATCTTAGTCACTTCATCCAAGTTGTAAATATTATTTTCTTTACATGAAACTATTTCAAGAACAAAGATAAGTTGTGAAAGAAGAATAAGCAATAAAGCTTGTTCGCCAATAGAATCAATTAACTTTTCTGATAAAAGAAAAGCTTCTTCAATATTGTTATTCAAGACATATTCAATAAATTCGAATATGTCAGCGTCAGTTACAAATGATGAGTTTTGTAAATCCTCAATGCTAATATTGTTATTGATTGAAAGTATTTTTTCAAACTCTTTGTTCAATAAATCAACATCATAGCAAATTGATTCTTTTTTAGATCCGGTTGTTTTAGATTTTACTTTGACAGTGGGGCAATTTTTATACAACCAGTCATAACAATTTGTATCTATTGATTTTTTAGATGTATTTAAGTAACTATTAATAGCTCTTCTCAAGCCAGCATAATCACCATACAAAGGATATGAATGATCAAATATAAGGTTGGATTTCTTAATAGATTGAATTAAGGAGTTTCGACCATCAAAACTCTCATCATCGTAAAATAAAAAATGTGTGCCTTTATTTGTTGAAATCTGAGTTTGAATAATCTTAAGCTTTTCTACATTTGGGTTATCATGTAAAAAAAGTTTATTTTGATCAAAGAACACAGAATAATTCTTTGCTTGATTTTCTGGATTATCACATAAAACAAGAATTCTGTCAGGAAATTCTTTCTTGACAGAATCTATTGCAGCTACTTTTGATCCAATATAAATTCTTGACATATTAACCCATTGGAAAAACAATGTGATTATAACTTAATGTTTCAACCATGAGCAAGTAAAATCCATTGTATTCTTTGACATTTAAGGTTATTTGATCTTGCGGAAGAATTTCAATAACTTTAAGAAGATGGTTTGCAAGATATACAACTTCTAAGCTCTCCACTTCTTCCTCAAGTTGTATCTTATCAACTATAGTTCCTTTGTCTGCACTTGAGCCTGTGATAATGAGTTGATCAGCTTCAAAATGCATGGTTATAGTATGTGAAGATGAGATGTTTCCAATGAACTTGATAGATTGAAGTATTTGTTGTTTGTCAACTTTAGTAGACAATACATGATTCGATTCTGAAAAAAACTTATTGTAATTTTCAAATACACTCTGATAAGAATTATTTTCAAGAGCCGTTGTAAAAATATTATAATCCCACTTCAAAAATAGTTTACTTTTATAAATAGTAAATTTAAATTCATCATTTTTATTTACAAAATTTAAAAGTAAATCTGCTGAAGATTTTGGAAGAAGATGAGAACTTTGGTTTGTATATTTTTTGCCATATATAGAAATTCTATGTTTGTCAGAAGAACAACAATTGAACTCATTTTTTTCAACAAACATTAAGATTGAAGTATATGGGTATTCATCTATATCAGGAGCACATGAAAAAGAAGTCAATCTCAAGGCATCTGAAAAATTTGAATAGTTTAGATTGTCAAACTTTACATCTGATGAAATATCAAAAGAATTGAAAAGCAAATCATCAATATTTGGAACTAAAGAAGTTCTAAGCGATACTCTTGTTTTCTTATTACCAAAAACAAGAGAATGGTCATCTTCAAGATATGCAAATTGCACTTCATCTGTTGGAAAATTTGAAAAAGCATTATAAAAAAGATTAGCATCCACTGCAAAATTCTTTTCTTCATCTACAGAAATATTCATCTTGAAATTTATAGAAGATAAACCATTGCTTAGGAAAATATTTAATATGCCATCATTGGTATAAAACAACAGGCTATCAGAGCCTGTTGTTTTATTTTCATTCAAAGAAATTTTCATCTTATCAAGCTTGCTCATTAAAGAAAATTTGCTTAAATAATCTGACTTTTTGAGTTTAAATTTCAATGTAGTTGCCCTTGGAATTCAAATTTGATATTTGGAATGCTTTGCATGATTTTGCTCATCAGACAAAGTGTAAATGTACCTTCATCTTCAACTGAATGCAACTTTCCTTCTTGGTACCAATTCCATCCATTATTTACTTTACTAAGAACATCCATCTTATTGACAATCAATTTAGTTATGCCATTCATTTGGCAAGCTGTTATCACTTCATCAATATTTAGCCAGTCGATTTGTCTTGGTCTTCCTGTCGTAGCTCCATACTCTTGACCAATTTCTCTGAGTTGTTCAAATCTCTCGTCATCTTTTTGATATCCTTTAGCTCCAACATAGGTAGAATAACACTTGATAACCCCGACAACATCCCGTACTTGCTTAAAATTGAAACCATTATTTAGTACTGCTCCTACACCAGTGTTTGAAGATGTGACAAAAGGATAGTCGCCAAAGTCAATATCAAGCCAATATCCTTGAGCACCTTCAGCTAAAAACTTCTTTGGTTCTGCATGAATTAGACTATGCATATCAATCAAAAAAGGTTCTAATTCAGGAATATACTCGGCACGAATTCCAGTACGAGCCACTTTGTCTCTATAACAAGGGCCATTACCAGTGCGAGTTGTTCCAATTTTAGTATCTTTGGAATCTTCGTCAATATGTTCTTGAGTAATTATGTGTGCGTTTTTTGCAATCTTTAGAAGCGATGTATCGAATCCAAATCCTTTAAGATACTCAAGTTCGTCAAATAATTTTTGTGTATTGATAACACAACCATTACCGATGACAGAAGTAACACCATGCATAATCCCGCAAGGAACAAGATGTGTAACAATTTTCTCTCCATTGAGGTAAATTGTATGACCAGCATTGCCTCCACCATTGAAGCGGATAACATAGTCATATTCACCAGTTGAAGCCATTTGATTGGCTATCTTTCCCTTGCCTTCATCGCCATATTGCATGCCGATTACAACGTCAACATTTGAAGTTTCCATAATAAATATTCTACTTCATCGTAGAATATTTGGCAAGGGTTAGATATTACTTGTTAGGGTTTTTATCAATTTCTCCATATGGTTCCTTCTTTTCATCATCTTTTCTGTATTGAATATACACTTCATTAGCTTTTTTTCTAATTCTTGTAAGTGCATTGTCAACGCATTTGGCAGGAACATTAAGAGTAATTGAAATTTCTTTATATGATGAATTAAGTCCATACTCATTAAAAATTTCAGCTTCTAATGGAGTAAGTCTTGTTAATAGTTTTTGTGTATTGATTTCATATTCTTCTTTGATTATGATATCTTCAACAAGATTAACTTCTGGTGATTCATCGTATGGGTTTTGTTTTTCTGGAATAAAGTCTGCAAGAGTTTGTAAATTGCCGTCATCTCCTAAAATAATTGGAGCATCTAAAGAAATAGAATCATTCAACACTGAATTTTTCATTCTTTTTGCAGACGAAATGGCTGTTGCTAAATGTCTCTTACAAACTAAATTAACACAAAAGTTTTTAAAAGTGGTGTCTTTTGTTGGGTCATATGAATTTACTGCTTTGTAAACTCCAAGTCTCAACTCTTGCATGACATCTTCACGGTCACCGCCAAGAATAAAATAATGACCTGCGATTTTACGCAAGTCACCATCTACCATCTTAAGCAGCATTTTAAAAGATTTTTCGTCACCTTTTTTTGCTTTTTGAACTATTCTTACAATTTTTGGATCTTCGGTCGCCATTTATATTACCGAAGGCAAGAAGCTTTATTTGAACAATTTTACGCATTTATTTTAGCGTACCAATCAATAGTTTTGAGAACACCAGTCATAGCTACTAAGTCCTCAGATACAGTTTGCCTTATATTACTTGATATGTTATACAACTGTTCTGTTAATTCAACTATTTGAATAGTAGGTACAGTCTTAGCTATTTCTTCTATATCAGGGTCTCTATCCACCTTTTTATATTTGAATGCTATATATTTAAAAGCTTCCATGAATATTGTAGAAGATTCAAGAAATAAATTTCCTATATCTCTTCCTTCAATATGAGCAGCTTGAATAATTCTACAAGCATTTGATCTGTCTTTGTTCAATATGCTAAAGCAAAGATCAATAGAAACTTGTTTTGGAGATCTATCAAGAATAGTACGCACAAAATCTTCTGAAATATCTTGAATTGAAGCTTGTTCTAAAATAGACAATGCTGTTCTTGCACTTCCATTTGCTTCTTTAGCAATTATTGATAAAGCAGATTCTTCATATTCTATATCTTCACTATCACAAACATTTTCAAGAATTGATAACAAATCTAATTCTGATATTTTTTTAAGATTGAAAGTCTGACACCTTGTCTTAATTGCTCGTAATATTTTATTAGGTTCAGTTGTGCAAAAAAAGAACTTCACATAAGGTGGTGGTTCTTCAGTAAGCTTAATTAATGATGTTTGAGCTTGTGTAGTCAACATATGACATTCATCAAGAATGAAAATTTTATATTTTCCTGATATTGGAGCTAACCTTGCAAGTTGAACAATGTTGTCTCTTACATGATCAACACCATTATTTACAGCACAATTAATTTCGTAAACATCAGGGTGTGAGTCATCTAATATAAGTTTTTTAGTATTTGTGTCATTACCTTGAGATAAAAGTGCTATAGAAGCTACTCTGGCAAGAGTTGTTTTACCCGTACCAGGAGGACCTGACAAAATATATGCATGAGAAGTTTTACCCAGTTCTATTTGTTTTTGTAAAATAGAAGCAGAATAACCATAAATATCTTTGAAAGAGCTTGGTCTATATTTATTGTAAAAACTCATTATTCGTTATCATCCATTGGAATTATCAAAGGAAGTATATCATTTCCATCAAGCAAAGAAGGTAAATTTTCTTTACTTTCCCAGTAAGGTCCTATTCCTACTCTGACAAAATACTCAACAATAAAACCATAATCATTAACATCAAATGGTCTTAATTTACCATCATCAGCTGGACTAATAGAATATAAACATCTGAAAACTATCCATTCTTTTTTGGATTTTTCAAGTTCATCCCATTCATCAGCCCAAACACCTAAGCAATAGTTTTTTCTTGTTTGGAGACTATTTAAAACAGATCTTGCCCAAGCCTGAGTCAAACCACTCATCACATACACTGGGGCATTTCTTGATTTATAACCTATCATTTTGGTAAAGTAAATAGAATCTAAATTTACCGATCCAATAAAAGCATAGTATTTTTCTTGTAGTTGTTTAGCTATAGAAAGAATATCTGGAGCATCTTCAAAATCGACATTATTCATTTGTATAATCCTAATGTATTGTAGATTGTATAAGGATATTTTGCAATGGTTGATAATTATAGAGTTGTTACCAATTCTCCATATGGTAGAAAAAGATATGTTGAAATTTTAGTAGAGTATCTTTTGGCAAGTAGACCAATAATTGATAAGCATGTTTTTTGGTTGAACACTAATGTTGAAGAAGATTTGCTTTACCTTGAATCTCTTGTAAACCAATATCCTGATTTTTTTGAGGTCATTCAATTACCTTACATTGAAGAATTTAAGTATACAAGTAAAAATGTTGCAAGATTTTATGAATATTGTATAGACCCCAATACTGTGTACTGCAAAATAGATGACGATATTGTATGGTTTGAACATAAAGAATTTGAAAATTTCATTAGATTCAGAATTAATAATCCTCAGTATTTCTTAGTCTTTGCCAATACTGTCAATAATGCCATAAATTATTATATACATGACAAGATTGGTGCTTTAAATATGCATGAAGATTTTCCAGCAGTTGATTATAGTTCTGTCAGTGCTGCTTGGTACAATTATTCGTATGCTGTCAGACATTTTATGTGTTTTTATAATCATTTGAAGAATGGAACTCTTCACTTGATGAAGTTTAATAAATGGGTTCTTACTGATTTCGAAAGATATAGTATAAACTTTTTTTCTTGGATGGGGTCTGAGTTTGCCCAATTTGTTCATTGTGGAAAAGATGATGAAAAGTGGCTTTCTCAAATAAAGCCAGCAGAAAGAGAAAAGCCCAATTGTATTTATGGTGGTTTTATAGCAGTTCATTACGCATACTACACTCAAAGAAAAGACCTTGACGCCCAACCTCAGATTTTAGAATTATTCCAAACATTAAGTAGGGAATTAAAAAATGGTTGATGGGCACAAAGTAGTTTCTGTAACGCCTTCAGGTAGACAGAGATTTGTAGAGATTCTTCATAATTATCTAATCAATATGAGGCATATTATAGACAATCATGTTTGGTGGATCAATACAAATGACCAAGCTGATATTGACTATTTAGAATTATTATCTAAAAAATACCCAGAATTTTACAGTATCAAATATTTACCAGATCACCCTAATTATAATTTTAACCATTTAGACATTCACAAATTTTATGATGAATGCAAAGATGATAAAACTGTTTATGTCAGATTTGATGATGACATTGTATTTGTTGAAAAATCCGAGTTTGAAAATTTTATAAAGTTTAGAATTGAAAACCCTGAATATTTTCTTGTTTATGCTAATACTATAAACAACAATTACTGTACATTTATTCATCAAATGCTTGGTGCTGTAGGAGTTGGTGAACATAAAGAACTAAATCAATTGCCTCTTGTTGATTACAAATTCAATAATCAAGTGGTTCAAGATCCAAACTATACCTTGAAATCTTTTTTTGATTTTTTTGTATCAGTGAACTCTGGCAATATTTCAAAGTTTAAATTCAATAAATGGATTTTTCACAATTATGAAAGATGTCACTTAAATTGTGTTTCATGGTTAGGTTCTGAATTTAATAAGTTTGACAAAGTTGGAATGGATGAAGAACCATGGCTTACGGATTATAAACCAAGAGAAAGATCAATGAAAAATTGTGTGTATGGCAATTTTATCGTTGTTCATTATTCATTTGACAATTTTGTTCTTCATGTAGATAAGTATAACAATGGATTTTTCTTAAAACTTTTTAATAATATTTCAATGCAAGGGGAAAACAATGGTTGATAATTATCGTGTTGTAACTGGTGGACCTGTAGGAAGAAAAAGATATTTTGAAATACAAGTCAATTATCTTCTAAAGCTGAGACATATTATTGATGAACATTATTTTTGGATTAATACTGATAAAAAAGAAGACTTAGAATATTTCGATAGCTTGATTGAACAGTATCCAGATTTTTTTAAAAAAGTAGTTTTAGATTATGAACCACTAATTGGATATTCAACTCAAAATGTACATAGGTTTTACTGTTTATTCAATGACCCAAATACTGTCTATTGCAAAATTGATGATGATATTGTTTACATGGAGACTGATGCTTTTGAAGGCTTTATAAGACATAGAATTGAAAATCCTCAGTATTTTATTACATTTGCTAATACAATAAACAATCCACTCAATCATTTTGTTCTTCAAAGAATTGGTGCTATGAGTGTTAGAAATTTTCCAGCAGTTACTTATGATTCAACTAATCATGCTTGGTCAGATTATAGATATGCAATGAGTGCTTTTTATCATTTTGAGTCATATAGAAAAGAAAACAACTTAGATAAATTAAAATTCAAAGAGTGGGTCTTGGCAGGATATGAAAGACATAGTATTAATTTTATGTGTTGGTTAGGCTCTGAGTTTGCTAAATTCGAAAAAGTTGGAATACAAGATGAACCATGGCTGAGTGAAGTTAAACCTGCAGAAAGAGAAATGCCTAATTGTATTTATGGTGGTTTCATAGTTGTCCACTATGCTTTCAATACACAAAGAGATAAACTTGATGCTCAACCTGAAGTATTGAATTACTTCAAAAAACTTTCAGAGATGAATTAAATAAACCCCTCTTTATGAGGGGTTTATTTTTATATACTTAGTTGAGTTACAGCTACTACTTGACCATTTTCATCTCGTACTGCTGAAGGGCCTGTATCAACACAAAATACATCTTCACGATTGAAAGGAACATAATCCATGGAGATTCTGCTCACAATATAGTAAACACCATCTTCTGGATCGGGTAAATTTACAATTGAATCAAATTCAGTTTTAGCAATTGGAATACCATCTATCTTGCCGATAATTATTTGATTTGTTTTTACATAACAAGGCTTATCTGCTTTAGGTAAAGTAGCATATCCAGCAATTGTAATTTCATGACCAATTAAATTTACCAATTTTTTAAATTCTGGATACATTATAATTCAATACCACCTATGCCTTCATTACGCTTAGGCTGAAAAACGAATCCAGATTTATCACCGTTAGCTCTCAAATCATTAATGAGAACTCTGGAACCGCCACCAATTCCCATAACCAATTGATCATAAACAATCCCAGCAAAAGAAAGTTGTTTGATTGTGACGTCACGCAAGCTTTCTTTTCTACCAGTGGTTAAAATAATCTTATAACCTTTGCTATCCCATTCACGAATCTTGTTTACAGTACCATGAATAATTTTTGGTTGATATCCAGGCTTAGCAATTTCAGTAGGATCACCTTGTTCCCAAAGTGTTCCATCTAAATCACAAAAAATAGTATAGTTTTTTGTAGCTTGATCAATATTATGATCCATTGATAGCTATTGCTCCTTTGCCAGTACTTCCCAATCCGCCCTTGCGAGAAGACTTTACTTGCTTGTTGAACTCTTCAACTTCAACAAGTTCATGTGCTGCTAACTTAGCAACAACCATTTGAGCAATTCTATCTCCATGATTAATACTAAAAGGCATTCTGTTATGATTGAAAAGAATAACTTTCAACTCAAAATCTTCACCATCGCCAGTATAATCGCAATCAATTGTCCCTGGTGTGTTTAGAACTGTAACGCCATGCTTTGCAGCTAAACCTGATCTTGGACGAATTTGAATTTCGTAACCTTCTGGAATATTTACATTCAAGCCCGTTGGAACAATCAAAGAATTGCCTGGATGAATCATCATTCCACTTGAATAATCAGGAATACAAGCACACAAGTCATATCCTGCAGCACCTTGAGTGGCCTTCTTAGGAATCACTGCACCTTCACGAAAAGCCTTAATTTCAACCTTAGCTACAATATCCATTAATTTATTTCCTCTTCATTCTTTATCATATCAGCTGTAATTTCTTCTGCATCAGGATTGAAAACTAAAGACAAAGGTGTCTCTCTTGCTTTCAGTGCAATGGTAAAATTAATTAGCTCTCTGCCTTCTAAATATCTATCCATACCAGTTATGTCTTTGATATCATCAAGTGACAATTGAGATGTATATACTCTATCTGTTTTTGTATCTTGTAACTGTAGCCAAATATATTGAACAACTTTTGGCTCATCTTCAGTTCCTTCGTCTTCCTTAAGAACTGCATCAAGAATTTTTACTTCACGTACAATTGGCTTTCCCATGTAAGGATTATATTGCATCTTTTTAGAAATGTAAAGTATGTGGTACAAATTAGCTCAATCATATTTTGGCATTCATCCCAAAGAAAAAGAAGCTTTAGAGTTTTATGGTGAAACAAATGATCCAGTCAAAGCTGGATATGTCTTAAGCTCTGGTAAATTTCTTGATTATTCTGAGGGTGGATATGAAAGATCATTAGATCATAGAAATATTGAATCTGTTATGGATGAACCAGAAGAATCTCAAGGAAGTAGATATTCTGATTATGTTGTTCCATTTATGTCTTTGACTGGAGCTATAAGAGTTTCTAATTATGGAGAATGGAGCGTTGATATACATTCTCCTCCTACACCTGAACAAATTACAGCTATTGCGAGAAATCATATTAATGGTAGAGATTTTCATTTTGAAGTTGATCCACTTGATATGAATGGTACTTTAGAAAATGCAACTCAAGATGCTGTAGCCAATAAATTAAGAGAGATTAGAAAAGGTTTATCAAATACGTAAAAAGAGGGGATTTCTCCCCTCTTTTTTTATGATCCGCAAGCTTCACAATCTGGATTATCAAGTCTACATTGTGGAATATCTGGTTCTTCTTCCATAGGTTTTATTTCAATTTCGGGCTTCTTTTCTACTTGTTGAATTGAAGATACATCAATTCCTAAGCCCTTCAAAGCTTGCGCCTTTGGTTTAGTGCGAAGATAGTACATGCCTGTCTTCAAACCAATCTTCCATCCATAGAAGTGAGCAGAAGAAAGCTTAGATACAGTTGGTTCAGCCATAAACATATTCAAAGACTGAGATTGATCAATAAAATAATTGCGATCTCTTGCCATTTCAAGAATAGACTTACCCTTGATTTCCCAAACTGTCTTATAAACTTCTTTGATGTCAGCTGGAATTTCATCAATTCCTTGAACTGACCCATTATCAATAATAAGCTTCATTCTGATATTGTCACTCCAAATACCAAGATTGACAAGATCTTCAACTAAATGCTTGTTGATAATTGCATACTCACCACTCAAAGTGTTTCTCTTGTAAATGTTTGCTGTGAAAGGCTCAAAACATTCATTGTTTCCAAGAATTTGTGCAGTAGAAGCAGTGGGCATTGGAGCAACTAATAAAGAATTTCTTAAACCAAATTGCTTAATTTCTTCTTTAAGTGCTGCAAAATCCCACATACCGGAAAGATCATTCTCAGTAAGTCCCCATAGGTCATATTGTAATGAGCCTTGAGATGCTGGAGATCCTTCAAAAGACGAATAAGACCCATGGGTTTTTGCCAAATCCTTTGATGCTGTCAATGCTGCAAAGTAGATAGTTTCAAAAATATCCTTATTCAGTTTTCGAGCTTCTTCACTATCAAAAGGGAGACCCATAATAGCAAAAGTATCAGCTAATCCTTGAACACCTAAACCAATTGGGCGATGCTTAAAATTAGATACTGATGTTTCTGCAGTTGGATAATAATTGATATCAATGACTTGATTCAAGTTTACAGTAGCTTGGTAAGTGACTTCATACAAGCTCTTAAAATCAAACTTGCGTAGCTTCTTATCCTTCTCTCTGACTTTACCTGATGGAATTGATACATATTTCGGTAAAGCGATAGAAGCAAGGTTACACACGGCAGTCTCATTTTTGTCTGTATATTCAATTATTTCAGTACAGAGATTTGAAGACTTGATAGTTCCAAGATTCTTTTGATTTGACTTATAATTACATGAGTCCTTGTAAAGCATGTAAGGTGTGCCAGTTTCAATTTGTGAATCAAGAATCTTTTCCCATAATTCACGAGCCTTGACAACTTTAAGTGCTTTTCCTTCAGCTTCATATCTTTCATATAGAGCTGTAAACGCTTTGTTGTCAGGGGAATCGTATGCATCAATCAACCCTGGAACTTGTTCAGGTGAAAATAATGACCAGTTTCCATTTTCTTCAACTCTTTGCATGAATAAGTCAGGAATCCATAAGGCTAAGAATAAATCTCTTGCTCTCATTTCTTCTTTGCCTTGGTTTTTACGAAGATCTAAGAAGTCATAAACGTCACCATGCCAAGGCTCAAGGTAAACAGCAATTGAACCCTTACGCTTACCACCGCCTTGATCTACATATCTGGCAGTTTCATTAAAGACACGAAGCATAGGGATAATGCCATTGGAATATCCATTGGTTCCCTTAATATAAGAACCTTTAGCACGAATCTTATGAATGTTTATGCCAATCCCACCAGCTGATTGTGAAATTTTCGCACAATCAGAAAGAGTCTTGTAAATACCTGGAATAGAATCATCATCAATATCAAGCAAGAAACAAGAGGATAACTGAGGGCGATTTGTACCAGCGTTAAAAAGTGTTGGAGTAGCGTGTGTAAAAAGACCCTGAGACAACATATCGTAAGTCTTTTGAACCATCTCTAAATTTTCACGCCAGATTCCAACAGCTACTCTCATATAAAGATGTTGAGGAGTTTCTGCTGCTTGGCCATTGACCTTCAAAAGATATGATTTCTTAAGAGTCATGAATCCAAAATAATCAAAATTGAAATCACGATCATGCACAATCATGGCATCCAATTCATCTGCATGCTTTTGAATTACAGAATAGACTTCATCTGAAATCATCCCAGCTTTTTCGCCAGTCTTAGGATTGATGTATTCATATAGTTTAGTTGCAATTCCAGAAAAATCTTTTGCAACGTCCTTATATAAAGCTGTGATAGCAATACGAGCAGCCAACTTACCATAATCAGGATGAGTGGTGATCATAGAAGCAGCAGTCTCAGCACTTAACTGATCAAGTTCGGTGCTTGAAACACCATCATACAGGCCAGAAACAACCTTTGTACTGACAAGATCAGGGTCAACCATATCATGTAAGCCATAAGTAAGTTTTTTGATTCTGGAACCAATCTTTTCAAGCTTAAGTGGTTCTTTAAATCCATTACGCTTTAAAATATCCATACTTAAAAATCCTCGTCAAATGAGATTTGTTCTTTCACTTCACCAACACCACTCTTGACATAATCAGCTACTCTCTTTTCAAAGAAATTGGTTTTATTAGCCATAGCAATATTCTGCATAAAGTCAAATGGGTTCTCGGCATTATACACCTTGCCAACGCCAAGATCCATCAAAAGTCTATCAGAAACATATTCAAGATATTGCTTCATTAAATTAGAATTCATGCCGATCAAAGATACAGGAAGAGCTTCGGTAATAAACTCTTTTTCAATTACAAGTGCTGAATCAATAATCTCAATCAATCTTTCTCTTGATAATTTATTTTCAATATGATTGTTGTATAGATGAACAGCAAAGTCTGTATGAAGACCCTCATCACGGGAAATTAATTCATTCGAGAAGGAGAGACCTGGCATCAAACCACGCTTCTTGAGCCAGAAAATACTACAGAAAGAACCAGAGAAGAAAATTCCCTCAACAGCAGCAAAGGCAATTAATCTTTCAACAAATGATTCAGAACCAATCCACTTAAGTGCCCATTCTGCTTTCTTTTGGACTGCTGGAACTGTATCAATAGCGTTGAAGAGATGATTTTGCTCTTCTTTGTCTTTGATATATGTGTCAATAAGAAGGGAATATGTCTCGGAGTGAATATTCTCCATCATGATCTGAAAACCATAGAAGAATTTAGCTTCTGTGTACTGTACTTCAGCAACAAAGTTTTCTGCTAAGTTCTCATTTACAATTCCATCAGAAGCAGCGAAGAATGCCAAAACATGCTTGACAAAATGCTTCTCACCCTCATTCAATTTTTCCCAGTCAGTGAGATCTTGTTGTAGGTCAATTTCCTCAGCTGTCCAGAAAACTTGCTGTGCTTTCTTATAATAATCCCATATATCGTGGTGCTGTAGCGGGAACAAAACAAACCTATTCTTATTCTCTTCGAGTATCTTTTCCATATTTTTTGACAATAAAAAATACCTGAAAGAAATCTATCAGATATTTTTTATCCTTTCCTTTGTTATTATGCGTTATGCTTGTAAGTCTGGCAAGTCTTCGAGTTGCAAATTCTTGAGTTTCTTAATCAAATAATAAAAACCTTTGGTGCTTAATTTGTTATTAGAAATATAATCATGAATTGCGTCCTTGACTATATCTTCATCTGTATCAGTTTGCTGATTTATATAAAATACAGCTTTATCAAACGCCTTATTCAATACTGCTTGACCTAATTCATCATTCACTATAAAACCACAAGGATGTATGTTAAATGAAGTAGGTTCAACTGTAGGATTGATATCTGAACTTGCGTACATTAAGTCTGTCCAGCTATCAATTTTGACACTATACTTATTCTGTTTTTCATTAGGGGTTTCCTGAGATAAAAACCCCCAATCTAACTTTTTTTCAGCAGTTTTAGAAACAAAAATTTTAGAAAGTAGTTCCTTTTTCTTACTGATCCAAGCATTCTTTTCCATAGTTTTACAAAGCGTATTTAATATCAATAGCAAAGATACGAGTTGAAACTCCCTTTGCCTTCTTACCACCAATTTCTGCACTGTATTCTGACTGTCTGCATACTAAAACAGAGCCATTTGTAAGTGATTCAATTTCTCTTGAAGCCAACCTGAAAGCTGACATAACTGAGGCTAAAGCGGTTGGTCCAACTGACAAAACTCTTACATATTCATGATCCTTTAGGACATGTAAAATACTTCTTGAAAGGCCAACTGGATCTGTAGGCCTTCTGTTTTCATCAGGGTCATTTGGATCTCCTCCTCTGGCTTTAAGAATTCTTGGGTCATTCTTGACTCTTGCTTTAGGTTCTTTTTCAGCAACAATACTTGGTTCGTCTAAATTTTCGATCATAATTATCCTTCCAACCCAAAAAGGGACATCTTATTCTTTATGCTTTCAAGAGCTCCATTGAACTCTTCCATTGAGCAATTATAAAGCTTTGCGTCAAATTTTACACTTGAAGATCCATTGAGTGCATTTTGAATTATTCTATTTTCCAAATCAGACATTTCAACTTCAAGAAAGCTGTCAATTTTACTTTCGTCCTTTATTTGGTCATAATAGCAATTTTCATCGGAATCATCTTCTTCTGACAAATATACACTCAAAGCTCTTGGCGATACTGTTTGATGATTTGGATACAATTCATTAAATCTTTGAAAAAGCATTGATGAATGTTTTGATAAAAGATGTTTCTTGATAGCTAATGTCCTCTTATCTATTATGCATTTTTCGCAACCATTTTCAACTTGATTTTCACATTTTTCATCACAAGTAAAAGTTCTGGGCATTTTGTGAGATTTACAGAATGGGCATTTTTCTAATACTTCTAAAATGTATCCTTGCAATTTTAGATAGTCCCATAATAAATTTGTATGATGATGTAAAACATGGGTGGACAAAGGATTTACCCATTTTTCACATATTGGACATTTTTGAGATGGATTTCTTTTACCAGCATTATCAGCCTTAACTAAATTAATATAGTTATGCTGCAATGCGCCAATAAAATAGTTTTTGAATTCTCCAGACCCACCATATCTTGATTTTTTACGTGTGGATCTGGGTTTCCAATTTGATAAAACATTGCAAAATATCTTAATGTAATCTGAAGCAAAGTCTTCTTGTGAATCATATAAATAATGATATTGATTCCACCATTCTTGCATGTGTAGATATGGTGGATAAAGTTTACAAATCTCTTTGTAATACTTATCAATTAAATTCTTATTATTCGATAATAAGCTTTTTTGATACCTTAATATTGCAGCTTCTAAACTTTCTTGTACTTTACTGTTAGCAATCTTTAAATCATTATTCACAATGCTTACTCCAGAGGATGTAAGTATTATGTGTAAAATTTAAAAATATGTAAACTACTTGATATTAGTAATATCTTCAATAATCATAACTAAATTATTATTTCCAGACCAAGAGTCCAAATCAAGAGTATATGCAACATCAACTGTAGAACCAGCTTTAATTTTTTCACCAAGATGGCCCTTTCTCCAAGCATTAGCAGGAACCCAAGTTTTATCTCCGTCTGATAGCCTTAACTTGAGATGTTTGCCTTTTGAGAGTGGTTTAGCTTCTACAACCTTTAGTCCTCTTGTAACAAATATTGGATTATTGTTTCCTGAACCAAATGGAGAAAGTTTCATGAGGTTGATATATGTTTTCATGTTCAACTCATAAAAAGGCAATTTTGCATCAATATCAATAACCTTTTCTTTGACAGGCTCTCCCATTTTATCTTGAGCATATTTGTTCAAAGCTTTTCTCATTGCTGGAATGTTTTCTATTGCTAATTCAAATCCAGCAGCAAAGGCATGTCCACCACAAACAGTAGAACCATCCGCTCTTTTCTTAAATAAGGCCCATGCTTCTTCAGATTTTAAAGCATCAAGAATGTTGAAATCTCTTACAGACCTACAAGAACCTTTAGCATATCCATCATTTTTGAAAGAACAAATCAATGTAGGCTTATGATACATTTCTGCAATTTTTCCAGCTATCAAACCTATCAAACCTGGATGCCAATCTTCTTGACCTAACACAACAATATGTTCATTTTCGAGGTCAACGGTTTTTTCTACAAACTCAATAGCTTCGGCAATAGCTTTTTCTTGTTGCTCTTGTCTTTTTCTGTTTGCACTTTCTAATTTTTGCGCTAAATTTGCAGCAATGATGTCATTTTCAGCTAACAGTAAAGCTAATGCAGTGCCAGAATCTGCAAGTCTTCCTATGGCATTAATTCTTGGGCCAATTTGAAAGCCGATAGAAGTAGTTGTCACTTCTTTGACATTTGCAATTCTAAGTAACTCAGCAACTCCAGGCTTTACACTTCTTGATAAAATTTGACAACCATATGAAACAATTATTCTGTTTTCGTCATACATAGGAGCAACGTCAGCAACAGTTCCAAGTGCTGCAAATTCGACTAAGTCATTTACAAAATCCATGACATTAAGCTTCCTACTTTTGGCAAGTCCTAACATCAGCTTCATTGCAATGCCACAGCCAGCAAGATGATCAAATGGATATCTCTTAAAGCCTTCCTGCAAATGCTCTTTGAAATGTTCACCAGGATAGTAAGGATCGTCCCTATTAGGATTTACTACAGCAATACAGTCAGGAATTCTTCCATCATCAGAAGGGTGGTGGTGATCAGTGATTATCAAGTCTAAGCCACACTTCTTTGCATACTCAGCAGTTTCAAAAGCAACGATACCGCAGTCTACAGACATCAAAAGCTTTGCTTCTCTTGAGATTGCTTCATCAACAGAATGAACTTTGATGTCATATCCATCTTCCATTCTATGAGGAACTTTAAATTCAAAATTAGCACCCATTTTCTTGAGCGCTGTAACAACTATAGCTGTTGATGTAATACCGTCAACATCATAGTCACCCCATACAAAAATCTTCTCTTGATCGTCTATAGCTTTATTTAATCTATCTACTGCTTTTTGGGCATCTGGAAGTAAAAAAGGATTATGAAGTTTGTTGATATCTAACTTGAAGAATTTTTGTGCTTTGCTTATAGAATCAATACCTCTTGTTACCATAACTTGAGCAACAGACAAAGGTAGTTCCAACTCGTAAGCTATTTCTCTCATGATTTGAGTATCACAAGGTTTCATTTGCCAAACAGTGCTTATTTCTTCCATATTAAATCCCAATATATAGTTCTTTTTTTGAATCTGCTATCATGTTGCTAATAGATTCATTTAAAAATGAAGTGTCATAATTCTTAGCAAAATCATCTGGATCCATTCCAACAGGTAAATAAACCTTAAAAGCTTTTAAACCTAAATCTTCTACCTTGGAAACAATTTTGTTAGCTGCAGTTTTTCCAGCAAAATCTGAATCCATAAGAGTAACAATATTATCGCAAAACCTTGAAGCTAATGCAATTTGATATTCAGAAATAGATGTTCCGCATATAGCTGCAACATTCTTAATCCCATTGTCATAAAGTGAATAAACATCAAAATATCCTTCAACTAAGATAATGTAATTTTTCTCTCGTACATATTTTTTAGACTGATCAAGAAAAAACAAATTTTTAGCCTTAACATAAGGTTCATTAATCCATTTGCCTTTTGACCATTTCGAAATACGATCTTGACATTTTGATGGTTCGCTTCCAAAAGATTCCCAAAAAGAAGTTATTAAGTCATCCTTAATATCTGGTATTTGTCTGCCAGCGAGAGCAATAGTTTTCCCATATACATCTCTTATGGGAACTATCAACCTTCCTCTCAATAAAGGAAAAGAATATCTTGAGTAAGTAGGACAAAAACCTACCAATCCTTCTTTGACAATATTCTTTGATAAACCTCTTGACTTAAAATACTTTTGAGCATGAGTATTTTCATTGAGATTTCTTATGAATTGTTGGAAAGATATTTCTTTATTTTCCATGATCTTATTTTATCATAAAACAATAAAGGTCTCTTGCGAGACCTTTATTCTATAACATTATTTTAGCAGCTTCTTCAAAAGAAATACCACCATCGTCATCGTCATCATCATCAAGTTCGTCCGTTGCTGGACCCTTACTAATTGCTTCTAAAAGATCAGTAAGAGGTTTGCCAAGAACCTTTAATCGTCCACAGATATATTCAAAAGCAGTGGTTGACATATCTCCACGGGTACGCTTTTCAGGAGCTGGTTGAGCCATTAATAGTTTGCAAAATTCATATGCATCCTTTGACTCAACAACTTCACCAGTGTCAATATTCGTGTAAATAAATTTCTTACGGATTTCCTTAATATATTCGAAACCCTTTGCCTTAGCCTTGTAAAGAAATTCATCAACAGGATTGGTGGTTTCATCATCAGTGAACATAATTTTGAATTCACCAGTAACATTAGGTTGGCCATAGCGAGTCTTCATAACAAGAACTTTGCTTTTGCCACCAATAACCACATCTTTGCCTTCTGCGTCTTTTTTGGTTACTTGCCCAGCAGCACCATTAATCTTATTAATCCATAGGCGCATATGGGTGAAGTAGTTCATTGCATTACCACCTGAAGCTGTTTTAGTCATAGTTCCAGGCATCACACCAGCACCCATATAAAGCTGGTTAATGAGAACAACTATTGTTCCAGTAGCAGCTGTTTTTGCAGTCAAGTCTTTAGTCAAACGCTTGACAAATCGTGCATGAAGGCCAATTGTTTGAACTTGCTCAAGTGATTTTTCTAATTCATCATTTGGAATCATAGCTGAAATAGAATCAACTACAATTATCGCATAATCGCCTGTTTCAACCATGTACTTGAGCAACTCACCATACTTTTCAGCAGAACCAACATTTTCTACTAATAAAAGTTGAGATACATTGACACCACATGAAATTGCTCTCTGGGGATAATATGAGTTCTCAATGTTAAAGAAAGCACATTTCTTGCCTTGCTTTTGTGCTTCTGCAATTAGTTTATAACCTAACCAAGTCTTACCTGATTGAGATTCTCCACAAAATTCAATTAGCGTACCTGTCGGAATTCCCATTCCAGCACCAAGAATTGAATCTACTTCAAATACACCTGTAGGAATAAATTCCACATTATCAACATCACCAGGTTTGATACATTTTTCATCAATACCTAATGCTTTAAGTTTTTGCTTTAACAGACGCTCTTGGTCTTTATCCACAATATCTTGAATACTATTTTTTACTTCTTTTGCCATTATCTTCTCCTAAAAAAGGGACAGCCCAAAAAGGCTGTCCCTGATATGTTAATCTTCTTCGTTCATCCAGCCAATTGAATCATCTTCATCTTCATCAACTGGTGGTGGAGGAGGAGTAGGCTTGCGAACAGTCTTCTTTTCAACAACATCTTCTACTGGCTGAGACTTAGGAGGAGAAACATGGTATCCCTTTACATCAGGTTCCATATCCTCTTCAACATGCTTTGTAGCAGCCTTGACAGTTTCAGTTTCAGTTCCAGCAATAGGAGTATGCTTGAAAATCTTGTGAAGAGGGTAACCATAAAGGAAGAAGTCTTCCCATTCTGGCATTGAAGGATCTGATTTGCGACAGCGATTGTAGTTAGCTCTCTCTTCTGCTAAATCTTCTGCAGTAGGTTCACCAACCTTGCGAAGCATCTCAATCATTTCATCCGAAATATAAGTAGACTTTGGATCAAATCCAACAGAATACTCAACAGACTTTGGACCTTCATATCCAGTAGCTTCAGCAGTGATTCGAACACAAGGAGAGGTTCTAACACCGAAGTGCTTAGGATCATCATCATCCAACTCTGGATCATTGTAGCGATTGATTTGTTCCTTAGCAATGTCACGGAAGATAGACTTGCCCTTCTTAAGAATCTTGACAACCCAAGTGCCATCATCTTGCTTTTCTAAGCAATTCTGAGCATATTGAGTGGTTGAGATATACCCAAGCTTCTTCCATGGGCAGTTAGCAGGATCTTCATCATTTCCAATACGAGTGAAAGACTTCTTAACATCTGCGTCAGGGAATGGAACACGGACAGTCTTGCCCTTCAAAGCAGGATCATTTGTTGGATTTGGAACATACTGCTTGTCTACGTACTCAGTGAACTCATAAGGATCACCAACAAGCTTGAGTTTACGAGTAACTCTCTTCTGTTCCTTGACAGACAGATTTACCATCATGTCAGACCACTTTGGGTAGTTGTTACCCTGTGGCTTTGGTGTTGCTCCAGCAAGAATCTGCTGGGAAGAAGCGTATTTTCTAACCATTGTTTACTCTCTTTCTGGGGAACTTCGTCCCTCTATTTTTAGTTTATCAGGTTTTTTGACTGATGCAACACTTGAGACTAATTAATTCGTCTATTACGTGTTCTTATTTCAGTGCTATTATTAAAGTTCGATTTCAAGCCTGGTCTGTCCTGGTTTAACATAGCTGACATTCCTTCATTATGGAAGTTCATGTTAATCCTTGAAAGAGCTTGATGCTCCTTTAATAATCTGTCCATTTGGTAAGAAGCAAATTCAATATTTTTCATTACTGCTTCCAAATAAGTGAGCAATCTTTTACAGTTTGTTTGAGCTATTGTAAAAGGATGCACAGTAAAAGCCCCAATACCTTGTTTTTCAACTGCAGTACCTGAAGCTAATTTTGTAGCCATTGCCGATAAGGCTTTAGAGGCTTGAGAAAGCATTTCGTGGTGAGCATTCACAACTGATACAATCTCTGTTAGTCTATTCCTATACTGAACTTGTAGGGAATAGAACATTGCATGAGTCTCAAAATTAAACTCGTCTTTTCCTGGAATTGAAATATCCCATGATCTTACTTCTTGTCTTATTTTCAGCTCATCATAATGAGGCAAAACACTAATATTTTGCTGCCAAAGATCCACTTCTTTTGCAAAACTTTCAATAGTAATACCTTTAATTCTTGCAGCAATATCTTGTGCAAAGTTTGGATCAGTCCATGGAACATAATCAATTAATGGTGACCATTCTATGTCAGCTATAAGAATTGTATTATCAGCGACATCAGATTCTAAATCGACATCTTCTTCTTCTGAATCTTCATACATAAACATATTATATCCTCAATCAAATAATTCGTCGCTTAATAATTTTGTAATCTTCTCAGATTTTGTAGATCTTACCCCAGAAGTTTTGTTTGTGCTAACAATTTTATCAATAGATAGTGAGTTGTTTTCTTCTAATTTTTTTAGTCTAAGGGCGTGTTTTTCAAGCCTGTTTCTTTCAGCAACAAGATTATCCCAATGTTCCATGAAATCTTCAAGAAATTCAAAATCTGCAATTTCAGATAAGCAATTCAATGCATTGGCTTCAGCTAAAGCACTAACCATCATTCTGTTAGGTCTTGCTCTTGTAGCTAAATCATTTAAGTCTGCAAATGGCTGACACTTAATAATATCTTCTGCTCTTGCTCCAACTCCTTTGACAGTGGACAAAGGTAAAATAATTTCACCTTTTTTATTTACTGTTGTTTCTAAACCAGACTCATTAATATCAGGTTCTTTGACAGAAATTTTATCCATATGACATTCTTTTCTCAATATAGAAATTTTGTCTTCATCAAGTCTGTCAATTTGGATACAAGAAGCTAACCACTCTGAAGGATAATAATATCGTAGAAAAGCTGTGTAATATGATAGCAATGCATAAGAACAAGCATGAGATCTATTGAAGGCATAACCTCCAAACTTAGCCATCAATCCAAGCACTTCATCAACTACTTCTTCAGTAACTCCATTAGCTAAGCTTTTAGTTTTGAAAAGGTTACAAGCCTCATCAAAATCTTTTCCTGATTTTTTAGAAATAGCTTTTCTCAACTTATCAACTTCTGCCCAAGTAAAACTTGCCATATCACGAGCTAAGAACATTGCTTGTTCTTGATAAACCATAATTCCAAAAGTAACTGATAAATGCTTTTCTATGATAGGGTGAGCATACTTCACTGATTCAGGATTTCTTTTACCTTCAGCATATTGAGAAATGAACTCCATAGGCCCAGGACGATATAAAGCAGCAACAGCAATTAAGTCTTCAATAGTAGAAGCTTCAACTTCTTTCAAAGCTTGTTGCATTCCCCTTGATGCAAATTGAAATACTGAGGCTGTTTTTCCTTTAGCGTAAATATTTTTAAAAATCTTAGAGTCTTCAAGGTCAATATCAATAAAATTAATATCTTTCCCATACAGTCTCTTGATATGCTGCAGACAAATAGAAATCTGTTGAAACGCAGCAAGACCCAAGAAGTCATATTTAACCAAGCCCATTCTTTCAACATTTTTCATGTCGTAAGCTGAACACAAGTTACCTTTTGAGTTTTCAATTGGTGTATGTAAATAAACAGGCTCACTTGATACTAATACACCACTTGCATGAACTCCAAAGTTTGAAATGGTTCCAACAAGATGGATAGCATTATCAATTTCAGCTTTCCACAAACCATAGTAAACTGCAAACTCTTGACTTTCTAAAATAGTATCTTCAATAGTAGATCCTGGCTTTTTAGAAATCAAAGCAGAAATCTTGAGAGCTTCATTATGATATGTTTCAGGATATGTTTCTTGAAATCTTGAGCTTGCTTTTAAACAACCAACAACAGCAGCTTTTGCACCATATCTACCCCAAGTTCCAATCTGAGCTACATGATCATCACCAAATCTACTTTTTGTCCAATCAATAACTTCAGATCTTTTAGAGTCGTCAATGTCAGTGTCAACATCGGGAAGAGCAGCAACCTTAGATACTTTCAAGGATTGCTCAGGTACTTGTTTAGTAATACCCATCATTACAGCAGTCCATAATTGACAATCATTATTTTTAGTCTTGATATTCATTTTGCCAAGACTATAAATGTATGCTGAAAGACCCTGATTTTCAAGCACCCATAATTCTTTTTCAATATCAGGTTCAAACTCTAAGTATTTAGGGTTTTCTGCAAGCCAATTAGAAGCAATCTTTTTTAGTTTATGAGAGAAAGAAATTGGATCAACATGACTGTATTTTTCCATCCATTGTTTGACTGGATATTCTGAAATGTCAACCTTGTATTGAGTTCCACGACCTGGGTTTAAGAATCTTTCAAACATGAGATTCCAACGCACAGGATCTACACCACAGACTTCAAGGCAGAAATTTACTAAACTTCCAACTCCAGATCCACGAATACCGAAATGGATTTGTTTACCTTTCATAAACTCAACCATTTCTCTTTGAATCAAAAAGTAGTCAGTTACACCCATATACCAGATCTGTTTGATTTCTGAATCAAGTCTGGCTAAATATTTTTTGTTATTACCAAATCCAAGCTGACGAAGACCTTTTAATGCAAGAAATGCAAGATAGGCTTCATTCTTTTTATGGTAAGGAAGTTTTAATTTCCAAAAAGAATTAAACTCTTCATTGTTTTCTGGCAATCTTGCTGGTGGTAAAAGGTGAGGCACATCTAACTTGAAGAAATCGTCCACCATGTCAGCAATATGGACTGTATTTTTCAACGCATCAGGAACAGTGGAGAATATCTTATTCATTTCATCAAATGATTTTAAGAAAAATTGATGTGAAGAATAAGCTTCTTTCTTGCCACCTTTTTTAGTTTCCCCAGACCTTGCATCTCTTTGGTCTCTCATCTGAATTAAGACATCATGAAGTTCCCAGTCAACTTTTTCAAGATAATGAACATCATTGGATGCTGCAACTGGAACATTGTATTTTTTTGCTATGTCTAACAGCAAATTCATATTGTGTTTTTGCTCTTCAATTCCATGATATTGAAGTTCTATGAAATATCGGTCATCAAAGACAGACTTAAACCTATCCACAACAGAATTCGCAGTATCATGTTGCTCTTTGATGAAGGCTTGATTAAGCTCAGAAGCCAAGCAACCAGAAAGAGCAATGACTCCTTCACTATGCTTTTCAATACATCCCCAGTCAACACGAGGAGAATAATAAAAAGCATCAGGGTCATTGCCCAAAGCAGAAAGCGATAAGAGATTCTTATATCCAGTCTCATTTTGTGCTAATAATGTCAAATGATTAAGTTTTTGACGCCTTCCTTCTTCTGTTTTAGATTTATCAAAACGATCTGGACATGTGTAAACCTCAATGCCTACAATTGGTTTAATAGAATCATTTGTGCCTGGAAGTTTGCAGTTTTCAGCAAATTCTACTGCCCCACCCATTTTTCCGTGGTCAGTAATTGCTGCAGCTCTAAATCCCATTTCTCTTGCTTTTAAAGCATAGTTTTTTGGAGATGGTAAAGCATCTTGTATTGAGAAATGAGTGTGCGCGTGAAGATGCACAAAGTCTTTATTATTACACATATAGTCCCCTTTATAAGCGCCATCTTAAGACAGTAATACACTTATTGTTGATAGGTCTTAAATGATATTAAATCATTTGAATTATTATATCTTGCTGGCTCTAATATTGCAAAGAGCCTCTTATCATTCTTCTTCAATTCAGTTGGTCTTGACTTTAATGACAACCTGTAAAAGTCTAAATCATAAGAGTTAGCTTGTTGTTTAATTAGTTGAAAAACACCATTGTTATTTACAATCTTACATGCCCAAGGCTCTTTGTCACTTTGAAGCAATTTGGCTAATGAAGTTCTGTTTATATCAGTAGCTAAAATAAGAAAATTACTCTTTATTTTTAAGCATTTTGAATCATACAATGCATTTCTTATTGTTGATTCAGACAATCCAATATTGTGGATCAGAGAATACATTGATAAAGGCTTGTTATCGGTGTATCTTCCAGCAACTATAGAAATTAATAAACCTCTGATAGTTTTTTTGTCAGAGGATTGAATATAAGATAAAGGCACTACAACTGGTTTGCTTCTTGTAATATCTGGTTTTAATCTTTGAATAATTTTACCGGGAGATAGTAAACAAACATTCTTATTTCCATATTTTCCAAAAGGCTTTCTCCAATATTTGCCTACCCCTTTTTCAATTTTTTCGTAAATATAATTTGATTGTATATTTAGAACAATCTTAGCGAAATTGAATATTTCTTTTAATGAAACAATTCCAGAACCATTTGTATCAACCTTTTTAGCAAGCAACCATAAAATATAAAGATCATCTTCTTTATTTTTCAATACACTTGCGGCAATTTCAGGATTTACAATTATGCTCTTAATCATTTTTCCAAATTTTAGAAATCTTTTCCATTTCTCTTTCTATGCCTGATCTTATAATATACTTGCAAATTTCTTCTTCGTCAAATTCAGGATTAGTAGTAGATATAATGGTTTTAACAAGATGAAATTTTTTAGCTCCAATTCCTGTTAGTATAACATTGATTGAAATTTCATCTGGTGAACTTTGTAATTCTGAATTTATTTTATTTAGAACTTCACTTGGATTAATATTCATTTATAGCTTTTCTTTCTTTAGTCATTTTTGAGAAATTTTTCCATAACTTGTCAATGTTCTTAAAATTTTGAACATCAATATCCTTTTCTAAACTTTTGTATATTTCTTCAATCCAAACACATTCAGTTTCATCATAAAAACATGATTTTTCATATTTTTTAGTTCTTTCAGCAAACGCAATTAAAAAAGCCCCTTCAGATAATCCTCCAGGGAATTGTGAAATGTTATCTTTGGAAAAATAATCATTTATAGTTGATGAAAGTTCTCTCAATAAATACTTTATGTCAAGATTGACAATTTCAATATCTACTCCAGCATAATCAGACAATCTTTGGATAGACTCAACAAAATTTAGTCCTTCTACTTGCTGAACTAACTTTATGATATCTCCTGTTTGACCACATCCAAAGCAATTGTATTTATTGTCGTCCATATTCACACCAAAAGATGGACTGGAATCATCATGGTTTGGCATAGGGCAATTTGTATTAGCCCAGCCATTTTTACCAATTATAAAGTCGCTATCATACTCACTTTCCATGAAGTTTAGGATACTTACAGTGGATAAAAGTTGATCAATAAAAGCTCTATTAATTTTTTGCATTAGACAACATCCAAGGAGCAAGATCTATCTCTTCATCTTCAAAATCATCTTTTGTAAGTATTATTTCATCATCATCTTCTTCTTGGTGCTTTGGTTTATGGCTTGACAAAGGTGTTTTAGTAGTTTTGTTCTCAGCAGTGACAGAAGATGTAGTCGTAGGTGTAGCTCCTGATGACAAAGCATGCATAGCCATAATCTGCTGTTGTTCTACTTCATCTAATTCTCTTACTTTATTAAACTCAGAATCCATAGCAACAGGAAAAGGATGAAACCAAGCATCACGCATCTTCACAGGATGAAAGACACAATATTTATGCTCTTTATTAGGTTCCATTGCAATTGCGTAAGTGCAAAGGTGCATCAGCACCTGACCACCAGATACTGCTGCTTGGTCATAAGACATAAACTTGTTTGATTCTTTTGCTTTTCTGGCATCTCTAATAGTTTCACGGTTAATCTGTTGAGCAGTGATAATTGGAATGCCATATCTTTTAGCCATTCGGAAAAGTTCTTGGACAGCTTTAGTTTGAACTTCATAATCTTTTGCACCATTTGGCGGATTTCTAACTGTCATGTTTCCAATATAGTCAACAACAAGTAAATCTGGCTTTCCTTTAGTAGCAATAAGATCTCTAATTCTTGAGTCAATGTATTCAGGTGTAGGATCTTCCATGTTGACATCATATTCAAAATATGCGCCATCCTGAGAACTCAAACCACTAATGACAGACTTAAGTTCATCAGGAGAAAGATTATTGTCTTTTAATTGACTGTAAGGAATTTCAAATTGCAAAGATACATGCCTAAGCAAACAAAGCCAGGAGTTCATTTCAAAAGACATGTACAACACTTTTTTGCCACAAGCTTTATTTGCATGAACAGCAGAATTCAAGAGCATTACAGACTTTCCACCAGATGAAGGAGCAAGGAAGACAATAATTTGACCTGGCAACCATCCAAAAGTTTTAGAATCAATATTGCTCAATCCACAGTTGATACCCTTAAACAATTCGGGGTGATTAATTCTTTTATTGTATTCATCTTGGAAAAAGTTAGAAGATTCAAATACGTCAAAGTTATGTCTATCTGCTCCAAACTCAGATTTTTCAGTCTGTATTTTGTCAAGATTTTCCTGAATAACTTTAACAGCATAATCTGTACCACCCTCACTGTAATTTTCATTTATATCAGAAAGCATGTCAGTGAGAATTTGATGGCATCTTTTGTTTTTGAGACTTGAAACTATTTCATGAAAGTCATTGTCATCTATTTCAGTATCTTCAATATCAGCCCAAATATTTAATAGTTTGGCTCTAACTTTATCTGATGCTTTTTTCTCATTTAGCTTAGATTCAAGAACAAATGATGTAAATAAGCTTCCACCACTTGACTTCCAATAACCTAAGACAAGTTGAAACAATCCTTTGGTGTAGGATTGTTCTTCGTTTTCATCTTTATGGTCAAAGTGTTCCTTGGTAATTCCACGAGACAAAAGTTTGTCCATGCTCTTTACACTTCTTGTAATGTGTGCAAGAGTTAGAATTTCAAGGTCATAATTATCAAGCTTCATGTTAAGTTCTTTATAGCATATGGGAGTTGTATCGTCAAGCAGGACCTCAGTAAAGACTTCCAACCTGAACAGTTGATTGTATTTTCGTATCCAGCAGAAGCCATTAAGAAAATAGGTTTGCCAGAATGTAATCTTGATTTGCAAAGTCTATCTAATTGCAAGATGAAATTAGATTGTGAGATGTCATAATTTTGAATGTCATCAATTGCAATGAAATCATAATCTTTAAATGTTTCAATGGTTTCATTGAGCTCTTCTTTTCTTGAGAAATTAGAGAGTATGTCAACAAGATTTGACCAATCATAATATTTTGCTGAAAGATTATTTTTTATAGCTTCTTGAACAACAACACTGGCAATAAATGTTTTGCCTGAATTGTTTCCACCCATAAACAACAATGAATGCAAATTGTCTTTTTGGTTTTTAGAATGTTTGATCGTAATTTTTGAACCCTGGCAAATCTTAAGGATACTTTTGCAATAAAATCTCAATAGTGCATAAATAAATTCGCTTCTCTCTGAATGAACACCTAAATCATTGTAATTTCCATCTGTTTTAGTGTTCCATTCTTCAATAGTTTTATGAAAATAGATTTCAGGAACATCGGCTTTTTGATATATAGAAGCCAGCATTTTGTTTTTGACACAATCACAAAAAATATGTTTGCCTTGGTAATTTACTGAGTATCCTAAATAGTTGCAGTTTACACAGCCATTGCCACTTCTTTTCCGCATCTCACGAGCAGAATTTCTTAAATCTTCTACTGTTACATTCAAACCAAGCATAGCAGCAAAATCATTTTTTTCTTCCATTACAAATCATCCTCATCATAAGAAGGCCGTGCATAAGTTTGAGATATTGATGCGCTTCGGGCTCTTTCAGAAGCCCATTGCCTTAGAGCGTTAATTTCTTCTTTCATGATTATAGCGATAGGAACAGAGTTTTTCAAGCTCAGTAGTATATCCTTAGTTGTGATATCTCTTTTATTATCACTAAATGCTTCATACATTGCGGCTTCTATTGAGGATTCTATTTCAGCTCCAGTAAAGTTTTGTGATTCTTTGACTAAAGAATGAATGTCAAATTTTTTATAGTCTCTATTTCTTTGCGTTAAGTGAATCATAAATATTTTCTCTCTTTCACTTTCATTAGGCAAATCAACAAAGAATATTTCATCAAACCTACCTTTTCTCAATAACTCAGGTGGAAGGTTTGAAACATCATTAGCGGTAGCCACTACAAATACAGGTGCTGTTTTTTCTTGCATCCAGGTTAGCCAAGATCCTAAAACTCTTGAAGTTGTCCCACCATCAGTATGACCAGAACTTCTACCACCAGACATTCCCTTGTCAATTTCATCACACCAAAGGATGCATGGGGCTACAGATTCAACAACTTTAAAAACCTGTCGCATATTTTGTTCAGAAGACCCAACAATTCCCGAAAACACTTTACCCATGTCTAATCTTATCAATGGGAAATTCCAAAAAGAAGAAATACCTTTTGCAAATAGGCTCTTACCAGCTCCTTGTATTCCTACAAGCATAAGGCCTTTAGGGTTTGAGGGCAGTCCGTAATCTATGGCATCTTGAGAAAATGCATCTTTTCTTTTGCCAAGCCATTGTTTAAGATTTTCAAGGCCACCAATAGATTCCATGTCAATGTCAGAAGAAATCCATTCCAATAAGCCTGATTTTCGAATGATTTCTTTCTTTTGCATAGAAATAACATCAGGCATGAGCTTAGGATACTTAATCATACAATAGGCACAAATTTGCTCACATTCAGATAAAGTCAATCCTCTAAATGAATTTACAATCAGTTCAAAGTCTTCATTGGTATACGCAACCTGAAATTTTTCAGCTAAATCTTTTCTTTTAGAAGCTCTTGTCAAAAGATCTTTTAGTTTATTTTCAATATCAGTCTTTTCAGGAAGAGGCCAATCTAAAAAATGAATATATTTATCTAAATCTGAAGGAATATCATAATTGGAAGATAGGAAAATAATAGTTTTATTTTGAGTTGTAAAATTTTGAGAAAGATTCTTGATGTGTCTGACAACTTTATTTTCTACTTGTCCTCTATAATTGTTTGATCCTAAAAATTTATTAAAATCTTTCATAACTAAAATGACAAATTTATTTTTAGGTACTATGAGTTGTTCAAACCAGCTCAATACTTCTTCTTGATCAAGTTGTTTTTCAGAATCTTTGGTAGGTAAAAACTCAGGAAAGGTGGAGTGTAATCCTGTAACTATATCCCACTTAATCAAATCCCAAGAAGTATCGGCCTTGGAGCATATTTCCTCCAAAGCCGATAAAACTTTATTTTCCTCATGGCAAACAATACTCAAAACTGTACGTTTTGATCTTATGAGCAGTTCAAGTTCTTCTATTACATTCTGGTATTTGATTCCATACATTAGTTTTCATTTAAGAATTTTTCAAGCTTGTATTGTGGTTTACTGGAAAAATCTTCCTCTCTATACCATAGTTCACTCTTGAAGGGCTCAACAACTTCTTTAAAAACATCTCTCCAGTCAATAAGTTCAAAACCTTCAATATACGGGCCTCTACTAATTGATCTTTGGATAACTTTGCTTATGAATAATTTTTGTTCACTGTCACCATTAGCAAAAGTGGTGAATAATTGTTGTAAACCAGCAATAACATTTTTAAGTGAAATATTTTTATGATTCACAAAATAAGTAGCAGCAAGAGGAATGCCATAAGTGATAAATACTTCTCTTGTTTTGCCATTTTTATCTAACTTGACAATGTCATTGAAGATATCAATTTGAATTGACTTTTCTCTTTTATCTAATATAGCTTGCTGGAAATAGCTATTCAAATGATTCTTAATAGTTCCAAGCAAAAATACACCATTCTTGTTTGCAACAACTTGAGAATTAACAAAACTCCAATCAATAAATTTCTTGGTGTTTTCATTTCTATCTAAATCATTTGCTTCCATAAATTCAAATATTTGATTTACAAAAGAGCAATCAGAAGAATATGTTTTTTTGTAAGTACCAGAAAAGTGTTTATGATATTCTTCGGCAAAATAATCCACAAAATTTCGACTATTCCAAGTATTTACATCTTCAGGCAATCCATTAGGAGCTTTAGGAACCAAAGTCTTTTTACGTTGCCTTTTATTGGCCGAAAATGGATTGGCAATTTCAGACTGCAAAGGGACATCTTTTTTGTACACTTCAAGTATCATTTCGTATGTTTCGTCTTTAGTTTTCATTTTTATTTACAAATGACAATTGTCTCTCAACAATTTCCTGATAGGTTGTTTCTGATGATTTAGCAACACCATCTTCTTTTTGAACAAGAAAAATTTTATCAGCTGCTTTACCAAAAATCTCTCCTCTATGGGTGACAAACACAATTTGAGAATCAGTTTCTTTAACATATTCAACCAAGAATTCAATGAGCTGTATCATTTTATCATCAGCAGAAACTGCAGACCAAGACTCATCTAAAATTAAAGGGCCAATATATCCATCTAAACGGATAAAAACCCACCTTAGAAATACACTAATGGTTTCTAAGATACCACCACCTCTTGAATCCATAGAGTATGTGGTAACTCTTTTTCCATTGACTGTATTTGTTATTGTGGGGTAAAGATTAAAGCCAATCTTTTCACCCTTTTCTTGTGCCTTTTCATTGTAAAGAAACCCAAATTCATAATCATCACCATACATTCTCTTTATTAGCGGAGTTAAATGGTAATTAATTATTTGTAAATGATATTCTCTGGTGTCTTGGGCCTTAGATTTGAAAAATAAACTTGCTTTACTTAAATGACCTTTTTCTGCTATATCAGATTCAAGCACACTCTTTTTATCAGATATAGTTCTAATTAAGGTATCTCTTGTATACACTCTTTGATTGATTTCTTTTTCTAAAGCTTTAAATTGTCTTTCTAAGTCATTCCGATTCATTTTTTGGATCCGTAAGAGATTTGTATTTAGATTCAGCCTCTTCAAGCTTTTCCAAGACTAAAGCTTCTTTGTCAGAAATTTCTTTACTCAGATTTTTAAGCGAAATATTGTATTTTTCTTTGCAATCTTTTTCTAAATTTGCATATTCGACTTTAAGGCTATTCTTTTCAGTTTCTCTGACTTCAAGAGTAGCTTGTGCTTTTGAAATAGCATTCTTCAAAACTTCAATTCTTTCTGAGTATTGGTCAACTAAATTTTCTTCCATTAATTTGATTCCTCTTTAGATACATTCTTCACTGATTGGAAAGTGTCAGAAATGATTGCGATTGTATCATCATTCAATCCATCTTCTTTAGCATCAGTAACTAAAATCTTCAACTTATCTTCATCATGCAAATGCAACCAATTGCTTGTTTTCAATGCAGATATAGATTTGATAAACTCTTTGACCTCTGTTTTGGACTGCTTTTTTGTTTCAATTTCATCCAATTTAAAAACTAAATGCGCTGGTTTTGCAGATGGTAAATCTAAATATTTTTCACTGTAGATTTTGCCATCAAGGTCATATTCCAAAAGAAAAACTTTCAATGTGCGATTTAAATTGTCTTTAGTAGCTGATGTACGCCCTATCGCACCTGGATTTATAAACCTTTTGCCATCTTTTCTTTCACAAGACATAGGATGGTGGATGTGTCCAGAAATTATTAAACTATTGTTAGGGTGAACTGGAATATTATCAAAAGGTATAATGTATTCTTCAAATCGGTCTGGTTTATCTCCAATAGAAGCATGACAAGACCAAATAATTGCATGATGTGAAGCCAAATATCCCTCTTGAATGTTTTTATCAAGATCAGGATTAAAGTGAGCGAAAGCAATTCCAAGCTCAGGAACATAATCTTCTTTAAGTAAAACACCAGCAGCAATTAAAGTACCTAAACTTGATTTGTCTAAAGGATATGAAGATTGTATGTCATGATTTCCAACAGTAATATAAACAGGAAAAGGCCAAGGTTTTCCATCATCCTGGCTTCTTAATGCTGCTAAGGTGACATTTCTTGCTTCTGGTGTAACTTCTCTTACATCGAAAAGATCACCTAACAACACCATAGCATCAACCTTCTCGCTTCTGCTTATATTCAAGCAATCTTTGAGTTTGTTAACAGTGTCTTCAAGATAGCTCCCAATTCTATTTGATGGTGTTTTTCCACTTATATGATTATCACCAACAAATAATACTTTCTTCTTATCTGACATATTCACCACCAATTTTCATACACGCTGAACAAATAGCACCCTTTTCAATAGCTTCACTTATTGTAGATTCTAAATCATCAGTATTCTCTTTAATAGATTTATTAAGCTTCGAAATAATCTCATTCTTTTTAGAAATTTTATCATTTATATCTATACCTTTTTCTAACATTGCACTCATATCCAATAGTGTGTTAAGCAATAAGTCACAATTAGTAATTGAAGTGGAAAATTCGCCTTCTGTTATCGCTCTGTCAATTTTAATTTTATTTTCGTATTTAGTAATTTTAGCAGATAACTTTTCAGCATTTTCAAACAAATTGTGCATTGACTGAAGATCATTGAAATCTTTTGTCAATGAATTAACATTAGGTAAAACATCAAGTAGCTTTTTACACTTAGATATTTCGCTTTGAGCTTCTTTACCAGCTTTTACAATTCTATTGTAGTCTCTCAAATAAGTTTGTAAATTTGTTATGTCTTTTTCAATATCAGAAATTTCAGAAAGCAAAACTTCAAATTCTTCAAGCAAAGCTACTTCTTGATCAAGAGAGGAAAAGTTATTTTCAAGTTCATTTTCTAAATCTTTTATTTCATTTTCAAGAGCTTTATTTGATTTTTCATAACCTTTGATTTTAGAATTACAAGCGGATGAACAATCTTCAAGGTCTTCGACGCCAGTGAGTTGAGAAAATGTAGTAGGAAGTTGTGTTGGTTTTTGATCAACTAAAAACAATTTGGTTTGTTGATCAGCATATGCAATAGGTTCTGAATCAGGGAGACGTGGAGGATCTCCTAAAAATTTCCAAACCTCTTCCGGATAATCTGAGCCAAAAGATTTATATACTGTAAATTCTTTTTGACCAGCATATTTGAACTCTACGCGGTTGATATCTTTGCCTTTGGTTCTGACAATTACAGCCCCATCAAAAAACACAACTTTTACTTGTGCAAACTTTTCGTCCCAGTTGACAAGATCACCATTGTATTTGTTGTAAAGAGCAAATGTCAATGCTCTGATTGAGGCTGATTTGCCAGTTTCTGAAGAACCAACAATAAGATTCATGTGCTCATGAAATTCATATTCTGATTCTTCATGGTTGTTTACATTTTTAATATATAGAGTTTTAACTTTTCTATTTGGTCTTGATTCACTCATCTCAACATTATTGTATCTAAAAAATCTACAAAATGCAATCTGACAAATTCTTCTTTTGATTCTTGAAGAGTTTTTTCTATATCTGACAATATTGGAATTTCAACTTTGTACAATTTTGCTTGTTCTAATAAAACCACAGACTTTTCCATAGAACAACATTTGTCTGTTTTTCCATCATGAAGTTTGTTGCATGATAGACACTTAAATTTATTTGATGAAAAATAAGGTATGAGAAACTTACTTGAATAATCTAAATTATTGTTGGATATTGATAAAAGATAAGAATCTGTGAAGTTTTTAGAATATGTGCAAGTTTTTTTGATTGTAGTATCTTTATTGACAACTTCAATCAATCTTGGAATTTCTATCTTGCAATCATCTGTAAAATAAAATTTGTTAGGTGCAACTATATTCTTTTGAATAATAGTACTAACAAGCTGATTTTTCCATGAATCAATCTTAAATAAATTGGGTAAAGAAAGGGACATAATTGAATATAAATATTGACAGAGATATGTTATTAGTCGAATTATACGCTATTAGAGCTAAAATTGCTGAAGCTGCAACAGAATATGATGAAGCTGCTGAAGCCAAACAAAAAATAGATAACCTAATACAATTAATTAGTGTTGCTCCAGAATCAGGAAACAATTCTAATTTTCCAAGACCAAGATTGAGAAAATAATGACACAAAACAGATTAGATGAATTAATGGAAAAAGTTGCCAGAAAAGAAATTGACCTAAATGACCTGGCTGAGATTTGTGGTGCTGTGCTGCAATCTACCAGTAGACATTCAAAAGATATTAAAAATAGATTGTCAACATTAGAAAAAAGATTTGATGAAATTGAAAAAAATATGGACTCGATAAAAGATTTATCAAGTCCAGCATTTGGAATTATCTCTGATATGGAAGATCCCGATCAAGAATGATCGGGATTTGTATCAGCTAAATTAAATTCAACTCTAAAAGGTTGATCTGTTTTGTAACTGGCAAAAACTCCAGTACTAACTTGATAAACCTCTGTGCTTCCTGTAAATGGACAAGTAATAACATAATCACTCAGACTATTGAGGTCAATTTTACCTAATGGCAATCTATCTCTCTCATTCTTGACTGCTTCATTTCCAGAAGTAGTGTCATGGTCAGCAAAAATGATTCCAAGACTTCTTTCACCTTCTTCAGTTAAGTCTTCATCATCAAAATCATCAAGAAGGTCAATGTTGTCGAATGGAACTTCAATCTCCACCATTTTGCCATCACGTTCAATAGTTACTGTTTCATATTGAAAATTGTGTGCGCTACCACTATTCTCTTCAATTTCACGTAATGCAGCTTCTGTTTGTTCTTGAGCTGTCTTGGCATCTACAATAGTGCCACTTACTTTTCGTTCTGTCATAATTTATGAACCTAAAGCTGAGCTAAGTTGCATTAGTGCAAATGCTTGACCAATGACACTTAGGATGATACCAGCTAAATTTGAACTTGATTTCTTACGATCTGCTTCTTCTGAAGATAAGCTCATATCTTTTGCAAGATTAGGAATCACAACCAGCCAAATAATTCCAAGTAAAGATGAAGCAAAAAACCAATTCCAGAATCCATAGCCTTTAGATTCTGCAAAGCGTCCCATCAAAAATCCCAATCCTACTGTGAAAGCAATAAAAACCAACAAAGGTAACATTTTTTTCTCCTAAGCAATGTCAGGATTTAATTCATATGATTGTAAAGAAAAATCAAGATTAATGGGATAATTCAATCCACCACAGGGGATAAAAGTAAATGTTTCTTTTTTACCTTTTTCAACACTAATCATGAAAACATCATATTTCTTAAATGCTGGCATTAGTTTTGTTATAAATATTTTACCTCTATTGGAAAAAACAAGCAACCCAGCCCCGCCACGAGGAGAAAATGACATCTTTAAAATACCAGTTTCTTTTGGATTCACAACAATATTTACATTAGAACCGTACTGACCTTTAACAGTATTGTCTATTCCGCCACCTAATCTAAATTGAACAACAGAGTCATATCCAATATTAATCGGAATATCAAAGTTATACTTTTCTTGGTAAATATCAAAACTATCTAAATTTAAGTTATCATTTCCAAACTTATAAGTAATACAATCGCCCTTTTGAAAATCTCCCTCTAAAATACCAGAAATAGTTTCATCAGGATTTACATTAGAAGAAATATTAATTTTGCAATTTTGTGTATCTGCGTTTAGAAAGTTCTTGACAGATTTTGCGCCAGCAAATTCAGGTCTTTCATCAGTATTTATAGATTTTTTGAAATTATTGACAACCTCTTTGTTTTTGATTGTAAATTTTTGAGATTTATCAGTGCCATTTACATAATGAAAGAAATATCTTACATGGGAATTTTTATCAAATGTTTTTTTATGTAAAATTCCAGTAGATGTAAGTGTTTCTGGATTATTTAAATAAACATAATACGAAGGTTTGCTTGTTGTCAAAACAAACATAGCTAATATTGCAGACTTCATTGTGAGCAATAATTTTAAAGATAACGTCATTGTTATTTCCTCCAAAAAAACAAACGTCTGTACCTCTTTATTCTTCTTTGAAGGATGCAACACTTCTATAAAAGAAAAATTGAATAACCTCAAAAGTCTTTCGAGAATCAAAAATGTTTAACTATAAGAAAATCAAATTAGCTGTTGATATCAATCCTAAAACCAAGCCCAATGAAATTCCTGGCAATACTTTAGAAGAAAAAGTAGCATATATTTCAAAACAGCTTGATGAAAAAATTGGTGAACAATTTGCAAAGGGCCAAATATCAGAACAAACAGTTTACAAATTGCTTGCTGATAAACAAATAGAAGTTGATAAAGATTTTGCTTTTCTTGAAAGTTATAGAGGCGCAATTGTTAACCTCAGAAAATTAGCTGGTGATCTGATCAGAGCTGAAGGATCAACTCTTCCTACTGATGCTGTTGTAAATAGCATAATAGATAAGTTACTACAAAGAGCTGGTACTGTATTCATTCCTCAACTCATCAAATTACACAGAGTTGAAGCAAGGTCTCCAGAACTTGTCGCTCCTTTATTAGAATATAAAAACCCAGAAGAAATTACGGCTATTAGAAATTTCATTTCTATTGAAGTTTTAAAAAGAAAATTAGAAGTTAAAAATTGGTGGAATGAAATTTTCACTGCAGCAAAATTATTTAATCCTGATTTCACTATGGAACAAATGATTTTCATATTACAAAACTCAGAACAAGAAATAGCACAAAATGATAAAATTGTATTGAATCCAGTACAATCACAAGAAATTAAACAAGCAATTTCAGCACTTGAAACAAAAGTGATGATGCTCAATTCTAAAAATAGAATTTGGAATAGAATTCTTGAAATCCATCCTGATATTGAAAACAGAGAAGAATGGGCAGCTTTGATTCCTGAAAATTTAAGAATACAATGGAATCTTGCTTTGATATTAAGATCATTTCCTGAATATGACATTATTGATGTTCCGCAGGATTTAAGAAGAAGAAAAGTTTCAGATCCTGGATTGCCAACTGAAAAACCATCTACACTTGAAAGAGCTACCAAGGATGATATCTTCTATTATTTCTATCCTGACACTGATGAAAATGGCAGAAAACTTGAAACTGATCAAGATAAAAGAATTTATGCATTATCAAAATTAAAAGAATGTATTGAAAATGGTTATGATAATGAAAGAATTTTTGATGTCTTAGGGATTAAGATAAAAAAAGGTCCAAGAAGACAGAAAAGAACCAGAGAGCAGATTGAATTAGATAAGCAACAAGAAGTAGAAACTATTGAAGAAACTCCTGTACTTACAAGAGATGCAAATGATAGTTATGGTACTAAAATAAGATATTATTACAAGCAATTAGTGGTAGTTGGATCTACTGCTGATGTTTTTGACCCATCCACTAAATTGGCTGCATTTAGAAAAGATTTAAGAGACGCAGGGTGTCCAGCAGTGGCAGAAATTCTTGGTAAGGCATATGAAAAACCTGAGGACACAAGATACAAAGAATTTGATTTGAAATTTCTTTCTAATGAAGAAATGAATATGTGTAAAGTATTAAGAGAACTTTACAATTTAGATCCTATACCTTTTCCAGTTAAAATACCTTGTCCTGTAGATAATCCAACTTCAACAGATAGATTTGAAATTGACTTTTTGCTTCCTTGTGATGTTTTAGTTGGTTTTGAAGAAGAAGAAACATTATCAGAGCCAGATGAAAATGGAGAAGTTCAAAGCACAATAATTAGAAAACCTATTATTGAACGTAGAGTGATGTTTATTGGTGAATATTTTGGTATTCGCTTAACCATGGAAAAGAAAATCCAAGATAAAGGCAGACCATGGGTGAGACCTTCTGGAACTCTTCCAATTTATGAATATCCAAAAGCAAAAGGTGGTCCAGCAAGATATATTTGTGCACCTATAGGACCTTGTAGAGAATATGAATTTTATAAACTCAAGACTGAATGGAAGATGTTCACTACTGACATCATTGCTGACATGCTTGGAACCAGATCTTTGTCTTTGGACGACACTGATTTAGACTATCCTTCTAATCTAATGAGAAAACTTGACGCTGCAAACATCATCTACAAATCCACAGAATGCAGAGAGAATGTTGGCTGCAAGGCTATGAAGATGATCGAAGCAAACTGCACACCAACCACAGAGTTGAAAAGAATAACTGATATCGATGCAATCAAAGAATATTTTGATGATCATGTAAATAGATGTATCAAATTAGTTGATTGTGCTATTGTTAATATCAAATTGTCAGAGGGTTTAGTTCAAGCTAAAACAGATTTTGTCTCAAAAGATAATGGCGCTGAACCAGGTTTCTACAATAATGGATTCAATAGGCAAGCTATGTGGAATCATCAAACCAGGTTTAATCAGCTTAGAGAAAGAGAAACATTTTTATCTCAACAATTGGCTGTTAAGGGTGATGAAGTTACAAGAAAAAAACTTGAAGATATAAGAAATGAAATCAAAAATTTATATTCATCACCTCTTTATGAGTTTAAACAACATGTAGACCAAACATTATCTTCGGGAAAAATTGGAAGAAAAATTAATGATTTGGAAGAGCTCAAAAAATTAATTGAAAATGGAAAAATCAGACCATCTTTTGCTGAACTTAGAGGATTGATTGTAAATATAAGTCCTGAAATGTTGTCTCAGATTCAAGAACGTGGCTCTGGAGTAGAATAATGGCCATTATAGACTCAAGATATATCGGGTCTTGGTATTTTCTAAAAACAGCACTTACTAATGTTTCTGGTACATCTTATATACTTGCAAATAGTGTAACCAACAATTCTGACTTATCTATATCTCCTAAAGACTTAATTCAAGGTGAGGCTGGAACATTAGTTATAGATCAGCTTGGCAGAAAAGATAAAATTACAGTTAATGGTGATGCTTTAATAATTAAGGATCTTGAAACTACAACAGTTACATATAAAGATGTATTTGATTTATTAATTGATGATTATTATTTGCTGTTAAATTTCTTTTTCTATCCAGTAGAAGATATTTACAATGTTGACAATTTAGAATGGCTTCAATATATTCTTGCGCAACTTGGATTGACAATAGCTAATAAAAATTTACTTACTTCTGCTCAAATAACAATTGGAAGTAATGTTTCATGTACTTTAGGTTATAATTGTAGTTACGACACCAAATTCACTATAGATTTGCCAGTTACAAATAATAGTGGTGAAGATTTCATTGCAAGAACTGCTAAAAATTACGATGTCAGATTTTATATTGACGGCAATGAATATTATATTAAAAACGGAACAATAAATATCAATGTTGGTTATTCAGAAGTATACATAGCAAATACTGGATATCAATACCCATTTTTCTCTCCACAAACACACAACTTGACAGGAAGCTTTGAAATATTTGCAAGACATGATTCTTATGATTCTATTCCTGTTGAGGGCAACTGTTCATTATTGGTGGGTGATAGATATTTAGAATTAGGGCAAGCATCTATAAAATCTAATTACACAAGAAAAATTGATGCAAATATGTCAACTAATACAATAAATATTTCATTCACTGCTTTTGCAAGATTAGGAGCTGGAATAACCCCTGCAAGATGGGCATATTACATAAATAATTTAAGTCCATCGTCAATAGCAAGTTTGAATACAATCTTGACTAATTATTTACACAATTCAAATACGCCTGAATTGCAACCACTTTTAGACTATGCAAGAGGAAAGTTATCATAATGCCAATAATGCCAGCAGATTATTTTAGTACTTGGTATGTGATCACAATTGGAGGATTGCCAACTATTCTGCAGTCTTACAATGAAACATTAAATCAAGCAGTATCTGATAAGAGACATATTCAGGGAGATATTGGTAATCATGTTGTTGATATTGCTCCAACATACTATCAATACAATTTAAACTGTCCAATATTACTGATAGAACCTAAAAATTTATTATATGATACTTTTGATTTAGTATTAAACTTTCTTAGTTTGATTCAAGAGCCAATTTATGGGACTGCTGATATTGATCAATTTAATTATGTTATGCAAGGGGCTCAGTTAAATTTTTCTGCGGAATCATCAAGTTGCACAACATCTTTAGAAAGTTGGAAAGGTTTTGATGATGCCTCCAACTTCAAGACATATGCTCCAAACTATGATTTTATTGCCAGATTAGTTAAATTTTATGATGTGCAGTTTGGAATGTTTGGTGAAAATTATCTTATAAAACAGGGTAACTTTAATATTTCTGTTCTAAATGATAAAAATTATTATGTCCCAGGATCTAACAATTTTTACGGAAATCAAAATCCATTATATTCTATTCATGGATATACAGTAACTGGTGATGTAACCTTAGTATTGACTCCAGACCAATATGAAGTGTTAAAGCTTTATAATGCACAAACTCCAGGTGTCTTTACAGCTGCTAAAAATAGTTTGTTTGTAAAAATACTCAGCAGAAACTCAACTGGAATTTTTGATAAGACAATCAACTTGGGTGATTTTATGTTCTTACCCACTGTTGATTTATCTATTAGTGCAAATCAAACAATTACTGCAAGAGTTAACTTCGCTACCATGTTTAGAAGAACATCAGCTATCACTTATTGATATGTATAAATATTGTAATGGAACATTTACAATATCGAATTGATTTATCAAGTCAAGAAGATAAACAAAAGGCTTTAGAAAACTTAGAAAATCATGAATTGATTTTGAGATTTACAATACCTGGCCGACCTTCAACTAAAAAAACATCACAAAGAGTAGTAAGACGTGGTGGATTTACTAAAATTTTACCTTCATTGCTTTATGAAAAATATGAAAAGCACTGCAAAGAATACTGTGAATCAGTATGGAAAAATGAAGGATTAGAACCCTTAGATTTCGGTGTTTCTATCAAGTTGAAAGTTTATTTAGACTCTTGGATTGTTGGTGATGAATGTGGATACCAACAAGCTAATGGAGACATCATTCAAGCTCATGGAATCATCAAGGATGACATGTGGATCCATTGGGTTGATAATGACGAACATATGATCCATTATGATAAAGAAAATCCAAGAATAGAAGTTGAAGTAAAAAGATATAAGCATCCAAAAGAAGCTTATAGAAATGAAAAAAATGAAAAGGAAGCAATAAAGGAAGCTAAGAAAAAAGCTAAAACAATTAAGGGATAGTTTATGAGCAGAATTATTATTGTTGATTTCAGAGATGATGAAGACTTTGCAAATCACCCATATATTTCATATTTGAAACAAACTTTAAATATGATTTCTTATTTAGATCAAGTTCCAGAAATGTGGAAACTTAATGATTTTTTTGTAGAATGTGTTTCTGATTATTTGGAAATCAAAAGAGAAAGAGTCATGTTTACAAGATTATGGGATATCTCAATTGATTTATCAAAAAATGTCGGTTTGATCACGAATGAAGAGTTTTATCCAATAATAAGATGTTAAATAAAAAAAGGTGGATTTCTCCACCTTTTTGTTTTCAATGGCAGCTTAGCTTGCAGGTACGATGAAATGTGGCTCAGTGTCAGAAATTGAAAACTCACCACTGACGTTGAATGGCTCAACAATCTCCTTCATTCGCTCTTGAAGAGCTTCAGAATTCTCAGTGATTGCATCGTTGATCAATCCAAGTCTCTCATTTGCGCCTTGAAGCTGTGCAGCGTACTGCTGAGCAACATTTACAAATTCAAGAACATCAGCCTTCTGAGCCTTGAGCTCAAGCACTGTTTGTCGCATTGAAACTAACTCAAGATATTCATCATGAGTAACAGCAGGGCGATCAGACTCACCATCTGCCAAAACTCCATCTGTAACTTCTACTGTCTCATCCATTTTGGTTAACCTCTAAGATCATTTGATCAAACTTATTATACAAACAAAAAACATTTTGTAAACCTATGGCGTATTTCAATTGTGTGGTATTATTGTTTATCCAATTGTAAGGATTCAAAATGAAAGAAATAACAATAGCTCCTTCTGATTTCGCATTCTTGTTTGATGAATCTCCTTGGGCTTTTCATCAAAAGTATGTATCAGGCATCAAACGTCCACCACTGATTCTTCCTAAAATTTTTAATATCATTGACAGCGCTATTAAAAATAAATATGCAAATGAAGATTTTACAAAGATATCTTCAAGTCTTCCAGCTGCCACCTTGAGAACTTCTGATAAATGGATTAAATCAAAGCCAATTATTAACCCAAAGTATGACATTTCAGTTCAAATAATTGGTAAAATTGACGGTTACTTAGAATATCTTGATGGTAGTTTTGCTATTGTAGACTTCAAAACAAGTGAAATCAATGAAAAATATGCTGGTAAATACAACAGACAATTGCATTCATATTGCTACGGTGTGACTCATCCAGATAATTCAAATTGTTTGTCATTAAATAATTTGACAGATCCAGGCCTTCTTGTCTTCCATCCAAATGAATTTAGTATTGATTACAATTCTAAAGCAAGATTACTTGGTGATTTGAAGTGGCAAAAATTCAATTTGGATCTTAATTGGTTTGAATCATTTATTAAAGATGAAGTTATTCCACTTTTAGCTGGCCCAGAACCAGAACCGCCAGCAGAAGACCCTTATTGGAAGTATCTTAAACAATTTGGTTTTGAGTACGAGCAGGAGTAAGCAGTAACTTTTTTGCAATATACTAATTATGAATACTGACGAGTATATTAAATTAGCTAAGCATCTTGACTCTATTGGAGCATATTCTGCAGCAGATGTCACTGAAAAAAATATGGTGAAAACTGCTGCAGATGAACCTCAAAGAGATGTTTCTTTGCAAGGGCAAGAACCTGGTGGTGGATTTGGAAATTCATTCCGAAGAACACTCGATAGATCAATGATATCTCTCACAAAATTCAAAGATCGTGAAGAATATATTGATGAAAGTTTCAAGGCTTTAAACTCATATCTCGCTTATGCTGCAGGTGTTGGTTTTACTGGGTTTGCTAATAAATTAAAAGAAGCTAAAAAAGAGCTTTTAGTTGTAGCAAAAAGAATGCTTGGCAGAGGGAGCACTGCATATACTCCGCCTACAGGTACAACACCAGCAATAATGACAGCTCTTGCACGGGCTTCTAATGTTGATGCCCAAGGAAACTTCTTGGACTGGTCTCAATCTCAAGCTCAAATATATGTAGGCAATACAAAATATTATAATTATATTTATTATTTGAGAGAAGCTGAAGTTGAAATCACAAAAAAAGCTAATCCTAATTTTACACCTGGTGGTATAGCTAATACACCTGTTGCTATTACAGCAAGAAGACCCAGAGGTGGAGCACCTGCGCTTCCTTCTCCAGCTTCTCCTGCTGCTGCTGCTGCTGCTGCAATTGGTTCAGCAGGTACATATCCAGGAGGTTCTGCAAGCTCTACTCCAGCACGTACTCCTCCAACAAGATCTGTCATGCCTGGTACTCCTATCAATGAAGCCTTAGCAAAAATTGTTTTTACTAAACTCAAGAGCATGGATTCAACTGTTACAGATTCTGATGTTCATAAAAGTTTACGCCCTGAACAAAATCTTGCTGGATATAAATTTATAGGTGATGATCCTTCAAGAATAGCAGAATTTAAAGCTGCAATTGATGCGACAAGATATTCTGCAGCAAAGAAACAAAAGCTTAAAAAACTTTTGGATAAAAAAATAGAAGATGCAAGAAATATGGCTATCCAGACTGCAACTAACCCACCTGCAGCTGAAACAACTTCTGGGCCTACTTCTCAGCCATCAACTGCAACTACTACTGACGCTCCATTAAGTGAGTTTCCGAGTGAAAGAACTGGCAATGTAGCAGAATTAGATTTATTAATTTCAGACTTAGAAAGAAAAGCAACTTTGCCAGATAAAAATTTATTCAAGAACTCCTTCAATACTGATTTCAGATTAATATCTGAAACATTCAATAGATTGAGACCAAACATGAAACAATCTACTGCAGCTATATATGATAATAAACTTACAAGATTAGAGCTTGCATTCGTAAGAGCTATCAACGAATAAGTTTTTTCCACTCATCATAAAAAGATCTTCTTATTGAAGATCTTTTTTTATTTTGGTATAACTTATTTAGAGGTATCAATTTTGTCCATTTTAGATGTAATAATGCTTACAAATACAGCAGATGATTCTATTTACCAAATGACTTTGAATACAATAAGTAGCTTAAGAAAATCAGATGGTTTGGAAAATGTAAATATTATCTTATTAGAATCAAACGCAAACAGTAATTATGTGTATGATGTTGACCATTTCATAAAGCCTGATTTTCCTTTTAACTATAATGCATATCTAAATATAGGAATTGAATTTGCAAAATCTAAATACACATGTATTTCTAATAACGACATTGTATTTTCCAAAAATTGGTGGACAAAACTGCATCAAGCAATTGAAAAGCACAATTTAGACGTAGCTTCACCTAAATCTACAGCACCTTTGCAGCCTCACAATAATCAAAAAGAATATTTTAAACATATGTATACACCAGACGCAATTACAAAATTGGAATTGAAAAGATATTCATTTGCTGGTTGGTGTTTTACAATTACGGAAGAAGTGAGAAATTGGTTGTTTCCTTTAGATGAACAATTTTCACATTATCATCAAGATATTGATTTGATTATGGTCTTAAAACAAAAAAATGTCAAACATGGATTTGTTGCCGGGTCTAAGGTTGAACATTTAGGGAACAAATCTTCTGCTTTCATAGAAGGTGGAAAAATGGAAAACCTTATTTCGACAAAAAGAGCATTAGATAAAAAATGGGCAGGACATGACATGTCCTTTATGGAGATAGAATAATGAAACAAGTTGATATTATTATGCTTACAAATACAGCAAATAATGATATTTACCGTATGACTTTGGATGCAGTGAATAGTTTAAGAAAATCATCTAAAGAAGATCTTTACAATATCATTTTAGTTGAGTCAAATAAAGACACTTCTTATGAATTCCCTGTTGATCTTTACTTGAAGCCAGAACAATCTTTCAATTACAATGTGTACTTAAATGAAGCAGTAAAACATTGTGTGTGTGATTATTCTGCTGTTTCAAATAATGATGTTCATTTTCATGAGGGGTGGTGGGAAAAGCTTAGAGATGCTATGGTAAAGCACAATTTAGACACTGCTTCACCAAGATCTCCAAGAGAACAAGTTGGTATTATTCCGCAAGTTGAAATGAAGCACAGATTTACACCTAACAATAAAGTTGTTGAGGGATATATGATTGCTTATCATTTCTGCGGTTGGTTTTGGGCTATGAAGAAGTCAGTAAGAGAATGGTTATTTCCATTAGATGAGCAATTTTCATTTTTCTATCAAGACAATGATATTACAATGAGGTTAGAAGAAAAAGGATCTAAACATGCATTGGTAGCAGCATCTCATGTAGATCACTTTGGACAATCAAGTCATAAGATTCTTGCAGAGTCAAAGCAATATTACAAACATACTTTTGGGCTTGAAAAGAATTTTATGGAAAAATGGCAACACAAGTTTAAATAAAAAATCCCCCTTATGGGGGATTTTTTATTTGTAGTTCCTAATATCTTTTAAGAAGAATGAAGCATTTGCTTTAGTAGTATTGAACTTCAAGAAGTGTTCATTCAAGTCATTCGAATACTCATCGTACATCTTGTCAAGCCACTTTGTATCAAACTCATAAAAGAATAACATCTTTGTAAGTAGTGCTTTTGGAAATCTGTACATACAGTATCTTGGGGCATTAGGAAGATTAATGAATAGTGGAACGCAGCCATTACCCATAATCTCATAATGCCTTAGTGCATCCCAACCAGCTTTTTGCATAGTGATTGCAAACTTCGAAAATTGATAGTCTTGATAATATTCATATTCTTTTTCAAAAATATATGTTTTTCTGTCTCTTGGATCACTGTGAGCAAGCTTTCGCTCTTTCTTCGCAGCAGGGTTGACCTTCATTGTAGGAAAGGCAAATTGGATTGGACTTACCTTCCAGAAATGCTCTTGAAATTCTTGGTTATGTTCAAATAACAGTTCACGCTTGAAATATAGTCCTTTGAGTTTGATAGCTTCATTGAACTTTGGAGAATCTTCACCATCTACCATGATGATTTTGTTGAAATCATAATGTTCTTGAACAAGCTCCAAGTAGTCTTGACAACGCCAAATACTACCATAAACAACTAAATCAAAAAACTTATTTACAATTTTCTTTCTAATATCTTCTCTATCAGCATTATCAGAATCTAATAAACGGGTAAAAGTAAACCCACGTCCATACTCTGTATTGACATCATCATCAGAATAATCTGTGTAAAGATTATATTTCTTGTTACAATCTACTACATCATCGCCATACAATTCTTTAAGACCGCACAAAAGGCTGTCATTTTGATAATCAATAAGCCAAGGAAATTGCTGAGTTCTCTGATTTGGAGAGATATAAAGAATTTTCATATCTCTATTATACATAGAATTAATTGTTGTGTAGCTTGTAGTGAATATCTACTTCATAAAGTTGACATTCTTCTGCTAACTTTTCGATTGATTTCAATATTCTAAGCATATCTTTATTGACTCTATTGTTTGGCAAAGATGAGTTTGCTTCTTCAATTCTTTTTAGTAAAGCTTGAGGAAATATGTTTCCTTCTTTTTCTAAATTTAAAATATATAAAGTAGGAAGAATATATTCAGATGCTATTTGAACCATATAATTTGAAACATCAATATCACAAGCAAAAATTTGAAATGAAAAAGCTACACAGGATGTATCAAATATAATGAACTCTTTGCAATATTCATGGTCATAATTCAATTCATATTTGAAGCCATTATCTGTAAGAAGACTTTCCCATTCTTCTTCTGTGCGCCTATTATTAACTTCAATATTATCATTTAGTAAAGTTACACCAACAGATTGATACTCAGAAGGCGGAAACATTTGAGCTTTCCATAAAATAGGATTTGCTTGTTTTTCATACTTTTTAGGTTCAAATGTCAGAACTTTATAACTCATATATATATTTTACAAAGCTTCTACTAATTTTTTAAACTCTGCAAAATTTTCATTTAAGATTTTATAAGCTTGTCTTCTTATGTGTTTCTTTCTAATTGATTTCAAGAAATTTTTTCCATCAATTAATATATTAGAATTATCAACATCATCAAAAATTTCTATCCTTATGTAGTTGATAAAATCTTCTTTCATTTCAGCATTCACAAAACCAGGAATCATTTCTTGTAATTTTTTGAAAATTACTTCAGGGTTTCTTTCATTAGGATCAAGATTGAGTTTTTGTATTAGGTTTGGAGAATATATATGTGAGATATATGCAAGAAATGCAGATTCTAATAATCTCTGAGGCAATGATTCTCTATACAATGAGTTTAATTGTGCTGGTGCTTCTACAGGCAAGTTATAATATTCTCTGAGTAAAAATTCTTCCATTGAATCATCGTCAGTTAGATTATTACTTACGATAGCAAAAATATGATCCAATATCTCATCTTTTTTCTGCGACCATAGAGATTCAGTAAATGTCCTTTGGAATTCTCTTAAAGGTTTGTTGTCGTCTGGAATATTCATATCTTTCACAATAAGATTTAGAAAAATATCCCAAACTTGTTCTCTTGAAAGTAATTGTTTTTTATCATTATAAAACTGTGTCATATACTGTGTGATAATTGGAGCTAATGCTTTGAAATGTATAAGAAAATATTTATCATCTGGGTATTTTCCTGCTCTTTTATCCAGAGCATGTGCAAGTTCGTGCATAGCTACATCAACAATTTTAAATAAAACTTGTGCTGGAAATTGAGGTATTAGAAGTAAATATTTCATAGATGGTATCCAAGCACCAATACCTTCTCTATTACCTTCAGTCAATTCTTCCATAGATCCGAATCTTTTGATTAAGAAATTAAGAGGAGAATTTTGAAGTTCATTATTCAATTTATCAAAATCAATGCGCATCATACCATGAACAATTTTGGAAGATTTTTTTATTATATATTCTAAATAATCTTCAATTTTGAAATTTAATTCATATCCTAATTGTTCTTCAAAATATTTTTGGACATCAATATAGCCATATTTAGCTGTTTTGTACCACATTACAAATCTTCCTCATAAGTTTCAAAAAATTCTTTTCTTGCTATTCTATATACTTCTTGAAAATCTGGCGCTGGAGATACAATAAAATCACCAGTCTTTAAAATCATCAATCTGCCCCATTTAGCAATGAACTGTGTATCTTCACCAATATATTGTATAGCTCTAACTTTCCCTAAAGGTATACAGATAGCTCCATTATCGTGCCAGTAAAAAAACTTATACCTTGACTTAAACATATCAGGTGGCACAACATATTTTTCGAGATTTTCTGTTTGTAGATTTTGGACAATAAAATCTCCAGCGTTTGCATAATTAGTTGTTTCCAGTCCATCATTAGTCCAAGTTTCAATAAACTCTCCACCCTTAGCCAATTCTGCATAAACTAATGAAGATTTGTGAAATGTTTTTCCTGAATTTTCTATCAAAGGAAAAAACAACTCGTATGCATCTCTTTGTGTCATTTTGAAGGTTCCAAGCAATTATTTTTATAATATTTGAAATATTATGATTAGACTTTCTGCCCAAAATTGTATATCCTATGCGGAATTGTGTGATTCCTACGGATTTTATGAACAAGCTGATTTCTATGAGAAATTAGTCAACAAAAGATTTGCAGCAAATAATGGTTTGGGACTAAGTAATCAAAAATGGATTCAGAATGATGATATTGCAGAAACAGCAATTGGCAATGCTATCAAAATGCCTTTTAATTATCTGCAAAAAAGTAATCTATCATCAGGAGCAAAAGGTGCTATAGAAGCAGGAGCATTCGCAGGATTTGATGTATTGGATGCAGCTGGAAGTGCAGCAGATGCTCGTGAACATCTTTCAAAATTAAAGACTTTTGCTGATATTGCTAAAAAAAGTCCCAAAGCTGCAGAAGCTGAGGGATTCTTAGCAAAAATTGCTACAAAAATTCCAGGACTTGCAAGATTTGTAAAATTCTTACCTTTGCTGGGAATTGTAATTAATCTCTATCAGTCAAGAAAAGATATTGCAAAATATATAGACTTGATATCTGCTGGTAAGTTTAATCAAATTTGGAATGATGCAGAAGAAAGAGCTAAGTTTATAGAAGTTTGTTTACTTGCAATTGCAGCTGTTTTAGTTTCTATTCCTCTTCCTATCACTAAAGGCATTGGTGGTGCATTATATGCAACAGCAAGTTTGTCTTCTCTTGGGAGACAAGGCATTGATTCTTATCTGAGATATACTGGTGAAAAAGATGATTTCAAGACACAAATTGCTGAGAATGACTATTCATTATCAGCAAATATAGATCAGTTATTAGCATCTGCAGATCCCGATGTAAAAAAAGCCATAAATGATTTGCAGCCAATCATGCAACAAAATAAATTTATCTCAAATAGAGAAATATTGAATAATCCTAACCTTACTAAAAAATATGTCTGGTTGAGAAATCCTACAAGTTCTGAAAATCAATTTAAATATATGCAGTTTATGCAATTTGTTGGAGCACTTAAGAAAGAGTTACAAAAATCATTATTGAAGCCAAAGTCTAAGCCAACAAATTTATCTAAACAAACTTCAGATCAAATGTCAAGTAAAGCGCCAGTACAAACAATAAATAAACCTACAGATATCAAGATGTATTTGGGTTATGGATATTCACTTTACACAAGAACTAAAAACTATAATAAATCATTAAGTGAATTGAAACACAAATTGCAAGCAGACAATGTTCCAATTAATGATCAAACTACTATAATAAATAAATTCATTCAGATGTTTTAAGATATGAAAAACGAACAACTTATAAAATTAGCAAAACTTATTGATGACTTGGATGCACAAGAATATCACCTTGAAGCTTATTTATTAAATAAAGAATACATAAAGCTTGCTCAAACTCCTGCTCAAATTGAAACTGGAGAAAGAATAGTTGGCGATGAAGCTGCAGACAGAGCTTTGGAATTAGCTGGGGGCAAAAAATTAACAGAAGAATTGGTTAAGAAATTTCCCACCAAAGTGAAAGTTAATCCTGGGTCTGCTCTTAAGGGTTTCGGAGTAGGTTGGCTTGTTGATATGGGTGCAAATTATGCCTTAGATTTCTTTGAATCTTCACAGGGCCCATATAAAGTCTATCAATCAAATAAAACTGATTTAGATAAAATTCTTGTTGTAATTAATAAATTAATACCATCACCAACAGTTTCTCAACTTACAGATCAAATTAAAGAATTGGCAAAAGAAGGAATGAAAAAGTTTGATGAAGGCAAAGAAACAGTAAAAACTGCTTGTAATATTAATTTCAGAAAAGTTTACAATGCAAAAACTCAAAAACTGGCAATAAGAGGAAATATTGAAGAAGAAATGCCGGGTTACTTAAGAGAGTTTTTTACTGGTGCTTTAGCAGGGGGTGCAGCTGGTGGTGTTATAGGTGGACCAATTGGAGCATTAGTTGGAAGTCTAACTGGTGGGGCTGGAAATGTACTTACAAAAGGCGCTGAAGATCTTTGGTATAGAAATATTTCTAACACTGGAAAAGCTTATCTCCAATCAAAAGATTTATCTTATAAAATATCTAAAATGTCAGATGCATTAGAGCAAATAGATATTAATCTTGCAAATACACTTGTGGAAAAATCTTCTGAACTATTAAAAGAAATTGAAAAAATGAATCTTGACAATAAAGACAAGGGTATGCTTGAAAATTTAGTACAAGCTATTGAAGAAAAAATTGGAACAGCTGGTAAATTTGTCAAAGATAAAGTAAAAGATTTTACAGGTGGTGAAAAAAATGAAAATGAAAATATTTCTTCACCAAGCACACCATCAAGCAACTTATCTTCAGGACCAGTAAGAATCTTATAAAAAACCGGGGAAAAACCCCGGTTTTTTACATTTCGAAGTCAGTAATTATGAATTGCTTGCCAGTCCAATATTGATCTCTAAAACTTTGAATAGCATCATAATATTCAAATCTATCATCAAATCTTACAACAATTGGATCATGACCTAAATCATGTAAAATTTTGGCCAATAAAAGCCTACCAGTTCTTCCATTCCCATCTATAAAAGGATGTATGGTTTCAAAAATATGATGCGAAATCCAAGCTATTTTACGAGCTTCTGATTCATTGCCACATTTGTTAATAAAACTATTCATCATTTTATTGGTAATCTTAAACCATTGATTCATAAGATTAGGAATTAAAATAGGATTAGGACATAAATCATGGCCAATCCAAACATCCACTGTTCTATATTTACCTGATGAATTATGATCTTCAAAAAAAGGTATGCCACGAGTTAAAAATCTATGTATGTCAAGTGGAGTATTTTCATTTAACTCCCAGCCATTACTTAGGCAAAAATTAATAGCATTCATGTGATTTTCAAACATCGGACAACCAGGAGAGTTTCCTATATAGCCTGGTTGTGGATCTATCAAATTGCTTTCATAAACAAACAATTCTTTCCAGGATCTGCTTTCTGGTACAAACATTTTATATCACCTCAAATTAGATAATACACAATAACAAGAAAAAAAGCAAGTAAGGCAGAATAAAATTAGCATGTGGTACAAAATAGCTCAAAGTGGAACAATGAGTGACAGCAAATCAGTAGCTTGTGTTATTGTATTTAGAAAAGAAGATGACAAAGTTGAAGTTTTATTAGAGCAAAAAACTTCAACAAAATATGCAATACCTGGTGGAAAAATAGAATCAGGAGAGTCATCAGAATCAGCAGCTGTCAGAGAAATCAAAGAAGAAACTCATCTTAAGCTTAAAAAGAAAAAACTACACACAATTGAAAAATCGTTCAAATCAGAATCAGACGGAAGATTTTGCGATATTTATGCTTACAAATACAAAGATGACAAAGAGCCAGTAGCTGATAGTGATTGTGAAGCTTTAAAATGGTTTGATGTAAATGATCTTCCTGAAATTTTATGGGATGGCAAAAAACATATTTTAGAAGCTGTTTCTAAACTTTATGCATCTCAAACAAAAATGTTATTCTTGGATTGTGATGGAGTTTTAAATACAGATCCGCATTTACATATAATGAAACATCCAGAAGATTTTGATCAAGGCAAACTTTCAAAATATATTCAAAAAGATAAAATCAAACTATTAAATCAAATAGTTGAAGAAGTAAATCCTACTATAGTTATTTCATCTGCTTGGAGAAATGTTTTATCTATCAAAGAAATGCAAAAAATATTTGAAGATAAAGGATTCAAAGGTGAATTGGAATGCGCAACTGAAAAAGGTGGAGTTGAGCATGATGACAGATGGAAACAAATAAATAAAATAATTAAAGAATATTCACCTGAGCGTTATGTGATATTAGATGATGATCATTTAAGTACAGATGAAGATTTTGACAACCCTAACTTTGTAAAAACAAAAGACAAACAAGGCTTGACTCAAAATGATGTTGATAAAGCAATCAAAATTTTGAAAGGAGAATAATATGCCAAAGAAAGTTGACGAAATACATGATGCCTTAATTGCTGATCCTGAATTTTATCCTGACAAAAGCGATAAACAAAAAGAATCAATTGCTTGGGCAATAGCTTGGTCAAAATTCAAAAAGAAAAAGACTAAGAAAAGAAAAAAGAAGAGCTTGAATGAACTTAATAAAGTTATCACAGCTCTTGAAGAAAAAGGTTTTGAAAAAGAAGCTTCAACTTTACATGAAATATTTTTAAAGATTTCACAAGTTAAATAAAAAAACCCCTCTTTTGAGGGGTTTTTTGTTATACTCCAATTGCTGCGTCTGGCTCGGCTCCACCACCTGCAGGTGTATACAATCCATATTTTTTCAATACATATTGAATTAAGTTGTTTGCAAAGTGCCCACCCTTTTCTTGAAGTGCCATATTGTAAAGCTCTTTCTTAGTAGTTTTGCCTTGTGTGTAAACACCCTTGGATTTCTTAAAATTAAGATATGCTTCAAGATCTGCAATAGGAGTGTCAAACTGTCTTGCTTTCCTTCTGTCAGCTTCCAATTCATTATCAATCTTTAAGGCTTCAGGTTTGCCAGGTACTGGAACATAAACAACTTTATCTTCGCCCTTAGGTCTTATTATAGTTGTAACTCCGCCAGCGACTGCAGCTCCAATTAACCAAGCTGCACCAGGAGACATTCTTTTCTTGAATGCCTTGTAGTTATTGCAGAATTCACTCATTGGAAGAGAATTAGTTCTGATAACTTCCTTAACCATACCATCTGTAATAGAAGAGTTATCGTATAGAAAACCTCTAAGCTGCCTATCGGAGGCTATAAATGCAAGAATATCTCTTGGAGTTGAGTGTCCAGCAGCTCTTGCAAGACCAATTGCACGTTGAATTGTATCAAGATGGGCATCTCTTAATGTAACTAATGGATTATTCGGATCGTCTATTTTAGAAAGCATACTTTTTCTTGTTAGATATTCTTCAACTGTAGTTGGAGATAAATTAAAAGTATTATTTTTGCTCCCATACGCAGGTACAGGAGAAACCCAGCCATTTGCTGCTGTTGCTCCTTTGCCAGGGTTTGCAGCTCTCCAAGCAGCTAATGCATCATTATGTTGTGTTCTTTTTGCAATCTCATCATTAATTTGTGTCTGGACTTGTCTTCGGATGTCAGCATCCCAGGCTTCAAAAGCTTGTGGAAACTGATCTCTCAATTTCATTTCTTGAGAATAAACTGATTGAAAAGCATTTCTTAATCTTCCAAGCAAAGATTTATCCATATTAAGATTTTTCTTTTCAAATCCACCACTTATGTTTTGTCCAGCATCAATTGTTGCTTGTGCATCAGAAAATGACGGTTGTCTTCTCATAAATCTATCAACAAAGGAAGGTCCATTTGTTGTTTGGCGAATTTGTCTTTCAAGCTCACGTCTTTCACTTGGGAGTTTGGTATTTCTGAGTCTTCTTCTCAATCTTTCCATTACGCCAGCTTGCGCTTCTCTAATCATGCCATCAATTTTGTCAGCAGTTCTATAATCGCCAGCATTTTCAGCTTCATTGGCGAGCTCTAAATAAATATCAAGTTCATCTCTATCCATGATAAAAAATCCTTATCTGAAAAACAGTTACATTCTTTTTCTACAATTAAAAATATTGAACCTTCTTATGGTATAATAGCAACTATGCACGAGTACAAAAACATTGATTGCCTTCAATATCTCAAGACATTGCCTGATAACAGTGTAGATATGATTCTTACTGACCCTCCATATTTTCTTGGATATGATGGAGGTAAAGGTTGGGATTCTCAATGGGCTTCTGAAAAAGATTATCTTGATTGGTGCGAACTCTGGACAAAAGAATGTTTTAGAGTTTTGAAGCCTAACAGAATGATGTGTGTTTTTGGAACTCTGAAATATGACACATTTCTCAAATATAAACTTGATATCCTCAATAAAATTCCTAATTTCTTTAGTAATGAAGAAATTATTTGGTCTTACAATTGGGGAGGAAGATCAAAAAAGAATTTTGCCAGAAAGCATGAATATATTTGGTGCTATTCAAAAGATAAGCAATTCTTGTTTAATGCTGATGATGTCAATGTAGCTCGTAAACAAAAAATTAATATTCGTACAGGCAAAGAATATGAAAAAGGCACTATCCCAACTTGTGTATGGGAAAAGAATAATCATACAACTTCAAAAGAATACTGTAATTGGCATCCAACACAAAAGCCATTAGAAATCTTAGAAAGATTGATAAAGGCATACACAAATCCTGGAGATGTTGTTCTGGATATATTTTCAGGGGCAGCTTCTGTTATGATTGCTTGCGATAATACTGGAAGAAATTTCAAAGGTTGCGAACTTGACGATGAATATTTTGAACTTTCATTAGCAAGATATACAGAATTGACAGGTAAAAATTTTCAAGTATCTAAAATCTAATAGGAACTTTTCTTCAAATATTGTATTATATAAATAGAGCACAGAAGCCCTATCCTAAAATGGATAGGGCTTTTTTAATTGGAGAAAATGATGAAGAATCAATTTTTGAAGAATTTACCTATATTTGTATTCAGTTGTTTTGCCTTCGGTGTGATAGGTTATGGCTTTGGGTATCAAGCTGGACCTGATCAAAGAGCAAAAGAACTTCAAAGCGCAGTAATTCAACAACAAGAGCTATGTCATAAAGCTTTATATACTTTATCCAGTATGAAGCAAAGTTTTCCACACAGACCAGTTAAGACATCAAAGCAAATAGCAATAGAAAGAATGTTGAGAAATTAGAAATCATCTGGAAACTTAAGATTTGGGTCACTATCCTGATTTTGAGCTTCAGGTCTGTCTACTAATTTATAAAGAGGGTTTTGGTCATTTTTTGTATTAGAATCAAAATACCCCTTAAGATAACAATCGAATTCTAATTTTGGAAATTCCTTTAACCAAATATCTAAAATATCATGATGATCTGACCCAGGATCAGTTGGCAAAAATCTCATAATATTGAAATATTGTCGTGGTATAAAAAACATACAATCATTGACTCTTGGATTGTTTTTAGGTGTTTTTCTATGTTTGTACCATGTGATGGACATAAATTTTAATTTATCATCATCAGGGTTAAAAACTTCGAAAAATTGATCTTTCAAAAACATATCATTTCTTACAATGACAAAAAAATCATAAAACACATTATAAAACACAGGCTCAAGGTTAGTTACAGCTCTATAAAGTGAATAATGTGTATGAACGTCCATAACATTTTTCAAAGAACAAAATTTTAGATTATCTTCAAATAAATTAGTTAAGTCGGTAGTATGTTGTGTTTGAATAGTGTCAAATGCAACATCAATATCATGACCTTGAGATTTTAAATGCTTGACAAATTTCACATGAGAAAGTGTTGCACTTATTTGATTATTATATGATTCTAAAGATTCTGCAAACCTTCTCTTTGAATCAAACTCTCTAAAAGTCAAACCACGAAATAAAATTAAACCCTTCATAAAGTCTTTTGTACAATTAAGGTTTCAAACAATTAAAAATCATCTGGGTATTTCAAATTAGGATCACTAAATTGCTTATCAGCCTCAGGTCTATTTACTAATTTGTATAGAGGATTCCAGTCTAAATGAGTGTTTGAATCATGATATCTATCTAAATAAAAATTAAAGTTTAATTTATTTTCAGGCTTATTCCAATTATCTAAAATGTTGTGAAAATCGCACCCACCAGGTTCAGGTATTGAACTGATTAGGTGAAAATATTTTTTGGGAAAAAAGAACACACAATCATTAACTCTTGGATTATTATTTTCAGTTTTTCTATTTATATGCCACAAAACAGAAATAAATTTCAACTCTTGGCAACTGGGATCAAACATTTCAAAAAAATTTTCTTTGAACATTAAGTCGTTTCTAACAACTAAAAAGAAATCATAATCAACATAAAAGAAAATTGGTTCTAAACTTCTTACAGATCTATAAAAAGAAAATTGCATATCTAAATCTATTACATTTTTAAGTGCGTAATATTTAAGATTGGAACCAAACAATCTTATAAGATCGTAAGTTTTTTCGCATTCAACAGTATCAAATGCAACATCTATTTCATGACCTTGTGATTCAAGATGCTTAACTAAAGAAACGTGCGATTTTGTTGCACTTAATTGATTAGAATAAGAATGATCAGATAAATCAATATCTCTACTTTTGCCAAAACCTCTAAAAGTCAATCCTCGAAATAAAATTAAACCCTTCATAAAGGCAATTGTACAATCAATTCTTATATATGTAATAAAGTTCCGCTAATGTATCTTCAACTGTAAAATTTAAATTGTCTAAATTAATTTGTTTTTCTTCAAATTTTCTTGCAATATCTTCTTCATGATATTGAACGCCTGTAGCTCTTGTAACTTTTTGAGCTAATACAGAAATATATCTTTCAATGAAATCATTAAATGCTTCTTCTATTGTGCTAAAATCACCATCAGAAATCATTTTTATTGCTTCATTAATATCAATACCAGCAGATCTTAACTCAAGATATTCTCTTGAAAGATACTGTTCAATTGTTGATGGTTCTATCAACTCTCCTAATAACATTCCAGCATCATGATCATCTATATTGTTAAAATATTGTTGTGGCAATAAATTTTTGCTTGCTAAATTTCTCAAGATAAAAGAAAAATTTGTTTCGAGTTCTTTTATGAAATCAATATATACATATGCTGTTATATCGTAAAATTTAGCCAAAGCATCTCTGTCTTTTGCATTTACTTTAACACCTTGACTTTTAACATGTGAAACTATTCTATCTATTTCTTGATCATTAGGAATATTTGATGTTGAAACCATACTTTGCATCAAATCAGGTCTTTCTAATATAAGTTCATCAAAAAATTCTGACTCTGTCATTAGCCCAGACTTGATCAATGAATTGAGTTTCTTTATATATGGGTCATCAGAAATTTGAGTAGGTTTAATTTCACTTATACCTAATGGATCTTTTTCGTCTTCTGCTTTGATAATTTTTTTGGAAAGTCTATACCACATAGTATTTATTTATTCCACAGGTTCATATGAAATTCTTACCATTGGATCGCCCGGAATGTATAAATACCTTATATGTACATTTTCAATATATCTTGAGGTGTCATCAGGAATGATTTCAGCTCTAACTAAAAGATCAATTAATGGTTTTACTAAGTTATCAGAATCATTTTTCATTCTCCATAAATGATTAGCCATAACAAGTAATTCTACATTTATTGGAAACTGATAAGCTGGTAACATTTCTTCTTTCATCAAAGGAAGATTTTTATCTATCCATGCATTGTATTTTCTGGACTTAATCATTTTTCCACGAGCTATTGGAACATACATTTGATTTGCAGAAAAGGGTTTATGGACAATGCATGAAGTTTTTTGCATAGTAACTTTATACAGAGCAAGGTATAATAAAATCATGCAAGAGAAAATTGAATTTCTTTCATATATCTTTATCGAATGTATGGTTTTTAATGATCGAATCTTTTCAGAGAAAGATTTTAAAACACTTTTACGCACTCAAAGATTAGATGAACAATATGAATATTTTGATGACAACTGTGAAGATGCTATTCATGCATTTTCATTATCTGAATACAATAGAGAATATATTTTAGACAAAGATAATTGTTGGAAGCCAAAGGATATGAAAGACATCCCACCTCCATATAATTTATCTGAAATTATTGACACCTTGAGACTTGATTCATTAGTTGAGTTTTCTTTGGAAGATTTTTATAGTACTTGCTGTGATGTTGTTAATAAAGTTGATGATTATCTTGAATTTTATTCACTAAAGGAAACAATTTATGATTGAAAAAGCTTGTAATTATTTTGAAGCATTCTCTAATAAAGATTTAGAAAAACTTTCTGAACTTTACTCAGATGATGTTACTCTCGCAGATTGGGAGCCTTTATTTTTTGATGGAAAAGAACAAGTATTATCTGCAAATAAAAACTTATTTGATTCTGTTCAATCTGTAAATATATTAGTAAAAAGAATTGGATCTAATGATAAAAATGTATTTGCAGAAATTGATATTTTGATCAATAGTAATACTCAGCTTTTTGTAGTTGATATTTTAGAGTTTGATGAAGATAATAAGATAAAAAGTATTAGAGCTTATAAAAGATAAAAAACCCTCCGAAAGGAGGGTTTTTTATTGTAATGATTATTTTTTTACAAATTCGTAAATATAGTTAATACCCAAATTTGTAAGGAGTTTATATCCTTTTTCTCTCATAAATTTATTATACTTTGGACTATATTTCAAATTTTCCAAGACAACAAATCTTGAATAATATTTAGATGTATCAAAGCCTTCCATGACTTCTAATTCCCATCCTTCGGTGTCAACTGAGATAATGTCAACTTCTTTTAGATTATTTTTTTCAAAAAAAGAATTTAGTGTTATTACATCAACCTTGATTGAACTTACTGTTGTACCTGGTGAAAATTCATTTTGATATTTGACACTTAACGCACTACCAGACATTTCAAAATCACCAAATTTTGTTAATATTTGAAAATCTACATTTTCTTCATCTTTGGTCGAAACTGCTACTTGATAAATTTCATTTCCCAATTCTCTATGCATTTGAGCATATTTTGGATTTGGTTCGAAAATAATACCTCTCCAGCCATTGTCAATAAAATGTTTAGAAAATGAATACTGTTCTGGATGTCCCCCACCTACTTCAAGCAAAATACCTTTGTAATCATAATCTAAAAAATAATTGTTCCTCAAGTATTCACCAACAGGACCATCACCATCATAAAATACATTCTTCATATTATAATCCTATTATTTGAAAATCTGGACATGGGACAATAAATTTGCCTCCATTTTCCAAGAATTCTTTTTCTCTTTCTACAAATTCAGAAACAAAACACCAAGGCAAAATAAGTAAATAATCAGGTTTTGCAGCCCTCATTTCAGATTCAGAAACAATTGGGATGTTAGAACCCACAGTTTTCAAACCAAACTTATATGGTGACCTTTCTGCTATTGCATCAATATGATTATGATCTAAACCATAAAATTGCAATAAAGTATTACCTTTTGTAGAAGCTCCATATCCATAAATCTTCTTGCCTAATTCTTTTTCTTTTTTTATGAAATCAACAGTTTGATTCTTAAGATCATGGAGTTTTTCTGAAAATCTAATCCAATTTTCTTCTGAAGTTATGTCGTAATGTTTCAATTCATAATCCAATAATGCATTGATTTTGAATTCACATACATCTCTTAAATGAGCTGTTCCAAAACTTGTTAATGAAGCTGTATTTTTTTGGATATAAACTCTAACACTACCACCATTAGCGTCATTGATTTCAGCATCAACTATTTTAAGATCATGTTGTTCAAATAAATTCTTCAAGCTTTGCAAAGAATAGTAATATACATGTTCGTGACAGATATTGTCAAAAGCCATTTGCTTTAACATCAATGGGGTGTATGAAAGTTGCATAACCCACACTCCATCATTGTCTAAGATTCTGCAAATATCTTTGATGAAAATATGAGGATTTTCCAAATCATAAAACATTGCTATGGATGTAATAATCTTACATTTTTGATCAGCAAAACCTGTCTTATTGTAAGCTTCATATGAAAAATAATCTTGTACCACAGTGGCCAATTTTGATGACTCAGAGTAATAAGAATCATCACTTGGATCTATTCCAATTTTAGTGAAAGAATCAGGAATAAATTTAAACATTGTCCCATCATTACAGGCAATGTCAAGCCAAATGTCACCAGAATTGTGTTTTACTCGTTTAGTAACCTGCTCAACAATACTTTTAAGTTCTAATGGCATAGACTCATTGATACCAGATCTATACCAATAAGTACCCCACATTGTGTCATGAGGAGCTGTTTCATTGAGTCTTAATGCACCAATACTTTCATCAAAATATAAATCTAATGAATATTTTTCTCTATTGTATTCGTTTTCATTCTTAATGAAATCAGATACATAATGTGATCCCATTGATAAATATTTTTTCATTAATCTTTGTTCCATTCAGAATCATCTTCTGCCCAAAATTGACCATGTTCAGCTTGATAATCATAATAATAATTTTTGATTCCGTGCGATGGCCACATAAAGTCTACGCCTTGTCTTGGAAATGGTTTCATGATTTTGGTAACTATTTCTTTTGATAGATCTATTGACTCATGCAAGTTAGGAGCTAAATCTGTAAGATATTTTTTATAATTCCATAAATGATTATATACCCTTTTGTCAAATTTTGCACAATACCAAGCGCCCATATAGACTTCACATCTTGTGTTCCACTCGAAGTCTTCAAGCATTACTCTTCCTTTTTCATTAAATTCTTTTTGTCTCTCTGGGGTAAATTGGAATTGATAATCTAAAGGGATATCAAAGAATTCAATTAAGTCTTTTGTATTACCTAACATAAAGTGGTCTCTTGGACAATAAGGATAAGTTTTATACATCCCAGCTACGCACATTCTATTGTGAGGCATAGAGGGATTGTCGTGATAGTGCATCACTGGTTCTTTATGTTTGTCATAAAAATCTACAAGTTTGTCAATACACTTAAGGTATATGAATTGGTCTGTCCTTGTTTTCAATGTAAACTCAGATTTACATTTCCTTAATCCAGCAAGAGTGCTATAAATTTGTCTATTTCTGTTGTCTGCAGCAAAGTCAACATCTTCAGAAAATACATATTCTATCTTAGGATGTGATTCAAGCCAGGTAAATGGTTCATTATGATTTTTCCAAGTAGAAATAATTACTTTATTAACGTAATCTAAATCAGCATAATCGTATGCAAAATCAAAAGTGTAGTCATGAAATCTACCTTGCATCAAAATGTCAATCTTCATTTTTTATTCTCTCAGACAATTTTATTATAACTTTTTCAAATTCTTTTTGAAATTCAGTAGTAGGCTTCCATCCAAATTTTTTGAAAAGTTTTTTGTTGCAACCAAGACTAAATTTGTTTGCTTCTTTACTTATAACGTTTTTATTAAGAGGCTTATTGGTTTCAAACAATGCAGGATAGTTGTCCCACAACATACTTGGAGATCTGAAAATTGGATTTACTTTAGTACCTAAAGAAACTTCGACAAAATGAACAATATCTTTGACAGACAAAGTTGCACCTGATGCTACATTGTAACAATCACTTTCAAAAGTATCATTTTGTAAAATAGTCTTAATCAACTCAACTAAATCATATGCCGATACATAGTCTCTTTCTTGCTTTCCATCTGAATGTAAAACTGGTTGAACTTGATCAATAACACTTTTGACCAAATAATTAAGTAAAGGAGGGGATTTCCTTTTAGTATCTTGATTTGGTCCAAAAATATTGAAAAATCTTAATGTAATAATATTCATATCATAATTTTTTATATATGAATTGCAAACATCTTCAGCCATCTTTTTAGACAAACTATAAAACAATAATGGACTTACTTGTAAACTTTCAATAAAAGGAGATTCAGTTGATAAATTGTTTTCATAAACAGCTGATGTAGAAGCAAAGATTATTTTTTCCACATTTGCATGTCTGGCTGCCTCTAAAACATTTACAGTCCCATTGACATTTACTTGAATACACTCTGATTTATTTGACTCACAATCTGGCAGAGATGTGATAGCTGCTAAATGCAATATAACATCAGGTTTAACATTTTTTGTTAGATCAATAAATTCTTTTGAACAAATATCAATTTCATGAATGCAATGATTTGGTAAATTTTCACGAAATCCATTTCTAAAGTTATCAACCAAAACTAATTCAAAATGTTCACCCAAGGATTCACATATTAGAGAACCAATACCACCAGCAGCCCCAGTAATCAATATTTTCATTTTAGGAAATCCTCAAGTGTCTCACTATTTCTCGGAACATTTATGGCAGAACATGACGGATATTTGTTAGAATTCGCAAAGTCATTAATTATAATTCTTTGGGAATGTGGCAATCCCATAATTAATTTGTCAAACGGAATGTTGTTTCTTGATAGTTCTTGAATAGTCTCTTTATAAAATTCTTCTGGTCTTGAAGTAGTTATTACAACATAGGTTTTTTTATCTTTGTAAAGCTTCCTGAGAGTTTCAATATTTTTCAATAATGGTAGTCCTTCACCAATACTGGGAGGGATCAAATGTGAAGAATTTTGAACTAAAGTTCCATCAAGATCTACAAATAATGTTTTGAATTTTTTAGTATAATTTTCCCAATCTTCTGAAGTTCCCCAGTCAATATAGTCTGTAGTCAGAAGTCCATGAAAATCATTATTTGAAAGCATCATTTCGTAAATGACATTAGAAATAAAACATTCTTTTTCAAAAGAGTTTATTTTTTGAAAATGACTCAAAAATTCCTCAGCATTCTCAAAAGCATAACCGCCAACATTGAAATAAGTACTTATAATCTTTTTTTCAACAATATTTATAATTTTATGATTTGAATCAATATCAATATAACTTTTAGAAATTGCATTTATATATTTAATATTGTGTAAATCAAAATACGAAACAAGATTTTTCTTCTCTGTAAGTTTTACCTTGAAAAAACTATCACAATCTTTGATGTAAATAAAACCTTTAATATTGTGAATTTTAATTGCATTAGCTACTGTTTCTGACTGGGATTTGGTTTGTTTATCGAGAATGCAAATTTCACTCTTATCTTGTAATCCGAGTTTTGATAATTCTTTATTGAAAAAAGGCAAAACATCATATTTTTCAATTTGTTCTCTCAAGACAACAAAAATAATCTTATCGAAAAAATCTAAATTAATGCCTGAAATAGATTCTAAAACCATGTAAGTTTTAGTTACTGGATGAGACAACATCCATTTCGGTCTACTATTAGGAAATCTGGATGACTGACCTGCCATTGGTACTATTAAAGTTGACATAATACTTGTGTTTTCTTATACAGTGTCTCAAGATTTCACGATGTGTTTCATTTGCGTAGGGCTCTATTCTAATTAGGTTTAAGAAATCAAATAAATCAAATGTTTCTGAAGATATAATTTCACTGTATCTTTCACATATATTATACCAAAAGAAAGAAAAGTTTTGCAAAATTCTCAAAGATTCATCATGATTGATATTGATAGCCCAGTGATAATAAATATCTTGTTTTACTTTTGCAAAATCAATATAATAAGAATCAATAAAAGAGTCCAAAAAATCTATAAAGTAGATGTGGCCTTTAGAAAATAAAATGTTGCTAAAAGTCAAATCTCCATGGCAAAAAGAACTTCTTACATTATTAATGCCTAACTCATCATACGTCTCAATAATACAATTTATAATTTTTGAATACTCACTTTTTGAGGCTAAAGATTGCAGTTTTTGGATAATTTTATCCTTAACGTAGTTATATTCAAGCGGTTGAGAGTTATTTATTATAAAGTCAAAATATCGAAAAAGTGTACATAAAATATCCTGAGAGTCTTTAATTGAACAATTGTCTAAAAATTGAAAATAGTTCTTACCAGTACAATATTCCATATCAAAATAATATAAATTATTTTGATTTATAGAATAAACTTGAGGCGAACTTATGTTTGGTATATATAAGCTATTAAAATATTTTTGTTTATTTGCTTGAGAAACTAATCTTGCATTGTAAGATAAATCCTTGGAGTGCTTTCTTATTATATTTTTTGATAGCAACTCAATTTTGCATCCTGACAATCCAAGTTTTATGTTACTCATTTTGCATATTATACCAATAAAAAAATAGGATAATCTTATCGTTTTTTTGACATATTGGATTAAAAATCTTCTGGATATTTCAAATTTAAATCAGAGCCAATTACTTTAGATTGAGGTCTGCCACTCATCTTATATAAAGGATTCCATTCAAGTTCTGAGTTTGTATCATGATAGGTATTACAATATACATCAAATTCAAAATCAAAGTTTGCTTCTTTCATCAAGTGAACAATATCATGCATGTGAAATCCAGAAGCAATTATGTTGATTATAGCTAATGTGAAGAAATATTTTTTTGGAAAATACATGAAAGCATCTCCAACTATAGGAAACTCACTTGTTCCATAAACTCTTCTTGTTCTGTAAGAATGAATGAAAGGAAACTTAATTTTATCATCATTAGGATTAAATTTATTAATAAATTCATCAAATAAAATAATATCGTTTCGAGCAATTAAAATAAAATCATATTCAAACAGTTTTGATTCTATTTGACAGAAAAATCTCAATATTCCATCTATCTGACTGTAATCAGGCCAGGACATGATGTTTCTGTAAACTAAATACTTTCTCAAGATAAATAATATAATTAGATCGTAAGGTGTGCTTAATGTATCTAATGCAATATCAAAATTACAGCCATATTTTTTTATTGTAGTTTTGACTAACTTAAGATGGCTCAGTGTACAGGCAATTTGTTGATATACTGATTTCCAATGACCTGTTGTATTCTTATGCCGAAAACTTGTTCCTCTTAAAATTAACAAACCTCTTAATTTTTCCATATTCTTTTTATACTAATAAAAAAAGAGAGGATTTCTCCTCTCTTTTTTGAGTAACTAAAGATTAGTTACAGCCAGCATACTCGGCAGTAGTCCACAGACAAAGGTCACCAACAGCCTTCTTATATTGAACAGCCTTAGCATGTCCATCAACAAAGATTGCATTCAAGACACCAGTGTGACGACCAGACATTCTTGAAAGAGCAGTAGCAGCAGTTACAGTTCCGCCATTTGCACTCCAGCCCCCATTACCAAGGTTTTTCCAGTAAGACTTGTATTGAGAACCTTGACCATTGACATAGTTTTGGATTGCAGCAAGTTCATCAGCTGTAAACTTGTTGGTTTCAAGGAGACCTGATTCGTTCATAATGTCAGGAACAACACCATAATAAGATGCATCAGTGACAAGAATAACACCAGCTGGACGGGAAACACTTGCACCAGCAACAGTTGCTGGGTTGCCACTTGCATCAGCGAAAGCACCTGCAGGGCTCATCCAAGCATCATTGTGACCATATGAGTTCTGTCCACCATAGTTTGTTCCGAGGGCACCTGGAGCGTTGAAGTTAACCTTCGCCTTGTCGCCAGGGACAAATGCTGTTGGATTACTTGGACACTTAAACAGTTGGTAGTTCTTTACATATGGTTGAAGCAAGTAAACCCAATAATAACGCATTGAAGAGTTAGAATCATAGGCTGCAGCAGCAGGATCGCCAACATATTGAGGGCAAACTTGGAAAGCACCAGATGCATCACGGCAGTTGAAGCGGTGAGGATAATAGCTCTCATCGTAATCTTGAACATACATCATGGTGGATGTTCCGATTTGCTTAAGGTTGGAAAGACAAGAAGCACCACGAGCCTTATCACGAGCCTGAGCGAAGACAGGGAAGAGAATAGCAGCCAAAATAGCAATGATGGCAATAACTACGAGAAGTTCAATTAAGGTAAAAGCTTTTTTCATTTTATAAACCTTTGAAAGAAAAGTCTGCAAACACAATTATTATTATGTATTTATTAACAAGTTATGTTAAGTGAATGTTAAATAATAAAGAGTGGAAGATTTTTCCACTCTTTATTTGTTTAGTTATTTGGTCTTTCAGGTCTACGATTTTGGTTAGATGGCACCTCTGTTCTACCCTTTAGGATCATGCTATCAACATCATACTTATAGATAGTGCCACCTGTAACAACAAAAAGATACTTTTCATTTGCTGTAACAACTACACCACCACCATTTCCACCATTTCGTCCACCACCAAATGTTGGAACTTGACCTGGACGTGGTGCCTCTTGTGGATCTTGAAATCCACCAGGACTTTGAGCGAATACTACACCAAGTACAACCATAAAAGCTGCAATAGAAACTAAAATCTTGTTCATTTTTTTATTTTTCCTTTCACAAGTACTCTATTATACGCACCAAAAATGAAAAATTGATTAATTACAGGTTCGTAAGCTAAATTCTTATAATAATTTGTATATTGAGGAATAAGACACATGTGGTATAGACTTGCACAAAACGTAGAACGAGCTTTTGAAACACTTAAATCTAAAGGTGTAAGCGATGACACAATTGATAACCTACAAGCAATGACCGATATACCATTAAGAGGTAAATATATTGGAGCCTTGATGCAAAATCCTCTTATGCCTTGGGATGAATTACAAGGCAAATTCCAAACTAATCAATTACAAAAAGTATCTAATGACGAATTAAGATTATTAGCAGATTTAGACACAAGATTATCAGGAATGAATATTTCCGAAGAACAAAAAGCTAATTTTTATAAATGGGTTGAAAGAGTAGCTTTACCTTCTTACAGACCAAATCAACATGACCCAGAAAAATTCAGTTATCCTAAATTTTCACATATTGCTATAGGACCAATTATCGGTGTTACAAATGAGCTTTATCATATTTTAGATTGGTATGTTGAATATGTAAGTGAAAACCCAAGATTCAATATTTTTTCTATGAATTTAGATCAAGCAAGTAGAGCCAGTGAAATATGGCATGAAGAATTAAGTAATCAAGAACCAGGTGCAACATATTCTAAAATCAAGAAAGAAAATGGCAAAATAGTTGACCCAAATGTAGTAATGATTTTTGATGCACAGACAGTTAAATCTTTAGGATTACCTGAAGAATACAATGATTGGATGATGGTCAAACTTACCCAAGAAAGAGATTTTGATGCTGAAGGTCAAAATATGGGTCACTGTACAGGCACAAATAATTACCATGGCTTATATGAACAAGGCATTAGCGACACTTATTCTTTAAGAGATGAATCAAACAAACCACATGTTACTATAGAAATAGGATTGCCTGACAAAGTAAAGCAAATTCAAGGCAAAGGCAATAAACCACCCAAACCAGAGTATAAAAAATTAGCTCTTTACTGGATTGAACAAAATAATTTTTATTCTAAACATGATCTCAATGAAGACCTGAACCTGAATCAGAATATGTCTGAACAAGATGCTTTGTATGCAATTGCAGATTATTTAAATCCTGAAAATGATGAAACAATGACTGACGAATTGGGTGTTCGTTACAGGCCAATTGAAAGAGATTATGATGACCTTTACAGAGACTTGCCAGTTGAATATTTAATCAGTCAAGTCGGGGTAGATAATGCTGGTTATTATAAAACTTATCAAGAAATACCTGATGATGATAGATTTGATGAATTAATTTCTTTACTTGGCGATATGTATATTCGTAAAGATTTAGAAAAAATTAAGGACTATGCATCTCAAGTTGGTACTTTAGGAACAAACAGAGAAATTATAATAAGCGGTCTTAATATAGATGATATAAGACATAAATACAAAGAAGCTCTCTCAGAAGAATTAGAAAAAATTAGAGATTATAAAGAAGCAGCAGTAAGTGAAGAATTTAATCCTGGAAACAAACCTGTCAAATTAAATCTTGAAAATATGAGTGATGATGAAATAAATGAATTAGCAAATCAACCATATGAGAGGCCAGATTCAAGAGGTTATCATCAACTCAAAGAATATGAAAATATTTATGATGTTTATCCTGTTTATTTTTATAGAGCTTTGTATACCTATATAAGAAACAATATGCCAAAAGAGTTTTATGATATTGCAAATAAACTATCTATTAATTTAGATGTTTCACCAGTTACTCCAAGTGAAGCATTGTATAGAGGAACAGAAGATTATTACCAAGATTTCTTAAGTAGAAGACAACAGCAAAAATTATTTACTGAAGGCGTGAATGAGTGGAGATATTCATTCAATAATAAAAGATTTAGATTGGCGAACAAGGCTTAAACTATGTGGTACAGATTTGCAAGTTTACAAGATGAAGTAGAAAAGCTTAGAACTCAAGGCATAAATGAATCTATTTTAGCTGTTTTTTCTGACCCCAAATTTGATAATGCTGCCAAAGGTAAAATGTTAGGCGCAATCAAACAAAATCCAAATATCACATTGCAAGAATTAGAAAATCTTTCAAGTCAAAATAGACCAACAAGAGAAGAAAAATTCATATTAGACAACTTCACAAATGAAAGATTTAAAAACTGGTTATTTCATAAATTAAAAGGCTGGAGAATACAACCTCAAAAACCTAATGGTGAATATGATCATAATATTCCTTCAGGTGGTATGAATGGTGAGCATGCTAATTTTTTAGAACAAGCTCTCCATATGCAAGATTTTGTCAACAATATTGAAACAAATGACCCTGATTATAATCTTGGATTGAAGTCCTGGGAACAAGTGGTTGAAGACACAGATGAATGGGAGCAAATACTTATAGGTAAAGGTGGAGGTAAATTTTACAATCCAGCTGACCGAGAAGTAGTAATGGCATATCCTGATGGTTGGAATATGGTAAATGTCAAATCAGAAAATGATCTTGATGTTGAAGGTGCAAAAATGCATCACTGTGTTGCTGGATATTGGGATGCAGTGAGAAGAGGACATTCAAGAATCTATTCCTTAAGAGATCCACAAAATCAACCTAAAGCAACAATTGAAATACAAGGTGATAAAGTAATTCAAATCAAGGGCCCAAATAATGCTAAAGTTGAAGATGATGATTTAGTGGAAAAAATTAGAGAATTTTTTGACGACAGAGAAGATATCAAAAAACAATCTAATATAAATCCTGTAGCTGATCATTTTGAAGATTGGCAAGAAAGAATTTATTGGACATATGAACCTGATCAAATTGGATACGCTATAACAGAATCTATTTATGGCCCAGATGAATCAGAATATGATGCTATTGATGATGATGTAACAGAAGATTTTAACAGATTTGGAATTATATCTCCTGTTTGGAATCATGAACAATTCGCTGAATCAAATCTTTATGGCTCACATATTCCAGATATTATAGATGCTGCAATTAGTGAAATGCATGATGGATTACAAAGATCAGGTAGTGCATTTAATTGGGATAATGAAGCATATACAATAGAAGATTATCCTCTTGATGATTACGCTAACACTTTCTACACTGCATTAGAACACAAAGCAGAATTAGCATTAAAAAAATCATTTACTACACACAATTTTGAAAGATATTTAGATGTCAATGGTGTACTTGAAACAGCTACAAAAAAGTTTGAAGAAGCAAAAGAAAAATATAAAGATTCAGAATCAAAAGAACCATTCATGTCTTGGTATCAAAAACAACCTGAATATCTTTATTTTTTAGTGGCAAATAAAATAGAAAATTTCTTTGAGAAAAGTAAATTTGCATTTCAATATAAAGAAAAGACAGGCAATGATTTTAGAATACCAAGTGGATATAGAAAAAATTTCTACAGTGATGATGAAATAATCCCGTTCTTAAAAACACAACCACTTCTTGATCTTCATGAAAAACAAATAGAAAATAACAGATCACAATTAAGATTATTTGCTCCTAAACACGAAATAGAAGAAAATAACAATCAAACAATAGACAAGCTCACTGAAAGGCCAATGACTGATAAAGATGAAAATTGGGCCTATGCAGGTGTGTATAATAATAAAAACTATAAAAAAGGAAACTAATTCAATGGCGAATCGCAAATCTTTATTATCACCAGAGCAAGAAAAACTCTTGGCTAAATTTCAAAATAATGTTAATGAAAAAGCTTTACCCTTAAATACAAACAATAATCAAAAAGCTAATTCAAATGCCTTAAAGCCACAAATCAGAAGAAGCGGATCAAGAGGTAAGTAAGGCTCATAAAAGTAAAATTACTTTATGACCTCTGTAAATAATATAAGAATTGCTGCAAGAATCTACGATGATATTGGAGATTTTCAAACAGCAGACAATCTTGATCAACTTATAAAATTAGCTGGCGAAAAAACTTTCAGACCTGTTGATTTCTTAAAAGCACTTCCATTAGCAGTTGGTATTGGAACTTTAGGGAATGTTGTCAGTCCTTTACCAACTAAACCTCCTGCTGCTGAACAAAGAATGATGGACCAACAAGCTTTCATGGATCAATATGGGGAAGATTCTGAATTTGTTGAAGATACATATGTCAAGCCACAAGCAAAACCAGCTCCAAAACAAATTGAAACCCCAGTAGAAAAACCTGTTCAAAAAAGATTACGCAGAAGAGTTCAACCTGCTCCAAGACCTAAATTTGAACCTGTAAAAGAGCAAGAAGTAAAAAAACCTGAACCATTCAAAGCTTCACAGTTACCTAAAGGCAATTTTGACGAAACAATGAAGTTGATGTTAAATCTTGAAGGTGGAAAAACTGATGAAAAATCAGATAGAGGCGGTAGAACTAATTTTGGCATCACCCAAAGAACATATAATGATTGGGCAAAACAGAACAAAATCAAGTCTTCTGATGTCTTTAAGATATCAAAGACAAGAGCATTGAAAATTTATAGAAAATTATTTTGGGGAGTGATAAAAGGTGATCAACTTCCTCATAATGTTGCTAAAGCTATGATGTCAATGGCTTTAACTGATGGCCCACAAGATTCAATTAGATTTGTTCAAAGATTATTAAATATTGAACAAACTGGTTTTATGGGTCCTAAAACTCTTGCTGCTATCTGGTCAAAATGCAAAAAAGATGATAAAACATTTACGAAGCAAATTCTTGATGCACAGATCCATAGGTATAAATCTGATGAACAAGCAGATATATATGGAAAAGGCTGGACAAATAGAGCTGAACTTGTAGCTGAAAATATTGATTAAAATTTGCAAATAAAAATATAAGAGGTAAAATAAAAATATGAAAACTCTAATGATTGGTTTATTGGCTGTATGCAGTCTAAATACAATGGGAAGTTCAGTGAAATATGTTAGATCACTTTCATTTAGTGGTGTAAGATATCTTTCTGTTGTAGATGATGGCAAAAGATTAGATGATCTCTATGATCGTTTCAATGCTCTTTGCTTGAATGCAGATGTAAAAGCTTCTGATGTAAATGTCAAGAAGGTGAACAATACATGGTGTGTATTGGTAGGTGACAAGGTTTTAGTATCTGTTACTAAATCTGATGCAAAGGTTCACAATTCTTCAGCTCAAAAATTAGCTGAAAAATGGGCTTCTACTGTTGCTAAAAACGTAGAACAAGTAAAACCACTTCGATAATAAAAAACCTCTCTATTGAGAGGTTTTTACCTTTAGAATATGAGTTAGTTTATCTGCTAACTCATATTTCTTTTTAATATCAAGCTTTTGTGCCACTTTCACCATAATTTTTACAGAAGCAAACTTATCTTCTTCTTCAATTGTTTTATCTGCTTCTTCTTGTTGTTTTCTCAATTCTTCAGTAAGATAATACCATACATCTTGTGAATGCATTTTAGGTATTAATCGATCAGAATATTTTTTTATGAAATCTGGTTTATATTCTAAGATATGATCTAAAAATTCTCTTGGTATTGTGCCACGAATATTGGTAAGCATTTTCAATATTGCTTCATCAGATACTTTTAGAAATAATTCTGGAAGCCATTTAGTAAGTTCTACAAAAACACTTGATTTAAAGCCAGCTAAATTACTCAAAGCATATAAGAATTTTTGTTCATCGTAATGATCTCTCACTAATGTTTTAATTAAATTATTTGGATGAGTAAAAAATATAAATCCATAATTAGAAAACTGAGCTAAATCAGCAAAATCTTTTATGTATGCTGAAAATGCGTCAAGATTCCAACCTTTTTGCAAATAGTTTACTAATGCATTGTTTATTATTTCAAGGTCAAACTTGCTCTTGATCAATTCAACCATTTCAGGGGAGAAGAATATTTCAGGTGGCATATTTTTTAAGAAACCAGCAAGTTCTACCCTTTGTTTATCTTTGTCTTCTATTTCATCAAAATTTTCTTCGTCATCATTATCTTCATCAAAATTATCAGGTAAATCTCTATGCCATATTTTGATTTTTTTAAATACTGTATCTATCAAATGATCAAAGTTATTAATTGCAAATTTCCAAAATTCAGGGTTTTTGATTATCGGAGAATTTTTTTCTTCATGTTGTATTTCATCATTCATCAAAAGAATTGTGTAATATAAGAAATCATCTGGATTATTACCTTCGTGTTTCTTGAGATCCATTCTGTCATATGAATTTTGACCAGCTAAAGCAGCGGATTTATATATTTGAAATTCAGGATTGTCGTGAAATATTTCTGGCACGGATTTCCATCTAACAGTCCAATCACTTAATTGATCAATCTCACTAAATACATTTGAAGAATATCCTTCTGCTTCAGCTCTTGGTTTTAGTTTATCAATTGCTTCAGGAAATTGAAGTAAAATTTTTGTATTTTCAAGAGTTGGAAATTGTTCATAAATGTCAGTATTACCATGAGAAATAGCCAATTGATTTATAAATTCATCTCCAAAATCAAAGTTAGGACCTGTAAACTTAAAAACACCTATTTGTGGTAATACTTTAAGCCATTTTAAGGGAATATTGATAAATGAATTTTTCTTATATCTTTCAAGAATTTTATTTTTTACTTCTTCATTATCAGTATCAATATATTGTAAAAACTCTCCATTGTTGTGCCCTAATTCGAATGCTGTCAGTTGTTGTTTCAAATAGGAATTAAAAAGTTGTTTATTAGTGCTTAATTTATCAACTTGACTTTTAGGTAATTGTAAGCCAGTATTTACATATTGAATTAAGTAATCTTTACCACCAGGAACTTCCATCAAATAATCTACAATTTCATCAGACATAATCCATCCCATTCCGATGAATTTGGCAAGGTATGTTTTTATATTTTCTGATTCAAAAGTGACGGATTTTAATGGCAAAGGTAAAGCGTTCCGGGGGTGATCATCAAATGGTATTTCTTCAGTTACAAAATCATAAGGAACTTTAAAACTTCTTCCAGAGTAATTATCTTTAGTAAAAACTTGATATTCTCCATCACGGACTTTGTTGATGAAACCTTGAGGAATGGTAAGAGTAAACTCTCCTGTAGCCCAACTTTTAATATTATCAACACTAATATCTGAAGAATTATATCTTACATATGCGCCAATCTCTGTCTCCATTGCTTCTTCAGGAGTGATAGGTTTGTTTTTAAGTATTTTTTCTTCTTGGCCAGTTTCAGGGTTAATAGTTGTGGCATCAATATCCACTCCCTTACTTTTCAAATATGTAAGATAAGTAGGTATATCTCTGCCTGTAATAGTTTGTCCTTGATATTCAAAAGTAATGTCGTTAGTTAAATTAAAACCTGTTCTGTTTACAATATCAGTGATTTGGACATTATTTTTATTATATTGCAAAGCCACTTTTCTTTGATTAGGTGTTGGTGGATTTTCATCCCATACAATGAAGAAAGTAGCAGCTTGGTTACTCCTATAGCTTTGCCACATATTATTTGGGCCTTTATAAGCTATGCACCAAGAAGTATCAGCTGCAAGTTCTTTACTATCTTGAGCCCTATCTACTTTGAATATCTGTATTCCATCGCCAGTGAGAATAGGAGTACGTTCTATTATTTCTTCAGCTGGTTGTTCTTCTTGTTTCTTTACTATTGGAAAGGTGGCATGGACATAGTTGAATAATTCTTCTAAATCAGGAATAGATTTGTCATTAATTACAATATTAGCTATAGATACTTTGATATTAGCAGGGTTTAATTTTTTACGATTTATATATTCGGTAAGATGGCTAACTATATCGTTAATTGCAAATTCATTGGAGTCTCTTGCAAGCATCCAAGCAGCAATAGATTTGAAAACAGAATTATAGTTATTAATTGTTTCTTTATAGTTGTTGTAATCTTTACCAACAGATCTAAAGATTGAAATGAATAAATCTTTATTTGCTACTACTATGCGATAATTAAACATTGTATTTTCTCAAGATATTTGTAAACTTGTCCGCTAACTTGTATTTATTTTTGCTGTCAAGTTTATTAGCCACCTTCACTATTGATTTTACAAAAGCTGTAGTAGGTTCTTCTTCAATTGGTTCTTGTGGTTGTTGAGACATTTCTTTTTTCTTTTGTGTCAGGAAAACTCTTTGCTCGTAGGTAAATATTCTTGAACCTTCTTCAAATAAAGTCCATATAACATTAGGTCTTTTTTCAAGCAAGAAACTGAAATATTCTCTTGCAATAGTACTGTCTCTTGGAGATTTTAAAATTTTAAGGAAACCTTCATCGCTAATCTTATCAATTATTTCTGGATACCATTTGTATGCATTATAAATAAGATGCAAAGGCTGAAATGTAACATTTAAGAAATTATCAACATCAAAACCATTTTGTGTAATTTTTCTTAAAATAGGGTTTTCTTTCATAAATAAATTTGAAAACCTAAAATCAGCTATTTGATATGCATCTGAAAAAGTATTTATTTTTTCAACGAAATAATCTAATACTTGTGGAACATTCATAAAACCAGATAATATATAATCTGTTTCATTTTCCTTAAAATTGTCTTTTATAGCTGATATGATTTCAGGATTACTTAAAATATTAGTTGACAAAGCATAAGAAAAATACTTTAAAAATTTTTCTCTTTGATCATGTCTACTATAAGTTTTAGTTTCAGTATCATTGCCATCTTCATCAGTTTCAGATTCAAGAGTTATATAATTAATATTCCTGAAAACACCTTCCATCAATTTGTTAAAATTCTTTATTAAATACATCCAAAATTCAGGTTTATTTTTATATAAATAAGTTCTTTGTGCATTACCAGCCAAAATATTAATTGCAGCTGTTTCATATAATAATTCAATGTCATCGCCGGGATATGGTTGCTCAAGATGTAAACCACCATATGGTTCAAATTCACCCACTGCTTTATATTGATTTAGTTCAGGAAGTTTTTTTAAAGAATCAGGAACTTTATCCCACAATTTTTTCCATACTCCTAAAAAATAAGGAGCTTCAAAAAATGTTGGATGATATTTTTCTGCTATTGCTTTGTCTTTAAATGAATTTATAGCATTTAAATCATGCAAATATATTAGAGCATTTTCAAGTGTTGGATTTTCATTAAGATAAAACCACATACCTTTAGCAAGGGCAACTTTTATAGCTAACTCATCATTGAAATCAATATAATCAGTTTTATCTGTTAAGAATAAACCTATTTGAGGTATTTTGTACCATTCTAATGGAGTATTTTCAAAGAAAATATTCATATCGTCATATGATTGATTTTCATATCTTGAATAAAGTGCGTCTAAAACTTGATTTCTGATTTTTAGGTCATTTGGATCTGCAAATTCTAAAAATTCTAAATCTGTAGAACCAGCTCTTTCTACAGCTTGAAGTTGTTTACGAACATAGCTTTTTATGAAACTTGGTACATTTTTTATTTTGTCCAGTTGCTGTTTTGGAAGTTTTAATCCTGTGTCTATATATTGAATTATGATATCTTTGCCATCAGGTAAATCAATAACATAATCAAATATTGGATCTGGTAAAATCCATCCCATACCAATAAATTTTGATAGAAATGTTTTTGTTTCATCTGTATTTATGGTGATAGAACTATATAGGGTTCTTCCATCACCTGAAGGATTATCCATAGGCTCTTTTGAAATGCTTATGCCAGGAATTTCTTCTTCTGTTGGAAGATTTATTGGAGTTGATCTGGAATTTTTTCTAAAATAAAAATAATTTGGATCATTATCATCTGCTTGAATGACAGTTTGGTTTTCCATATCAGATCTTATTTGAAACTTACCAGTAGACCACATTTTTATATCTTCTGGAGTAAGACCTAAATTGGGTTGATATTTACTTTGATTTCTTGTCAAATTAAATAAAGTAGTTACTAATTTTTCTTGTGGTGTAACTGGTTTATTTTGAAAAATCTTTTCTTCTTCATTGGTTTCAGGGTTTATTCTTGTAGCATCTAAATTTACGCCCTTTTTCATAAGATATTTAGAATAATCTTCCCAGTCCATACCATTAGACAATTGATGTCCAGTTGTGTTAGGTATATCTGTTAATAGAATATCATTTTTAGTAAAATCAATAGCTACTTTTCTTTGATCAGAAGTTGGAGGATTTTCATCATATACAACAAAAAATGTGGAAGCTTGATTTTGTCTATAATGAGGCCACATATTATTAGGACCAGGATAACCAATACACCATTTTGTATCGCCGCCAACTAATCTTCTTCCATCATCTGCACTATTGATTTGATATATTTTTATTCCATCTCCGGTGGCTACAGGAATATCTTCAACTTGTTGTTTTACAGGTTCTTTAGATTCTTTTGTTGCTACTGGAAATTGCGCATGAATATAATCTGTGAAAGGAACTATTTCCTCAAAAGCTTGACTGTCTCTGATTTTTACTGCATTAGGTGAAACATTTATTTCACCAGGCTTCAAATGACCTTTTCTGATATATGGATCTAAATGTCTAACAATATCATCCACTTGAGGTTTTTGAAAATCTCTTGCAAATAACCAAGCAGACAAAAGTTTATATGGGCCTTGATATGATTGAACTAAATCTCTAAACTCACTATAATCTTTTTCTTTGGCAAGAAAGATTTGTCTTAATAATTCAGCTTGCGCAACTACTATACGATTATTGAACATTGTATTTTCTCAATATATTTGTAAACTTATCTGCTAACTTATATTTCTTTTTTAAATCAAGTTTTTGGGCAACTTTTACCATAAGTTTTATTGAAGCTTGCTTTGGCCAATCTTCTTCAGAGGGACCATCATAGAATGTATCTTGTTGTTCTGGTTCAACTTCATCTGGTCTTTTCCCTCTCATTACTTCTTCAGTATTTTCATCAAAATAATCACTTCCATATTTTGTTTCAGTTTCATATTGAAGAATTAAATTGGCTATATTAGGATACATTTGTCTTAATGCAGATCTTATTTCTGGATAAATGTATCTTAACATAAGAAGACCATGTACTATTTTATAATAGAATAATTTAGGAAAATTTCTTAATATGTAAAGCTGTTCAGTGATAGAACTTCTATTTCCTTTATTCATCAGTAAAGAATCAAAAAAATTATTTTTTAAGGTCTCTTCACTTTCTTTTTCGTCAGGATAAATTTCAAAATAAATAGAAGCTACCTTAATTTTTACGTTCACTGGAATAGCAATAAAATAACCTAAATCTGGTTTTTGTTTTTCAAAACAATCACCTAAAAAATGGAAAGCAAATTCTTTGTCTTTATTGTAAAAATCATTAAATTTTTGCCTTAAGAAGTCTTGGTCTTTAGCGCAACTTTCCACAAATTCTTCATACAACCAAGGTACATCAATATGTTTTAAAAGACTTTCAAATTTAATATCTTCTATATACTCTTCAATATATTCTTTTACTTCTGGAATTGATAAAGCTTCACTCGGTAGAATATTTAAAACATCGGATACATTATTATATATCATTGAAAACATTCTACTGATTCCAGGAGTATTGCCCTTAATCAATTGGAAATTGGTAAAAAAGGTTTTTACAAATTCTGGATTTTTTAATGAATTTTGCAATTCTGAATAAAGAGATTTGAGTTTATTTTGTTCACTTTCGCTTAATTCATATTGACTTATAAAAGCCATATAATCACTGTCATTGATCAAATATAACATTAGTTCATAAACAGAATCAGGTATTGGTTTTTCTTGAGAATGAGGTCTATTTTCAAAATTAATTATTGCATTAGCCATCGAAACTTTTGAATTTGATCTCCACTCAGGATGCAAATAAGATAAAACATTTACATCTTGAATTTGCTCTACTAATGACACATCATAAGGATTGGAAGGATCATATAATTGATATATATCTGGATCAACAGTATTAGGATTTAAAATGGATAACTTTGCTTCATCATAAACACCCATTTCTTTAGCCAGGGCAAAATCACGATATTCAAAGCCCCTACCAAGAGCTGCCTTTTTTACTGCTTCTCTATCACCAGATCTCAAAACAGCATCAACCATTTTATTGCCCAATTCACCAAAAAATGCATTCCTGCCTGGTTTCGCCAAATTAGCTTTACTATAAAATAAAAACAATTCTGGATCAGATTGTATTTGTGAGGCAATATCTGGTGTTACATTTGTTGCTACTTGAACAAATTTTTGAATAATTTCTTTATCTTTTGTATCAACTATTATTTGTTGCACTGATGGAGCAAATTGATTTGATTTATTTTCTCCCATCGAACTCATCAATAATAATTTTAGGTAATTTGGAAATTCATCTCTTAATAATTTGACATCAAATTCTCGGCTTGCATTAAGGCCAAGTGATAAATAATATGTAATCAGTTTATCGTTGCCAGAATTCATTAAGTCTTTGAAATATTCAAAAGGAAGTGTATAGTACCCAGTTTGCTCAGCCTTAATTATTTGTGTTCTTATGTATGTTTTCCATAAGCTTTTATTTTCTCTTATAATTTTGTATTGAGAGTCTTGAACTTCAGCGCCAGAGTTTAAGAATTTTGATAAAACATCTTCACCACCAACAGATTTCATAAGAAATGTTAATATTTCATCTGTAAATGGTTTTCCTTGAGACATCCATCTTGCTGTGTAATAAATAGCATCTGGATTGTCAATAGTAATCAAAAAATCAGTGCGGTCATCAGGATATTGAAGATAAGTTTGTTTTGGGTCTTTAGGAAAAACGTGCTCAACTAAAAAATTTCTGTTAAGAGTACCCGTATATATTTCGCATTTACCAGACTGCCATAACATAACAGTATTTTTTTCTAATATTCTGGCAGAAGTCATATTTACAGTAGAAAATGTTGCTTTTTGAATTTTTTCTTCAGGAGATACAGGTTTATTTTGAAGTATCTTTTCTTCTTGACCAGTATTAGGATTAACTCTTTTTGCTTCTAAATTAATCCCTCTACTTTTAAGATAATTAGAATAAGCATCCCAATCCATACCATTAGTCAATTGTGTACCTGTGCGATTAGGTATATCAGTAAGTTCTACACCTCTAAAAGTAAAATCAATCGCAACTTTTCTTTGATCAGGAGTAGGAGGATTATTATCAAAAACAATAAAAAATGAAGATTCTTTGGTGTCTCTATAACCCTGCCACATATTACTTGGGCCTTTGTACCCAATACACCAAGAAGTGTCATCACCAACTAATCTTCTACCATCATCTGCACTATTAACTTCATATATTTTTATAGAATTATCTTTGTTGACAATTACTGGATCTTCGCTTTTTACTTCCTCATTATCTTTTTTTTGCTCAACTTGCATAATGGGGAATGTAGAATGGATATATTCAGTAAGCTCAATTTTATCCTTAAAAACATTGTCATTAATAGAAACAGCATCTTTAGTGACTTTTATTTTTGAAGGATCTAATTGTCTGGCTTTAACATATTTATTCAATGCAACAACATATGATTCAGGTTCAACATCCCTAATATATAACCAAGCAGCAAAAACTTGATAACCTTTGTAGTCATCAACTTTTTGCCTAACAACTTTTATATATTCAGGATCAGTAAAGCCAATATGTTTGCAAAGCGCTTCAATATCTTCTTTGATACCAGATATTACAATTCTATAACTTAATTTTTTCATTTTACACTGGAGGCATAACTGGAGTCCATTCAGGTCCAGCTAAAATTTCTAAAATTTCTTCGTAGGAATAAATTTGTGTTTTTGTAGTTAAAAGAGAAATACAAGCAGGTTCTTCATTTTCCCACTTGACAAATGTTTTAGTGCCATCGACTGACAATCTCAATGTATCTGGAGAAGTTTCCATAACTGTAGTAAAATCAATTAATGGAATTTCACTTACATCAAAAATAACAAAATTTCTATTCATTATAAAACCTTGATACTGTAATTTTTCTTCTTATCTGAAAATTGCTTTACTGGCATATCCATAGCTAATGAATCATCTACTAACTCTTCTTTTTCCCAAGAATGAGCTGATGGATTGCCTTCTTGAATAATTTCCATAATATGCTGAACTTGAGTGTCATCGATTTCGCCAGAGTTAGACATCTCATCTAATACTCTCATCAACTCTTCATGCTCATCCGCATTGACAAAAGAATCATCCACTATCTCTTCTTTTTCTGGATTGTTAAAATCATAAGCTAACCTTGTTAAAGAATTAGCATCACTGAACATACCAATAGCATCTAAATCATTCGCAGTTTTTAATAACTTTGCAATTACATCTTTCATTTTTTTTCTCCTAAAAAACTATAGTTTTATTCATAATCCGAATCTAAAAGCCCTTGACAAATATAATTAGAGATCATTGCCATAGACAAAATAAACAATGCTGAAAAAGATAAAATCAAAAATAAAAGAAATTTTATAAATAAAATGAAAGAATATAACATACCAAATTTATACAAATGAGGTTCGACTCAAAGTATTATTGGAAAAAGAAAAAGAATAATTAAGAAGAGGTGATTCTTATGGCTAAATTTATAAAAACTGCATTATTACAACAAAAAGAAAGAATGGATAATAAAGAAGAACAACTTGAAGAAGTGAGAACTGAAGAAACTTATGAAACACTTCAAGATGGTCTAAATAAATATCATGATGAAGTGACTGAACATATTCAAGATAGACTTAAAAAATTACATCATAATGAATATGATGAGTTTTTTGAAGATCTTTTAGACAAAGCTGGATTATATTCAAGAAGAGGTTCATATGATCAACCTCTTGGATTTATGGTGGACTCTACAAATAAAGGTGTAGATGAAAGACATATCCAACAAAAGTTAAAATCCAGACATACAAATAAATAATTAGAAAAATATTCTAAAAGCAAATACTAAAAATATTGTAATTGCCCCAACTGTACTAATAACTTTTGTTGTTGTATGATTGGGGTAATATATTTTTAAAGCAAATACACAACAATTAAACCCACACAAAAACATTAAAAATAAATCTCGCCATATTAAAATATTAACAAGCGCAATAAAATTATTTACAAAACTTAAACCTTGATACACTTCTTTACTTTGCATATTTTCCCTCAAAATGCGCATCTAATATCTCTTCAATTCTATCAAAATCCCAATATGGTATCCTAATAATTGTGTAACCATTTGCTTTTGCCCAAGCATTTTTTATTTCATCCCTTAATTTTACTTCTCTCAAAGCTTTTTCAGGATCTTTCACTCTCTTGGCAATATAAAAAGAAAGAAGATAATGCCCTTCACCATCAAACTCAATTATAGTTTTTTCATCAGGACAAAAAAAATCAAGTTTCAATTTAAGTTTATGTCTCAAATCATCAAAATCTTTTTGCCAAGTATAATTTCTTTTTCTCTTAATTAAGTATTTTTCTATCCTTAATTCGCCTTTGGATATTTTACACTTAGGACAACCTGTTCCTTTTAAATGATTGTGAGGTGTTTGCTTGAAAAATGTTTTACACATAGTGCAAAAAATATTTATTTTAGTAACAGCATTTATGTAAAGATCATCATATAAATATTTATTTATATGTTTTTCATTCGCTGCAACTATAAATTCATCATGACAAGTGACTTTATATAAATTATTGCAACCAGAACATTGATTAAACCATCTTGCAAACTTTTTAGCCTCATGCCCACACAACAAACACTTGACTCCCCAAACTTGCTCATTTTTCTTATTTTTGCCATGATAAAATATAATTGTCTTATTGCACTTTTCAGCTCTTTCAATTATCAAATTCAAAGAAAGAGATTGATTATTTTTCAATAACAAATTGCAAAAATCAGCATACTTCATTTTAAACTTATGATTACCACTAACATAAGAAATTGAATCTTCAAACTTTTTTCTTGATTCATTACCATCTTTATCAATTGCTAAAATATTTGCTTCTATTGCGTTTAATAATTCAATGTAAATGCTTATATTATTTTGAACATTAATCAACACTCTTTTTGTTTGATCCATATTCTTCTTGTACAAACTATCTGCCGCATACTATAAATAAAAAAGAGGGGTTTTTGCCCCTCTTTTTTATTTATCTACTGCGTCATCTACAATCCGTCGCAACTTTTTTCACTATTTAGCCTATAAATGGCGGTTCTAATTGATACAAGATGTTTATAAATTTGAGTACCACATATCAAGAAGCTTACACACTAATATAAATGAAAAAATAATATTAGATAAAAATACATAAGCCAACCTATATGTTTTCACTTTCTCAAAAATATACTTCCAACAATAATAACCACTTATCCATAAACATAAAATATACAAAAACCAAGCTACAAAATTTTCAGAAGTGTAAGCAAAAAATGTATATGTCAAAAACTCAACACCAAAAATTAAAAACATATCCTAATTATAAAAGAGAAAGGGATTACTTTTCTATAATTGTAAAAATATAATGAACCCCTCTCAAAAGGAAAAAAATATGAACAAAAGACAAATAGTTGCATCCTTAAACAAGATCGCAAATGAACTCGATAATACTGGCCTTTTTACAGAAGCCAACACAGTGACAAAAGTGATGTCAAGAATCGCTAAGGACGATGAATATAACACAGAAGATTATGGTATCTGCCCAGATTGTGGTGAATATCTTGATGAAGATGGTGTATGTTTTGACTGTGGATATGGCGAAGATGAAAATGATTCAACTATGGATCTTTCAAATGGATTAGATGAAATTAGCAGTATGATGGATATGCATGGAAATCATCCTGCTGACAAACTGCGTGAAGATTACTCCAAAGATTACAATAACCCAACTCATTCAGAAATGGGAGATGTGTTCAGAGATTTAGATGATTTAGTTGCAGAAAATATGACAATGAATAGAGAACAAAAAAATAGATACGAAGAAATTAAAAATCAAATAATGAATTCTTTAAGATAATTTAAATAACAAAAACAAGTGGTAATTTTACTTACCACTTGTTTCTATAATAAAATGAATAATAAACAAATAGTATCATCACTAATTAAAATAGCAAATACACTTGATAATTCTGGCTATTATAAAGAAGCTAATTCTCTTACTAAATTAGCTTATGATGTTTCTCCTGACGATATTATTATGCCAGGTGATCAAAAACCAGAAATACAACAAGATTTTAGTAATGTTGATGTGATTTTAGATAACCTAAAATCACAAATCCTAACAATCATCAATACCGCAAATTCATTACCAGAATTGCTTGAAAATGAAGAAGGCCCTGATGACTCTATGTTTTATTATCATAGAAGAGATCTAATACAAAATCTACAAGAAGCTGGAAACAAAATATCTTCATTACTTGTAGAAAATATGGATTTTGATAGCGCAAGAGATTTAGACGATAAGTTGGATCAATGATGAATAATAGACAAGTAATAGCTAATTTATATGATATTTCTGATACTCTTGATCAACAAGAACAATACAGATATAGTGATGAAATACAAAATCTTGCTACAAGACTTGCTATCCTCAACTTACCTCCACAAAGACTTGACCATCCTGGAACTTATGACTTAAAAAGAAATTATTTAGAACCATTACCACCACAAAATTTATTAGAAACACTATACCAAGATGTTGCAGGATATGGAAAACCATTACCAAAAGTCAAATTACCATTTTTTCCAGAAACTAAAATTGACTGGACACCTGATAAATTCTTTGCAGACGTTATAAGAGACTATGAAGGCACTGGACATATTAATAATGATTTTCAAGACCTACTAATCGATTCTCCAAAGTTTGTCAATCTTCTTCATGATTATATATTTACCAAGAAAGAAGGCAACACAAGACTCAAAGATCAATTCAAAGAAATGATTGAAAAAGGCGAGTTTGCATTAACATATAGACTAAGAAGAGAATTCAAAAAACTTAAAAGTGTTTATAGAGATACAAATAAAACTAATATAAGACGTGTTCTTCCTGCACTACTCAAAATAAGTGAAATATTACCTACAGAATTCAGATCCGAAGTGCAAGCCATGAACGAATGGCTTGAACAACAATGGACAAATGAAACAGAAATTTATGATGCAGAAAGAGCATATAAACCAAGGTATGAAGATAAATTAAATGCTCACGAAGAACTAAAAGATTACCTAACACCAACAGAAGAAGAAATAGAAAATTTACAAAAAACCTCAGTTGCAAAAAATATAAAGAAAAAACAAATCATTGCATCACTAATTAAAATAGCTAATAATTTAGATGAAAATGGATTGTTAGAATTAGCTGATCAAATTACAAATCAAATCAAGATAGCTGCACTACCAGATACACAAAACACTACTAAACAACCTGATAACACTGCAGAATGGGCCGGTGAAGATAAATTAAAAGAATGGAATGAAAAATTTCAACCCGGTATGGTAGAAGATCAAAGAGATGTAATGCATGACATCAAAGCTACATGGAACCAAAAAGCTAATAGAGAATTCTTAAACTCTCTTACATATATACATTATGGACAAGCTTCAAAATTAGATCCAAGAATGAATCTGTCAAATGTAGAAATGTCATGCATAGCTTACAAAAAACCACCATACAAAAATAGATGGGTGGGCAATGCTGGAATAATGCTAAAAGGACACGTTACATTAGCAGCAAACCATGACCTACAAACAAATCAATATGTTTTTGCTCCAAGACAAAGACAAATGAGATGGACAGATAGATTACCTCTTATAGTAGATGAAAAAGATTTTATTGAAGATGAATTTAATGAATTTGTTTTAGTAAACTGGAAACCTATAGCAATTGTAAAAAGTTATGGAAATGAATCTGCTACAAAATTTGATCAAATAATGTCTGCGGAAGATTTAGCAGCAAAATATAACCTGCCATTATTAGACGAAAATGGTAATCAAATTAATTAAATAAATATAACCATCCAAAAAAGGATGGTTATTTCTGGGCAAAATCAAAAAAAATTAACCACCCCCATATAGTTTCTGTAAAAAATAGATATGATAGTTTATTATAATTCTTTTTGTAAATGTTGCAATAGGGAAATAAAACATAAAACAGATGCTATTCAACTATGTATCATTTGCAAAAGAAAATCAAAAAGACTTGCAAGAAGAATATCAGCATCAAATTACAAAAATAACAAATGCGAAATTTGTGGTATTGAAAGAAAAACAATTGATGATCTTGAAATGTTTGATTTTCATCATATTGACAGAAATAATAAATCTTTTGAACTTGGCGACAAGATAGAATCACGTAAATGGGAAGATGTCAAAAACGAATTAGATAAATGTATGATGTTATGTGCTAATTGTCACAGAAAACAACATATATATCTAAGAAATGAAACAGTAGTAAAATATGCAGAAAATTTAGTAGCAAGTTATAGATAAAAAGGATGGTTACTTTTTTGAGAATTCGAAAAAAATAGTATACCCCCTATGTGATTTTAAAAATATAGCTGACGATTTCTCCACCTATGGCCTTTTTTTGATAGGGGGTGCGGATCCATATGGGACCCAAAAGTTTAAGTACCCCCCGTCAAGTGTTTTTAACTACCCCCTACAAGCAATAAGATAATAATACTTCATGAAAACAAACAAGAGACATAGCAGCTAAGGTTCTGTATTTATCATCTCTTACTACTGGATTATCTAAATAACATACATCTTCTCTATAAGATGACTTCCAAACATATCGGGCAACTTCTGGCTCAACAATATATATAGTATCTGGTTTTCTATCAGGCAACTCTATAACCCCATGAACTATAAGCTTCTTCAATGTTACACCATTTCTTGTTTCTATTAGCTGCTTTTCTTCTTTTAGCTTAGAACACAAACCATAAGGCATAATAGTAGTCCAGGCATCATTTACCCACAAAGCTACTACGTGGTCAGTCTTGTTTACTATCGTCATCTTTCTTATTTTTTCCCACCATATAACTAAATACTACAAACCATATTATAAAAGCAACCAACAGACCATTAGTTACCAGTTCCAAAGTATTCATATTGACCACCTGTTTGTTTCTTGGCTATGTCTAACATTTCTTTCCAAGCAGCCCAATAACCCACCATACCTTTCAATGCTTTAGATTTTTCTTCCCATATTCTTGCTACATTCTCATTTTTAAACACAGCTAACTTATTTGTATCAGTTGTTTGTGCATGTCTACCAGTAAGAACATTAACAAACAAAAATACTTCTGGTAATGGGTCTAAATCTTGTATTTGTTCTGTTGGATTTTCTTTGATTTCCATATCCTTTCTCCTTATTTCGCTATAGGCAATTATACTGGTATTTAATTGACAACCCAGCAAATATACCATATCATATAAACATGAACCCTATTGTACACGCTATCATCATCATTTGCGCTGTTAGTTTTATCGGCTTCGGTCTTCTTATGACTTTGACAATAAAATCATGGGGAAAACCTTGCAGAGATAACGATGATTGGGTAGAATAGTGTTGATACATTGGTTATCTTTCTAAAAGGTACTTTTTATAGACCAGATGATTTATTTGTCTGGTCTTTTTTTTATTATATCTTGTATTATGGGGTGATAATATTATCACCCCAATCCCTTTCTTGAAAATAAAATAATTTAATTTGACAAGAAAGAGATTGTGTGGTAGGGAGATTTTACTCTCCCTGAAAGTATTGTGATTCGCAGTAGGAATCCCATCGCTCGTATGCAAGTTCAATAGCCTCTTCGTAGAGGTCTTCTTGCGACACATCAGGCTTTTGTTTGGCAAGTTCCTGAAGGGCTTGGGAGACGAACATTGTAAACATTGGGTCATCGTTTTCGTTCATAGGTTAAGTATACCACCTTATATAGACTTTGCAAATTACTTTTCTTTGTTGATTGTGATAGTACCCAGCAATAGAATAGCACTCAAGATGATGCCGATGATGGAGATGATTATGTTCATAGAGTAAGTATACCATCTTATATAACGATTGCAATGGATCCACAGCAAGTTAATTTAATTTGTTTAGATAGTATATTGTGGTATACTATTGACATGAACACTACAGACAAGATTATTGTTACCTTTGTCACCAATATGCCAAAGATGAAATTCTCTGCATTCCGGAATGGATTGTTGCTTGCATCTGGTAGCAATGCACAAGAACTGGGTGAGAAGTATGCTCGCCAATATAACACAGAGTGGATTCTCAATGATGGAAGTAAATTCTATACACAAAGGGGAATTGTTGCCAAGTAACATTCTAAAATGATATAATGTGCCTGTTATGAAAACAGGCACAGTCAAATACAGAAATATGCTGTATGAGTTATATCACCCAAATGGTGAGCTATTGGCAACAACGAATTCCATGGCAGGAATTACACATTGTCTACGTCGTTATGGTTTAGTAGGTTACATACTTTACCCTTAGTAAATAAAAACCCCTAATGTAAAATTTATATTGCATTAGGGGTTTTGGGGTGGTACACAAACCACCCCAAAGTTTTATCAAATAAAATAATTTTTTACTTGACAAAACTCTGGTTATATGATAGAGCCTACATCTCTATTGCTTTAGCCTTTGCACGTTCATAGGCAGTGTTTGATTCTTCAAGTATGCGGTCTGCTTCAGCAAGAACAAATTTATTCTTGATGCTGTTCTTGATGATTCTGTGGAGGATTAGCACATATGCTTTTTGCATACCGGCTTCGATGACGTAGGCTGTTGGTCGGTACATATCGTTCATGTACATAATATACCACTTTATATAATCAGATGCAAGGGCTAATTAGTTATTAATTCTTACATTAATAAATTTGACATCATACCACTTTATACTGTAATATATAGACATGAACAAAGATACACAAGTAGAACTCACCTTTTCTACCAATCGATTCTGGGAACTCTCCATGTCTGACCTTGGTTACACAGAAGGTATGACCGAAGAAGAATTCAATGCAAAAATTGCAGATTTCATCAACAATGATGAATTTGAAACAAGGTTTATTCCTGAAACCAATCAACTAAAAATCTACGCAGAGTAGACAGCTACCATATCCCTTGGCAGATGTCAAGGGATTTTTAAATTTATTTTTTTATTTTGCAAAGCCTCAATTGGGGTGGTACAAATACCACCCCAGAAAAAATGTCAAATTAAATATTTTTCTATCACACTTTTTTCAGTTTGTCAAATTTATTTTTAGTGTATTTTTTCACACCTAATTACTTGCGAACTGCTGGTATAAGGTGGTATATTTAAGCCATGGAAAACACTATGCACCTCTGGGAAATCAAGAATTTCCAATCATCGTCGGTCAAGTCTCTCTTTGTAGGTCGAACAGCCAACGGGCAGGATTGTATTGCCTGCGCTTGGAATTCAAGCGAACTGTATGTCTTTGCATATGAAGGCATTGTCGATACCTTCCTTTGGGCTTTGGAGTTCTTTCAATCCGTTGGAAAGGCAATGGCATATGCCAAACTTGGAAACGGCAAGGAAGACCGTATGTATTATCAACCTTTCTCTGATTCAATGCGAGAGCGTGTACACAATCAACTGTATCGCTTCCCAATTCAATACCTTTACAGTTTCGGTAACACTCTTGAGATTCATTCTAACCTGTGCGATGATACGCCTGAGAATGCAATTAAGAACCTTATCTCAAGAGGTGACATTGAAGCGGAAAACAGCAGATTGGTTAATGTTCTGCGCAAACGTGAGGTATGCGCCTGACCTGCACCACATCCCTTGATGAAAGTCAAGGGATGCTTTAATATATTTTTCAGCTACCATCTTTCCAGGTTTTTGTCAAGAAAAAATAAAAAATATTTTTTTATTTACAAAGCCTGGATTGGGGTGGTAGTTGTACCACCCCAAAAATCACCTGTCAAATAAAAAGTTTTTTCTTGCACAGGGTTGATAATGTGGTATACTATCAACAAGGAGGAATACGATGCAAGGTATTCAAATTGGTTCTCACGGTGCAACAACCCCTCAATCTCAGGCTCAACAAGATAGCTTGTTTGTTGTCAACAGCGTACTGGTAACAAAGTACAATGAACTTAACAGCCTTCTCACAGGCACAAACAAGATTACCGCAGATATGTTTGATGGTGGCTTGGGTATTTTAGATTTCAAGCATACTGGCGATTACTTGTTCTCTTACAATGGTACGCCAATTCTCTTGGTTACCCGCATTCATGCCGAGAAGGGTTCAGACGCATCTCGCAAGTGGTTCCACAAGAATTACTGGTATGAGAATACCCGTGACCGCAAGAATCAACACTTTACGCACCTTACCTTCATCTCCTCAAACAATGATGAAGTGTACGAAGACCTCATCCGCAATTTCCATATTGTGGTAAACAATTTCAAGAACAATGTCGGATTCAATACAACCCGATACGGCACAAACGCCATCTACACAAAGAATGGTGACTTTGAAATTGAACAGATGGAAAAGGTCATTGAAAAAGCATTGATTGACCTCATGACGGTAGCGGAAGCCAAGCGAGTCATCGAGACCAACGCAGACCGCTTCAAAGACTAAAACTCCACTATCACATCCCTTGGCACTTGTCAAGGGATATTTTTTTATTTGCGAAACAGCTCATGGGGTTATAATATTATAACCCCAGAATAAAGAAATAAATTAATTTGCATGATAAATATATTTTGATATAATAAGTGTGCTCATAGTTTGTCTTTCATTCAGACCAGGTAGAAATATCTGGTCTTTTTTTCTTGCGCTCTGATATAAAGTGAGATACAATCCAGTTATGAAAAACCGAAGCATTAACACTTATGGTCTTGAATCGCTCAAAGAAATTTTGGGTGACTCTCTTATTATCAAGAACAAGATTAAATATTTTGTTTACAATGGTGAAGATTATCAATTGAAAGTTTCTGTAACTGACCTTAACAGTTCTGTGCAAAACTTCAATCAGATGGAAACTATCAACATGGCAATTCATCTGCTTGGAATTGGCACACTTGATTCTAAGATTGATTGGATGCTTGTTCCTGTTACTGAGGTTGCTCGTCTCTCTCATGGCAAGAAATCTCAACATGGTGGTTTGGTTGCTGAAGACTTTATCGCAACACTGGATGATATTGATGCTTCATTCTATGTTAAGTCAGAAGAGCTTAAAGAATCCATCGAAAAACTCATCGAAAAACAAAACAATGATTCCCATTACAAATTACTCGAAAGTCGCATGACCATAGAGCGTATTCTTAAGGATAACTCTAAAAGAAATTACGATTCCTTCCTGAGTGACTTTGTCGCAAATCTTCCTTAAAATTAATTAACACAGGTAGTATATTGTGGTATACTACCTGTGTAGGAGAAAAGTTATGAAGTTAAAGAGTTATGAAAAGTTATGTTTGTATGTTCAGGTTTTTGTTGCAGCTCTGATGTTTTCAATCTTTTATGAAAACACCAAATTTACTTTTGGCAGTGTAGTTGATATTCATAGTCAGTTTGAAGAATGGCATATTGCGTTATTAGTAATTGGAATTTTTGATTTGTTTGGAATGCAATGGGCTAAAAACAAATCATATTCCGTCAGACTGGAAACTGGAGTAAATTAGAAAAAAGTTCTATCCTGCTAATAATTTATATTGTTGGCAGGATTTTGGGGTGGTATAAAAACCACCCCATTTTTTTATGTCAAATAAAATAATTTTCCTTGCATTTTTGATATAAACTGATATACTTAACCTATGACACTATACAGAATCGTTATCGGCGAAACTTGGGATAAAACCAAATCTTTAACGCCTTGCACCACTTTGATTCAGGCTAAGGAAACAGCAAAGAAATATGCGCTTGAAGGCTGGTATTTTGCTATTTACAAGGCTACTGATGAAAATCCCTTAGGCGAATTGGTTGGACGCTGGACATACAACAAGAATAAGATTAAGAAATTCTATATGCCCGGTGAAAGGTCTACCAAGCCTAAAAATATGTGGAAATAACCTGATATAATATAACGGAGAACAATCATGGCAACCAATTCAAGAATCGGCAAAATGTTACCTGATGGCACAATCAAACAAATTTATTGTCATTGGGATGGATATATTGAGGGTGGTGTAGGTGAAACTCTTGTAGAGTATTATAACACTGAAGAAAATATTGATGCACTCTTAGAGCTTGGTGACCTTTCACAATTGGCTCAAAATCTCAATCCTACAGGTGAGCATTCTTTCGATAAGCCTCAAGCCTATGTATGTGTAGCATATGGCAGAGACCGTGGAGAGGATTCATCAGAAGTCATTGCTGAGGTTGTCTCACTGGATGAATGGATGAAACCTTTCTATTCTACTATGGCTGACTTTTATTATCTTTATTCTGGTGGTCAATGGTGGGTCTTAGATTTTGCCCATGAAGAACAAGGATGGAAATTAGTTAAGGAATTTCTTCCAGTCTACTCCTTGACAAACGAAGATTATTCCAGTATTATAACAAAGTAAGGTTGAAGTAATTAGCAACCTTCATCCAGTAAAAGACCAGAACGGCTCGGACTAATTGCGTAGTCCAAATAAGGGTAGCAACCTTGGAGTGGTTTAGTCCACAATCTTTTACTGAAACCTTGGAGACTATTGACGCAAACAATATCTCCAAGTATAATGATTTGTGGTTGGGTATCATGCTCCTTTAAGGACAAGGATAACATCGGAGGCAGAGACCATCGAAAGAACTGCCCTTGTGTTCCGTACTGGTTGAAGTCCAGCTAACCACAAATCAATCCTCTATAGTGTAACCATCAAATAAACCCCCTAAGAATTTTCTTGGGGGTTTATTTGTTATTTGGGGTGATATTGATATCACCCCAAAGTATTTTGTCAAATAAATTAATTTTTCTTGCAATGGTAGTATATTGTGGTATACTTCTAAGTGTAAGGGGATAGAGATGACATATCAAGATTACATTATCAAGTGTGAAGTAGCAAAGACGGCATTCAAGTGCCAAGTTTCAGCCTCTCTTTCAGTCGAGATTGCAACACCAGAACAAAGGTTGGCTTGGATTACCGAAGACCTTGCAAAACTTGATGCAGAGTTGGAAGCGATTGGCAAGGCTTTTGATGAACAGGATGAGATTGGTGACCCGTTTGCAGAGGAGGCAAAGTAATGGATAGTATTGTAATGTCTGTGCTTGTAACTTTGGCGTTGTTGTCTATCGCATTTGGAATGTTGTCAAAGAAAGTTGAGGTGAAATAATGGCGGTTGAAACTGTTGGTTATTGGAATGCTTCATATATCTTTGAAAGTATTGAATTGGGTGATGATGAACAGGAACAGTTTTTGGAAAAGTTCACTACAGGTGATGAAAACACTTCATTGACATTGGTTTCCAGATACAAGTTTTTTACATTGTTGAAAGACTTTGTAAATAATCTTGATGATCAGGAACCAAAAGAAGCTGTCCTGATGGTTCAACACTGGTATCCCGAAGCCAAGTATGTAAACGTAGAAGCATAATATAAAACCCCAGGAAATTTATCTTGGGGTTTTCTTTTTGGGGTGGTAATAATACCACCCCAAATAATCTTGTCAAATAAATTAATTTTTGTTGCAACGATAGTATACTATGGTATACTCTAATCATGAAACTTGAACAGGTATTACCAGCATTACGTGATGGTCAAACAATCACAAGAACAAAACCATATGAACATAAAAGCACAATTCTATTTGTCAAGTTAGAAAATGAGCGATTGAAATTCAAGATTATTTTTTCAAATGGTGATGTAGTTAATTGGGCATATTATACTCTGAAGACAGAAGATGTAATGGCAGAAAATTGGGAGGTAGCAGGATGACTTTAGATATGGTTAATAGATTATTGTATGTTGTGGTTTGGGGTGGCGGATTGCTTGTCTTTTTTGCCCATATGAGACTTTACACCACAACAGGTCTGAAAGTATTGAAAAACATTCTTACCATTCTTGCTTGTGCCACTCCTCTTTCATTGGTGTATGGTTTGTTTGAGTGGATTTTTACAGGTGATGGCAAAACCGCATACTGGTTGTTTAGTAATGGTATGCTTGCTTGTTTTGCAGTATTGTTTTATTATTTTTTGTGCTGTATGATAAGTAACGCTGATGAGAATGAAAAGAGAAGAGTAATCTAATGATTTACAGTAATAATGCAAAGTTTATTTATGACTCTGAAACATTTGTTAAAGAATCAATAGATTCTTTTGCCACTCAAGATTTAGTATTAGTCATTACTCATGATGTTGGACAAATTCAAGTTCAATATAATAAACAAAAATTGCAGATTTCAGGCACAGTTTATACATTTCTCAATAATGGAAATGAACAGTGCTATCAAATCTTGCCAAAAGACCTGACATATGACCAAAGTAGTTTTTTGGTTCTTTCAAGTGCTATCTATGCATTTCTTTCAGAGGCATACAAGATAGCAGATATGTTCAAGCAGTCAACATTCCAAAGCATAGATTACGCAAAGTAGATAAATTTTCTTGACATCTGAAGTATATACTGGTATATTTACTTTGGAGGTAGTTATGAAAAACAAGTATGGAAAACAATGTTGTTATTGTGCTTGCTATGTTGGAGCAGGTGAAGGTAGATGTTGGAGATGGGAGGAGACTAACAGGTGGTAGGGAGCCTGTGAAGATTGTTTCCAAGAGAAAAAAGAAGAGCGGAAAAAAAAGTAGTGAAAGGGAGCAAAAGCTCCCTCTTTTTTATTTATCATCATCAAATTGGGGTGGTATTATTACCACCCCAAAATAATTTGTCAAATAATTAAATATTTGTAGCATCGTTGGTATATTATGATATACTTTTCCTATGAGCGATTACAACGGCTGGAAGAATCAGGCTACTTGGTCTGTCAATGTCCTTCATATGGAAACAATTGTTGAGATGTTGAATAAAGGAAATAGCGAAGAATTTATTAAGTTTCAGATTAAAGATTTTTGCAAACCAGAAGACATGAATTTATATGGCAGGGATATGTTTTATTCTGCATGGGCTACTATTGACTGGTATACTATCTTTAACAGAGCAAAAGAAAACATGGAGCAGTTAGTATAATGCAAAAAATTGAACTCATTACAAGATATGGTTGGGCTACTGCAAAGATTGGTAGATATACCAATGGTCATGTCGGCATCCAATTGTTTCAAGATGGTATGCCACTTGTAAAAATCTCAGCTAACCTTCCAGACACAGACATTGAGCCAAGAGAGTTTCATTTTAACAGTAATGATGCTGGCTCCATGAAAGAAGAAGTTTTGAATTCTGGACATTTTGAAGACACAGGCAAATCACATCAATCAGGTTGGTGTGAATATCCAGTGTTCAGACTCAAAGACCATGTAGAAATTGTTGAGGGATAATTTGAGAACTTACCGCCATGAATTTCTCAAGAAATATTCTGAACTTTTGGCTGAAGAGAAATGGCATCACTTTGAGAGTGATGCCTGTCTGCCTGATTGTTTAGGATGGAATGCTTGGGCGCCTTTTTGTCAATGTGGTAGTAATTATTGCATTATGAGATATAAAGTAGTCAATGATGAAGTCCAGCTCTTTGTTTTTTCAGAAAAAATTATTCCTTGGTACGGTTATTAACTGTACCTTGGGGTGATAATATTATCACCCCAGATCCTTTTGTCAAATAATTAAATAAATTTGCATCGCTGATATAATCTGGTATACTTATTCTGTAAGTGAGGTATACGATGATTGGACTTCCAGTGTTGGCTTTGAATGTGATGCTTGACCAGATTAAATCTGGCAAGTCATTTGTTATCACGCCAAGTCGTGACGTTTATGAATACAAGGGTGAGTTTACGCTTGATTCCCTATACGAAGCATTAGGTTGTGAACTTATCCAAGTGGTAAATCTTAAGGATGACTTGATTCTTATTTGCGACGAAGAGGCATTGCTTAGAGCATATCCTGTAGTGAATATGATTGCCACCAATATGTACCGTGAGGCATACGGTACTGATGAGGTAGGCATTATTGGTAAATGCATAATTTGCCAATCATCTAAATTAAACTAAAAACAAGGGGAAGAAATTCCCCTTGACATTATTTGAAAAACAGGTATACTTAACATGTTGAACCTTTCATTTTCAACTTGTTATTCATTTCAAACTCCTTCAGAAAAAGCTCAGTAATTTATTGCTGGGCTTTTTTTGGGGTGATATAAAAATCACCCCAAATAATTTTGTCAAATAAATTAATTTTTCTTGAACAGGTAGTATATTATGGTATACTTACGTCATGGATAAAAAGAACTGGTTTTACCTTGGACCAAACCCATGCGAAGAAGAATGTGTGGATATGCATGATTATTCTGCTCATGTAGCAGAGGTTCGCAAGTATGTACAGATGCTCAAGGACATATTTCTTAATGTTCCTGAAGGTGCTTGGTTTGGCATTAAGCGTGAAGATGGTAGCGATTACGGGTCATACTACGAAGCGGTAGTATATTACCTTAGAGATGACGAAGAGGCATCAGACTTTGCTTTATTCGTAGAATCTAATTGCCCTGCAACTTGGAATGATACAAAAGAAATTGATTGGAAGAAAGGTGCTCCAGCTGGCTGGGATACAGTTGACACCTCAGTATAATGTGGTATACTTTAGGAGTAAGGAGATAGAGATGGATTACACTGAAGCAGAACTGGAAGCAAGAATTTTCCCAAGCGTTGACCTCGACCCAAGAGATTGGGAAGAGGACTTTGAAGAACAGGAATGCGATGAGCCTTATGAGGATGAATCTTGGATGGATGCTGATGCATTGGCTTCTGCTGGTTTCGGAACCGATGAAGACTATGGTGGTTATGACGGAGACGATTACTAAACTCCACAACCATATCCCTTGACGAAAGTCAAGGGATATTTTTTTATTTGCATAATAGCTCTTGGGGTTATAATATTATAACCCCAGATTCAATACAAAAATAAATTATTAATTTAGTGGTGAGGCTTGTATATTGTGATATACTTCTATCATAAGGAGGTAGTTATGAGAACTACTAAAAATTCGGACAGGCTTCGTGAGATTCTTTTGTCAACTCGCAATCAGATTGTCGCTCTTCAAGATATCAAGATTGAGATGCTTGCAATAAACAAAGCAATAGCAGAAAACATCCAACAGCAGATTGTATCACTTGAAGAGGTGTACAAGCACCAATTGAATCTGGTTGAATCTGTGTCTGAGATTGAGCCTTCTAAAAATGGCTGGTTTTCTGGTCATATAAAGACAAAAGAAGACAGACTCAGCGTAATCATGGACTAAACTAAAATCCCCCATTTCTGGGGGATTTTCTATTCTAACTCTGATATTTGCTTTAACTTATCTACTAACACTGCTGGTTCTTCTTCTAAGACTTCAGCAAGTTTATATAATAACTTCGAATTTGGAATTCTTACTCCTCTAAGCCATTCTGAAACTTTGGGTTGATGTACTCCCACTCTCTCTGCTATCTCTTTTTGTGTCATACCTTTTTGTAAGATGATAACTTCCATCCTTTTATCCATTTGATTCTCCCAGTCTTTGATATCCAATTATATCACATATGTCATAATGGAATTTACTTTATTTACTCAGCTTGGGGTGATAATATTATCACCCCATAAATAATATTTGTCTACAGTGGTATATTGTGGTATTATTATGCTTGGAGGTTTGTAATGTGAAAAGATTTTTTATATCGGAACTACAGAATGGTTTAACTCAGAAGGAAATAGCAGAAAGAGTAGGCACTTCTCAGCCTCATGTTAGTAGCTGGTTATCAGGTCAGAGGATTCCAAGTTCTAAAAACTTGGTTAAGTTGTGTAATGTATTGAACAAAACACCCATGGAGTTTTATGTTTTAGTAGAGAATATAAAGTACAGTTAAAAGAAAAATCCCTCCGAAGAGGGATTTTTTTATGCTCCAGTAAATTTCCAAATATAATAAACAGTATCATCAAACAAACTTGAAGATTTAGTTTTCCTTGTAGTTTTTGTAAACTCTGGTAACGCTAAAAGTTGAGAAGATAAACCACTGTATTCTTTTGAATCAAAATAAAATTCATCCTCAGATAATGTAGATGCATTAGGTAAATCTTTTGAAATTTGTGCCAATACTTTATTTTCTAAATCTGTAATCAAAACAGACAAATGGCCAGTTTCTTTATATGTACCTCTAACAACTATACAGTCTCCAAATTCAGTAAGATTTATATTCATTTTGTCCTCATCTCTTGGCAAATTTCCTTGGGATTAATCTGTGTGTGCTATCTCCAAAATAAGCAATCAGATTATTCTTATGTTGCCTTCTTAAGTTCTTTCTATGAGTGTATTTATTAAAACCTCTATCATGGCAGTTGAACACTGTAATTACCACACCATCATGAGTTACAATAAAACAATCTCCTCGTTCATTTATCTTGAAACATAAAAAAGTGATGTTATTGTTGTTATCTTTTTCGCAATCCATAAGTTTAGAATTTATCGGAATAAAATCATAAAACAATATTGCACGTTCTAAACATCTTTCTCTGGCATGGTTTGTATATATAAGCGGCTTGTCAAACCAATACTCTGGGTTGACAATGTTGGATGGGTCAAACACAAGAATCTCCTTATAGTTGATGACCTATTGTATCATTATATTATTTTATGGACAAATATTGAATCTGGGGTGATAATATTATCACCCCAAGACATAATGTCAAATAAATTAATTTTGTTGCAGATTTGTGTATAGTTTGGTATATTGTAGTGGGAGAGCAGAGATGAAGAAAGTTTTCTGGATGACTTCTAATGGTGATTGTTTAGGGCAATGGAATCATTTTCATCATTATGAAATTTTAGTGCAAGATATTACAGGCTTTACCATGTCAGAGGATTTATGTAGTACTACTGTCAAATACATGGCAAAAAGATTATCAGAAACAAAATACCAAAAAAGATTCAAGTCTTTGTATACAATATACGAGAATGAATACTATAAGTTAGTGGAAGATTTTAAAAACCACTCAGAAACATATGGCTGGATAGGAGTTCAAAATGAAAAAGAGAAAGTATGTTGAGGAGCTGAATCTTGCATCAGGAACAGAAATGATGCGAGCAAGTAGGCAAAGACCCATAGTGTTTAAAGATAAAACTAAATACACTCGAAAAGATAAGCACAAAAATCGCCAGGATAAAAGTTCTGGCGATTCTTTATTTATGGGGTGATAATATTATCACCCCAAGATCAGATGTCAAATAAAAAAATTAATTTCTTGCATCCTATATCGTATGGTATAATTCATTATGAATGAAAACATATCTCTGGTAAATCAATCTTGTTTGGATTTTTTGCCAACAGTAGAAGATAAAAGTGTCAATCTTGTTTTGATTGACCCACCATATACAATTTCTCGCCCTACAGGTTTTGAATCTTGTGGTGAAAAAGGTGTGGAAAGATTCAAAATGTCCTACGAGTTTGGAGAATGGGACAATGAGATTTTTGCTCTTGATAAGGTAATGGAAGAATGTTATCGCATTCTAAAACCCGGTGGAACGATTATTTGTTTCTATGACCTTTGGAAAATTGAAACACTTAAAAAATGGATTGAAGATGCTAAGTTTAAGCAGTTGAGATTTATAGAATGGGTCAAGACAAATCCAGTTCCAATCAATTCGAAAATCAATTACCTCACTAATTCAAGAGAAATTGCTCTCACTGCAATCAAAGGCTCGAAACCAACATTTCATTCCGAATATGATAAGGGTATATATGAATTTGCAATCTGTCATGAAAGAGATAGATTCCATCCTACCCAAAAGCCTCTCAATCTACTTCAAGCTTTAATTACTAAACATTCCAATGAAGGTGATTTAGTTTTGGATTGTTTTGCTGGCTCTGCTTCTTGTGCTGTGGCTTGTCATAACACCAAACGTAAATTCATTGGCTGTGAGTTGGACGAAACATACTTTACAAAAGCAACAGAAAGAATCGGTAAACTAAATGGCTAATCTAAAACCAGCAGAATATGGTCGTATGTTTTTTGAATATGCGAAGCCTGTTGATGGAATAACTGAATGGATAACATTCGAAGAGTTGCAGAATCACTTTGGTGTAAGTTTCCATACAACAAATGGTAGTTGGGCACAAGATGACAGAGGGCCTCTCAAAGACTATGTTTTGAGAAAAACTATTGTTGGTGGAAAACTTACTGCAATAAAACTTGATGGCTTTGTAGATAAATCTAAAGAATCTAATATACGAAGTGATATTAGAAAATCCATAAAAAAACAAAGATGTAGAATTGTAGATTCTGCCGCTCGAATAGAATGTGACCATAAGGATGGTAGATATTCACCTGAGACTTACGAAGACATCAGCAAACAAAAAGAAGATGATTTTCAACCTTTACACAAAACTTGCAATGATACAAAAAGAACACATTGTAATATCTGCGAACAAACAAACAAAAGGTATGATGCAAGAAGATTAGGTTATTCTGCTGGTTGGATTACAGGTAACGAAAACTATCTTGGTACTTGTTTTGGATGTTTCTGGTATGACCCAAGAAAGTTCAATCAAGTAATTTCAAAAGATTTTATAAAAGAGGGTGGGTAATCCACCCTCTGGGGTGATAATATTATCACCCCAGATTCACTTGTCAAATAAAAAAACCAGTCTGAGCTGGTTAGAATTCTTCTTGTAAATCAATACCATTATCTTCACAGTATTGGTATATGTCTTTTTTTCTTTTTTCATCTCGTCGCATTACAAGTTGCCCACAAGAATCATATAAACAATAACTGTTTTTGATTTTGCGAACAAACCAGATTACTATAGGATAATCATCAAAGAACATTTGATTAAAGTAGGGTGGGAAAATCCCACCCATCCTTTCTTTATTGGATATCTACTGAATCTACTTTACCATCATGTTGATAAGTCACAATGGTCATGTTGTCAGTGTCATCAATGTGAATCTCATCCACAGACACAGTGTTTTGCTCATGGATTTCCACATAGTCAATTTCACTTTCCATGTTGCAAGTGGTGTCAATCAAAGCATCACGGAGTTTTTGCCATTGTGCGAAAGTGAATTTCTTGAACTTTTCTGGGTCAAGTTCTACACTCTCACAAGCATCAGAAAAATCTGCTTCATCAATTGTCAACTCAAAGTTGGCTGTCAATATACCACGAATCGAAAGTTCCATCTCCATCTCCTTACACATAAAAGTATATCACAATATACTAACCTTGCAACAAAAATTAATTTATTTGACAAAATAAAATGGGGTGGTAAGATTACCACCCCAAGGGAGAGCTTGACAAATAAAAAATATCCCTTGACAAAAGCCAAGGGATGTGATTAGTTGGTTGTTGTTTTCTCCAATGGTACTTCAACAACTTTGGTAGGAACGATGCTCTCAAAGCCATTTCGGTCAATGGTTTTTACATAGTACGTTTCATACAAGGGAACATTGTTCTTCTTTGCTTCACGGTGAGCATTCTGATATGCACCTTGTTTGAAAGGACTGGAAGAGAGGATTGTTTTTGATGAGCCATTAGCAAAGTACACCTGATAAATGGTGTTGTCTGTTGTTGGCTGAAAACGCTCAATAAGGATATGTGGTTTCTTCATGGGTTAATGATACCTGATATAATTAAGTATGTCAAGGGGGATTTTTCAATCCCCCTTGTGATTAGGCTTCTGCTTTGGCTTCTAAAGCACGAATAATGTACTTCATTTGCTCTACTTCTGCTTTGGTTCTGGCTTCCTTAGCACGAGCAATTTCAAGTTCGTTTTCCAGTGTACGAATTGCTTGTTGTTCTGCACTGGTCAAAGATGCAATTTTAGCACCACGAATTTCTGCATTGCTACCAAGTTCTTTTGAATCATGGTTTAGATAGATTGCATTTACTTTGTCAGTTAATGCGAAAGAAGCATTGTTATAATTGACTTTTGCTTGAGCAGTGTTGTCAATAGCATCAACGTGCTTTTCGACAATAGACATAAACTTGGAGATGATTTCGTTCTTGTTCATTGTAGTAACCTTTCGATACTCTTTTATATCACAAATGGTATACTGATGCAAGAAAAATTAATTATTTGCTAAAAGGATCTTGGGGTGATAATATTATCACCCCATCAAATGTCCTCATAAGAATAATTTCCTTCAAATTGAGTTTTGAATCTTAACCAGATATCATCACCTATTTTTTGTGGAATGTTTACAGTAAATAAAGAACCAAAAGCTTCACACCTGGCGTAATATTTTCTACCATTAGTCCAGAGAATACATTGTGCGCCTTCAGGAAAAATTAATCTCAAACCTAACCTGTCCATGAGATGAGGCCTAAGGATCTTATTTTCCTTAAAGGTTCCATTTTTGGCTATTGCAGTTATTATTTCTTTCATATGAGTATAATACAATTTAGGAGGCGGATAAAATGATAGTAATGAGTATATTGTTCACTTTGTTATTATTTCTTTGTGGCGTGTTGGCATTAATGTACACAAATCTCAAAGACAATAATAATAACCTGATAGAGTTAAACAATAAGTTAGACGAAGATGTAAATGAATTGAAAACAAAAAATGCTATGCTTCATTCTGAGTTAATAGCTCGAAACGAAGACAGAATCATTGATGTTGGAAAGCAAATTACATGGCTCGATAAACATAAAGAAATTGAAACAGGTAGCGTTCTTGATGATTACAGACATAATGGTAAAGTTTATGTTGTTGTTATCCGCTTAAAAGATGGAAAGACCCAAGGTGCTCCTATTTCAATTCCATATGAAAAATTAATTCTTAAGTAAAGATTGTAGTTTCGATTTCGTATAAGGGTCATTGGGGAATCTGGCAAGAGTCATTTTGCAATACCCAATGGCTTTTATTTTGTCATTAGATTTAACGCACAAGTTAATAAGAGAATGATGAGTGCTCTTTGGAGCATCTTTCCATCTAATTGCAGATTCATAATATCTCACCGCTAACTTTTCATCTTTTATCATTGAGCGATAAAACATACCAACATATTCATAAGAACGGTATCCATTTGGCATAATAGAAAGATATCTTTTTACAAACTTTTCAGCCTCTAAAAGCCAAGCAGTATCTTTATTATTAATAGCCAAGCTCCACATCAACCAAACCATATTTTCCCAAGCATCTCTGTCTTTTGGTTCGATTTTCAGCACTTCTTTATACAGGTTGACAATCTTTGGATAATCACCAGTCTTTGTTTCTTGAACACCATGCCAAAGTGTGTCTATGGTTTTATTTAAATACTTAAGTCTCTGTTCACGAGTTTGCATCTTGTTCTTCCAAATCCATCATGTATTCTTTGTAGATTGCTTGTCTAACATTATGACAAACATGAACATTCTTGGCAAAGTTCACAAGGATGTTTTGTCTTTGATATCCCTCAAAAACTGTTCTGCGTTTCTTTTGAGAATTATCCCATTCATAGATAAAGAAATGCATTGAGTCTTTCAAGTCAGAATAGCAATACTCAACAAGATATGTACCATCCATGTTTATAAATGCATCAAATCCAGAAATAGCATCAGAACCTTTGATTTCATATCCTGTGCCAGTCTTTGAAAAATAAATCCATACTTGGTCAGACAACTACTAACTCCTTGCACCAATCTTTAACTATATCTACTGTCATATCATGAGATTGGTATACAATGCCATCTTTTTCAGCATAAAAATAGCACAAAAAACGATTTGCATAAATCTTGATTGATTCAGGTTGCTTCTTTGAATAATTGAAATCAGTCACTTTGTTTGTGTATTGATTTTTAAAGATTTCAGAAAAACTTACTTTTTTTCTCAGATAATGATATGTTCCGGTAATTAAATAAACATCATCAGTTTTGAAAGACATAAATTCTTCAGATTTATGATTAGAGATAAAATCTTCCAAGTCTAAATGCAAACTGTTACTGCAATCAATGACAAAAAATGCAGTCAAGTCTTCTTGATTGGAAAAAGCACTAATAGCGATTTTCATATAACCATTATATCGTTGTATACTGGAATAGTCAAATAAAAACAGGCAAGTGGAGGATTCTTGCCTGTTTTGTTGTGTTGCAGACCTGTACAACACTGGCAGATGAAGAAAGGGGAATGTCATCTGCGTTGAATTTTTTATACACAAAAATTACAACCATGCAAGATTGGTACCATCTTTTGAAATATAACATCCACCAATAGGACTTTTGTGCGTGTGGTCAGTGAGAACAACATCTAAATCATAATCATCACTGTTAGCGATTTTCAATGATTGCTCTATCATATATTGGAAATCATCTTCAGTAAAATCCATAGATTCCAATATCATCTTATGTTCTTTACCTGATTTAATTTCACTTGCATAAAAAGCAAATCTGGCTAATGTTTTTCTTATTGTAATAGGTTTCATTCTTCCCAATCTTCATCTTCATCTGGATTATACTCTGGTACTATCATCAAGATAGTATTGAGATTGTCATCTTCCTGTACAGAATGAATTTTATAATTTTGTCCTTGCTTGTCTTGAACTATCACTTTGCCATACTCATGACATTTCTCAAGGGTTTCAAAAAAATCAACCATACTGATGTGCGAATCTAATTCACTGGTAAGATGCATAAGTTTGTTCATAGCACATTGTATCACATAAAAATTTATTTGACATAGAAAAATGGGGTGGTAATCTTACCACCCCATGAAGATCTTGTAAATAAATTACACTACATCAATAACAGCGAAATCATAACCTGAGGCCCAATTCACAAACTTGGTTTTGATTTCATTTTCTGGTAGCTGTTGAATAATCTTTGAAATGTTTACAAAGGAATTCTTCATTACATGACTATCGCAGTTAGACTTCTTGACTGCTTCTGACACTTGTGCAAACAACTCTACACCATGCTTCTTCCTGAAATTGGAAATATGAATCTTCTTCATTACATACCTATAAAAAAATAGTATTACAGCGAACTGCAATACTATTATAGTCAACGAATGAGGTTTGTCAAGTATCAGACCTTGACTTTAGTGTTACTTTTCTCTATTGCTATCTTCAATAGGACAGTAAGGGTTTCATTGATTGCTTCGACCTTCATTAATGAGGTTTGTTTGGCTTCTTCATTCAAACGATACAAGGTTGGCAAAGCAATTCCAAAATCATTGTGAAGAGTCTGGAGAATATTTGCCATACTCATATCTTGAACAACAACTACAGGTTGAGGCTTCTGGTATGATGACTTTGGCTTAGAAACACCAGTATGTGTTAATGATTTCTTCCAGAACTTAGAGTTGTTTGCTGAGTTGACTCTTATAGCAGAAACAGTGGCTTTCGCTGTGCCTTCTGGATTGCCAAGGAATGCATCCCAGCCCGGAAATGCACTACCGTAAGAGATAACAGGGTAGAGAGGTAAACCGATTTCCTTGAGGTTGTTATCTCTAACAAACTTCTCATACTCTGACTTGTAGCGAATCTTTGAACCAACAATGATGCTCATAGCATCTGAAAGTGAAAGCGTACTTTTCAACTTCTTCTCCTTGATTGATTGTTTTTGTTTATCAACCACTGACTAATAATAACATAATGTAGTATAACTTGCAAGAGATTGGTAAAAGAATTAGGTACAAAAAATTAAAATTATTTGTTCTCTTTTGGGGTGATAATATTATCACCCCAGCTTGCCATGACAAATAAAAAAGGGGAGATTTTACTCTCCCCTTTAGAATCACTTGCTTATCCCCAGTATTTGCCTTATAATACGTCTCAATCCACCAAAAGCAATCGGGGTTTCAATGGTCTTATCTTCTTGTGCGACAATCTCTGGAGTGATGTCTTCTGTTTTACCAAGAAAATGAGCCTTGCTTATCCATTCATTCTTCCTTGAGTAGGTCATCTTGGGATGTAATGGAAAACCTTCAGGATTATTCTCACGAACCCAATCCTGATATTGCTTGAAGTTTTTGAATTGATGTGATTTTATTGCTTCTCTCACAACAGAATAAGGAAGAGAAACGCCCAATTTAGGGTTACCACGATGACGCTTCTGTTCCTGAACCGCTACCTGCATTTCATGAACAATTGACATTTTATTGTAGGACTTTCTTTTGTCATTGTGTGATTTTCATCACGTAATATAGTATACCTAATGCGTGTATTTATATCAACTAATTTATTCTTTAACTGGCAATTGTGGTATGTTTTATCTCGAAATATTGGGGTGATTATTCAATCACCCCAAGCTCGATTTTCAAATAAAAAAATCCCTCCATAATTTCTCTCTGGAAATTTTAATGGAGGGAAGAGATAGGACATGCAAAACACCAACCAACCAGAAACAATGGGCGATGAGGGACTCGAACCCCCACTCAAGGGATTATGAGTCCCCTGCTTTAACCATTAAGCTAATCGCCCAAAAGGTGGAATGGGATTTGCACCCATATCAAAGGCTTATGTTCCTCTGCTCTACTTAAGCTATCCACCAAATCATGAGAAGAATGTACCAAGGAGATACGAACTGGCAAAGGAGGTTTAGATACATCCTTCTCATGGTTTTCCAGAAGCACCACCTTCTGGATTTTGTTCTTGATGCTGAAGACATCTTGAACAAACTAATAATACCTTTAATCTATAATCTTCGCCACATATTTTCGACTTTTTTGTTCAGTTCCTTGATATTCAGAAAGATATTCAATATCATCATTTGAATCAAATTCTAATACAAGAAATTTTGGCTCATATGATTTTTCTGTTGTATGCTGTTCAATAAAAGCATTTAAATATGTGTGATTCTCAAAAGATAATTTGATTACTACATCATAATTTTCTGTCACTTCATAAAGCACATATTTCATACATCATATCCACTTTCTTCGTAATGCTCTTTTTTAATAAGAAAAGACAATGGATAAAGTATGATACCAGCAATGATAGCAATTAGGAAATAAATCATAAAATACACCATTTCTAAAAATGAAAAGATTTTACTCTTCATCTTCTTCGTCATCATCATCTTCGTCACTGAAGAATTTTTCTAATCCTACATGGTTTTGTTCAAGTTCGCCAAAATATCCCACATCACCGCCAAGAGCATCATTATGGCAAAGGATATTTTTTGCTTCTTCATCAGAATCCATGTATTCATCTGTTTCTATTGTTGTAACACCATCAAGTTCACATCGCTTAGAAAACATTGAAGCATCACGGTCTTCTTCAAGATAAAAAATATCATTGTCTTCATCATAATAAGAATAGTCTGAAAATGATTGACTGATATTTCTTGCACGAACATCATCACCATCTACCTTGAGATAGCCATGACGTGGAGTTTCAATATAAACAACATTGATAGATTTCGACATTGTATTTACCTCTGATGGCTCATTATATCACAATATCTTGAAATGCAAATTTTATTTTGAGTAAGAGAATTGGGGTTATAATATTATAACCCCATGCATAAAAAATCCCCCAGAAAACACTACTAAACTGGGGGATAGCTCTCATTCTGTTTCAATATTGACTCCTACCCCAAAGGCAAGCCAGAATGAGAAAATTTTAAATTTCCATATTCTTCTTGATATGCTTGCACTGCTTCCAAAGCAAACTGATATCCTTTAAGCTTATCTGATACCATTTCAAAATTAAAACTTAAGCTAACAAAAGTAAACCAATCATCTGGAGTAACATGATAAACAATAGTGACAAACCAATTATCATCATGGTCTTCTTTTGGATTTCTATACATATCAAAAGACAAAGTTATAGGATGATAAAGCTTATTAAAACCATCTATTGTTGTTTTAATTTCTTCTGCTTGTTCTTTAGTCATGGTGTTTTAAAAAAGGAGAGGACAGGATTCGAACCTGCGAACGCTTTCACGTTAACTGTTTTCAAGACAGTCGCTATCGACCACTCAGCCACCTCTCCAACAAACTAATTATACCACATCTACAAGAACATCTTCAAGATAATTTTGAACATCATCTCTCAATTCCATTAGACAATCATCATTGTAATCTAACTTTTCAGCTAACATATCAAACAATTCAGCATCAGCCAAAAGCATTCGAAATCCTTCAAGTATGACTAACAAATCATGCTCGGTTTTTTCAGATAAATAATTTAATGTATCTTGGGGCATATTTTTCACCAACTACTTACAAGATAATGACCAGCATCAGCATGGAGTCTGAACATCTTGGCAAGGTCTATAAACTCATCTTCTTCAATGTCATAATGAACAATGTACTCTGGAATGAATGTTACAGATTCCAAATCATCTGCTATCTGTTTCACTGTTTCATGAGGTATTATATCATCATAAAGATTAACCATAGAAACATCTTGAATTATATTAGAATATACTTTGCCACGAAATGAATAGTTTTCATCATCATCATCATTTAGCATTGAACCACAAACTTTCAACTTAGCTTTAACAATACCAAATTCATCTGGGTTCTTCTTCCAAAAATTATCAAGTCCCATTTTGTTTCCTCAAATTATATCACAACGATTTGTTTCAATTCATCTTCTTTTTCACATGGCTTCTCAGTGACAAAATAAAAGTCTCTGTCAACCCATCCCAAGCCAAATGTAATAACTTCTCGATGACCTAAGTTTCTCAATGTCCAAATTTTGTCTGGAGATTGATTGCATACGAAATCAAACTCTTCACCATATGTCTCGAAAGCATAGCCCTCAAATGTGCTTGATTCTTCTATATGATTCTGAATTGGCTTGTATTTCTCCACCCATTCATCAAAAGTAAATACTCTCTTGATGGATAGAATTTTCATATCCTTCACTTCACAAATACCAATCTCATAGTTGCTGACAAAGGTATTGATAAACTCTTCGGCAATCAATTTGTCTTCTGTATTAATAGATTGAATATAGCCATCCTTGACTATATTTTTAAAAGGCTTGCCGGGATATTTCCAACTAAACTGGACATGAATCTCAAATGTGGGAACAATAGTAGTGTTTTCCATATCCTTTTATATCACATAAATTAAATCTGTGCAAATTTTATTTAGAACAAGATCTTGGGGTTATAATATTATAACCCCATAAATAAGGAAATCCCCCTCTGCCTGAAAGAGGGGGATTGGTTTTCACTTGGTAAGAAAGGCATGAAACAATCCAAGTGAAATGGGTTGGGTGGGATTTGAACCCACGACCAATGCCTTAAAAGGGCACTGCTCTACCACTGAGCTACCAACCCAAAGTCCTCCAGACGAGATTCGAACTCGTAAGGCTTGCGCCAACGGATTTTAAGTCCGTCGTGTATACCGTTCCACCACCGGAGGATAATCTATTATACCATCAAAATATGTTGCTGGCAAGTTTGTGATTACCAGCAACATATACATTATACCTTACTCAAGAGATAATCTTCATGTAAAACATAGAAATTTGGGGTGCTGCTTACAATAATGTTTCTTTTACGCATGGAAGAAACAACATAAAAGAACCTTTGTCTCCACATGATTCGTCTGGTTAATGATTTACCATTGTTGTCAGGAAACTCTGATATTGACAAATCATCTTCAGTGAATTGAGATTTATAGTGTTCACCAAATGTATCAGCTATCTCATTTCCCATTCCTTTGCCATTGGTTTTTTGTAGGCAAGCAATGATAAAATTTTCTGTCTCTAATTCACTAACTCCAAATACCATATTTCGACGTGGTTTTCTCTTAGTAGATGTCCTTTGTCGTGATGTTTTTTTAACTGGAGTAGATTCTTGCTTAGGTAACAAATCTTCCAATGCTAATTGAAGATTTGAAACTGGAAGATTAAGATTGATGTGGTCTTCATTCTTTAAATCTATTGTTTCAGGAAATTTAGGCATATTCAAATGATTAAAATTCTTAATCAATAAACCTATATCCGCAAAAGCCTTCGCTGCTTCAAAATCTAAATCTTTGGTGCTGGATACTACTTTTTCTCCTATTGCACCAAGTACTTCATTCACATACTTTTGTTCCACTATTTTTTTATCCCCTTTGTTGGATATCAAACTCTATCATATTATATCTAAAATAAGCCAGTTTGAAACATTTATTTTTGTTATTTAATGAAAGATTTGGGGTGATAATATTATCACCCCAAGGGTAAAGCTTCAAATAAAAAAATATCCCCAGATTTCTCCGGGGATACTCTTGACAAATCACAATTCTTATGAATTTGTGAATTCCTTGTAAATCTTATAAGCATCCTCATCAGATGTGAATTGCTTAAGGATAGCAAATATAGGATTTATTTTATTCTGGTCATCAACATCAGCATAAAATCGCCTCAAGGCATTGGCTACAGCAGGACGTTGATGAGCATAAAGCCAAGGCAACATTACAAGATATTGAAATCTCGCATCTGCCCAATTTGAGGTCATCTTATTATCAAGATTCAATTCGAGCTGTATTTCTATTTTTGGTGCATCAGGGTCACCCATACAGCCACCTTCGGGTTCTTCATAACCATTATCATCTTGTGGACAGTCGCAACAATCCACACAATAGTCGCACTCTTCACACATATGGCGATTCCATCCACAACCAGAACAGGCAAATTTACCATCATCATCCCATTCTCGGTCTACATCATCATCATACTCTGTGGTGTAGCGTGATTCATAGGTGAGGTCTTCAAGCGGAACCTCATACTCGGAATGAACCTTGTACTTGCAGGTACGCAATTTCTGACATTGACAATCAGTCGGAATCGAAACCACATCTGCTGGGTTGATTTCCACTACAACCAACTTACCATTGGAAGGTCGGAAATCTCTGGCGTATTCAAGAGTGCCAGCATGGAAGCCGTAAGAACATCCTACCTCTTTGTTATCATCCACTTTGTTCCGTGGCATTTCCAACACCGAATCTACAGTGTTTAAAAATTTACCAGTGTGAACATCGGTGTAGTCCGAGCGTAAAGCCTTGTAAGCAAGAAAATTACCATTCTCAGTGATTGGCAAGAACTTATGCTCAAGGAAGGTGTACAGTTCATCGACTGCACGTTTACTTGGATTCAAATTCAACTTGGTGATAAACTTGAATACAGGGACACAGTCAAGTTCCATTGACAAGTAATCAAGGATTCGGTTTGCGACAAGGGTAGAGATTGGTTCACCGCTGACAAAGACATTGCCATCCTTAACCTCAATCTGCTCATATTTGGCATAGAGTTTCTTGAAGGCTTCAGCAGGGTTTACAATATTGCGAAGAGATTCCCAGTCTTTGCTTTTATATGCGGTAAGAGCAGATTGGAAATTTGGCTCAGATACAAAAATCTTGTATTGCTTGCCATCAAGAAATACAGTTAGAGACCCTGATACTGGGTCGGTGTTGTGAATGACTGGTATATTATCCATTTTTCTCTCCATTAATTTGCTAACAGAGAATCATACCATATCTCTTTATACCACTGCAACAAAATATTTTTTATATAGGAAAATTTATTTTATTTGCAATCTGTCTCATTGGGGTGGTAAGACTACCACCCCACATCTGGGTTGACAAATAAAAAAAGGGTGGAAAAGCTCCACCCTTCTGAACAGGTATTATTTGAGGAAACCTACCTGTTCATAGCCTCAATGTACTCCTTAATGTACGGTATTGAACCGCTATGTATCTGTGTATACTTAATTAAGGGATACTTTGACCGTAATTCTTTCAATTCATTGACAATTTGCTTCTCTTTTGTCAAATCATATCTGAAATTACAGTTAATGAACAAACTTATCGTTTGAATTGCTTTAGTGTCATCATAATTGTAGTTATCAAAGTCTACAATGTCCTTAAAGTTGAATGGGTCATTATCTAAGTGAGCAAATGAATCGTACAAAGAGCGTGTATCAATATCAATATAATCATGGATGTAACCTCTGGAAGCACTATCCTTGAATGATTGTGGCAAATTATCTATGACCTCTTGCACGTAAACTTTAAGGTGTTTCCAGCCAGCACCCAATTTTGATGAATCACTATCTCGAATGCCATACAAGGTGATTTCATGTCCCAAGTCCTTAAGAGATTCAAGTACCTTGTACATCATATGTGGAGAGAAGCCTTCGACATTATAATTGCTAATCTTGATGTATACGCCTGTTCCAAGTTTGAAATTAACACGGGTCTTTTGCCATGCATCTCTTGGTTGATTGTTATATCTGTCACCTACAAACTGATAAGCATCATGATTGGAGGCTGTTTTCTCACGTTCAATCTTTGGTAGTTCAATTGTCGCAAGGTCTATGATGTTTGCGCCGATGATTTCAGGATGATTGATAAATTCATTGTATGTGGCTCTATCTTTGCATTCAACAGCATACAACAAATCAGATGAATGATTGTCCAACTTAATCCGCTTTTTGATTGAGCCAGATGTTACGTCACCTTTACTAACATAGATTACAGTCCGGGATGTATTGTAAATTTTCTCAACAGTCTCAAACTTATTCTCATTCAGTCTCTTGGCGGTGATGAGTGGAATCTTTGGTACATCAGTCTGGTTTGAATCACACAGAATGCCATCTTTTGTGTAGCCAGTCAATAATCTTTGGAATTTGGATTTCAGATTTGAGAATCTTACTTTTGTATTCCAGATTGTGTCGGAAGCATCCATTTGGCTGACAAGGTTTTGCTTAACGTCATCAGATACATTGATTAACGCATTACCAATCCAATTGATGGTCTTCTCACATAAGTCAAGAGATTCACGGGAAGCAGATGGTATTACATCACCTATCTTTGCATACAGAACAATTTTTAATGAATGTTCAGTTAAGCTGTTAATTGCATCTTTGAAATGCGGGTGATTCTCAAATGTCTCAGTGGTAAAAGGATATGCAACATTCCCCATCACAACAAAATGTGTGTCGTAGGAATTGATGATATCGTACCCATCACCATGGATGTGAATATTGAGATTCTCTTCTAAAGACCTTTGGACATATGCGAGATTGATAACAGGCTTTGGACTGAAAAATTTCAATTGTTTGGTGATGGCATTCTCAAACTTGTAACAATCAAAACGTGCTACAGGAATTTGAATTTCAATTCCAGTCTCAGTGGTTGGATTCTCTTCTACCTTCATGACCTTACCAATGCCAGAATCATCAATGTATGCAAGGTAATTTTTCTGCATACCTTGATTGTAAGATATGATGGTGAATGAATCAGTGTAAGAGAATGCAGACTTGGAACCCAAACCCATCATTCCTACTTGGTCATTTGTGTTACGCTTTGTGGATTCACCATAGGATGCATAGATGTTGAAAATCTCATCTTCTGACAAACCATAACCATAGTCACGAATGCAAAGCAATTGGTGGAATGATGTTGGACACTTGATTGAAATTGGAGTATCTTTGATGCCAGCTTGAACGTGAGCATCATAGGCATTTGTGCAATATTCACGGATGATTGCGCCAGCCTTATCAGAATACAAATTGTTGCGTAGAATAGAAAAGATATGTGCAAGGTTCTCTTGCTTTACAGTAAAGAACGATTCTGTCATCGTTCCATTGACCAAAACTGTGGCTCTCATGTCATCAACTATCATAGTGGTTTCCTCAATCTGAATTATATCACCTCATACAAGGGATGCAAGAAAAATTATTTTATTTGACATGGATATTTTGGGGTGGTAGGTCTACCACCCCAAGGGGAGGAGCTGCAAATAAATTATTTAAGTAGAATAATCCCCTTATAAGCGTGTTATAAGGGGATTTAGTGTCACTTATGCAGGTTTTAGCCTATATAAGCGTACTGTTGCACCACTTTTTCCTTCAATTGTGATGCATTATCGGCAATTCTGCCCCATCTTTTGCTTATTGCCTGCAAATCTGCATCAATAGCAGGTGAAAGTATCAAAGAAGCGGTTGTTTCCATGCTTTCACGGGTAGAACCCTTGTAAAGTTGGGCAGAACGGGTCAAACCGTTGACAATACCGAATGCAGAACGGTCATGTAGTTGACCGTTAGCCTCACCAAGGGATTCCAAGTATCCCTTGTGCCATGCACGTCCTTGTTCAATGGTCATACCATTATCACGGGAGAGTTGTGCAATCACCTGCAATGGGTTGTCAACCTTAACTTTCTTGGAATGTCCAAGCAAAGTCAAAAGGTCATTGCCTTGTGTCAATGCAACCTTGACGGCATGGTTAACCTTATGTTGCAATTCCGCACGGTCAATGTTGCCAAGATGCTTTTGGTTAATTTGGATACTGGAATCCTGCCGACCCCAAATCATACCGTTAAGGCAGATGGCACGGAACAGGAACGGTGAGATGTTGAAGGTAGAATTCTTAATCTCGCTGTTGCGGAATGCAATGCCTACCCCATAATCAGAGTCTGGTTCACTCTTCATGTAGTCTGGTAAAAGCACGTTACCAAAGATATCATCTCCATCATTGGATATGTGGGATGCAAGCGCATCAGACAATGAAGGCAAAGAATTTGCAATCATTTCCATAGCCTCATGGTTATCAATCACACCATATCGACCAGATACAACAGCCCGTACAGCATCGTTGCCATTCTCATCTTGGCGGACACGGACACGGAATTCTCTTGATTCCTTGCCATCGTTTGACCAGTCTTGTTCCCGGCGGTTCAATTCGGAATTGACAAAACGGGTCAAGTCTTCTTCAAACCCACGCTCTTCCAAGAACGAAACCATGGACGATGGAATGTCAGTGAATGACCGAAGCGAATTGAGACCAGACTTTGTAAGGGTCATGCCATTGGTCAGGGTCGAAGCGTCCTGAAGGCGTACATCAGATTCTGGCTTGACA